AGCGAACATGCAGTCCGGTCGTGCTGGCGCCTGCACGTCTTACTACAACATCTTCGACGTCGAAGCATCGGCCATCGCCCAGCTGCAAGATCCACGGGCTCCAGAAGACAAGCGCAACCGCAAGATCCACTTCGCGGTGAGCTATCATGGCCTCTTCATGAAGAAGGCCGCCTTGAACGAAAACGTCTTCACGTTCAGCTGCAAGACAGCTCCGGATTTGTTCGACGCCTTCTACGGTAAGGACCGCGCTCTCTTTGAGAGCCTCTACAACCGTTACGAGCAAGATCCCACATTCAAGAAGAACTACGTCAACGCCCGTGACTTGCTGGTGATGACTGAGCAGCAAGGGCCGAACATCGGCACCCACTACGACTTCTTCGCCGACAACGCGAACGCCCACACTCCGTTCTTGGAACCTATCTACAGTTCCAACCTCTGCCTCGAGATCATGGAAGTGACACATCCTTACAAGGATAGCGATCAACTCCACAAGGCCGAGTACCACGGGATCATCAAGTTCCTGGACGGCAACGGCCAAGAACAGACGATCGCCCAGAACACGCTTTGCTGGTTCATCAAGGACGGTCAAGCAGACCTCAGCACCGAGTTCCCAGCTGGTGAATTGGAAGAAGGCGCATACGTCAAGACCATCTTCGGCGAATACTTCGTCGAGAAAATCTTGGTGCGTGACCAACAGCCCGAAGTAGCTCTGTGCTCCCTGGCTGGTATCGTTGAGCCGAACATCCGTGACGACGCTCACTACGAGCACGCCATGTACTACGCTCAACGCATGATCGACTACTGTATCCACAACAGCAGCTACCCGTTCGCCCACATTGCCTTCACGGCCAAGAAGCGTCTGAACGCCGGCATTGGTCTGCTGGGTGCCGCCACCACGATGGCGCGCAAGAAGCTGCACTACGATACCCAAGAAGGCCTGAACCAGATCCACCGCATGGCCGAACGACACATGTACTTTGCGATCCGTTCTTCCATCCGTCTGGGCAAGGAACGCGGCAACGCTCCATGGATTCACAAGACACTCTGGCCTAAGGGCTGGTTGCCTATCGACACGTACAAGCGTGAAGTCGACGAGATCTGTAACGAGCCCCTGCACTACGACTGGGAAGCGGAACGCCGCGCCCTGATCGAGAACAAGGGCATGCGTTTCTCCTGCTTGGTAGCCCACATGCCTACGGAGAGCTCCTCCAAGGCTGCCGGTGTTCCCAATTCGTGGTACCCAGTCCGTATGATCAGCATGGCCAAGAGCGATGCGTTCAACATCATCGACTGGACCGCTACGGATTCGGATCTGCTCGGCTCTGACTACCAACTGGCCTTCACGATCAAACCGAAGGACATGATCAAGGTCTACGCCGTGATCCAGAAGTTCACGGACCAAGGTATCTCTGCAGATATCTACATGGACCGTTCACGCACTTTGGATATTTCAGCCACTGACTTGGTGGAACACGTTCTTCTGATGCAGCGTCTCGGCCTCAAGAGCCGTTACTACGTCAACTCCAAGACCGACGACGCAGAATCTGCAAAAGCAGAAGCTTGCGGTTCTGGAGGATGTACTCTCTAACACAACGTCATAAAGCTCCGGGCTCAATACCCGGAGCTCTGAACAAAAAGATACCAAGTACATCATGAACCAAATCATCACCCCCGTCAATGCAGCGGCCGCCATCATGGCTAACATGCAAACGCCGTACGAAACCAGCATTGACAAGAAAATCTTCAACTTCGAGAAGACGGACTACGCAGAACCTTCCTTGTTCTTCGGTCAGGCCAGCGGCCTCTTCGACACCATCAACCAACACTACCCACAGCTCAAGCGCCTGTACAGCCGCCTCAAGGTTCTGGACTGGGGTGAAACAGAATTCCCCTTCTCGCAGTGCAATCTGGAGTTCAAACGGATGAAGCCTGAAGTGGCGCGTCCGATGATCGTTCAGCTTGGCTGGCAGTGGGAGACTGACTCCATCGCGGCACGCACCATCGCGCCGGTGATGTCCAACTTCCTGACCAACGACACAGCCTTCCGCATGTACCAACGTATTGGGGACAATGAAAGTACCCATGCGGCAACCTACGCCGAAATCGTGCGGTTCTCTTTTGATAACCCCACTGAAGTGATGGACAGCGTGCTCGGTATCAGCGAAAGCGCTCAGCGCCTGGAAACCGTCTCCAAGGTGTTTGCTGAAGCCTACAAGGCCGGTCTTGAACTCTCCTTGGGTATTCGCAAGCGTGATCAGGAGACGTTCAACATCTTCTTCATGTTCGTAGTCGCTTTGTTCATGATGGAGCGCCTGCAATTCATGATCTCTTTTGGTATCACGTTCACCTACGCGCAGCACAGCCACTTCCTACCCATCGGCAAGGCCGTGCAAAAGATCTGCCAAGACGAGTATGAAATTCATGCTCTGGCAGGTGCTCACATGTACAACATCCTCATGGACACCGGAGAAGGCATCACTGCTAACTGGGCGTGCCGTGATACCATTGTCAAGATGTTCAACGAAATCATGGCGGTGGAGCAAAAATGGCTCCCCTTCCTGCTCGCTGGCAACGAAGACCTCTTTGGCGTTACGCTGCGTGACTACCAGCAATGGGGTTACTTCTGCGCTGGTGATGTGGCTTCCGTCCTTGGCATCAAGACAGACTTCACAGTTCCAAAGACAGTGCCTATTGACTTCCTCAAGAACTGGATCAACATCTCGTCGATCCAAGCTTCTTTGCAGGAAGAAAAGAGCGCCGCTTACATGATCGGTGCAGTCATCCGTGACGACATCGGTAAAGTCTTCGACGTTACGGGCCTCTAAGGCTTGTCATGAAGATCGGACTGATCTTTGCCAAAGGCACCAACGAGGCCTTTGGCTACAAGAACGCGCTTCCTTGGGGACGTAACAAGGAAGACATGAAGCACTTCGCTGACATCACCAAAGGTCACGCAGTGCTCATGGGGCGCAACACTTGGGAGAGTCTGCCAGAGGCTTACCGGCCTTTGCCAGACCGCACCAACATCATCATGACCCATAGTCAGATGTTACTGCCTAAGGGCAACTTTCACGTATCTTCTTTTGAAGAAGCTATGGCTGTCGCTAAGTTCAGTCATCGCGATGAGCTCTGGCTCATCGGTGGTGCCAGCCTGTTGCAGTCACTCCAACACCATGCAAGTATTGCCATTGTCACAGAAATCGATACAGCATGTACGTTCGATGTACAGGCTCCGGTTCTGGATAAAAGCTGGCAATTAAAAGACACATGCCCAGCATCATTTGAAGGCATAGGTCAGTTCGGTACCACGTACCGTTTCCACACCTACTGTCGCTGATACTCTGTCCGCTGCGCTTTGCCGCGCTTTTTAACTACCTCGGTGCTTCGGCACTGGGGTAGTCTTTTTATGCTGTAAAAATGAACTACCAACCTTTTACACCCAAAACCCATCAAGAGCTCGCTCAATTGCTGGTGGACTCCAATAACCCCGCTGTCTGTATCCAGCACTTTTCCAACGAGGGCTACGACCCCGATGAGATACAAAGCCAAATTACCAGCTTGATCAATCAGACGTCGTTGGTTGGTCGAACGCTGCGGGTAGGGGACGCAGCCATGCCGGTGAACAACCTGTGCCCGCAACCTACCGTGGAAAACGGTGTGTTTAAAACACCGCACGGTGCACGCATTCTTTTTGAGATGCAAGACCCCCACATCGTCCTGTACGATAACTTCATCACTCCGCTGGAATGCGATCAACTCATTGCGTTGTGCGCTGAACGCTTCAATCGTTCTTTGGTGGTCGGTGGTCCTGGTGAGACAGTGGCTGATACCCGGTCCTCACAGACAGCTCACCTTGCCATCGGGCAAGATCCGTACGTCAAGGCTTTGGAAGCCCGTATTGCCGAAACAGTTCACTGGCCTACTCTCAAAGCAGAGTCCTTGCAAATTATCAAGTATGAGCCAGGCCAGGAATACCAACCACACTACGACTTCTTCGAATACACCGAAGCAAGTCCTTATCTGGTCTCGCCTGGCTTTCAGCGAACAGCGACCATGATCTTGTACCTCCAGGAGCCTGAGGCAGGAGGAGCAACCAGTTTCCCTCGTCTTCGTCTGAAGGTACCTGCTCGCCGCGGACAGGCACTGTTCTTCAGTTACCCCACCCCAAATATCAACCACCAAACCCTGCACGGTGGTGACCCAGTTATCGAAGGTGTGAAGATCATCGCAACAAAATGGTTCAAGACACTCCAGCACGGATGTTGAAATCTTTATGACGTCCTATATGGACAGCCTAATTTTCAACTTTCTTATGTGAGAGTCTCTCTATGAAACAATCTGTGCTCTCGTCTCTGGGTCTGACTCATGTAGTCACCGAGAGCGAACAAGTCTTGGCTGCGCCCGTCAGCCAGATCCCCACTCCTATCGAAGTGACACCTGAGATCATCGAAGAAGTCGCTAAGGTGGCTCACGAAGCCAACCGCGGCATCAGTGAAGGCACGCCTTTGTCGTGGGATGACAGTACCGACGAGATTCGCCAAAGCGCCATCGATGGCGTGCAAGCGATCGTCAACGATCCGACCATGACGCCTGAGAAGTCGCACAACAACTGGATGCGCTGGAAGGAGTCGAATGGCTGGGTCTTTGGTGAAGTCAAAGACGAAGAAGCCAAGACCCATCCCTGCATGGTTCCATACAACGAACTGCCTGAAGACGAACGCGTCAAAGACCAAGTGTTCGTGGACACCGTCAAATCGGAGCTGATGAAGTACAAAGCTTCCGATGTCAGCGAAAACGACATTCCTTCCCCGATCAACGAACAAGCAGTTCCATCGGAGAGCGATATCGATGAAACCACGATGGCGCTGGAAACACTCCTGGCGGCAGCTGACTTGCTGGAAAATACGCCTGACGAAGGCATGAACTCCACCAATGCCGAACTGGTGGAGACGATGCTTGCTACTGCTGTTGGTCCTCTGCAAGCCAGCTATGCGGTGCCTTCAGCCGAGTCGTACAAACACGGCAAGGTAGCGTCGCTCAAGAGCTTCGCCAAAGAAGGCATCATGGAACGCGCCACCGCCATCGTTGCCAAGCTGATGGAAATGGTCAAACGCATCGTTGCGTTCGTTACCGTCTGGGTGAAAGCTGCATTCAACGAACTCGAACGCGCCAAGGCTTATCTGCTGTACGTGCGTCGTCAGATCCAGAAATACCGCAACACCAACAAAACTGGTCCGGTTCTGACTACTGAGCGGATGCGTGGCATGACAGCTCCTTCCAACCAATCTGTCAAGGTTGGATCTGACTTGGCGAGCAACGCCATCACGATGCTCGGTGAGATGTCCACGCGTTTCGTTACGCTGTCTCGTTTCGCTGGCTCCATGTTCAAAGAAACCGCGGACAGCGTTACGGGTGAGTTCAAAGGTTCACACCTGATCAACAACATCTACACCGCTTTGGACAGCCTGGGAGGAACCCTTCACCAGTCCGGTACCAAGGCTTTCATTCTCTCGTCGAGTGGCTTGGGATGGCGTGAAGGAGGGTTGGTTGCGCAAGGTCAATCCGTACCAGTTGACGTTACGGATATCTACTTCCTGTCAGGTCAGATCGCGGGTTACCAAGCGCAGACCGAAATCACTGGCCTGTCGTTCTCCGACGCTGACCGTTTCCTGTCACAGTTCGGTCAGATCGTGTCCGTGATTGAAACCCACCTGCGAACCATCTCGCAGTATGCTGCTTCTCTGTCCAAGGTCCAGACCATCTTGGAATCCGTGCAGCGCGCCGGTAGCTCGGAGCAACATGGCGCCGCTCGCAACAAAGCCAAGTTGCGTGAAATCCGCATGACACTCAAGATGGGTCGCGCTTTGGCCAAAGCTGCGATGCACGTCAAGAGTACGACGACTGACGCCATGATTGGCGCGGTTTCTCTGGTCAATCAGTCATCCAAGAACTGGTCGTAATTCTCTGAACCAATCCCGTTCTCACGAGCGGGGTTCCTCTTTTTCTTTTTCGGATATTCTAATCATGAGCATTTTTCGTAAACTGGGTCTGGAAAGCACAGTAATTCCTGAAGAAGGTTTGCCCGTTCAAACACCGACACCTGAACAAACTCCGGAGCCAACTCAGGCACCTGCTCCCGCCCCAACAGTAACCGGCAATGTTGATGGTGGCGACAGCGGTGTCAACCTCGAGTCCGACGCTGAAAGCATGCAGCTCGAAGCTGAAGCCGAAACCATGGAAGGCGAAGGCAATGACATCGGTCTGGCAGGCGCTGACATCTCCAAAGCCCTGATCACGCTGGAGAACATCTCCACCATCTTGGCCAAAGCCCCGGATGAAGAGATCAACGAAACCACTGCAGCGATCGTTGACGCCGCCATCCAGGACATCAACAGCCGCTTCGACATCGAGAACGCCAAGGAAATCTCGATCGAGTTCTTCCAAGTGCAGGGCGCCAAACAGTACCGCCATAGCGCTAACGAGGCGATCAACGAACGCCTGGAACAACTCAAGAAAGCAGCCTACGCCGTGGTCGAGAAGATCATCGGTTGGATCAAGCAGTTCTGGAGCTGGCTGACCGCCACCCACAAGAGCACCAAGAAGAAGTTGGAAGCCGCCATCGCCGCTGCCAAGAACATCACTGTGGATGCCACCGTCACTTTGCCGAAGTACCAAGCAGACCGTCTGGCTTCTGGCGACCTGGTCGCTTCGACGGTGATCAACAACGGCCGCACGCTCGAAGCAGTGTGCCACAGCTCGACTTTGTTCATCAAGAACGCTTTCCCGAAAGTGATCGGCGCGCAAATCGCTTTTGTTCTGCGTGAAGAAGGTGTGCATCTGGCCAAGATGTGCTTTGGTAACTTCAAGTCGGCAGGTGACGCGTACGTTCTGTACAGCGGTATCGCCGGCCGTCACGTGGAAGTGGACTTCAGTGGCGATGATCCACGCAGTGCCTTCAAGGTGAACGTCTCCAAGGTCTCTTCGGAACGCGGTAGCAACGAACTGACACTGAAGGAACATGACGTTGACGTGCTGTGTCAGCAGGCTACCCGCACGCTGCAAGCCAGCACGCTTGGCTACGACGAGTGCATGTCCATGATTCGCAAGCTCGAAGCATGGCGTGGTTCGGTTGGCGCTGCTGTGGGTGGTCTCGTGTCTCAACGCATCGCTCTCTTGAATAACTACTCTGCAGCGGTGTCCACCCTGAGCTCTGTAGGCTACACCGAAGCGCTGCGTTACGCCGATGCAGTGGTTGGCGTTTTGAACGCATACACGAAGGCAGCCAAGCCTGGTAACGATCTGACCCCCAACACCAACACCCCCCTTCTCAACTAATCATTGAGCCGACGGCATAAGAAGGAAGCTTACGGGCTTCCTTCTTTTATGCTGCCTAGACAGTTTTTATTCATACCAAATCAATGGTGTGTTAACTATTTCTACCCATTCGAATACCGAAGGATTTTCTCATGCTGATGTCTGATATCTGGATCAAGGAGCAGTGTCTCAATAAGGACCGTCCGATGATCACCCCTTTTTATCAAGAATCGATCTCTCACGTGGTCAACGATGTCACGCGCAATCCGCTCGGCGGTCTGATCGCCAACACCGTTAACACGACGAGCTACGGTCTGTCGTCCTACGGCTACGACTTGAGTCTTGGCAACAAATTCAAAATCTTGCGTTCTGTCAGTGACTTCTATCGAGACGAAGTCACTGGTCGTCTGTACGATCGCGACCCCAACGTCATTTACAACGATGGCAAAGGCGCACAAGAAATTGAAATTGATCCCTGCAATTTCAACCCACTTCTGTTCCGGGATGTAGAAGTCAAGGACGGCGAGAAGGTGGTCATTCCACCCCGTGGTTTTGCGCTCGGCGTGGTTGGGAACCATCTGGACCTGCCAGATGACATCATGGGTGTTTGCATGGAGAAATCTACCATTGCCCGTACCGCCATCGAAGTGACGGTCACTCCAGTGGAAGCAGGCTGGCGTGGTTACCTCACTCTCGAGATCTGCAACAAGACCGACTACCCGGCAGTTCTGACCGCGGGCATGGGTATCACACAGCTGATGTTCTTCAAGGGTGACCAACCTTGCTCCGTTCCGTACCATGCGCGCAACGGTAAGTACCAAGATCAACCCGCAGAACCCGTGATTGCACGGATGAAGGATTGAAATGACACAAGACCTCGGGCGTGGGTGGTCGTCTGCAATCATTCCGTGTGATGAATTCGGACGCCCCTTCCCCAAACCCCACAGTCCATCTAACGATAAAGCAGGAACAACCATGACCACCCCAGAAGCCAATGTGCAGCACAGTCCTTTCATCAATGGCGTACCCCCTGCCATCGTGGAAGTCGATCCCGTTCCGCCCGAGTGGTACGAAGAACAAGAACGCATCTCGCAGCAAGAACGCGCGGCTGAACTGGCTAAAGTTCAAGCCCAGGTCACTGCGATGAATGAAGCCTGCCAAACCGCTGGCGTCAATCCGATCGCAGTAGCGTTCCGTGCCCTGGCCAACGCCATGCAGTCCGACCCAGGCTACGCCTGGTCGTGGCATTGCAACATCGCGATGCCTATCCATGACGAGGGTGTTACCCCTCGCACTGCCAACCTGGCGGCTGCACGGATCATGCGCCATGTCTTCGAAGTGGACACCATGACACAAGTCCAATCCGATTTCGACGCCGCAAAGCCCAAAGAGGCCTAACAACATGGCGCAGCAGACAGTACTCATCGGACACGAAAGCAACGTCATCTCCACACTGCTTCGGGAGATGCTTAAAGCCTGGATCGAGGAAGATACAGACATCCGCTACTGTTGTCTTGATACCAGTGCCTAACGGGTTCACTAACCTCGAAGCCCGCGCGTTTATACGTCGGATCACCAACACGTGAAACTCAAACAACGCCCGATCATGCGAAGACCTTTCGCCACAGAAAAGGTCTTCGCAGGTATTGGCAACAGAGATGCACCAGAATGGGCCTTGAAGCTGTGCTCTTTGATTTCTGACATCCTTGCCAGTAGTGGTTACATCCTACGCTCCGGCGGGGCACCCGGATGTGATCAAGCTTTTCAGTCTCGGGCAAGCATTCATTCAGAGATCTACGTACCGTGGCACGGCTTTGAAGGCTTCCCTATGAGGTGGCCAATACCAGATATCGCCTACGAAGCTGCACTCTACTACAAACCGTCTATACGCTACGCCAGTGACGGTGTGGCGTCCATGACTGCTAGAAACATGATGCAGATACTGGGTCCCGATCTCAAGACCAAAGCAGACTTCGTGGTCTGTTACACCAAGAACGGCAGACAAGAAAACTACGACGGCTACAAAGACGTATGTGGGACTGACTCAGCCATCACTTGTGCTAGAGACAACGGAATCCCGGTCATCAACATCTGCAATCCTGGTTGGTCTGAATACCTCTCAGCGATTACAGGTTTGGACTTCTTACACTTGGAGAACGCATGACAGAAACAGCACGCTTTAACTTTCACACGGTCGATCATCAAGAGCGTTTCAAGAAACGCATGGCTGAGAAACCCGGTCGTCTCACAGGCGCCACTATTGTGGTGGACGGTCAGATCGACAACATGCCCAGCCTCTTTCCGAACGCCTCCAACGTTTACGCAAAGCTCCTGGCCAACCTGCGCTCAGCGCAGTACCTGCCTGACGAGATCTCGATGCTCGACGATTTCACCGTCGTCGGCTTTCCTCGTTCTGTTTTGTCTTTTGACAAACTGCAAACGGTGGACATGATCGTCTCCGTTCCTGATGGCGTCTTTGTTTTGGAGATTTTCTTCAATTACAAAGGTGGAACGTCCATTGACTACAGCACCGGTATCCATACTGGCCTTGCAACCACCGTGCGTGCCCCTACGAGGCCTCAACCAGAGTGAGGCAACATAACCCCCTACCCCGCAGCACCGAGGCCTTGTAGAGGCTTTAATGGTGTTGAAGGGTAGGGGGTTTATGCCGTGAGGCTATCGAGGGGTAGCCAGACCGAGAGCACTGCGCAGATTCTCAAGGCCTTTGGGAGCAGTCTCGTCGAAGTACGGATCAGCAACAGTCTTGAGAACGATCACAGGAACTTCCGTCAAAGCCAGTTCTTCGTACAGCGCTGTCGCTGCTTTCAAGATCGTGATGATCTGATCGAAACGCTTTTGCAATGCCTGAGCAAGATTACTTGCATCGAGATTCTTGAACGCGTATTCACGAGCCGTGTTCAAGTTGTCGGTTGCGTCAGCCTCTGGTTTGGGAAGCTTCCCGAGGTAGGTAGCCAGTCCCAACATAGCACCAGCCAACAAACGCAAGTAGCCGATCGCGGTTTCAGACCCGATACCTGAGACAACCGTGATGAGCATGCGATCACCCGGCTTGAAAACACCGACAGAATCACGCAAGTACTCTTTCCACAACCCCGTACCTTCACCGGCTGCAACTGTGCCCAGGTCATAGATACGTTCGTCAGCAGTGAACTCGTTCGAGCAAAGAATGGCTTCGTTCAGAGATCTGCTCAGAGGCGCCAAGGCACCCACCTGACGCATCGCATCAACGAATCGCTCGATCGCATCGACAGGGTTGTGGTACCAGCTCGCGTGGTTGGACAACCAGTCATTGGCCAGCGGCGCGTTAAGCTCAGGTGTAGCGCGACGACAGAAGTCGATAGGTGTAAAGTCGTGCACCGTCACGTAAGCTGACACAGCCGACGTATAGGCTTGGTAGCACTGGTCAATCACCTGCATCGCATCGTTACCAGTCTTGTTCAGCAAAGCCACGAGACGCTCGTTCAGCGCAGATGAAGCAGTGCTGGCCTGATTCATGATGTCGGCACCGCGTGCCTTCAAACGGTCAACGGTTTCATCCACGTTGGCGCCGGTTGGTTTGTCGGTGTACAAGCCGATAGGGTTTTCAGCATCGACAATGCCGTTGACAATGTCTTCCAAAGCCATGACTTCAGAGGCACTGATTGTGCGGCGCTTCTCGATAGCCATGATTGCGTTGGCAACCTGGTTACCTTGATCGGCTTGGTCTCTGAGTTTGGAGAAATCAACAATGATCTCCCCGATGTCGGTGACGTCACCTGTCAGGCTTTCTTCGAGATTTTGCATCTGACCTGCATTGCCGTTGAAGCTGGTGCCTGGATCGGTTGGAACAAGGTTCACAACATCCAGATCGTCAAGAGGTGGGTTCATTACGACCTCTTGATTTAGTAAGCAGTCGTCTGGGTGCCAGCGACCATGTTCGTGCGAACAATGGCGGACAGCAGACGGGCGAACAAAGGCTCGATAGCTGCTGCGTTGTCCGACAGATCAGCCAGCAAAGGTGCGGGCACGTTGTAGCTGATGCCGAACAGCGACAGCACACTGGCGTTCAGGCCGCTACCCGCAGTGATCTGCGGAACCACAGCGCCGTGGGCAATCGCGTAACGTGCATTCCACAAGGCCTTGATGTTCTGCACAGTGTCGACCATGGGGACAGGACGAACTTCCGTAAACACACCACAGATGTTTTCACTGACGGTCTTGAAGTGCTCGTCAAAGTACCCCATGGGGGATTCGACAGGCATGGACGGCAAGGGCAACGCATACGCAACAGCCAGCGCTACGGCGCGATGAAAGTTGACAGCCAGCGAAGTGCTGGCGATTTGCGAGATGGTGTCTTGGTCGAGGTATTGGTGATGCATGATTGAAAACAAGAAGAAAAGGATTAGGCTTTAGCAGCCAGGCGTTGAGCGTTAACGAACAGGTCGTTATGTGCCAGTAGCTCGATGTCACGCTCCAGACGGAACGCAAAAGAAGCACGGCGGTTGGAAGTGAAGATATTGGCGATGTCTTCTGCAAGGGTAGTAAGTTCTCGACCACCCTTGAGCATTTTGTCAATGCTGTCAAGTTCTTTAAGAAGCCGTTCACGTGTGACGTGGTCCAACTCGAAGTTTTTGAGTTGAGCTACAACTGTTTCACGGATGCGCTGGAGGCGAACGTAAGGTTTGTCGTACTGGTTGGCTTGTTGGATAAAACGATCGCCACGACCACTGTAGAAGATCGTGGTTGCTGTGAGCAAAATACCAACCGCTATCCCAGCGCCAAAAGAAGCAAATCCGAGCGTAATACCCGCTAGCATAGAAACAGTCACTGGTCCCACGTAAAGCAGGAAGCTCTCAAAAGCGTTAACCCGACCCATTTCAGAATCGTACTCAGAACCAGCCCAGATACTGGCCAAGTCTTCAGCGAAGCCCCATTTGGCGGCAAAGTTATCTGCCAGAGCTTCACAGTTCACGCCAGCTACAGAGTTGTCCCCAAAGTCCGTTGCCAGTTTATGGTAGGTTCGAGCGAACACCACTGTAGAGATAGCGGTATCGTCTTTCATCGTGACACACTCGATGAACTCACGCGGATTACCGGTCAGGTCATTGGCAGCCACTTCCAGCGCATGCTCGTACGTAATACTGGTGTCGGTACCGACGCGAACTTGGTGCAGGCTTGCCAGAATTTGGGAAGCACGCACAGTGCGGTACATCAATTCAAAGGCAATAAACAAATGCCCGATCTCATGCATGAGAGCAGCCGCACACTGTCGAGGCGTGAAATTAGCTTTGCAAAACCGGAAACCCATTACTACGGGCGACACAAAAGTGGAATAAATCCCACCGATCTTGCCGTTCTTCAAATCAACAAAACCCTTTTTGGTGTTGGATTTTTTGATAGCCTCGATGAAACGGTTGGTCTCGGAGTTATAACCGTTATCAAAAATAATGGTACTCAAAACGTGCCGAGAATTTGCCATGACTGGCAGACACCCCGGCGGAATGAACGTATTGAGTTGAAGATCAATCTTGATGCCAAGACGATTGAAGACCAAGTCCACAATAGCCTTACAGGCCTTCGAGTCTTGTGCTTCGCGCATTGACCGACACTCGTACACTTGTTCGAACAACGCAGTCAGCTTGTCGCCGAAGTCATTCGTTTGTTGTGCAATCAGCTCGCAAGCAATAGCACGTGCTTTGTGGTTCATAGTTAGTCGCAGAAAAGAAAATGGAGCCACTACCCTCCGCATGACGCAGCAAGGGTAGCAGTTTGAAATTAAGCACATGATTTAACAACTTTTATTCCTTCCCTATGCAGGAAGTCACACAAGACGCTTTTTTAGACACCGCCCAGGTATCCTAATGTATAAAGCCAGTCGTTCACTGGCTTAAAGTCTACCCCCAAACAACATGTCCACCACATTCAAACCTGAAGACGTTGTTTCCAAAGAGTGCAGATTCGTAACGTACGTGGGTAATCCTCATCCCGACGAACCGGATCTTCACGTTGTCAAAGAAATCGTCCACCTCAAAGACGGAAGAAAGGTCCCTAACCTTAACCTCCTGTACGACGCCCCAAGGCCCTACTGGGTTACCAAGAAGGGCTTTCGTAACCACCAACAGCACAAGGAATGGGAAAAAGAAGAACGACTCGTCAGGAACGAGTGTCCAGAGCGCTTCTTGATCAGTCGTATCGCTGCAGCCATCGGTACCCCTTGGTTCCGAGGTAATCGCCGCAAGCTCTTCGAATGCCCGTACATCTACGGTGTTGACATCGACTCCACCAGCGTTATCAAACGCGCTTACGACGTCAAGTACAAGATCGATCCTACTCCTTGGACACTCGCCGAGTTCGACATCGAAACGGACATGACGACAGATGACGATCAAGGTAAGATCCCAACCATGGGAACCCTTACCATGAAGGAGCGCATGCTCACAGTCGTCGTCAAGGACTACTTCAAGGGCTATGCGAACGCGTGTGAGCGCGTGGAGAAGCTCACCATGAAGTACCTTGGTAAGTGGATCATAGAGCGTAACATCAAGCCACAAATCATCGTGGTTGATACACCGCTCGATATGTTCAAAGCCATCTTCGCAGCCGCACATGAGTGGCAGCCTGACTGGTTATCCATTTGGAACATGGAGTTCGAAATGGATCGCTTCATGGAGATCTGTGAGCAGTACGGTGCAAACCCTGCTGACATCGTCTGCGATCCACGCATCCCTGTCGAGTACCGCTCTTTCGAATACATCAAGAGCGAACCACAAAAGAAGACGTCCTCTGGCAAGATCACGCCAGTGAAACCTTCTGCCCGTTGGCACACTGTCAAAGTGCCTGCGTCGTTCTACATCATCGACCAGATGTGTGTGTACAAGCAAACCCGCATGGGAGAACAAGAAGAGCCTTACTACAGCTTGAACTTCATCATGGAGAAGGAGCTTAAATTTGGTAAGCTTGAAATCGAAGAAGCCAAGCACATCGAGCATGCCACAGCCGATTGGCATTACTACATGCAAAAGAACCACCCACTGGAATACGTGGTGTACAACCGGTTCGATTGTTTGGGCCCAGAACTGCTTGACGAGAAAATAAAGGACTTGGCGCTGACACTACCTTCGATGGCCAAGACATCGAACTTCGGGAAGTTCCCAAGCCAACCTCGCAGAACCTGTGACGACCTTCATTGGGAAATCATGGACATGGGCTTGGTGATGGGTGTTAGCTCAAGCAACGTTTCTGATGAATACGACGATGACACCTTGTCAAGACAGGACTGGATTATCGCTTTGAAGGCAGCGCTTGTTGAGGACAACGGCCTGAAGATCATTGAAGAACTTCCCAACACAAATACACGTGTTTACGCTATGGTAGCTGATTTGGACGTTAGTGCAAGTTATCCAAATGGTGAGATTGCGCTTAACACGTCGAAAGAAACTACCGTTCGAGAGATCATCAGTATCGGTGATGTACCTGAAGAAGTATTCCGCATGCAGAACATGGGGATCTCTGGAGGGCACGTTAACGCAGTCGACTATTGCACCATGATGATGAACTTCCCGACCCATTTTGAAATGCTTGAAGCGTTCCAAGAAGACACGCAAGCTGCCTTGGTAGAAGTACCAGCTTAAGGTGCGATACGATGTTTGACCACTTGGTTTCACAACTCACCAAAGGCACTCCAAAAACATCCGAGGTCTGGTTGGAGTCTGCTCCTAACAAAAAATCTGCGACGGTAAGGAGCGTTGCAATCAAGATGCGTAACGTAGAGTCTGGAGAGATATTTCTTTTCCAGTCATTGGCAGCAGCCGGCCGATACTTTCGCATATCTGACCTGCGCATGATCAAGGGATTGGTTGATAACCCAGAACGGATGTGGCGCGGTCATCAAGCTAAACCCTTGAAAGACAAGACTGATTGGGTGTCTCCTATCCAAAATAACGAATCCGTTTCCAAGGTCGTTAAAGGTGTCAATCACACTTACTACCTCATCACTTGGAAGGATACCGGTGAGGAACAAGTTTGCATCGGATACGAGCAGGCTGCCTCCATTACTGGTGTAACCAGATCGTATCTCTCCAAGCTGGTGTGTTATGGTGACAAACCTAACAAACTCAACTTCAGTATCAGGAAAGCTTCGCAAGAAGATGTCCTCAGATACGAAAGCGGTCCAGTTACCGACTAAGCAAAAAGAGAAAGTCTCATCAGCTTTCTCTTTTATGCCGTGCGTGTTTTTTCATTAGTTGATTACCCATCGTTTGAAGAGACTTTCACTTACTCATTTAACAAATGTTCGACATCCTTGCTCAACAATTGGTAGCCGGCCGTCCGTTCACTTCGTACATCTACAGCGAAGACTCCGATTACAAACCTGTCGCTCCTTCCAACATCAAAAAGAACATACCGATCCAGATCCGTGATATGGAAACAGGGGTGGTGACCAATCACGACACTATCGTTTCGGCACTGGACGTCTATCCTGATCTTTACATCAAGGCACTTCACTCATTGCTGCGAGATCGCCGCAATACCTGGAAGAACCTGCAGGCCAGACCAGCTTCAGATACCAGTCACTGGCATGACCATAAGGAAAAATACTTAGGCAAGTCTGCTAAACGTGCAAGACCGTACGTGATTTACGCGCAGCACAAGGGGACAGGAGAAGTCAAGCTCGGTCTGCGTCCCGAGATTGCCAGGCTCATGAAACTGAGCACGACAACTATTTTCCAGTTGTGCACAGAGCGTTCCCCAGGAAAAGACACTTACGTCTGGAGTGTTCGTTACGCAACGCAAGAGGATCTTGCCAAAGACACTACCTTCCGCTACATCCCGACGTGCATGAGTTTCTACGAACCGAGTTGACGACATAAAAGACCTACCCGGACCATCTAAGGCTCGGGTAGGTCTTTATGCCGTTTAGGCGTTTAATTCATGTCAGGGAACGAGAGGTCAATGCCTCCAAGGTCATCCCCACTTCCACCGCCGAGATCCCCACCGCCGTCGCCGGTAGACGTGTCAGACCCATCGGAGTCAGACGAGGTTGAACTATCACTACTTCCACCCATACCGGACTCTTCTGATTTCAGAGCGTTGATTTCAGTGTCAGTAGCTGCAGCAACGGGCGTTGTCTTTTCCAAAATACCCAAGATGCTCTTGGCCACCAGCTCGGTGTGTTGCGAGATGTCTGCCTTGATGTCAAATGCTGGTCGGCCTTCTTCACCAATCGTGATCATTTCAAACAACTCAGGCGTGATGCCGTTAGCCGACAACCACCGGCGCATGTAAGATGCCTTGGTAGCACCTTTGAGTGCGTCCAGACGCTGGGCCGCAGCTTCACCGATGATGGATGCGTCCAGGGTGTCTGTAGAGATGAAGTAGTTGATGACCTTGTCGTACAGCTGTTCGTGGGTATCAACTGCTTCCAGTTGAACCTGCATGGATTTCACGTCAGGTTTAGCGAGGCTCGCTGTGAAGTTCGACAAGAACTCCATGGTCAGCATGTGAATGAGCAACGGCACATTGTCCTTGAGAGTTTGAATCTCTTCGGGCAAGTTATCTTGCTCTGTAATCAACTTGATGTTTTCCTCGATCACCTTCTTGATTTCAATCACGAAGGTACCATCAGAAGAAACCAGCTGACGGCTGAATTGCGTGATGAGAGGTTCGAACTTATCCTGGATAGTCCGAATGCGCTTGGCAAGAAGCAAGTGCGAAGAAGCAGAGATGGATGCGAACTCAGGACGAGCTGCATCATCAATGAGTTCAGGAGGAACACCTACGCCACCGAGAATACGCTTGCGCAGATCTTCATCGAGTGTTTCATCGAACGGTTGGTGTGTAGTGTTGGATTCGCTGAAGTCTACCTTGGTATCTGGCAGACCTGGGTTACCACTCGTGCGAAACTCCAGACCCATGGTCTGGACCTGGTTGAGAACGTCCGAAGGGTTGAGCGAACTCGCAGGGGAGATGTGTTGTGTGGCACGAACCACTTCCGCGATCACCTGGTCACGGGTTGCTTGTGGATCTGGATCGTCTTCATCGATAGTCACATCGACGATGCGCCGACCAATTGCGTTCTTCACGGCACCCATCACCCGAACGAACAGAATCTGAGCACGCATGGCGCCAAGAATACGGGTATCGTCCAACAGGCTCTTACCAGTACCGTCGTCGTTGTACTGGTACGCGAAATACGTCATCATCTCACGAGGAATGAACAACACCTGCGTGTTTTGTTTTGACAATGTCCGCGCCAGCATCAGGCGGTAGATTTCCTGATTGCTAGAGATGGTCACTTCGTTACCGAATACGCCGTTGCGCAAACGAGCCAGTAGATCAGCTTCTACCAAGTCCGCGTAAATACGCGAAGCCTGAGCGAACGTCACATCGTCGCAACTACCGCCAAAAGCCTGGCTGGCTTTTTGCAACAAGAAGCTACTCATGTCGCCATTGGTCCCGCTGCCTGCGTTTTTACCAAAGTTACGCATGCTGTCAAAATGGCTCTTGTGGTTCTTGCGGGATAATGGATTACCCTCGCTATCCAAGACCACGTAGTAACCCACGGGGTCTTCAGGACGACCAGGCGGGAAAGCAGGAATGACGCTTTCACTGGGTAGATGCAGGATCAATGGCTCGCCCACGGTGTAGCGCTTGATCTCGTTGCCAGTCTTTACCTTGACCAGCGGTACATGTTTGCGACGGGTGTTGCGATAGAGCAATGAAGTCAACTCGCGATCGTTCATCTTCTTATTCATCAACCCGGGCGTCTGGTTTTTGGAAGACTCGAAGTTCTCCAAACCAAACCGCTTACCGTTCAACGTGATCTGAAGTTCTTCCCGCTGACGATCGATGATCTTGGGAAGTTTCAGTGCGTCTGGATTATCGGTAACCGTAAGACCGGGTACTTCAATCCCAACTGCCTCGTTGACAAACACAACCTTGCTAGGAGTCTGAAGCTTCGCATCGAAGCGCTCAGAAGCAACGAAGTTCTCTACGGAGAAGTTAACCGACTCCCCAGGTTTTTGCAAGCCCTTACCCAGATACCCAACGGGCTTGAACCGACCGTTAGGCTCCATGTGGGCACTGAGACTTTCTCGCGAGATGGAAGTGTCCCCGTTAATCAGGTCATCCACTGAGCTTTCAGGGATAACAGCCACGGCGTAAGAGCCAGATCCAAACAAAGCCTGCTTGAATACTTCCGGCATCTTGCCAAGAAGGTTGTACTTCTCAGACAGGTACGCTTTGACCATCGGGATCAGCGTAGCTTGCAATGGCTGGACGTGCAGACCATCGTTAATTCCGAAGGACAGCTCTTCCGTGAACATGTCGTTGGGTGACATGATGGATGCGACCATAATTTCGCATGCCAGCTTCAGCTCGGGAAAGAGCTGCATTTGTGTTTCGGCGTCTGAATCCTTTTGAGAAACACTGGCCGAAATGTTCTGCAGCTCGGCCTGCAAAGGCACCTCTGGTGTGCGACGACCTTTGCTGTCGTGCATCGGTGGTCGCACCGCAGACTGCAGCTTTGTTATCTGCGCAACCAGACCTGGATTGGTGCGTGTCAAACTGAGTATGGCAGACTGCTCACTCGATTGACGCGCCTGCACCAGATAACTCGCTGGCGACTTGTCATTTGTTGGACTCATCAGTGAAACCTTTTAGAAAATAAACTCGACAGACCTAGCAGCGAACATAAAAAGTCGCTAGGGCGACCATCTATGTTGTTTTTGCAATTCAGTCACCAACACAAGGGACCGTCATTATTCCCATGGAGAATTAGCTCGTGAGCATCAATCACCATAAGCTCTATTTGAACAATGTCTTTGCCTTGGCAGGGACTTTGGTCGTTAAATCAAAGTATTCAGCCGAGCGCATTAATAATCGACTGATCGCTTTGTACGGAGCGTCGGCGGTTGATAGCAATCAACCGGCTACCTGGAAATACTATTTGAACATCTGCGGGAACTACCATCCCACAGACCCACAGATCACAATTCGATCTTTGGACACTTTGCAGTACATTGCGTTCACCAAGACCAACTTGATGACCCACACTGCTACGGCCCGTGCTTATCAGTACGGAAGCCGGTACTATCGTGAGTTGCTCGCACAGTATCCTGACCACGAAAACCTCATCCTTGGGATTCTCTATCCGGCAACTATGAGTCAGGTGCTCGATGCACCTGATTTTTCTGTAGTGGCCTATCCCAGTCATTTGGTAGAGTCCAATGAGGAAAGCCTCATTCGGAACATCAACACGTGGCTTGAAAAGTTCTACCACCGATGGAACGTCAGTGCGTTTCACCTGACTGATGAGCTCTACGGTGCCTCTCTCTTAGGCGTCATGTACAGCCAGCTGGTCCCGCTGATTCTCAGTCTGCGTCAGCGCGCTTGCAAAACGCCAGAAGTGCACAGCTACCATGTTCGGCAATACCTTGCCTCCCACGGAATGCTGGATGTCTACCTGTCGCAGATGACCCAAAAGCAAGCACTGTTCTTTTACCGGAACATCAGCTACATCGAACGCCACAGTGGCAAGGTCTCCACCTTCGAATGGCTGACTGAGAAAGTGCTTACAGACCGCGGTCTGCCGCTCGTAGAATACGAGATGCGGCATGAGACGACCGACATGCCTGAAGAGCTCACACCCAAAGTGGTGTTCTCGACCAACCCACTCAACCGTATCGGCTCTAAGAGCACGACCGGTATTTCCACGGCAGCCATCATGGCCAAGGAAATCGCAGTTGCTTCTGGGAACTTCGAACGTATCGCTATTTCCTCTGGACCGACCGAGCGTAATCTTAAATACTCTCTGCAAGGCAAGGTAAAGACCAAGGTTCTTGAATCCTCACTGGTTCAAAACGCCGACAGCAGCACACAGTCCATTCAAGAGACCGCCTTGTCTCTGTGGGGTTACATGGCAGCCACCGGCAGGTACGCCATCTACACGCGTGTGAAAAACCCGATCACGGGCGAAGAGCTCACGCTGTCGATGCTCCAGGCTTACCATTACTTCTTTTACGCGTATTGCATGGTGCATGCCCGGCCACTGCAAACAGTCCCGTTGGTTTACGCACAATTCGTTCCGCGTATTCCGCCACCCACGCTTTCCGAAGTATTGAACAACGTCGACACTGGTTACGTCTCAGAAGACAAGATCATCGAGCTGATGAGTTTGAACACGACGCTCTCGTCGTTCGTCAACACCGAGATGTTTAAAGAAGGCTGCCAACAAGTCTTCACCAGTATAAATCAGCAAGCCACGCTGGTCGCGCAAGAAGAGCACTTCTATTCTCGCGGTCTGATGCACGGCGCTTTTGCCAAGCAGTATTCCGATTACCTGCTGACAACCTCAGAAACAGGCGAGGACATTAAGGCGTACTTCTCGTCCATAGACATCCCGACAACAGGCTTCTCTGATTTGGAATGGCAGCAGATCTACTTGGATCTGTTCCAGGCATGCACAGGCTTTGATATGCAAGCCGCTATCCAAACCTCGGACCTGCAAAAAGCGATGGTTCGCTTGATGACCCAACTGTCATCTTACTCCGTTCAGTTCGTTTCTGAGTTGTCAGGAAGTAGCATCCGAAGCTTGAACTGGGCAGCCATTCGTCTTGGCGATAACTCTGGAGCTTCTCGAAGCTACTTTGAAATCATCACCAACATGCTTGAAGTCTTCAAGCTCACAAGTGATGTTCACATGTACGTTCCGGTGCCAGTGCTACCGACGTCCAACGGCTTTTCTTTCAAGTCACCTAACTACTACCTCGGGATGCTAGAGATCCCAGTGAATGTTAGCTCTGATTCCAACAATAACAATGCCCGCCACGAGGTCATTATCCACGTTGCTGGTGTTGATCTGGACGATCGTTTCGACGCCAACGCATCGACAGAAATCCCAAGCTGGGAAGCTTTCCAGACCATGACGGATGCGGAGATCGCGCAGATCCCGGACATCTACACGTGGGAATGCCGTCAACCACCTATCGTGCCGACCAAGATCAACATCAACGATGTTGTTCACAATAGCGCATTGTCCAGCTTTACGAAGCTGACCAAACCTTCAGTAATCTTGCCTTCGTGGAAAGCTTACTGGGGTCCCAAGAACATGCGTTACTTCTCAGACGAAAACTCAGTGATCGTTCTGGAAGGTATTTGGTATTACGGTGGTCAAAACCAAATCGAATCGTTCATGCCGACCATCGGTCGCAGTCTGGTAGAAAGTTTCACGTATGCCGGTGGAACTGACATCAATGTGACGATAGGGTACTACGACTACACTGGTGGACCACTGAGGACCATCAACTTCGCACCGGGTTCTACCCCTGGTGATATGGACATCGGTGTTATCGGGCAGCTGCCGCAGGCCATTGAACTTGAATTGACTAACGGAGTTAACATCTTCGAGTCGATTACGTTCAACAACACCAAGGTCGATTACGCAGACATTGTGATGGTACCGTTCCACAACACGTACCAGTTCCAGTTCACCTACAAGAGTGACGACCACGACGTCGGAACGCTCAGCAACTTCACCAACGTGCCGGTCCTTGCTTTCTACGAGATGGCACCTCGTCTGGTGCTCGCGCCGTTCCTGTCGCAGTACCAGTCAGTTGATTTGACGTTCTTCACCGGTGACGTTAACGTCTACCATTTGCTGCCTCTCTATCAGCACTTCATTGCGGATGGCCCATCACTTCAAGGTTGGGGCGCTGTCGATTTGGACGTGACCCAAGTTGATCCAGTACCTGCTAACCAACCACCTGTTGATGAAGGTGTGGTCTTCACTACGTCGGGACCAGCTGCTATTGATGGCTTCGTCTTTGCATCGCCTGGCCCTGCCGTGATTGATCTGGACTTTGAAGCAACGATGGCTACTTTGCCACCGTAAAAAACAACACTCACTATTCGAACAGGTGAAAATCCTGTAGCTAAATCGCACGCTCCTTAATCTTCGCCAGAAAGAGGGGTGTGCGTTATCGGTTTCATCAACTCTTTTTCAAGAAAGGCGACATCCGTTAAAATACGGATGGTCCTTTACAGAAACAATCATGGAAATTTTTCGTCGAACACTCTACGGTGGTGGGGCGCAAGTCGCGCAGCTTCTGCAGATCCCTCTGCCAATTTTGGTGAACTCCACACTCAACGAACGCCTGGGCATTCAGCAGGCTGCAACGTTGGGTCCTACCGAACGTCCGGCGTTGCGTTACTTCACGCTCGGCATCGGTGGTCACGGCGCAACCACCGGTGTTGGGAATCTCCCACTCATCCAGTCGCTGCAGCACTCGTCCAGTCACTCGGGCCACTATCGCCAACTCCCGTTCGTGATGCGTACCGTTGGCAACGACATCACGGCCATCGAACGCGAGCGTTACGCCCTGCGCCGTATCGAGACGATTGGCGGCGTTGACTACATCGTCTACTACGCTCGCCGTATCGACACCTCTGGTGCGCAGATCAAGTTCCAACGCCGCACAGTCGTGGGTTCAGTCACGACCGTTGAAGACTTCGTTCCAAGCGCTGCCGATCTGAACCCAGATCCACCAGACCTCAGCAACGGCGGTGTCAACACCACCGACGGCGTCTTCCTGATTGCCAGTTGCAAACTGGAAATCGTTCTGGACAGTTTCGACATCACTGAAATCCTGAACGCCGCCATCATCCTGTACAACTCCGAAGACTACGCCTTCGTCTCGGAAATCGGCCTGGTGACTGGCGTTGACCGTATGGTCCCGACCAATGACGGTGCAGGCGGCAGCTTCTCGTTCAACGAAGCGGTGTGCGCTCAGATCTTCACCCATGTGAACGCAATGCAGCCTCTCAAGAGTCAGCGTGACGGTCTCACCCTGACCTATGACGTAGGCACCAACGAGCCTTTGTTCGCTCTTCAGCCGTAAACATCGGGATTAGGTACTTTTTATAAGAGTACCCTACATCCGATGGTGACTCGCGTCAAGGGTCTCGATCCCTCGCCACCAACAGTTACCTACCGTCCTTGACATCCCACAAGTGGAATCTTGGTGCGGTAGGTGACTGCCTTTATGCCGTTTTGATTAATCCGTTTATGTTACAGCTCGCCCAAGAGGGACCCGATCATTTCTTTATTGTTGGTATCGACCCAGGCTCTACCACAATGGGGGTAGCTGCATTAGCGGTTCGTATCAGCGATCTTGAACTTCTGCGCATCGATTCATTCACGATCGATGCCAATAAACCATGTGGCGGTAAACCATACCCGTCCTCCCTGGAAGAAACCTACCCAGCCCGTTCTGTTCGCATGCTGGAAATATCAAGGCGTCTTGCCAACACCTTTGATTACTACACACCTCTACAGATAGCGTGTGAAACCCCATTCTACAATCCTCGCAATCCCAACGCCTATGGTGTTTTGGTGGAGGTTGTTAAAACAGTAGAAAACGCAGTGCGTGATTGGAATCCATGGAGACCTCTGTACCGCATTGAATCAACTGCTGCTAAAAAGTCTGTTTCCCCAACTGACGAGGATGAACGCAAGCGCCTTCGCCTCATCAAAGACAGCAAAGAACGCATCAAAGAAACAGTTCGTATCTTTCCACCTTTGCAATTCCTTGACCTGAGCAAAATGTCAGAACACGAAATCGACGCAGTTGTTGTCGGTTACTGTCAATTGCTCAGACTGAGGAATCGTGATTTCACGGTCAGTCCATAATTAGCATTCGAGATCAACATGTCCGATACCAACGTATTCACCTCGTATATCCTCAAACTGGCCAAAGAGAACTTGGCCAAGCTCGTGTTTTATGTCATCGCTGCCATCCTCGCCATTTCGTTTCTGAAGTGGTTGATCTTTGGTGGTTTCAGTATCTTGTTCTCTGGCTTCTTCAAGCTCATCGGCTTGGGCGGTCATGACGACAAGGACACCATCCAAGAACAAGGTGTCGCCATTGTTCAGCTTGAACAGGCTAACAATACAAACACTACAACCATTGACACGCTTAAGCAGTCCAACGAGATTGCTCAAGAATCCCTGCAAAATCATTACGAAAGCCAAGCCAAGACCACGGCAGCATTCAATGAAGTACGCAACAAGGGCCAGAAGGCCTTTAATGAGGCCAACAAGGGCTCTAAAACAAAGAAGCCAGGGGGTAGTGGCACCTCTACCGATAAAACGCCTTCTGAAGCTGTAGACGAACCCAGTCCGTTGGACGACTCACAGTCACCCGAGAGCTTGCAGCTTGCTGCGGCTCAATACACCATGCTCACTGAGGCATATTGCCTCGCATCTCCGGGCACTTGCGCTAACTGACGCAGTGCATCATTTCTCCAATCCTCTTTAAGGAACATTTTTCATGAAGTCTATCTACCGAACCTTCCTTCTGTTGGTGATGATGGTTGTGACTGCTGCCCTCGTCGGCTGCGGGACACGCGAGCGTATTGTCACCGCCAAAGAAACCACCACCACGGTGCTCAGTGCACCGAAGAAGTACACCACCAACACGGTGGTTCCGTCCCCACCGTTCACAAAGCTCCAGTACGACTCCGGAACGTGGCCGCAGCGAGCCCAGTACAACGCCGATCTGAACGTCTTGTTGTATGGAGCCATCGGCCAGTGCAACGCCGACAAGGCCTCCTTGCGTGACTGGGAGATCAAAGAAAAAGCCAATATCGAGAAAGCGAATAAGGCAAAGTAATGACCAACCCGGCCCTCGAACTGGCGCGACAACGCGCTCAAGAAGACGCACAGCAAGGCGTTACGACGAACTCCATCCGCATGCCTGGCGGCGTTCGTCAATCCCCCACTGACTGGGGCGCCCTGCGTGGTCCTTCTGACCCCAACGCTGACGGAGGTATCTCCGTTGTTTCTCTCCCGTCAATCGCGGGTTACGAAATCGACGATGGTGGTCTTGGCGCTGAAGTGCATCCCGGCGACCAGCCCTACAAACAACTCCTTGCCAAACCTCGTGACGAGTTGACGCAAGAAGAACGTGACCTGGTGTATGACAAGCTCGTTGAAAAAGAACGTGCCTGGCAGGCCCAGCGCGACGCTATCGCGCTTGAGCATGACAAGTTCAACCTGCACAAAAGCAAGAGCACTTTCGATCTGGTGAAGAAGTTCGCCATTGGGTTCGGCGTTCTGGCCGCTGCTGGTTTCACTTCCCTCATCGGCCTTCTGGTTTGGGTCTCCGTCAAAAAGACGGATTTCACCGATACCAGTGTGATCACTTCGATCCTGAACACTTTCAGCGCATTCTTCAACACCTTGGCCAGCATGTGACGATTAAGACACAGATCCCAATCCTGTGTCTTGAACCATTGTCGCTTGTGTTGAAATCACGTTAACGTGAACATCACAGAAGCCTCTCGAAAGGGAGGCTTCTTTATGTCGTCTGGTTCTTTGTTTATCTTTCTCATTTCTCACCCCATGAAACAACCAACCAGCGTCTCTCTGGAAGCCATCACCGGTGGCGTCGAAAAAGAAGTCGTCATGTATGCCCGCATCGGCAATCGTGAAGGCCTCAACCAAGCTGCTTCGTCGATGAAGCAAATCCAGGCTCAACTGATGGGTCCTCGTTCTCGCATTCGTATTCGGTACGAGGAGAAGAACGGTGCAGCGCCTACCTGCGTGATGACCACCAAGAAACCCGTTGATCACAATGGCACCCAGGTCATGAAGGAGACGAACGCAGACGTCTCCAAAGAAGCGCTGGACGTCTTCATGATCTCTTGCGATCAAGTGTTCCACAAAACACGCTACGAGTTTCCCATCGAGAAAGCCACGATCTTGACCAAGGATCTGCGCGCTGAGATCGAAGTCACCGGCCTGAAGTTCGAAGTGGACGTGTTCACTGTCGATGGCAAGGAAAGCGAATGGTGCAAGATCGACGTTGAAGTGCAGGAACTGATTCCACAACTGGAAGCCAAGGGCCTGAAACTCTCCGACGTGGAACTGAACCTGAACGTGAAACTCTCCGGCCTGCCGTTCCAGCCGGAAGCCTTCTTTGTGGACACGGGTGAAAAGACTGGCCCCATGCGCGAGCTGGTCACCATGATCTACGAAAAGCAGTTCATCACCAAACTGGTCGATTAACCACTGAGACAGCATAAGAGGCTCCCTTGCGGGAGCCTCTTTTTATGCCGTTTGTTTAGGCGATAGCGCGTTCGATAGCGGCAATCAAAGCCACTGCGTGACGGTTCGAAGCCGCCTGGGTCATGTGGATCGCGTCGGTACCGACGTCGGTAGAGAAGAAGTCCTCGTTCCATCCAGCGTGTTGCAGACCGTAGTCAGCAGCGATCTGCAGAGTGGCTGCATTGTTAGCTGCTCGACCAGCGACAGCATTGTTGATGTTGAAGACACCGGTGAGGACAGGGATACGGTCTTCACGCAAAACGATGTCCACCAGCTTGCGCATGTTCGTGTCGAAATTAGGAACATTGCGGAAAGCGTCGTTGAAGCCCGTTTGCAAAACGACGACTTTGTGAGCACGCGTGATCAGCTCGAAAGCGGGCTGTGGTCCGTTGGGCCAGTACTCGGTAGGAAGACCTGCGTCAGGGATCGCGTAACCACCGAGCAAGTCACGGGTAGTCAACCCACCAGCTGCATGATCGGTCACCGTCCAAGCAGTGCGGTTTTGTTTGATGTAGTCGATCGGTGACAGGACCACCAACACACCGCGCATCACGCTGTCACCGCAAAGGTCGACAGAGATAGGCTTTGTGGCGGTGCCTGCCCGCAGAACAGTCTCGACCGTGACACCGTCAGAACCAACGTACTGACACGCCAGGTTGCTACCGGCGTACCAGGAGCGCAGCAGGTAACCTGCAGGACGCTTGTTCTTGGTGTATTCAACAATGGTCGATTGAGGAGCCGCAATCAACTCTTGGATCTTCGAGATCACTTGGGTGTTGTTGCCCGTGATTTGGTCTTTGATCCAGGCCACGACATCATGGTCGCAATACGACAAAAAGTAAGTCTTGATGGCCGCCGTCGTTGCGTCATCTTTTTCCAGTTGCGAGAGCAGCAGTGCAATCGTTCGTTTTTCAGTGACAAGCATCACCATGAGAGTGGTTCCTTATGTGTTTGGCAAGAGAAGTCTATTCATAGCGTTTGCCAGAAACCACTCACTATAGACGGCATAAAAGCCTCCCGTTTCCAGGAGGCTTTTTTATACCCCTACAGGGATTAGACCCCGCCAGTGCACGCGACGCTGTTGGCCGTGCGTGTCATGTCCAGGAAACCACCGGAGCCGATCTTGTAGCGAACAACCAAGTCGACGCCCTTGCAGTACAGAGCCACCATCAGCGCTTTAGGACCCACCGAAGGAAGAGCAATGCCGGAGATGGACATGGGAGCGTCCAAAGCGATGGTGAGCGACTGCAGCACCGTTTCATCGACTTCGTCGTAAGCGTTTTCCAGCATTGCGCGCAACTCGGCAGCAGTGATGCCTTCTTCGAAGGCAGTGCCAACCGCAGTAGCGAACGCTGAGTCGGTTTCAAAACGCTCGATCAAAGCGTCGATGGTAGGGAAAGAGAACATCTGTTGACCTGACATTCGGATTTTACTCCAAAAATAAATGAATAGGCAGTACGCACGTGTTGGACCGAAATCCAACACGTGTTACCGGGTTCAGCTTTGAGCGTGGCGCAAGAAGTCCACAGTGATGTCCTCGCGCACGATGAGCTGACCGTTGGGCAGCGCGGCGAGTTTCTTACGGATAGAGCAGCGTTCGCTGTCCTCCAACATGGTGATAGCTTCGAGGTTTCGAAGTCCACCAAGTCCAGACAAACTCACACTGATTACGTCACTGCCGTAGCGTTGACGCAATTCAGACGTAATGGCTGACATGGATACCGTCGAATTCTTGAAGTGTTTGTCAATCACTTCAATGGTTGTTGTAGTGAGAGCGTCACGAAGGTCCGCGTTTTCAAACGTGGCATCTCCCACGTACAGACGCGCCGTCAATGCCTGTCCAGCCTGAACTTGGGCGATGTTACCGCCTTCGATCAGCGCACGGATAGAACCCATGCTCACCTTCGGATGGAAATAGACCTTGGTCTGATCCAGGAGATCGCCATTCATCCGAGGAAGGTCACGTGTCACCCAACCAACCACAGTTGCAACCATTTCGTTGCGATACAGGCTTGTCGAGTAGTCGTCTGCAAAGTAGTAAACCCCGTCGATGAAGAACATGTCAATCTGACGCGACAGGTAAGAGTGACCGATAGGTGTCGGAACGCCATTGGTCAAGATCACATCACCCCGGCGATGCAAGATGCGTGGCTGACCATTGCTGTCAAGTTTGACGTCACCTTGTTTACCGATCAGGTTGTACGAGATCGTTCCGTTGGCTTCGACCGTGAACGTAGCGCCCGTTACAGGGTCACGTTCGTACACGTCTGTTTCGTAGGTGTCGAAGATGTCCGTTGCATAGGTCTGGTGAGCTGCCGAGGACGGGATGGACCGCGACGAGGACCAAAGATTTTTCAGAGCCTTACCAAAAACGACAGAAATGCGTTCTTGTGTCACACCAGCAATACGGTTCGGAAGCAAGAACCGTCCGAGCAAGGTATCCATGGAGTGGTTGGTCCAACCCATCGGCATCACTGAAGAGGCCGAATAGATCATGTCAAAGGACTGCGCAAGACCCACAGGGATGATACGCTCATCCAAGTTCAGAATCTTGAAACCAGTCAGTTGGAGATTGTCGTTGCTGTCAACGTCGAAACGCGTCTGAATGAAGAATTCAAAAATCATTTCGTTTTGGGCAGTCCGACCTACAAGCGTACCGTTAAGGTAACAGCGTACGCTTTCACCAACAGGTTGGTAGCTCAGTTGTAGATGGACCTGACTGTCATCGAGTTCGCGCCACGGGGCATTGCTCTGCGTCTTCACAACGATGCGGTATCCGCCGTCGATTCGTGTGATACCCATCTCAGCAGTGCTGACCTGCAGACCCGTGGTGTCGTTCTGGTCCACGAACATGGATGTCTCAGAAGTGGGACTGTCCAAGTAGTAAGGCCGCAGCGAGAACTCGTTGTTGGTAGCGTCCAGCACGTAGTGAAACGGCGTGTACAGGAAGTTGCGCGAAGAAACACTCAGCGAGCGACGCTCTGGCTCCAGCGCCATGATGTCGGCTTGCGCAGCCTCAGAGACGATCTTGACAATACCGTTAACGTTCTCGTAGAGGATCTCGGGAACGAGCGTCAAGCGATCGCCGTTACCCAGCGTCTTGGAATGCTGCAGCGCTTCCTGGAACGAAACAATCAGCGATTCGATAGAAGCAGACCCAGCAGTCACCAACTTCTCATCGAATGGTTTCGGCATAGCCCGGGTAGCCAGGTACTCGCGTTCCGTCAAAGTATCAACGTACTTGACAACCTCGAAACCTTCACGGGTCAAAGACGCTTGGATTTGTGGTCCGGTGATAGGGATCTGTCGCTGACCGACCGAGTTCATGATGACGCGTTCACGCAATTCTTCAAAACCCAAAGCTGCAGCACCACCGGAGACGATCGTGTTGGTAAACACGTAGACAGACCGCATGGCTTGCCACGCGGCTACGTAGTTGGTCTTTTCCGACAGATCGATCGTGTTCCACTTCGCATCGAAAGCACTGGGCTTGAAGTTCGTGGTGTTGATACGAACCTCACCTTTGGTGGTGTAGATGTCGACCCGCAGAGAACCGGAGATGCTGCCTTGTGTCAGATACACTTGAGGCACATGAACGCCAAGCGTTCCATCACCCACCTTCAGAACCGCGGTGCGCGTGTTCGGATCGTAGATCTGTTCCGTATGGGTTGTCTTGATTTCACGCCACAGACCCAGCGTTGCATTGTTCTTGTAGAACACCCGAGCATAACAGAACTCGTCACTGAAGCCAAGTTGTTTGTTGTACCCGGTAGCCTGGTTGATGTCAGAGTTGATCGAGGACACCCGCGTCTGGAGCATTTCCACGTCGATGCCAACCCAAGCACTTTTATCGCTCGACTGGACGAATGTCTTCCAGTTGGGTTCGTTGGTTCTGAAGACCTGCAAAGGGGTCACGTTGTCGAGGTCGTAAACGACGCTCAAGGCACCGTGCTGCATTTCCTTGATCTCAATCGGATACATCAAGGTAAAGATCGTGTCAGCGACTTCAACGGTACTGTAGCGCGGAATCACCACCTTGCGAATGTTCGTGGCGGGGTCCAAGATCATCCGAGACAACAGCTCTTCTTTGTTGATCATGAACCGGAACGATGCGTTCGCAGGGATTGCGAAACGATCGATGTAGTCCTTGTCACTCATGTGCAGGTACAAGTCATCGATCGTCTGGGCTGCAGCGGGATACAGACGACGTGTCGTCGTTTCGTTGTCGATCACGAAAGCCGCGGTGTTCACAGCCGAAGCTTCCATGAGGTTAACAAACGGGTTGGTGGCATCTACCAATTCAATACCACCGCCCAGAACGTCTTGGACTTGCTCGATCATCAACCGCTGGATGGCAGTCGGGTTAAAACGCACACGGTCCACGTTTTTCAAAAAGCGCGATACAGGTGTATCGACAGCGTCACGTGCGGTGCTGTACAGTTCAGTCATGTCTAAAACCAGTTGAATAAAATGAAAACCCAATGAGTATCAGGCTTCCAGGGGTGCCCCCATAGCCCAACTATCCAATACTTCTCGGGCACGATCGCTATCGTTAATGATAGACGCGTAGTACTCTTTTGTGACCCACCATTCAAGCTCGCGGGTCTGAGGGTCAATGCGTGGGTAGGCACGGCAGTTAAACACTGCCATTTCTTCACGGGATATCTTGGCCATCGATTGCTCTCGAGTCACCTCGGTACGCATAGACGGATGGAAAGCACCCACCACACGGTTAAAGGACCACACCAAAATTTCATCATCCACGATCGAGCCATTGGCTTGAAACTGGATCTGAACTTTAGCGCTAGCATCGTTGTAGGGCTTCTCGATGTTGTAGTCAAACTGCGCGCCCCGTGGCACACTCAGCGGGAAAGCAGCACCACACGCCCAGATACCAACCACGGTCGTACGGCTCGGGTCAAGGATCAACCGATAGACCCGCGTCTGGTAATCGATCAGGTTGGCGATCATCATGTCGGTGTACGGAACAAGCAGTCCTTCGAACACATGACCCATGTAATGGACCCAGTAATCGAACAGCTTTGTGATAGGGTCCCCCCTGCTATTGCGAAAAGTGGCGGTGATATTGTATGCGGAATAATTTATCGCAGTACCATCAACCATCGTGTGTTGTTCGCGGTACTGGCCCTGCGGGGAATCATAAATCGGGATGAGCGTATCTGGAACGCCAGAGAAGCTTTCGATGTGATTGCTGAGCAGCGGTATGAACGCGTTCAAGGGATCGATCAGCGGGCAATTGAGCCCCATCGATGTACCGGTGACATCAGTGGATTCCTGACCGAACACTTGAAGACGAGGGTCCAGCATACAGCGCACTGCGCGGTGTACACTCTTTTCTTCCGTGGTCAGCAGCGGGTAATACCGCCGCACGTTCTTCAGATTAGCGCTTTGCAGGTTCAGCAAAGGGCGTGTAAAAAAGACCATCCCGTAATGGTCTTTGTTCATCGGCACAGGCAGAGGAGTCTGCATGTGGTTAATACCGAAGAAGCTATTGGTAACCGGATTACCAAAGCTGCTCGGAATTTCTTCACCTCGTCCTGCATTCATGGACGGAGCGGAAGCAAACCCTAGACGACGAAGGTCTTCGATTGAAATATTATCAGAGGCCATAAAACGTTTTCTTCCCAATCAAATGGAACTTTTCAGTACTGCCAAAAAGCAGCAAACTCGATTGACACCCAACCAGATTGACTTGACCCACAGATAGACTGCATAAGAGCAAAGCTGCGTCACAAGTACGCGCTTTGCTCTTGACAGTTTACCTGTGAGGATAGCGTAGACTTTTTTGATTTCCCACATCCCTACTTTTTCATAGCAACGAGGATTCTTTTAATGAGCTTACAAGCTGGTGCCATGGCCGCAGGAGCAGTGCTTGCTACCTTCGCCGATGTCGGCGGAGAAATTGGCAAGTACAACTCCATCATGAACAACTCTCGCTCCCTCATCGGGGTGAGTCAAGCAGCGCGCGTTGAGCCGCTCACCTTGGTGGACAACACCTTGGTCCATCTGGATTATTTGCCGGATGTACTCCAAACTCTCCAAAGCCAGTTCACAGGATTCTGGCTCCAGGCACTGGCGATGCTCACCGACCTCAACGGTGTGAATGTTGCCAAGATTCTCGACCCCATCAATCCTTCCCGTGATCCCGACTACGTCGAGTTCACCAAGAGCCTGCGTCGCCAAGCCGGCATGGAAGCCATCTCTCACATGAGCATGGAAGCCTACAAGTGGGCACTGCCTACCGCTGGTCAGCGATTCCTGGCAAAGGAAGCAGACGCTGGTAAAGGCGCGGTTGCTGATGCCATCAAGGAAGTCAAAGACTCTGCCAACCTGGCCGTCGGCAAGCTGATCAACGTCAAGGTGAAGAACCAGGGCGAAGAAGCCAACATTCCCGTGGCTATCCGTCTGATGGTTGTCGAGATGGACCCTTCGTCTCTCACCGCCCTCGTGGGTGACAAGAGCCAAAACCAAAGCTTCGGCCAACGCGTGTTCGAGTGGCGTGCCGGTCGTCTGGGCTTCATCTCCGATCTGATCTTGTGCAACGACCTGATCAAGGAAAAGAAGCGCATGCTGGCCAAAGACAAGGAAGGTGTGTACTCCGAAGTACGTCGCCGCCAGTCCCAGCACAAGAAGGCAGGCATGCTCAGCGGCCAAGCGTCCGCAGCAGAAGCTTCCAACCTGTACGTGATCTCCAAGGCATCGGCTGAAAACCTGGCCATGCAGTTCGGCTACGACATCGACAACTTCTCGCACCGTGAGAAGATCTTCGAGAACACCGCAGCCATGATCATCGCTGTGATCGATCCCAACTACGAGCGTGTGGTGTTCTACCACAACGGCCTGCGTCAATCGACCAGTCTGGGTATCCGTGACATCAAGGTTGCGAACAAAGGTTCCGGCCCGAACATCATGGACATCTTCCAAGCTTACAAAGAAGGAGCTGCACCGCGCTTCTAAGAACAGGGAGGGTTTCAGTACCCTCCCTCTTACACGACGCCAATGCACTGATTTCCCATCTACCCTTTCTTTGAAACATCCATGAATTTCTCCAACTACTTCAAGCAGCTCCTGCCGTACTTCGGTCGGGACCGTGCCGTCGAAGACGCTCGCGTGGTTCGCAATGAACTGCTCAGCGTTGCCATCCCGTCCTACGAACTGGCGATGGAAGCATTCAAGACCAACGTCACCTCCAAACGTGGCCAGGGCTTTGCCAAGCAATACCGCCTGATGGTCGGCAGCCACAAGAACTCGTTCGTCTTTGACATCCTGGAACGCCTGAAAAAGCTGCCCAAGGTTCTGGACGCCATCGACGCCGAGTTGGCCAAGACGTTCGACAACAAGGTCGTCACCATCGCTCTGGACGTGCGCAAGGCCAACGTGCTGCGCGCTCTCGAGTGCGTCGGCTTTGTGAGCAAGTTCTCGATCAGTCTGCTCAACGTGATCTACGTTGACGAGACCTCTGACATGGGTAAGACCCAACCGCATTCGAGCGACGTCCAACAAGGCGAGTACGCCCGCATCGAACGCTTCTTCATCGACTTTTGCTCTTTGCTCAAGAGCCTGACCGATGTGAAGGACCCTGCCAAGTCGTTTGCTGACATCCCTGATGTTCAAGCTGACGGCGTGGAACAACTGCGCGACGTCTTTGACGACAGCCGCATTGATCCCATGCAACTCTTTACCCGGACCAACTTCCGCGGTAACCCCATCTACTTCGTTCGCTCCGTGATGGTCGACTGGCAGATGGATCGCTTCAAGCACACCCAAGAGCAAAAGAAGCTGTTGGAGCTGCGTCTGCTGCACCTGCAACGCCGCAAGCAAAACAACCCCGACGCCGGCATCGAGCGCGACATCGAAATCACGTCTTCGCGCGTGGCTTCGCTCGCTGAGACGCTGCGCAAGTACGAGGAGAGTTTCGCATGAAAGTGGTCGTCGCTTACCCCAATGGCTTCGTGGGCTACTCGGTAGGCTGGCCTATTCGTCAGTACTCCGCTGACATGGAAGAGAAACTCGCAGCGATGCGTTTTTCCAAAGTGACCGCTCCCAAAGAAAAGAGCGTGATCTCCAACCCCATCGTCGAGAACCTGTTCTCGCAGTGGCGTTCCATGTCCCGGCGTGGTACGGACGTCGACTTCGTGTCGGACGTGATTGCTGCGGCAGCTCAAGCATTTGGCACCACCGATATCTACGAGTGGTGTTTCATGCAGACCAAGAGCCCGTACTTCACGGCCGACCATCGTCAGTTCTTGAACGATACGTTCGAGTTCATTGAGACGGGTCGTCGCAAGTTCAGCCACGCCACTTGGAACAAGGTGTTGCGCGTTCGCATGGTCAATCCTCAGGATGCCCTGCAGCCGTACAACTACCAGGAATTCTTCCGCATCAGCGCTCCGCTGCAATACAAGCCATCTTCGCACATCTACACGTTGATTGAGCGCTGGCTTGCTCAACCGGGTGGGTTTGATGACATGCTCCAAACCCTGCACATCCTCTTTGGTGAGCACGAGTAATTCGTCACGCCTTCATTCAGAAAACGGAAATTCTCATGAATCCATTGCTCAAACAAATCCTGGCTGGCGTTATGGTGCCCGCCAAGGAGAACTTGATCGATCAAGCCGCCCAAGCCAACCAGACAGCGGGCACTACCGATCCTGAACAAGTTCAAAAGAACGTCGACTTCCAAGCGGAAATCGATCGTCTCAAAGAACTCCAAGGCGACAATAGCGACGGCGGTACATCCACCGATCCTGTTGAAGGAAACCCTGACGACGCAGCTGGCGGTGACGACGGTTCTCAACCGAGTCCTGACACTACCGGCGGCGGCGCTGGTGGTACTGACGGTGGTACCGAAGGCGGCGAAGGCGGTGACAACGGCGACCCCGACAACACCGACCCCGAACAAGATCCAGAACAAGAGCCCGAAGAAGATCCCGGCAACGGCGATGTTCCCGAAGAAGCAGAAGCTTCGGCCGACGGTGAAGAAGGCGATCAAGAGCCTGATGAAGACACCGAACCTCCAACGGAAGACGCAGAGATCGCTCAAGAAGCTCTGCGTGTGGCGGTTGAAGCACTGGAGGCTATTGGCCGTGCTCACGAGATGGGTGTTGTGAAACCCCAGCACATCGCGCTGTTCGATCTGGCGATTGAATCGCAATACCTGAACATCGGCATCACTGCCCGTCCTGGTGTCAGTCTCGAGTCCGTCTTGCCTGAAGGCAGCGCTGGCAAGGTCAAGTACGCCGCCGGCAAGGTGGCTGAATTCCTGCGCCAGATCCTGGCCAAGATGAAAGAATACTACACCAAGGTCCTGCGTTGGATTCGTGACTTCTTCCAAGGCTATCGCGAAGCCAATGGCGTGTTCGCCAAGAACACCGAAGGCCTGCTCAAGCGTATCCAATACCTCAAGGGTAAAGAACGTGATCAAGCTGAGATCGACCAACTGGCTGAAAAGAAAGCCATCTCTGGCCGGCGCCTGTCTACCGACGGCAGTGTTCCTACGCTAGATTCCATCGCCAGTGGCATTGCAGCGATGCAGTCCATCGGCAAGGGTATCCGCTACTCGATCACGGAAGAAGAAGCCTACGGTCCTTTGGTGGACTTGGTGTCTGACTTCGACGTGGATGACATGGAAGGCAAACTCGCCAGTACGTCCAACGGCATTCGTCCTGAAACCATGTTCCGCATCGCGGGAACAAGCTCCGTGTTTGAAAACTCGGACCTGTACCGCAGCTCTAGCATCAAGGAATCGAGCTTCACCAACATGGTGGATTTCAGCATTCGCAATCTGTTTGGTCTGTCCAGCTATGTGTGGACTTTGGCCGGTCGTGATGTGAGAAACATCGATTCTGTCGTTCACTTCAACCACGGTTACAAGTTCGGCATCCATACCGAGCGTCGTGACGTGATGGTTCCTCTTCTCACCAACCTTGCAGACTGCGAGAAAGCCATGCAGATGGTGGCTCCTTTGCTCAAGGAACTGCAAGCCATGGGTGAGATGACCAAGGTGATGGAAGCTGTTGAAGCCACCATCATCAAGAACCAGTCCGTGATGAAGAACCTGGTGGACACCCTTGATATGGAAGAAACCTCTAAGATGAAAGTCTTGATGGCTTACTCGACCGGACAGTCGGCTTACACCAACTTGTTCGTCAAGAGCGTGACGCTTCACATGCAAAACCTCGATGCGGTGGTCAAGGCGATTCACACCTGGGTTGCCCAGAGCCTGAACATCATTGCACCTGAAAAGGCCCCAGCGGCCTAAACCATAGGAGGCGTAGGCGATGACCGCCTGCGCCCCCTGATCTCTTTTCACCTGTTTCTTTTCCCTTCTTTTTCTGAGAAAGAATTTCATGAACGCTTCTTTTACCCGGCAACTGCGTGGTGGCCAAGGCGCATTCTCCCGCGAGAACCTGGAAAACGCCGATCTGCCACAACTGCCACCTGAACAAGTCGAACCGGCCCTGGCCGAAACCGACACCGTGGTCGCTGAAGTCGAGACCGAAGTGCCTACCGCTGTCGCGGAACTGGACGAAGGCACCGACGCCATCGCCGAAGCCGAAGGCGATGCCAACACCCTGGAAAACACCGCCCAGATCCTGGAAGACGCGATCGCTGCCGAGCCCGTGAATGACCCGGCCAATCCCGAAGCCGAACCCATTCCTGGCGAAGTGCCTACCGACGTGGAACCCGCCGGTGCTGAAATTGCCGACCTGGCTATCGAAGCCATCTCCAGCAAGTACGCCATGGCTCGCCCTGCCCGCATCAGCGCTGAAAGCTTCGCTTCCGGCGCCGCTCGCGTGGCTACCTACCGCGCCCTGTCGACCGAAGCCTTCGAGAAGGCTGGTGAACTGCGCGCCCGTGCCGTTGAAGGCATCAAGAAGCTGATCGCCTGGTTCAAGGATTTCCTGAAGTCCGTGTTCGACAAGCGCACCAAGCTGGAAAAGCGCATCGCTGCTCTGACCGCCTCGGCCAACTCGCTGACCGGCGAAGTCGCTGCTGACGCCAAGATCAAGGTCGGTGGCTGGGGCGCCGTCGTGGGTGAGGCCGTTGCTACCGATCCCGCTCCTGCTCTGAAGGAACTGGTGAACTTCGTCAACGAATTCGGCCAGATCGCCAAGATCGGTGGCAAGTCCATCGCCGAAACCGGCGACGTGGCTGAAGTGGACCTGAACCCCAAGAAGCTGGCCGGCCTGACCCTGAAGTTCTCCGCCACTGGTGGCAAGTACTCGGTGACCAAGGAACAATCGGGCAAGCCCGAAGCCGTGGAAATGGCACCTCTGAACGACGCCGCCATCAAGGCCGTGCTGCGCGACGCGCACAAGGCTCTGAAGTCGCTGACGCTGGCCGAAGCCAACTTCAACGTCTTGATCAAAGACATGGAAGGCGCCTACGGCACCCTGAAGTCGGCCGTGACTGGCAAGGAAGGCGGCGAGAAGGTTGACCGCTCTGCTGTGATCGCTCGTTACCAAGCTTTCAGCAAGCTGTCGGGTTCCGTGTCAGCTGTGGCTCTGGCTGTGATCGGCAACGCTGTCTCGATGGTCGAGAAGTCGATGGCTGCCCACAAGGCACCCGCCGCCGCTGCTGCTCCTGCACCCGCTGCCGCCTAACCGTTTCTACGGTTAAATAAAAGCAGGCTCTTCGGGGCCTGCTTTTATGCTGTTTGTTTCTTTGTGAATTATGTGCGTAGCAGTTAACACCGCGTGAGAACCATGGTATGGATTTCCTCACCTTTAGTTATACCGACAACTTCTTTCTTTTCTTCCTAGGAAAAACCTGACATGACTTCTTACACCAAACAACTGCGTACCAGCAAGGGCGTGATTGCCGCTCTCTCGCGCGAAAACATCGATCAAGCTCCAGCACCAGTGGCTGATGAGATGACACCCGAAGCAGCGACTGCCGTTCTGGCTGAGCCCGTTGCCCAAGAAATCGAACAAGACGTTCTCGCCCCCGCTGAACAAATCGAGCAAGGCACTGACGCTCTGATGGAAGCAGAAGCCGACGCCGGCCTGCTGGAAAACACCGCCCAGATCCTGGAAGACGCATCCGGTGAAACTGCGGCCGACGTCGATGTGGCGACACCCGAGCTGGCCAACATTACCGTGGAGCGCATCTCTGCCAAGTACGGCATGGCCCGCACTGCCGTCCTGTCCAAGGAAAGCCTGGGCGCTGCTGCTGGTCGCGTTGAATCCACCCGCTTCATCTCCAAGGAAGCTTTCGAGAAAGCTGGTGAACTGCGCAAGCGTGTGAGCGAAGGCGTGGCCAAACTGATCGAGTGGTTCAAGAACCTGATCAAGAACATTTTCGACAAGCGCACCAAACTGGAAAATCGTCTGAACGCAGTGTTGGCCATGACAAAGACCAAAGAGGGCGTTAAAGCCAGCGAAGACGCCACGATCAACGTCACCAGGGACATTGCCGAACTCAATGTTTCTGATGTCAGCGCTTTGATCTATAAATTCAAAAAGGTCGAAGAACTGGCCAAGGAAAACGCAGCTTCCATGCAAGGCATGGAAAACGAAACCCTTGACTTCAATCCCAAGAAACTCGGCGGTGTCACGTTGATCTGCGACATCGTTGACGGCAAAGTCTCGGTTACCAAGCAGACGGAAAAAGGACAGGAGACGTTGAAGAAAGCCGTTCCTACCCTGACTGACGTGACCGAAGCTGCCAAGATGGGCCTGACCATCCTGAAAGATCTGAAAACAGCCGAAGCATCGTGTGAAAAGATCGTTGCCGAAATGGGTAGCGCTACACAAAAACTCAAAGCCCTGGTCACCGGTGAAGACAATGGTGCTGGGGCAACACGTGGTAACATTCTGGCACGTTACCAAGGTGTCACCACTCTGGCAGGCGCGTTGAGCGCCGTCACACTGAAAGTGGTCGCTGACCTCAGCACTATGTGCGAGCAAAGTTTGGCTGCTTACTAAACACTGCCATCGCATAAAGCACTGCAAGGGTGGTAACCCTTGTGAGTTCCTGCAACGGGAGGAGAGGCTGCAAGGCCTCTCCTTTTATGCCGTCAAACACTCTATCATGTGCTGGGTCCCTTTGTTGAGTGACTTGTTCTTTTTACCTCTTAAGGAGTTTTACGCATGAAAGCGTCCGCTATCGTTACGGTCGCAAGCAATGTGCTTGTACCGTATATCCTGCTTGCCTTAGGTTGGCAGGCTTTCTCTTTCCTTCAAGCAAACAACTGGTTGTATTACGCAGCGTTTGCCGTCTTGGCGTGGATCGTTCTGTGGAACGCTACCCCGCACTACCTGGTGTGGAAACGCAAGGACATGCCCACTGCTCTCAAGCGGAAAGCTTCTTTGAGCTTCCTTGAATCAGCGCTACGGGGCGCGGTTGTCATGCCGTTCAGCATGAGCGCATTCTTCGTTGTACCCATCGTTCTTTTGTTCGTCAAGGAAAAGGACAACAAACTACCCGGTATCTTTGATCTACTCTACGGTGACGTCAACGGCATCCACGGTGACAGTGTCTTTTGGGTTTGGAATCCTGAGATCGGTGAAGAGATTCGCATCGAACTACCGCAGACCCTGGACATCGAAACGGAACAACGCAACCGTTTCATTGAAGTGAACTACTTCTTGGAAGGTGTCTGGCAACGCACGTGGGCATCCCGTGTTGTGTGGTTGCTTCGCAATCGCTCGACCAAGCTCAGCGAGAAGATGGGCGTTCGCATTGCCAACTACCGTGAATGGAAGTACTGGGGTCCTCTCAAGCCTATCGATCGTCTGGCTACCGGTAGCTATGTGATGCAGATGGGTAAACACTTCGAGGTGTACCAGATCGTGTCCTTGGGCAAGTGGTTTGGCAAGTTCCCCATGATCTGTCGCCAGCGTTACGGCTACAAACTGGGCAATCAGATGGGTCCATTCATCACTACCCACGAAATGGCTCGCAAGACCAGCTCGGAAGTGATCAACATCGCTTACACCATCAAGGGTGACAAGGGACCATCGAGCCAGGCCTTTCCGTTGAACCCTCTGGTTGAAAACGAAGACGGTAGCGTGAGCCTGGCTCTCGACTTGATCGATCAGAAGACAGGACGGCCTCTCTGAGGCTCTTTCAATGCAAAGGTAAGGCAACCCCTTACGTCAGTTCTTAAAATAGCTTGTAGGGGCATTTAAGCCCTTTTAAAAGCAATCGTCATAGAGCCAGGGTTACAACCCTGGCTCTTATGCTGTCTTCCTAATTACGTCGAACGATTTTGCGTTCTTGAAATCGTGTGTAACGATCGCTAAAGCTATCGACTAAGAAAGAGATTTTCCATTATGCCTATTGTCAGTATCCCTCTTTTGGATGTGGATCAAACTATCACGCGTCCAGCTGTTCTTGACGTAGTTCGTCAAGTCAAAGACATCACGGGAATACCACAAGCCACTCCAGTTGTCTACATCGGTCAGGGTGAGAGCCGTCATCAGTTCGGTTCTACCGCGGGATCGCAAGAAGACACCACCAAAATCAACTCCACCCAAATGGTCACCATTGAAGTGGACGAGCGCTACGACGAGGGGTTCTTCACTGCAAACGCGGGACACCGCCCTGAGCAGCATCCTGATTTCATTGATCCGCACCTTGGGGTTATCGTCAAACCCATCTATGCCGTCAGTGAGTTCGATGTGAACTTCGTATATCGGACACCTTCTCGCTCGGAAGCTATTCGCTGGCGCAACGATGCCCAGTTCAAGGCTTCCCAGATGCGTGACGTGAACATGCACGAGCTCACGTACTACTACCTGATCCCCAACGCTTGCATCAACTTGCTCCAGCACATTCACGAGCTGCGTGAAAAGCAAGCACCCTACGGCGATACGTTCGAAGAATACGTGCGTGAGCGAATGACCACCCGCTCTACGGACGCCGTGGACATGACAGGTACTCACATGCGTCTTGTCATCCGTGAAACACAGATGCGGGTTCAGGGTGTGTTTGACTTCCAAGCACAACCTGAAAAGCAAGAGAAGAATGCTGACAATGGTGGTTGGGAAGTACGGTTTACGTACAAGTTCAGCTTCAGCAAGCCCGTTGCTTCTTCGGTGCAGTATCCGATCATCGTTCACAACCAACTGATCGACGATAAGTTCATTCCCCAAACACCTGTTGACCACGAACGCATTCAAGCACGCGCAGCCCTTTCGACGAATGCACTGCATTACTTCGAAGCCCACCGGATGCAGGCATCCATCGTTGGTGAGAAGACCCTCAAGTTTTTCCCGGCTATCGATGAGTGGCAGCCTCGACAGCTCGCGCCCGATACCCGACCCTACCTGTCTGTGTTGCTGGAAATCGATCCTGCCAACGACCGCTTCTTGGTCAACCTCGCGGACCTTGGTGATTACATCATCGATCCAGAGATCCTTGACTTCATCCGTGCGGGCGAGCATTTCTTTTTGAACAAGCTGCATTCTTCTTTGATGCAGGTGAGCCTGTACCGCAACGAGCAATTGGTCCGCCATGACCGGTTCTCTATCGGTGCCGATCTGAACGTCACACTGCTTGAACCCTCGGATCTTCGCTGCACGTACCGGTTGATTCTTTCGTTTTGCTCCGACATCACGAAAGTGGATTACCGTGCTGTGCGTCGGACCAAGCCGTATCCAAACGTCATGCAAAAGCTGGTCCGTATGGCTCGTGCTAACCGCGGACAAATCCGTCGTCTGCTGCCGTACTTGGACATCGAGCATTTGTTCATGGATCTTCCCAACACTGGCTTTAGCCGGCAAGAGATCATTGACTCCATTGTGTCGATGAAAACGGTCATGAACTACCACGCAGAAGCCTCACGCAAAGACGTGAGTACCACCACGGTAAGCGCAAGGTTCGAAGAACCCAAGCTGGGACCGCCGCAGATCATCCAACCTTAACTCATTCACCCCCATGCCCGTTATCACGAAAAAGCCCTCTGCACCTGCCGAGGTGCGGCCATCTATACCTGCGGTGGCCAGTCCACCGGCCAAGCCGGTTATTGTGGATACCTTGCAAAAGCCTCGCAGTACGCTAGGTGCGTATGTGGAAGGTGCTGTTTACACGGTCGACTACTACAGCCAGGTCCTCACGGAAGACAGTGCTCTTTACGCACACGACCCAAGCGCCAGTGCTATCAACCAAACTTTCAAGAAGATCAGCCGTCTTGAGATCCGTTTGACAGAAGGGTTGACCAGTCAACAAGACGAGCAAGAAAAGACATTCACAGTTCGCGGGTCTGGTCATATCACACACGGCGTGATCCCTAACGCTGGTGACATGTTCGCTGCTGACGTCGGTGATGGTCGGGAAGGTATCTTCCAAGTCAACACCAGTGAAAAACGGTCTATCTTCAAAGACTCTGTTTATTACGTTCAGTTCCAATTGCTTTACTTCTCCAAGGACAACGCAGTCAAGCGTGCCGATCTGGAAAACAAAGCAGTTGCGAAGTACCACTACATCCGTGACTTTGCCCGCTGGGGTCAAAACCCCGTGGTGTCCGACGGTCGTTACAAGAGCTTGCAAGAACTGCAGGTTCTCTACACCCAGATGGTCAACCACTACTTTGAATGGTTCTACTCGCGTGACCGCGGAACCTTCCTTGTCCCAGGTCAATCGGGTAGCGTGTACGATCCGAACATCGTCGCGGCGATGCACGCCATCGTTCCTGTGCGGGACTTTCCCGACATTCAAAAAGTGCGCCACTGGAGCACCCAAGACGACAACCTGCTCAAGCAGCCTAACTTGCTGACGGCTTTGCTCAAGCGTGATGACAAACTCCTCATCATTGCCAATCGCAAGATGGGAACAGTCAACGTTGGTGCTTTCACCAACTACGCCCCTATGCGTTCTATCCGGTACTCCGGCATGGACCGGATCGTCTACCCGATCTTGCAAAACGGCAGCATCGACCATTCTCGCAACGGGATGGATCGCGCTGCTGTTCCTGAGCCTCTTGCCGACGTCCCGTCTTTGTACGGACACCTTGAAGCGATGGGTCGCACCGAGAAGCCTGCGATGGCTGTTGATATCCCTGAGATCCATCCGGTTCTCATTGATGACAACTACATCCTGTCCGGTGCGTTCTACACGAACTCCACAGGTGTGAGTCTGCTGGAGAAACTCACTCGTGACTACCTGGAAGGTGAGGGAATTAATCCTGAACACCTGCATTATCTGGCTAGCAATTATTTCGCGTGGGGTGGTCTGGAGCGTTTTTACTACATTCCAATTTTGATCATTCTCACGCAGTCCCTTTTGCGTGATTCGATATGACTGAAAAACTCGGAACAGATCACTATATCTTCGTTCCTCTCTTCCAAGTGACGGTTCCTCAGGAAGCTTTGCGTACCGAAGAAGAGGTTCGTATCCTGGGTACACCCACCACCATGAACAAACGCTACGACGCTCAGTTGAGTCGTCAACGTACAACTACGTTCATGAACATCGCTAAGATGGCAACTCTCAGTCACAAAGGCTGGGGGGTTGCTATCGTTAAACACAGCGATTGCAAAACGATCTACGAATACATCCAGAACCACCTGGATGCATGGGCGAACTTGCTCGGTCACACCATCCATCGCCCCAAGGCTCCCTACGAGGACTTGTTCATTCTGGATCAGTTCGCGCAGCAGGTCTTCCAGCACGCCCGCTGGCAGTACAGCAATCCGGAAAACGTGCAAAACGCATTCATGCGTCAGATCGACAGCCTGGGATTGCTCGGCGAGTTCAGTGTGTTCCAGCCGTCCATCATTTCTCGCACACGCCAGGAAACCGTGGAAAAGCCCGAGGAGACCGAAGGCATGAAACGCGAGCCTTTGACGGAGTTCTTCCTGCGCAGCCAGCTTGGTAAGAAGAAGTAACCATGACGTTCAAAGAAACGCCGTTAGCTCCTTTGGCTGAAGAGATCATCTTCAGCGGTGGGACGTCAGGAGCCTATACCTGGACTTTCGAGTTCAAGCTCCAAGAAGATGCCCCACCGGACCTCACCGACACCGACATCGCGGTTACCGATCGAGAGCAAAACGGTTACTACCGACCTCTCAAAGTAACCAACATTGATTTCATCAAGGACTTTGAAAAAGCAGCTTCTGAACACGTTAACTGTTCGGTGCTGGTTGCTACCGGCATGTGGTTGAAAGTGATTCAGCCCAGCCGTAAACAACTCCTTGTGCATATCACTCGCCAAAAGCTCAAACGGGTAGAAGGTGAGACAGATGAGGAAGAAGAAACAAAAGTCTTCATCTACAAAGCACTGATCAAACTCGATGAGTCCCAAGACTCTGACAGTAACACGTCTTCGGAACTCACACGCAAAGAACTTGACATGCGTGGGTTCGTAACACTCGATCTCGATCTTATCGATCGGGCTGTTGAACAAGCCCGCAACATCGCTATCGGCGGTGTCTGGAGAAAGACAACCTCGCAGAAAGTCATCCAGTCCATCTTGATGAAAGAATGCGAAAACATCGAAGTCGATGGCGAGAAAGCCGTCCTCGGTGTGGAGTTTGCCAAAGGCTACTCCGAGGAAGTCAAAGAGCATGTGATCATCGAGCAAGGCCTTCCCTTGCTTAACGTAGCGCACCACATCCATGCCAACGTATCAGGTGTGTGGCCTACCGGCATCAACTGCTACTTCCACGAAGGTTACTGGTACGTCTTTCCACTCTACGACACCAGTCGTTTTGATGACGAGACCAAAACACTGACCATCGTGAGGATACCGGACAAGGTCTACCAAAGCCCTGAGAACACATTCATCAATGACGCTGGAAGAGTAAAGCTGGTTGCTACCTCCAACAGCAGTGTTTTGGATGCAACCCATTTGCGTTACATGACACAAGGCGATGGTGTTCGCTTCGCAGATGCCGAAGCCATGATGAGTGATTGGGTTGAGACATCAGACAACAAAGCCAAAGCAGTGCGTTCCAAGACGAACTCTGAGCTGCGCATTGATGATAAGTCCACACCCGATCATCACACCAAGCTTAGCAAAGACCGTATTTCCTCCAACCCTCTGCTGGAGTACAGTCGTCTTGCAGGGCGTAAAGGCAAGATCCTTGCGTTTGCTTGGGAGAATGCCGACCACACCTTGCTTCATCCCGGGATGATGTGCAAGATCCTCTACAACGCCAAAGATGACGTTGCTGAGCTCGAAGGAGTTTTGCTCAACGCTCAGGCCTCCATCCAGTTGTTTGGACAAGGCCTTACCGCTGACTCCTACAGAACAACTTGCATGTTGTTTATTTTCTGTAACGTTGGTGAGGAGACTGAACAATGACCGTACAAGACAAACCAACTACCTTTCTGTCGTGCACGGGTGTAGATGGTCAGCGCGTGGAAGAAACAACGACTCAAAGATTCGAAGTCCTGCCTGCGGGTGTATACCGTAAAGCAGGCTACGACGAGTTGGTAAGGCTTTCTTACCAAACCAAGAGTCGTGTCTACTTTTATCGTGAGGGTGCTGTTGAAGTCGACTCACTAGCCACGCAAATCTTCATGAAAATCTATAAGCCTTGGACCCCCGATTAACGCTCAGAAAGCGAAAACCTCAGAATGACGATCCTTAACCTCACCGTTCTCGACATTAGCAAACCCGCTAAAGAAGTCCTGATCGATAAGCTCAACGCAGCCAACAGCCTGAACCTGCAGCCCAATGACTTCGTGATGGGTGCCCCTGAAGTTCAGGTCAACCCCAACTACGACACCAAGATCGTTTTGGCGCCAACGACATCGAGTCAGTGGTATGAATCCTTGAGCATTTTCTACAAACGCATCAAGCTCCAAGAAGTCTTCGAAGTGAACCTCAAGGCGTTCACGACGGGGGTGGAAACCACGCTGGAGGAAATCCTTCCACTCATCAACGCAACGTACGGCATCTACCTCACACCGGATGATGTTGAACCTGCAACGATCGTGTTTTCCAATCCAGCAGTGCTCACCAGCGGTGGCACTGTCTCCGTTGTGGCAAAGACAACGTCTCCTCTCTTCCAGGGCAACAAGACCATCCAAATCAACGTGACAAACGTTGAAGGTCCTGCGATCTACGAAGACAACCAAACCTACTTCGCCGTGGTGAGTGACACAGGTGTCGACTCCGTCAAGGCTTTCAACAGCTTGGGTCTGCAACTCGACACGTTCAACTACCTGGACAACAGTGTTCTGCATTCTTCTTTGATCAAGAAGATGGTCCACTGGCCTAACAACGACATCATGGTCATCGGTGATTTCGATTACTCGCACACCGACTCCTTCAACGTCACAACCCGCTACCAGCACAAGCTGGTTCGCATGAACAGTCGCGGCCGTTTGAATGGTGTCTCTGCGGCCAGTCGCTTCGGTGTTGAATTCAACCTTCGTTACTATCCGGATGCCAAGAACGGTTTCGTGTATGTCCTGGACGCCACCAACCAGATCGGCGGCAATCTCCACGGCTTGCACCGCTATCTGGAAGACGGCACGTACGACAACGCATTTGCGGCTGCAGCCGTTACAGCGGCACCTTCGATCATCCTTGACATGACGACCGATGAAGACGGCAACATCTTCATTGCCTACGGTGACGCTGGCAACATCAAAGTCAAGAAACTGCTTCCCACCGGAGCCGATGACGTCACTCCAGAAGTCACCATCGACCTGGCCATGGAAAGCGCCGATGTTGCGGACATGGCCGCTTCCGTGGACGGTATCTTCGTTCGGTTGAAGATGCCTGCCAATCGCACCAAGCAAAACGTGATCACACTCAACGGTGTTGAGCTGTGGGACCCGGATGTTGTTTCGTCGGAAGGCCGCTGGATCGAGATCTTGAAGATCAATCTGGACATGACGCCTGACATGGACTTCAATCCATACCACAATGACCGCGGAGCCAACGCTCTGGGTATCGCCGATCAATCGGGCTACAACGTCGCCAACAGCCTGTGCCCTATCTCAGGCTTCATCTCTTACGTTGCACTGACTGTGTCGCCTCTGACGGGCTTTGAACGCCCTTGCACGGTATCCTTGGCGGCTGCTGATGCCCGCCACCAAGGTATCACCGGTCATTACTACGATGACCTGCATTGGGACCGCATCGAAGGTACAGCACCCAACGCAACCAATGAAGCGATGGTGTGGGGAACTTACCGACCCTTGAGCCAGTCCGGCTTCAGCGCAGCTGAGTCCATCATCGCTCTGTACTCTCGCGGTGGTGACATGCCTCAGGTCGTTGTTGAACTCAACGGCTCTACCATCAAGGATGTGATCGCAGTATCCGAGGACAATCCGAATGTCACCCCGTGACAAGTTCTTGGAGATGCTTAGCTCGCTCTCCAATACCCCCATCAACGAAGATCTTTTTATCGTCTCACCACCTATCACGGTAGACGGTATCAAGACTACCGTCTCCGTAACACCGGTTAGCAAGTCTAACCTGTACGGAGCACGGGTTGTTGATTACACCCGCTTTGATCTTTCTTCTTTGGGGGGAGTCTCCCTCAAAAGCAATGATGAAGACTACTCCCACGAGTTGGTAGAACGACTGGTACGGTACAACTTGTTTAAGTACCGTATCAAAGATAACCGACAACCCAACGCAACCAAGACGCGTTTTCTGACGCTCAGCAAAAACGACGTTGAATCTGCCGTGCTCCCTCGTGTGTTCAGCACACCTGTAACTGTCGCATTACGCGCAGCAGCCGCCAGTGACTTCTTTGTAGGTTCGTTGTCCGTAACCCTGCTGCCCAGCATTTAATCGAGTCTCGCCAATCGTTTGGCGAGCTCTGCAATCAACTCTTTTAACCCCAGTCAACTGACATGCCCGTACCAGATATCAAAACCAAGTTCTTCGCTGTCGTCAACAAGCACCTGTCTGACAACAGCAAGCCCACCATCGATCCCGACGATTTCGTCGTGAACGTTCCGCAGGTCTACACCGGCTCTGCCTACAACCGCAACACCCGCCTGGTTCTGGATGCTCCTTTGGACTCCACCAGCGTCGGCCGCACCACGATCTACTACGATCGCATCAACTTGGCAACCATCACCGGTCTGCAAGTTGAAAAGGGTGCGTTCACAACGCTGCATGCGCTCCTGCCTTCCATCAATGAACTGATGGGTGTGGAGTTCTTGCCGGCCGACGTCGTTGACATCACACTGCCCGCCAGCGGCACGTTCGAGATGGCTGCAACGTCGTCCAACCTGATCTACTCGGGCGCCATGACGCTCACGCTGATCATCTAACGCATCGACGGCATAAAGCGAGCCTCCCGGGAAGGGAGGCTCGTATGTCGTTTCAGTAACCGCGTTTGTGAGTTTATCCATGTCTCTTTCTGAAATTGAAATTCTTTTGCTAGCCGCCATTGGTGTCTTCATCTTGTATCTTGCTTACGAGCGGTACCGACTACGTCACTACTACATCAAAACTGGAGATCTGCCGGACGGCATGGTTGTTAGCTCCTTTTGTAAGGGCGGCCAACTCTACCACATCGTCTCTGATGGCGAAGGTTATTCTCGCCCAATGAAGTCTATGATCGCTGGTGCGTGTTTCGACGGAGAACTGAAATGAAAAAATTCATCATTTTCCTCGGCCTGTTTCTGCTCACCAGTCTGGTTAATGCTCAGTGGTCGGCGATCAAGGTTATTAATCACAAACCGGTGATAATTATCGAGAAAACGTCAGAATGTTTGTCGACTGACCAAGCTTCTGATGGACCTATGGCGCACCTGGTCAAGATACGTTCAAACACCACACAACCTTGTACGTCTAACGTTTACAGGTATATCGTCAAAGACGGAGCCGGCACGATGTACATTGTGACACAGCATGAGGGTGTCATCACAGGGTACTTGCGGTACACGCTTTTGTTCCTGGAAGACAACACAGTTCGTTTGATAAAAGGTTGACATGGGTTCATTGTTGGATATCTTGCAGTTCTTTCACTTGTTGGGTACCGAACCCAACATACCTGTCTCGGTATTTATACCGATGATCGCAGTGATAGGCTGCTTGGCTGGGTTGTGCTTTTACTTCTTCGTGAGGTACCACAACGCCAAAGTAGAGAATAACTACGTTCGTCATACCAAACACCAACATACGGAAGCAGGGTCTTTGCTCAAGACCTATTGCTTGAATGGCGACCTGTTTGGGATGTATGCTGATGGCAAAGGCGATTCGTACGAACTGATCATTCAGAACCAATGCGCCGGTTGTGCTTTTCCATCCCAGACAGACAGCTCGCTTTATATGGCGAGAGATGTTTCAACAAAACAGCCTTCCGCTACCACACACCCACTAAGACGTGCTAAGGACGCACCAGCTCGCAGAAGTGCAACTAGTGATGAGGATAACTCGTTACAAATGCAAAGCAGTTTGACACTCCATCAATCCATGGCGTTAGCTTCCCAGGTCTCGCAAGACACATGCACATCCTCAACCGACAGTTCAGGCTCAGATGCGTCCTGTAGTTGTGCCGGTGACTAAATCGATACCAAAAAATCTCAGCGATATATGCTAGAGTTGAGGTACAAGAGTTATCTAGCCTTGTAACCTCTTCACTAACTATCTAACGGAGAATCCGACAATGAGCGAAATCAAAACATACAACGACATTGCCTTTGACATTTTGCGCCTGCGCAAGCAGATGCAAGATGAGTTGCAAAGTCGTTGCCGTGTGGTGATGAACAAGCTAGATATGGCCGTGGATGCCGGTCAGGTGAAACCTTCTCGTGAGGTGGCGCTGTGTAAGAGCATTTGGGATGAGTTCAACGCCATCCCTGTCACGATTCGCAATACCTGCGATCCTGACATTTCTTCTGAGTTGACCACGCTGATCGAAACAGCTGGTTATATCCCTAACTTCAAGGTTTGGGAAATGCGTTAACGGCATACAAGCAAGGAAGGTGAAAACCTTCCTTGCTTTATGTCCTCTTTATTTTTGCTTTGCTTTTTAAGGAGCATTCCTTTGAAACTGAAAACAGACGAATTTTTGCGTGAAGGCGGCAACCGCAAAATGGAACGCGCGGTTTCTGCCCTGGTCGAGAAGTACCCTGAAGCACTCGACATCCTCGTTAAACATGTCCGTGAGAACTATGTTCCCGATCACGCCTTCGTGAGTAACCAAGTGGTGGAGATGTGGCACAAAGACGTCGGCATTCATGCCTTGGTCGCTGAACTCACAGGCAAGTACTCTGATGCTGAGAACGAGATCCAGTTCTTGACCCACTTCTTCAGTTACGCTCCATTGGTGTTGACAGCGTCCATCGCACTGCGTTTTGACAAGATTCATCCCAAAGACTTTTTCTTGGTGTGCGACCGTACTCGCAACATGGGTGGCCCTGAAGCAACCTCACTGGCTATTGCCCGAATGATGGTTGAACGGTTAATCGGTCAACGAGGTGTCTACAACACTTCACTAGAACCTATCATGCATCACACCTCGATGGGTTTTCGACGGCAAGCGTTCACGTCAGATGACGGTCCTCCCACGTACGATCATCATGATCTCGTCGCGGCTTATAACCACTTCTATCTTTTTACTTCCCACACTTCCCATGAAGAACTTCCAACAAACCCCCAAAGCCAAGCGTTTGTCAATGGCAAGTCAGAAAGCAGCTCTGGCTCATAGCGTCTCTATGGTGTTTCAACCACGGGAGGCGTGGTCCACCAAACAAAAGCTCGGTGGTGTGGCGCTATCCGTGCTTGATGACAAGCAACTGCATCCGAGTCGGCGTCGCAGTTACGCTTTCGATTACGGCATGTGCTTTGCTTTGCCGCGCGAAGCCCGTCGCCCTTACTAACACTAACACACAGAAATAAAAGACTTATGTCTACCCCAGCCTACCTTCGTAATCCCATTTACCTCTCGCTCCGTCCTGACCACGCCAGAACCCTTGCCACCGTTATTTCTGACAACGGCAAGGTGGCCATGACTGGTGATTTTCGGTTCATGGAAAAACCATTGCTGCGTAAGGTGGTGAAGCTTCAGCGCGCAGGCACTAACGAACACGTGTTCTTTTACCACATTATCGTGGAAGAGCCGGGCACTCGTTACAAGGCAAGCTACGAGATGATCTCCACGGAGAAGCTCGGCTCCTTCCTGCGCTACCGCGGTATGCGTCCCCGGCTGTTTACGCACTTCGGCTTGGTACCCCCAGAAGAAGTGAAGAACAGTTGCCGTGACGTGTCTAACTTCCTTCAACTGCTCGAAGAAATTAACAGCGGTTACCCGCTCTGAAAGAAAATCATGAAGAAATCACGTTACAACGAGATCATTGCTCGCAAGCAAACCAAACTCCAGCAACGTCGCAACAAGCGTTACGCTGGAAACCATGCTCTTTCTTCCGACGTATTTTTGCAAGCGAAAGCGTCACTGGAAAACATGGTGAACGCACATAACTGCTTCCTGAGCACGGACGGTCTCTCTGTGTTCGGGGATGCGTACCCCGCTGAAAACTTCAAAACGCAAGGCATGAAGAAAACCGCCGAACTACTCGATGCTCCTTACAAGAGCAGAAAGTATGTTCGCGGTGCACGGCTCACTCGCGCTGAGCGCAAACAGGCAGTACACGCGGTCATGCACGAGACACGGATCTACAACATCGTCATCACGCGCAAACAGGTTGGCGAGATCATTAAAGCCTTTTGCCCCTGCAAGCCACGACGTACAAAACTGCAAGAGCCAATCTTCCCTAGTCTGTGCCGTAAACCTCGTTGGGTAAACGACATGGCCGAGTTGGTCCTTACGTACGTCCAGTTTGGTTCTGGTTACCCTACATGGTCGTACTACACAAGTGGCCGCATTTTTAAGTATGAAGGAATGCCTTCATTTATCGAAAAAAGGCTGAAGGCCTTTGTGAACACGTTCTCTAAGTCGCTCGATTGGGACGAAGGTGAATTCGATAAAGATCCAAGTGCTTCGCGTGCAGAGATTTTGAAACATGCTGAAGCTGCTGTACCGACTCTCCAGCGCATGCTGCGTTATGATGATTTGGAACAAGGACCGTATTTGAGAGCGCCGGTCGGAGCGTTGGATGTTGAATCTGCCGCTCGTTTTTCTGCACCTGTTAGCGAGGGATTCCTGCCAGACAGACTCGACTGACTCACTCAAGCATCTCAATCACAGGGCTAAATCATGAAAAACCAAGCGTTCTACGCACGGCTGCGAAATGCACGCAGCTTCCTTCGTTTCTGTCAAGATACCCACAGTGAACTGAGCGTCCTCAAAAAAGATGGTACAGTCACGCCTTTCAACGCAGGTGCTGTGGCTTCTTGGAACAAGTGGGCTCAGACAGGTACTTTCAAAACCACCGGCAAAGCGCTCACAAGGCGCGAACGCAAGCGTTTGGCAAGGCGTCTGTACAGCACCAGGTCGTACCTATACCCCGACATCACTCGTTCCAATGCATTCGCACTCACAAAGAGCGCGTACCCAAGGAAGGCTGTGACTATCCACCATAGCGCGCTTTGCAAGTCATTGCGTAACTGTCTGCCGTACTGGTTGACGACAGGCGTGATAGTGAGCAACCTGGTGATGAACAATGACCGGATCAAGAGAAAGACCATCTCGAATAAAGGGTGGGTCCCTTTCCCTGGTTGGTGGTGTGGTGATAGGACTCTCGCGTCTGAACTCAGAGCTTCTGAATACGCGCCGGATAACGGTAGCAAGGTCTACCTATCGGGCGTCACAGCTGACCAGACAGCTGAAGTGCCAACCTATCATCCAGTGGCTGGTCCTGAGACGACGAAACTCAAAGTCAATCTCGAGGACCCGGACTCAGTTGCTGAAGGCGTTCGTATTGCGAAGCGTTCTCTTCGTCGCCTTTGATCCTAAAAAATCTCAGCGATATATACCAGTTGTGAGATTGAAGGAAGTATCATCTTCCTTCTCTCACTTTAACCAACCCATCTACGGAGTATCCGAACCATGAACGCAACTCAAATCCCTTTCTCGATTCCTAACGTTACTGCTCGCAAGCTGATCGAAAGCTTTCAGCGTTTACAGTTGACTCGTGCCCCGGCTACTGGATCTGCACGCATTCTCTCGTTTGAAGTTAACTGTAAACAAAAAGACGGCCGTGAAGCCGTGGCCGTAACCATCAAGCTCAGCTACCTTGGTGACGATCCAATCAACTACATCTACGAAGGCCACTTCGTAAACGACGATGCGGTTGTTCAGTACGGCTCTTATGTCGGTGATGAGCGTAACTTCCGCTGCGGTGACATCGGTTTGTTCACCGAAGCCGTGATTACCGGAACCGTTTAACCACTTCCACTTTTAAGGAGTATCCTCATGAAGTTCTTTTTTATCCCCACTGCCGTCGTCGAAACACACAGCCATTTCATCGATGAATTTACAAACGGCAATGATCCACTGTCCTTCGAATGTGCAAGTCGCGCAATCGGTAAAAAGAACGGTGTCACGGCAGAAATGCTGATGTTCGTAGTGAATGATGACACCACTTTCGTTGGTGTCATCTATCGCCTGCAAAGCGATACCGATGTTTCCATCATCGCTTTCAGCGACGACGCCGATGAGAAGCAAATTTTCGCCGGCATGCGTAACGACCCCATTGTTACCGAAGCTACCGAAGAGCAGTTCAACGCAATGAAGAACAAGGCTCTGGCCACCATCATGGATCTTTGATCCAGTCCCATCAATTCACTCTGTTTCCAAACCTAAGGAGTTTCCTACCATGAAAAACATTCGCTTCAATCGCAAATCACGCAAGACAGCCGCTAACGCTAATGCCAGTTATAAAGCCGGTTACAAAGCCGGCTGGGAAGCTTGTCACGATGCTTTCACAGCGTCCATGCGGAAGACCATGGATAGTACAAATCAGCGCGTCGAAGAAAATAGTATCTTCTACGATCGCTTGGTTGAGCATCGTCAAAACGCTAAGGGTGGCTAACAGTAGTCACTTCTCGTAACACCCATTTTTCAATTTAAGGAGTATCCTCATCATGTCCAAGACCCAAGTTTACAACTACCTGCAAATCGCCGCCATCCTGATGGTGGCTCTTATGGCGTACATGTTCAATGCTGACAACAAAGTGAACCTGCAGACCTCCATCGTCCTGGAAGCAATCATCCTCACCATCACCTTGGTGTGGCGCATTGCTTTCAGTGAAGAAATCAAAGAAGGCGCTTAAAACCGCCTGACAGCATATACCTCCAAGCGTGCAAGCTGCCTTCGGGTGGCTTGCACGCTTTGTATGTTGCTGGTTTCTTTTTTCTGTCTTATTGAACCCATGTGTGTAGGTGCGAACTAAAATCGCATTCCAAAAATCTTGACTCATACATCATCGTAGCGGAGCTACTGAGCGTGAGTTTCGTTTATTCTTTTTTTTTGGTGTTTTCTCATGACTCAGTACATCATTGTCGAGGGCCCTGACTGCGTAGGCAAAGGTTATTTCATCGATCAGTTCAAACAGTTCATGAAACGGCCTTTGAATACCCCGTTCGATGAAACAGATCTGGAAACACGTGATCCTGATTTGTTCGAAACCCTCAAAGAAGCCCGTTGGGTCGCTGAATCCGGCCAGACGACCGGTGTCTTTCAGACGATGGAAGAAGCAACGCGCTTCATCAAGGATACGACTACGTTTATCCCCGTAACACAACCACTCAGCATGGCTGTGGCGGAGATCCCCAACGCCACCCCTGAGAACAAAGAGTTCTCACGCAAGATCCACGCAGGCGAGATGACCCAGGACCAGATCGCAGAAGAATACCTGCAGGTGATCTACGATCATTTCAACTATGCCAAGTTGTTGGGCCAAACGCACGACATCGTTCTGATGGATCGCTCACTGCCGTCCTACTACGCCTACCAGATCGCAACTATGGGTTACGCCGACAAGCTTCCTTACTGGGAACAGCTGCATGAAATGATGACCGGTGAAGTTAACTTCATCGTCATCCATCTGGACGCTCCGGTGGAAGTCCTTGCTGAGCGCAAAGCCAAAAAGAAAGGCGTCTCTGTTCTGGACGAGATCTTCTTTGAACGCATCGACAAGATCCGCGCCGGCTATGCTGAGTGCTACGCCCGCAAGTACTTCCCGCACCAAATCAAAGTGGACGCCACTGTCACAGGCGAGCATCCCTACGATCCCCTCTTTCGCAGTCTCATGCTCAATCTCATCAACGCAACCGCACCCAAGTAAGAAAGAAAACCATGACAGCCGTTATCACCCAGTACGAACAAGAATACCTGCGAATTGGTCACAACCTCCTGAACAACGGCCGCTGGAAGAACTCCCGCCCTGGCCTGCGTACCTTGTCTTCTGACGAAGAACAAATGGTGGTTGACCTGCGCGGCAACAAACTGGCTTTGTTGTCGACCAAGCAAGTTATCTTCGAGACGTTCTTTCACGAAAACGTTTGGTTCCTCTCAGGCTCCCCCAATGTGGCCTATCTGAAACAAAACGGCATCTCCATCTGGGATGACTGGGTGATCCCCAATACCGCAGTTTTCGAGCACTGTGACAACCCTACCGGGCAAGACATGCTCACGTATCTGCGCTGCAAGTCACCCGAGCGTTACAAGCTGTGGAAGGGCTACAAGGCCGATCACAATATCGGTCGCCCCACGCGTGACGTCGTGAAAGCTTTCATCGCCGCCACGACCACCGCAGGTCTTCCCATGTATCCTTTGTTCCGTTTGGTATCCGGCAACATCGGTAACGGTGCATATGGCCCCATGTGGCGTCACTGGCCTGAACTGCGGGCCGTCACACCTGTGGAAGCGCGTGACAAACGTGGCTACCTCAACGAGATCGGGCATGTCGGTCTCTACCACGACAAGGTACCCAATCGCCTTGTTGGTCGTCACATCGATCAGTTCGCAGACGCCATCAAAGCACTGCGCGAGACTCCCGACTCACGTCGGATCATCGTCAGTGCCTGGAACCCAGCGTTGTTGGAAGAAACGGTTCTTCCTCCTTGCCATTCCTTCTTCCAGTTCCTGAGTTACGACAACGGCCCTGGCAAGAAGCGTTCCTTGACGCTGAAGCTGACTCAGCGCAGTGCAGACTACGCAGTTGGGACGCCCTTTAACGCGGGTCAGTACTCGTTGCTGGCTCACATGGTCGCTCACATCACGAACCACGTGGCTGAGAAGCTGGTGATCTCCTTCAACGACTGCCACCTCTACGAAGACCAGATCGAAAAGTTCAAGGAGCAGTTGACGCGCGAACCCATCTACATCAACCCCACGATTTCTTTCGTGGGTGATGTTCGGGAACTCGACGACTTCAAGTTCGATAACTTGGTTGTCAAGGGCTACGACGAAGGTTCCTACCATCCGAACATCAGCTACCCTGTAGCGGTGTAAATACCGTCCACTAAAAGCCAGGGCTTGACGGTCCTGGCTTTTTAACTGTCTGTTCAAATGACTTACACCAGAACCCTATCTGTACAACGCTCCGCAGCCATCGCTGCCTTGGCTAGTGCATCATTGATTGCGTCACCTTCCTCCGGTATTAAGATGCCGGAAGTTTGGAAGCCAACGACTGATCGTGATTTCTTTCCCGACTTTCAGGTCAAAGATCTGCGGGCTTCCTTGGACGACATCACCGTTCGCATGAAGAACGTACGTGCCAAGAAGAACTGGCAACGTCAAGAACTGGAGCTTCTTAAGCAACATCGGCGTATTCTCTCAGGTCACCTGAACGCTATCGAGAACGCTGCCGTAATTACCCCGGAGCTCTTGAACAATGCAGACAACGCAGTCGAAGACTACCGTAGTGCCGTAAGCTAGAAAAAGTTGGCGATATATAGTGGATAGGAGATAGAAACCCCCGTATGTTCTCTTTAACCAATCCACCACCATGAACGCAACTGTCGCCAAAGTCAGTCATGAACTGATGGTTCAGTTTGCTTTGAGCGATTGTGAAAATGCGCTCGAGCGAATTGACGCAGCTCTAACCCAGCTGAAAAACAACAAGCTCACAGACAAAGACCCTGAGATCATCTGCTTGAACAACCTCAAGACGGATATTTCAGGCCTTGCTGTGCCACTGCAAGAAACACCCAGTCTGGTAACACCCGACCACCTGACTGCCGTTGAACGCCGATCGAACATTGCGCTGCAATATATCGGCTTTCTTATCTAACAACCCTTTCAACCAACAAAAGGAGTATCCTCATTATGAACACTCAACCTATCCCCATCGTGCAAAACAAAAGCGCCACTTACTACTCAGAAGACGACCTGCGCAGTATTCGGAGCCATCCCGTGCGCGTCATCGTCTCTTTCGTTCTGGATCTGCTCGCAGACAACGGTATCAACTACCGTGCCAAGATCCGCAATCCCAAGCGGGTCCAAGTGATCAAGATCCGCAGCATCGACACCAGCAGCGAAATCGCTATCATCGTCCCAAGCGATGATCCGAAGAAGTTCTCCGTGCGGTTCCACGAACATACCGATCGCTACTGCACCACTACACCGTCACGCATCGTGATTCGCAAGGTGGACTTTGACTGTGACTCAGTCGATGCCAAGAGCCTGGAGAACTTCATGACGACCCACGTCCTGAAGTGGTTGACACCCCGCGCTGACAACCTCAAACCAGCGCCGGTTCACATGCTGGTGTTGGAAGACACGCCAGTTTGCCCGAGTCCTCTCGTGGCTATCGGATTCGTGGTGGAGCACGCAAGCATCACCACCGAAAACGGCAATCTGGTGGCGACCATCTCTAACAAGGGTCGTCACATCACACGCGTCAATCGGCGCGTTCCCGACATCGTTGCAGACAACACACGTGAGACCTTGATCGGTCGCATTTACGTGGAGTTCTTCAACGGTGAGTATCTCTTCATGTCTGAGCGAATCTTTGAACAGCAGTTCAGTTTCTTTCGTGAAGGTATGATCGATACCTCTGTGAAACACTGAGCTTTTTTCATCTAAAGAAAGGTGGTTACCGTGACCATGAAAAAGTTCTATCTCTTCCTGTGGAAAGCCTTTATGATCATCGTTGCTATTGCTGCGGTGATTGGATTGTTCATCGGTGGCACTATGGCTGCCTTTGGACTGGCTATGCGATTCGCACCAGTGGTGGTCGTGGTCGCTGGTTTGGTTTGGGCGTTGATGCGTGCTGCAAAGTACGCAGAAGACGAAGAGAACCAGGCCATGAACTTGGCCAAAGCTATCCGCGAACAAAAGGAAGCCGAAGCCAACAAAGCACCTAGTTGATGCGTTGGTATTGCTTGACAGCATAAAGCCCTCTGTAGCCCCGATAAAGGGCTACAGAGGGTATTTTATGGGCATTTCTTTTTCGGGTAGTCTCTGAACACGAATGACCACGCTCTCAAGCTGTCTCTTTCTTTCTTTTTCACTTTAGGAATTCATCATGGCAACCACCAAGCCTACCAGCAAACCAGCTCCCAAAGTCAGTCAAGCTGACAAAGCCAAAGCAGCCAAAGTACGCGCTACTTTGCCTATGAAAAAAGCCACTGACGACGACGTGATGTCGATGGCTAAATCGCTGTCGGTCTTCAACAGCGAAATCAGCAAAGCTCGCAGCTTCTGAACGCACTTGTGCAAAGGAAAGTAAAGAGTACCATTCTTACCTTTTAACCAACTTGTTGCATGAGTGTTACCGAGACTACCCATTACCTTAACGATGTCGAGCTGAGTAAATTCGAACAGTTTGTTTATTCGTTAAGCCAGTTCACCGCCCACCTGCACGAGTATGCATGGATTGGCGTTTTCATCTCTGGTGTTTTCATCGTATCTGCATGGGCGATCTTTCGTTACCATGAGAGCAAGATCGAAGACTACGAGTTCTTCAAACAAAACATACACGTCGTTGGGCGCTTCACCAGTAAGACATTTGAAATGTTTCGCTGGTGGTCCAAGACCTTCCCACCGCTGTCTGTAGCCATTGTGTTGTTCAGCATCTGGACACGCTTTGATACGATAGCTTTTATACGTGTCTTCGGCATCAAGCACGTAAGAGATAACTGATTTATTTAGCTCTTCTTTAAGGTGTCAACCCCATGCAGTTTGCTTTGGCTTTCCAACGTCGTGATTTGTTTATCCCGAGTTTCTTCTCGGGTATTTTCAGTGAGATGGATTACGAGAACGCGCAGCGCGTAGCAACCTCTCGACAGACACCTGTAAGTATTTTTACCCACACTCCGTATTTGGTCGAAGCGGTCTTTGATCCCTACTTCCTTCACTTGATCCCTTACACGATCGTTGCTGCTCGCAAGGATGGGGAGTTGCACGTCTTTACGTATCAGCGCAAAGACGACCATCCAATACCAGAGCTGCGCGGTAAATGGAGCATCGGTATCGACAGTCAACCCAGTAGCCTTCCAGACGTCAATATGGGGATGCTGGACATCCTCACACATCATGCATCGCGTTCCGTGTTCGATGAGATGGGTTTGGACTTGGACAAAGAATCTCTGCACCGCTGTATGAGTTATGCGTCGTTCCTCATGGATAAGAGCAGTGAGTTTACCCGCTCTTGTCTCGGCGTCGCACATCGCGTCAACCTACCATCTGTTCCACGCCTTACTCCGAGTGAAAACTCTGGAGTCTTGAATGGCCAATGGCTCGATGGTGAGACGATCCAGCAAATGCGTGAGGATGGCCTGATGGACACATGGAGCGAAATGCTTCTTGAAGAAGAGTTTGTTTAACCCAAACCGGCATATTGCCTGGGCTTTTATAGCCCAGGCCTTTATGCCGTCTAAATCGCTGTATCCTAGATTTTTTTGGTCATATATAGTAGTTGGGAGATAAAGAGAAGAATGCTCTTCTAAACTCTCAATTCAACCAACCTTTAAGGAGTATCCACATGTTCGCATCTTTCAACTTTTCTGAATTCGCCGCCATCTTCGCTGTCTACGCAGTGGCGGTTGTGATCTCGCAAATCTTCCTGCCACAACTCGTCGTCTTGATGTCCAAGGCCAGCGTTCGCAACCTCAACTTCGGTGCCGTTCTTTCGCTCACCAGCCTTGGTGCCTGGATCGCCAGCATCGTGATCTTTGGTTGGGAAGCCGTTGCTGTCTTCATCATCGGCTCCATTACCGAAGTTATCATTGGTTACGTTCGCCGCAAGACCATCGTCGCTGCCGCGATTAAGGGTTTCGCAGACGCGACAGCGCCCCTGAACTTCAACGATATCGACAGCAAAGCGCTGTAAGGGACTGACATGCCTTCTTCCACCGCAGCTGATCTCGAAGCAATTCGGGACGTAACGGTAAGTTACATGAACAAGGTAATCAGTGACATCACTGATTACCGTGCAGGTGCTGAAGGCAACAAAGCCCTCAGCCCTGCACTCAAGAACGAGGTCACGAGCCTCTGCGCTCAGCGCGTAGAAGCCAACTTGACCAACATCAACAAGAACATCGAGCGCTTCAAGTCGGGTGCGCTCGGAGTTTTTGATCAGCCCTCTAGCTAATGGAGGCTGATATGGCAGTTACCCGACGTCCCCGCAGCGTGGGCAGCCTGCAAGATCTGCAGCAACTGTTCTCGCCCCTTGATCCCCAAGAAACCAAACTGAAAGAAACTGAAATCATGAACACCGCACAAAACGCTTCCTCCACCAACAACGTGAACGCTTCTCCTGCTGACATGGCCGAAGCCCTGCAAATGATCCAAGCCACGCGCCAAGCGCTGAACGAGCAAGTGGCCCGCGCCGCTGCCACGGCACAAGCCAGCGAAGAACAAGCTGCCGACGCCGTCAAGCGTGTCTCCGAAATGCGCACCGACTTCGAAAGCGCCACCAGCGACCTCAAGGCCCGCATCAACGTCCTCGAAGCTGCTGCCAAGGCTGCCAATGGCGGCACTGCTCCTGTCAAGAAGCCCGTGTACAAGCGTGCTCTCGACATCGCTCAGCAAGTCGGCGGCGTTGGCGCCCTGATCGGTGGCGTGGTCTACGGCGGCAAGCTCGCCTACGACCGCTTCACTGGTGACGGCGACACTGCTCAGGTCTAAACACTGACGGCATAGCTAGCAGACCCTCACGGGTCTGCTAGCTTGTCCTGATGTTCTTTTTTTTTAGATTCCGAAGTCAGCGAAGCTGGTATCGTTGACCACACTGATCATCTCGCCACCGACCTTCAGTCGCGTGGTATCGGGTTTATCAATATCGTCAGGGATGATACCACCAGCTACGAACTTCAAAACGAAGTAAAGATGCTCAAGTGGTGTTTGTTGGATCTTGCGGTGTTTACCACGCTGGATAGCGAGGTAAGCATTACCCTTGCTGTCCTTCTCGATGTTGATGAAAAGCTCCCCATCGATAACCTGACCCAGTTGTTTCGTACCGGAGTAGTAACCACCACCCACCAAGTCTTTAACGAGGTTGGCAGAACCTTCACGTACCTTGGATTTGATGTCAGGAGACAGCTGGTGCGGTGTGATCATAGTGATGCCGCGTGACGCCATGAACGCCTTGATGCGTTCGTACATGTTGCGAATATCAACACCGGCCGGACCCTGATCGCAACCAGTGGTAGGAATCTTGAGCAAGTAATCCAAAGCACAAAGACGAACTTCGTAACCTTGGGCTTCGAGCTTGATGATCTCGTTGCAGATGTCCTTGTAAGTCCACATCGATGGATTGACTTCGTACAAGAAGATGTTCCAGCCTCGAGCTGTAAGCTTCTCGTAAACGTACTTGGCCACTTCATCGGCCGTAGCTTCGATGTTGGTGAGCAATTCACCAGTTTCGTTCTCATACAAAGACTTGTACAGGAACTGCATGTTGGAAGTTAGTGCGTCTTCAAACGAGAACCGAACCAACGCCGGCTTCTTGTCCTTGTTACGCAGGCAGACAGCATCGTTCCAGATGGCAACCTGCTTGAAGATGCTCAAAGAGAACCCAGTTTTCCAATTGTGTTCCTGCGCACCAATCACCCATTGTTCACCAGGGCGAAACCCCATGTCCAGTGCACGGTTCAAACCCTGCCAACCAGTCATCAGGATGGCCGTACCGTTTTCTTGTTCTTGGATCTGGCGGATGATCTCAGCTGAAGCATGCAAGTCAGCCAGATTGAGCATAGCGTTAATGGCCGGGTCCTTAGACTCAACGTTAACTTGGTAAGGCTCGAGTTTACTCACCAACTCACTGATCCATTGGCGAGTGTTAGTAATGCTGTCGCGTTCTTGACGGAACGAGAAAGCAGCCTTGTTCAGCAGAGCATCAACTTCCTGATTGCGAAAGTGAGCACTGATGTTCTTTTGCAGATTGATTACAGCCAGTTCGATGGCCGGTTGATCAAGGTCTTTATTCAGTACCTGCTCTGCACCAGAGTACAAACCATCGTCACCATGGCAAGCGTGACGCATAGACAGCAACAAACTGTCCTTGTCGTATTGGTGAGTAACTGGGTTCTCAGCCATCTCCATGGCGATCTTCTTGAGAGCCGAGAGAACTTCACGTTCTTGACTCACCCCGATGATAATCTCGGGAACCACTACCGCCTTGATCAACTTGCGGACCAGCTCCGCAGAGTTCTCTGATTTTTCTTTCAGTTGGCTTTCACGAAAAAGCAAGGCGATAGCCTTGATGAGAAGCAGCTTATAGTCCATGGGTATTGTTAAAGTCGTTTCGTCAGAGGGAAATGAAGCAAGAACTTTTCGATTGTAACCACAACCCAAGTCCTGCTCTACACAGAGATAAACGACGCTGTGCAAAAGACTACCGGACCAATTAATATGTACTGAGATTGCTGCTTTTTGGCTAACCTCTTTTTGATGTGACGGTGGATTCCGGGCACAAAAGGACGTAACTATGCGCTTAATCTCTATGACTGCACAAGCAGACCACTATTTTGTATTCAAGACGTTTTGAAAAGGACGCATCTGTGATTCCTCAACACGCCATTATCCTGACCCAGTCAGTGGTACGCGTACTCAAAAACAAACGACTCTCCTTGGAGGTCGTTACTGACTACAGTCAGATGCGAGCCTTGTTCTCGCAGAACGATTTGGCTGCGATCCTTGCGCTGCAGACCAGCGCGCTCACGCAGTCGATTCACGACAGCTTTTATTATGCGTTGGTAGATAAGTGGAGAAGCTCTGCTAAAGAGCACGTACAGGAGCTGGACTCCGTATTGCTTCCCTTGTCCCAAAGCGAACTTGTGGCCAACTACCTTCGGGAACAGTTGTCTTTGCCAGAAGGCAAGGATCTGGACCCAGCTGCTTCGCCAGTTCAAGTGGTTGACCTCAACGGCAGTGGCATCGCTGTGGTGCTTGACGTAGGCGCGATTCAATATCTCGCCGACGGAGCAAACAAATACACAGTCGTGCGCGCTGTCATGCAAGTGTTCCTCAAGTACATGCCTTTGGATAAGCTGGCGAGCCAGGAATGGTTCCGTCGCTTGGTTCATCTGTCGGCCGTGTACTCGACTTTGCGTCCTCCGCAGCCAGTGATTAGCTGAGGACAACCTTTGTTTTTGACTTGAAAAAGACTGACAACGCTTTTACAACCGTATTTGTATTGTTGGTTATATCAGTCAAATACTCCACAATTGTCTGAGGAGTGCGTGATTCTGGAAGTTTCATGCCCCTGGACGGTTCTTTTTCTTTTCTCTCATCTTTTTTCCTTGCAAGGATTTTCCCGATGACCAAACTCTCCGCCATCGCGTCGACTGCCAGCTCTGTGCTGGCTGGCCGCGTTTTCCAAGCCGTGAAAAACCTGGCCTCTGAAGGCCAACCCGGCAAAGTGCATGCCGCTGCCAAGTACGCTTTCGGCACCGAATCCATGTCCGAAGCTGGTCAGCAAAACCTGCGCTCCGTGGCCGACCACGTTCGCAGCGAACTCAAGCGCGTTGCGCTGGCTGAAGGCATCACCCCCACCGAAGGCCAGATCTCGGCCGCCACCGAATCCATGCTGATGGCTTCGAACGTGCAAGACTCGATCCGCCGCAATGCAGTGGTTGAAGGCAATGGCAGCACCCCCTTCGTTGGTACCAGCGGCCTGGCCGATGGTTTCGCTGGTCGCACCATCGGTGCCGAAGCCTACAACGAAAGCGACAACACCAACGTCCTGGCCAACACCGTGACGTACAACATCCTGGCCGGCCGCCAGAACAAGGCTGGTGAACTGCTGTTCCCCACCGTGACTGTTCCTTCCGACAACGTCGGCGTGAGCGTGACCATTCGCCTGTACCAAGTGCATGACGACATCAAGCGTCAGATCTCCGGTGCCCGTGCCAACTTCAACCGCCGTTCGATCCATCGCGGCATGATCGATCACACGATCCTGCACAACGACTCGACCATGGCCATCCCAGTGCACCGCACTGAATCGGCTGCCAACTTCACGACCGACGTGGCGGCCTACGACACCGTGAACGAAGGCGAAACGATCCACACCGGCGCCCTGCGCTTCGGTCGTACCGTCGACTTCATCGGCCTGAGCCAAACCGACACGCTGCTGGCTTCGGGCGTGATGACCCGTGAAGACGACCTGGACCCCGATGTGCGTCTGAAGGCTGTGTACCTGAAGGTTGGCGCGAACGTGGTTCGCTTCGCCGTGGAAAACCTGGCCCTGTCCAACTTCATCGCCACCGGTCAGGACAACTACCGCTCGCAAAAGCTGAACTTCGAAACCAGCTCGCTCGTGCTGCAGAAGACCACCAAGACCATCGCCGGCGCCGCTCTGGCTGGTGACCTGGCTACCATCGACACCGGCAACCTGGTTGTGCGCCTGGGCGTCGTGGTCAACGGCAGTGTGAACATCGAATCCGGTGATCTGGTGGCTCACGCCAACGGCCTGACCGTGCTGTCGATCTACGACGCCGACGACAAGTCCCAAGTGCCTACCGACGCTGGTGCTGGTCAGACCCTGAAGAACGCCATCGAAGCCGGTACCCTGGTCGGTTACGACGTCAAGGCCTATCGCTCGAACGCTTCGCGTCGTCAACGCGGCCAACTGCTGGACACCACGTTCTACACGCAAATCTGGGCCGTGCCTTACCGCTCGCCTCTGACCGCTCTGCGTCCCGTGAACGCTCCTGCACAGTCCGACGGTGCCGATCTGGAAGCCCTGGCCTCCGCGACGTTCATCCGCACGTCGTCCGAAGCCATCACCGTGCTGCTGGAAACCGCTGAAGTTCTGAGCGCTACCTCGGCCCTGGACCTGGACCCCACCGCGATCCCTGAAACGCTGGGCGTCGCCCGCATGCTGCTGAAGCCCACCTACCTGTCGGGCAACATCAACATCGCGTCCGAAACCAACGCTGTGAAGTCGCACGAACTGGAAAAGGACATCCGCGCCGTTCTGGTGAACCGCATCCGTGACCTGGCCTACCGCCTGTACCGTGATTCGGAATTCCAAGCCGTGGTGGAATCGGGTGCTTCCGGCACGACCGACGAACCCGTGGTGTGCGTGGTGACCGATCCGATGACCGCTCGCTACCTGATGATCGAAGGTGAAGTGCGCACCGCTGGTCCTGGCTTCGATCTGCGCATCGAAACCACTCCTGACGAACGCATGCAAGGTCGCATCGCCGTGGCCCTGGGCTACCCTGACAAGTCGGACGGCGCAGTGAACTCGCTGCACTTCGGCAACATGCTGTGGTCGCCTGAACTGGCCCTGGTTCTGCCTATCGCTCGCGATGGCAAGATCAGCAAGGAACTGACCGTGCAGCCACGCTTCCGTCACATCGTGAACACGCCTGTCCTGGGCATGCTCTCCGTGACCGGCCTGCCTGAAGTGGTGTCCGTGCGCGTGCCGATCGCTTTCAAGGAAGTGGTCTAAGCGCTAATTCTCCCTGAGCAATCAGGGTAGATAAAGCATAAGAAGAGGCCTTTCGGGGCCTCTTCTTTTATGCCGTCAGTATAACCGAACATTTGGTTTAAACATTTTTTAGCAACATATCATCGTTGTGTAATGCGTGACAGCAATGTCTCGCAAATATGCCCTCTATACAAACACCTGCTTCCAACCCAAGGAGATAACGATGATCAATGTAAATCAAGAAAGTCCATCGGAGCTTCACTCGAACTAAAACGAATAGCTCATGGCTGTGCTTACCAAAGAGCCATGTCAGGAAGTGTTTACAGAGCCACAGGTCATTACGATAACTCGTAAGGTAGGTGGTATCAACATAGCCGACATGGAGGCCATATTTGGCCGACTCGCACGTACTGATGCAATCACGGGTGGTGATAGCAACACAGTGATCCTTGAGAGCGAAAATCAAGAACGTGTAAGAGTTTTCAATTTCACCGAATTACCAATAACAAAAGTTTCGCAGGATGGAATAAGGTCGGTTGTACTGCCTGTTGATCCTAGCGAATACATCCTGGCTATGCCAGTAATGAAAGCACTGGAAACACCCCTGTGGTGGTCGGCGCTTGCCAAGACACAAACTAAGCCACACGACTTGCTCAACAAGATCGTGATCGCTAAGAGTAGATTTTTTATCGGAAGGTCAGCGCATGAGATCAAAGCCCAGCTGCGACTTAGCCGTATCGATGCCTCCAGTTTCGACAAATTGATGACGGCTGCCCCCTTTAGTGCCTATTATGGGGGTAAAAGAATTCAAGCAGTTTATGCTATGTTCATGTACGTTGTTGATGTTGCTGATTTCAAAGGCTACATGCATCTGCACGAACGCTCTAGCGATACGTTTGTAACGTTTCGTGATCCGAGCACTGCTCCAGCCCATCCGTGGGATGTCAGTAACTCGTTAGTGGACTGCAGAGCAATACCGGAAGGTGGATCAATAGGGGCCGTCCCCATGTTGACTTACAGACTGGTGTACCATGAACACATGCCTAGAACACGCTATCTGAGAGAAGGCTCGACAGTTGTTGAGCTTATCCCGGAACGTGATCCTACTACGGAAGAAGGTTTCTATAAACATCATTACTTACCCAGTCGTGGTAATGGCATTCCTGGTTTTCACAACCAGGAGTTTATTCCGATGGAGAAGATCACGGAAGAAGGCGGGTTCTATTTGACGAAGGAAGGCGCTGCACTGAATCTAGCTGAGCAAGCGATAATCGCTCAGCGAAAGGAAGAGCAAAGCAACCGGGAGCAAACCGTCAAAGCTTGGGTAGCTGCAATGAACGCAGATGCTAAAGCGGCAGCCAGTCAGTACAAAGACTACTACAACGAATGTTTGTCTATGCTCAGGGAGCAAAAGCGCAAACAAACCACCGAGCACGAGCAAGCGTACCAAGCGCTAGCGCGTGAGCGAGATGCTTTGCGAGATCAGGTCACGCAGTTAAAGACTGAAGTGAATGATCGCAAGCGCGAGCATGAGGAAACCATGCTCGATCGGAAGGAAATGTTGGAAGCGTTGAAACTCATACCCGTGGTGATAGGCATCGTGGGAACCATAATCGCACTCGGGCAGAAGGGAAAAAAGAAATGAAAGATCGTTGCGACTCTACAGACCAAAAGGGGTAATCCAGAATGGGAATGGATAGGCACTTACTGAACTGTGCAAGACAGTTTACTCCGCCTGTGGAGATGGACATCGTTGACGGCCTGGCTGTCAAACACATGCAGCACGTGGAAGACTTCGTTGAAAGTATCTTTCGCACCGTAGCGAAGGACTTTCCACCTGGTCTGGAGTTCATCGGTGGTGAGCGTTGCTCGCCATACGAGGAGTTCATGAACGAACCACGTGTGAAGACAGGTGGTCGTCCGACGGTGGATATTGCGCAAAGCGATATTTACATGATGAAATACCGCTTCCGGTTTGAAGGTGAGGAGTTGCCTCCTCGTTACATCTTCTTGCCGTACGTGGGTGAAGCCGGCTCGTTGATGCTCTCTGGTGCACGGTTCTTTATATCGCCTGTGCTCGCCGATGAACTCCTGTCCTATGAAAAGGACAAGATCTTCGTGGTGTTCATGCGTGATAAGAAGTACATCTACCGCACCAACCACTCTTTTGTGATCGATGACCAGATCACGGAACTGGGTGTGGCGTGGTCTATCCTTCACAACGACCCCAAGACAAAAACAAAGGGTCGCGAGAAGAAGATCATCCCGTTGATCCATTACCTGCTCTCCAAGTACGGCTTTACCGAGACCTTCAAGAAGTTCGGGAAATGCCTGGCAGTGATGGGTAAGGAAGACATCAATCCTGATGCCTACCCTCCTGAAGAATGGGTGATTGCGAAAAGCCGTCGGTTTATGCCGCGTCCGTATAACAACGGAACGGATGTGCGAATCGCGATTCCTCGTGCTCAGTACACGCCGATGGTTAAGTCCATGCTGGCTTCTTTCTTCTACGTTGCTGATCGGTTCGGCGAACGTCCCATCTTCGAGTACAAAGACAACACCCGTCTTTGGATGACGATGCTGGGTCTGACGCTCTGGGGCGATAGCAAGGATGAAAGCGTGATCTATGAAGAAGTGATCAACCACTTCAACAGCCTTGATAAGTACGTGGATGACTTCGTACGCCGTCAGCTGCAACACATCGGTCACCCGTGCGACAACATCTACGAGTTCCTTGCAGTGTGCATTGAGCACATGGACCAGTGGATGATCGAGACACCCAAACGTTCGATCACGTTGCATGACAAGAAATTGTCCATCCTCTATCCGGTACTGTTGGTACCATTGATCATGCCGATCTCTCGGTTTTACTACGTCATTGAGGCGGAGGCACAAAAGAACGGACTGACAAAGAAAAGCGTGACGAACATTCTTGGCGAAACCCTCAAGCCAAGACGGATTTTCAAAATCCGAACTGATGCAAGCAATGTATCGGCCATGAGCTACTCTGGGGACAATAAGTTCTTCAAGCTCACCTCTGTGATCAAGCCGCAAAAGGGCTCCGGTCATGGGAATGATTCCAAATCTGACTCCGGTGTTCGGATGCACTCATCCATCGCTGAGGTTGGTAGTTTCTTAAACCTGCCAAAGACCGATCCAACCGGTCATGCGCGCGTCAACCCGCACTTGAAGCTCCTCGCAGGAGAGTACGTTCAGCGTGACCCTGAAGTTGTTGCCTTGTGCGACAGCGTTCAGCAGATCCTGGACCAAACCATGCGTTCAGCAGTGGTAGCGGGGCTGGAAGGCGACATGAGTCTGGAAGACATTGACGTCGGAGACTCGGACGAGTAACAACTTCCCACATTTCACAAGCAAAGGAAAAAACGCATGTATACAAACAACTACCCGTACGCCGGGCAGCAACAGCAGATGCAGGACACTAACCCGTCCTGCAAGCAGTTGCTCGCCCAGATCCCTCAATTCAGTATGCATTGGCCTGCCCCATCCCCCCAGGGGCTCAACGGCGTGCCGCAAGCACTCAATGCAGAACTGCCCGCGATTGCCAACGTCGTCGGTAACTTCATCGGTGGTGTAGCGACCACCAATGGTGCATACACCTACTACTTCAACGTACTGGCGTACAACGGCTTTCGCAACGACCATTTCATGGACTTGGTTGAATTCGCTGCGCGCTACTACATGCTCCTGCTGGAGCAGCGTGCTGTGGCGACGCAGCAGGAAGCGTTGTTGCGTGCCGCGGAAACCGCTGTGCAAACCTTGGCGTCTGTGACGGTTCTGAAGAACCCAGCTTTGCAGCAACTGCTCCAGCCGGAAATCTGGCATGCATGTATCGAGCTGGCATCCAAGTACCAGAACATCATGAACCAGTTTGCTCGTGGTGTTCCCCAGCAGCAGACGAACCAGGGCTACGGCGGCTACGCTAATCCGGCAGCTACCCAGCAGCAGGGCTACGGTACGAACACGGGGTATGGACAAGGCCAAGGTGGCTACGCGCCGCGCGGTGTTGTTGTAGAACAGTTCCAGCCGGCGCAGACCCACCAGGTCATGCCCGACGGCAACATCTACGTCGATCCCAACCGTTCGCGCCGTTCTCTGCGGGTCGATCCATCGATGGTGGAAGTGGAACCCAAGAAGTACTTCAACATCCCTGGTTCTGTCGTGCAGGAAGAAAAACCACAAGCCGCAGCTCCAGTCGCGGCCAAGGTTACGCACATGGCGCCTGGCCAAGGAATTACGGTCAGCGAAGTCAACTATCGTGTGGTCAATTCCGGCATCCCGGTGAACATCACATGGGCACCGCACAAGTACCAAGCTTACCAGCCCGCGTTCGACAAACACATGCAGGCGATGGTGGTAGAAAGCCGCCGCCTGGAAGAAACGAACGAAGTCATCAACGTCGCAACCATCAAAGAACTGGAGAATCCCAACATGAACCGTGCAGACCACGCCATCACGACCGCCCAATCCATCTATCGCGGTATGAACCGCACCGAAGAACCTCGTGTTCAAAAGGTGGCCGCAGACCTGGATCTGGCGGCCCGTGCCATGACTGCGATGGCTTCGCAAGAAGATGACGAGGCAACACAAAAGCTGCGCAACCTGCAACTGGTGGAAACCGATGCTGAGTACCTGGGAGAAGACTCCCTGATCAGCTTCGTGACCACTGCACGTGTTCGCCGCCTGTTGACCCAGATCACCGAAGGCCTCACGGCATTCACGGTGACGGGCTCGATCGTCACCAACTTTGCAACGCCACGACATCTGGCTGACGAGCTGTTCACGGAACTGGGGCTGTGCCGTACGTTCGATGGGGTCGAGCAAACGTTGCGGGACTTCATGAAGAAGCACCAAAACGAGTTCGCAAGTGCTCTGACCTGGCGTGTCGACCGTTTCCTGCGTCGTGAGCTGTTGCATGTCATCCGCAAGCGCATGGGTGCGGTTCCTTTCAACTTCGACAGCTTCATCGACGACCAAACGGAAGTCATCGAAGCGTTGGAAAAGGACTTCGGCCCGGCCTACAGCAAAGCGTTGCTCAAGTACCAGCATCGGTTCATCAGCGCTTTGTTCGGTGAATCCAACGTGAGCTTCGCAGACGACGAAGCACCACTGGTGTCGTCTGAGCCTCGCTGCACGGTGACGCTGCTCGACATCGATCGTGAAAACTTCGGTGTTCACATCGCTGACGATGTCAGTCACGAAGTGTTTCCGACCAACTTCCCCGGCCTGCACGAGTTCATCGTGGCGGTGGTGAAGAACAATCCGGAAGCATTGCACCACTACATCGTGACGGAAGACGACTTCGTCTACGAGATCCATAGCTCTGTCGTCGGTGAAGGCGTGTACCTGATCAGCAATGGTCCTGCACTCGTCCAAGACGTGTAAACGTTAAAGTGGCATAAAAGAAGAGAGGCCTAAAAAGCCTCTCTTCTATGCCGTTTCTTCAATTGTATTTATTGTTCACAAAGGAAACTAACCATGTCACACATCCACACCCTTTCCCAAGAACCCGCTGACGCACGACAAAAACAAATCGTCTCCATTGTGTCGGACAAGACCCTTCTTAACAACTTGGTCGACTACCTTGAAAAAGTCATGGGTAAGTACCTCAAGAACGGCCTTGATCCTGAACTGTATTTCAAGCGTGCGCGTAAAAGCATAGGCAGCGGTATTGCATTTGGGCACGCTGTTTCTCTGTCTGTTCTGCCGGACGTTGTCGGCGTTCTGACCCACAATGGCCCTTCGCACGGCACTGTCGACAGTTACGACAACATCATCGCAGCACAAAACGACTCATTTCAGTTTGCTCCCCTGCAGGGTTGTTTCAGGGTGGAGTCAGGCTTATCGTTCACGCCCGACTCAATGACGAGCCGGGACGAGCACATTGCCTGTGCCCACGCTCTGCGTAACGCGCAGCTGTTGGGAAAACTCCCACCCATTGTCCAGGCCACCGTAAAAGCCATGGCGATCAGTCTCATCACGCCTGACATCACGGGGCCGAACTTTAATTCCGTTACTCGGTCGTTTAACTACTTGTCGAAAGGAAAGCCAACGACACTGGAGATACCGACACTGGACGCTTTTGGTGTCGAGGCTGTCCAGACATTCGAATTGCAGGATCTGTACTGGGTGTTGGAGCGCCACGTTCGTGCACTGTATGGATTCGACGGCTTTCTGCGATACGTGGTGGGTGCCGAACTGTACACACTTACCGACTCCGATGGCGGCGGGCGTAATTTCTTAACACCTCTCAAAAGTCTGGTGGATTACATCTGTCAGTACGACAAGCCTGTCACCTATCGAGATATCGATATTCGATCCGGCTTCAATAATGCTCTGCGTTACGGGTACGCCAATTTCTTGGAAATGGACGATATCAACGCCATGAGCGAGCAAGGCTTTTTCAGCAATCGGGTGCTGCATTTCTTGTTCATTATGTACTCTCAGTTGGTACTGGCGCTGGCTGTTCCAGAAAAAGGCACGGTTATTCGACAGGAATCTACGATCCTTGGAACTACCGAGTTTGTCAGTGAAGGGGACGGGATTGTGACAACACGCTTTGTCCCTTCGCCACAAACGTCTCCCAAAAAACCAGCTGTCACCAAGCGTGACACGCTGAAGAACAGCAAGGTCGGTAAGCAGTAATGCATAAGGAAGTAGCCCAAACGGGCTACTTCCTGCTATGCCGTTCTTTTCTTTTTTAGTCCCAAGAAGCTTGTGTTAAAAGGAGTTGTCATGGGGTGCAAAAGGGTATCGCCTATCCGGTGTGTCACCATCCGCGAGAAATTCAACATTAACACTCTTACCTGTTACGGTGCAAAATAAAAGAAACCAATTATGAACAACGATCTGATCGAATACGTCCAGCTTCTCTCCGGACGTGATACAAAGACTCTGGACGGACGCAGTCTCAAGACAGCTGAAGAAACGGGTGAACTAGCATCCAAAGCTCTAGCCCATACTCAGTCGGCAGGCAGCCTGCATCGTTTTGTTACAGCTGCTGGTGTTTTGGAAGAGTGTGCCGACGTCATGCTCTGCGCCATGTCAGTCGCTTACAAACTCGGCTTTTCTCAAGAAGAACTCGAGTCAATGATGATGCGCAAAGCCCAGAAGTGGGACGTCATACAGCGCCGAGAAATGCAGGTGGTTGGTCCGCTGCCTTTTGAGATTCATATCACGGTGGAAGATGCTTTAGTTGTTGATTTCAAAGCGGCTTGTGCTTCTTTGGGTGTCAAGCCTATCTTCCTTGCGCTACAAGACCGCGACGGAAACGCAAGAATGCGTGACGTCATGACCAGTTCTGTACACCTCGGTGACAGTACGACCGCTCTGGTTGAAATGCACCGGATTGCCAACGGGTTGAAAGACCATGGTTTCAGGGTAGTGCGCAACAAGATCGAAACAGTGCCGTGGCATCCAACAGCTCCTTCTGATATTGACGGTGTTCGTTCGATGCCGCAAGGCTGCTACTTTGAAAGCCATTTGAACATCTTGATCAAAGCAGCCACTGACGAAGATCGAGAACGCGTCAAAGAACAACTCAAACGCTACGCTACCGTTATCGGTGCTCACCTGTCGCGCAACATCTTCAAGGAATATTCTCCGACTGAGTTCACGGTAATGATGACGTTGCGCAGCTATACCGACGTGCGCGAAACGTTCCAAAAGAAAGTTGACTCACTGGTAGCCAACCTGGAAGCTGGTGGTTTCGAGTTGGAAAAGGTTATCGTGGAGTTCGCCTGCTACGACGATAAAACAAATCACGACGCTGCCTGGTTGTCTTATCCGTCGGAACAAACGGCATAAAAAGAAGGAAGGCCCGCAAGCCTTCCTTCTATGCTGTTAGCGAGAGTTTCCTGGCCCTGAAGAACTTCCTTCGTAGCTGTTGCCAGATGTGTGGTGGTTACCGTTAACACGAACGTCACCGTTGTGCGTAATCGTACCGGTATTGACGATAGACGCAGATGTGTTCTTGTAGCTGTTGCCGGTAAGCTCGTAGCTACTCGTAGTCAGTGTGTAACTGTTGCTACGGTACGTGTGTGTTCTGGTTTGCTCCGTGATGGACTCAGAAGCCTTGAGAGAGTATTTCTTGGTTTCCAAGTTGATCTCATCAGCACTCTTGATGTTGATGATACGTTGTTTAAGCTCAAGAAAACTCTTGTCCTTGTTCTCCATCCGGATATGACGGTTCTTGGAGTCGAGGAAAAAGTAGTTCCCGTCATCGTCTTGAATCTGGAAGAAGCCTTCCTTGGTATTCAGTTGGATGTCGTAAGCGAACGGTTCTTTATCGTTCTTGTTCGTCCTCAAGTGGATGAACTTGTCGTGGGTAGAGATCTCGAAGAAATACGTGTTCGTATTGTCGAGCTCCTTATTCTCTTCACGCTCGTTACCCCACGCATACGTGACTGTTTCCAGTCTGCGCAGCTTAGGAGAGTCCTCGTACTCCACCCAGTAGAACTTGTCAGTGTCCTTGTAGCGGTAGATCTTAACCTTCTCACCACGCCTTACGTCCGGAGCCGTTTTGCGGTTGGTGTTACCTAACGGCATCCAGGTGGCTTTGATCGATGCAGTCGTTTTGATCTCGTTATCAAACGCATTCTCGCCATCGACACCTTCGCCTTTGGATTTGTATTCCTCGGTGTTATCGGTCAGCTCCCCATCCATCATCGGCATGGCTTCTTGAGGAACAACTTCAATTTCTTTGGACTTTCTCTTCTTGTTAGCGGCTACCGTACCCAAAGAGTAGAGTACTAAGCCTGACTTGTCGTATTCAGCTGTTTCTGCCATTGGGATTAACCTCTTGTCAAGGCACTTTTAAAATTCAATACCTTCTACTGCGGAAGGCAACCATAACATGCGTTATCAATTGGTAGTTTTGAGTAGCTTTTATCAGTAGGTACGGATCAGTATGTATTACCGTATCCCAAAAAGACAATGAAAATAACCAAACTGCGGTTGGTGAAGTATCTTCGTATCACGGAAAGCGTAACGAACGTATTCGAGATCAACCCAACTGCTCCCACTCAATTCATCATCGGAACTAACGGTTCCGGTAAAAGCTCGATCATGTACGAGCTGTCTCCTTTGCCTGCCGAGAAAGCGTTCTACGCTAAAGGCGGATCTAAAGAGATACACCTCACACACGACGGCTCCTTCTATGTACTCATCAGTAACTTCGAGGAAGGCCAGCATCACCACTTCCTCAAAGACGGTAAGGAACTGAACGAAGGTGGAACGATCACAGTTCAAAAAGAACTGGTTAAACAGCACCTGCGTTACACCTCTGAAATTCACCAGATGGTCACAGGTGCTCGGCGTTTCCACCAGATGAGTTTGTCTGAACGCAAGTACTGGTTCACCACACTTGCTGATGCAGACTACGAATACGCTATCAACGTATTCAACAAGATCAAAGATCGTGCACGAGACGTCAGCGGGGCCCTTAAACTGGCCAAGAAGCGACTTGTTATTGAGTCCTCTAAGCTGATACCTCAAGAAGAGTTTGACGCGCTTAAACGCAGTTGTGACGCTCTGTATGAACAGGTGCAGTTCCTGATCGAACACCGTCAAATACCCGAGCACAATGTCAACGATCTTGGCACCGGCATTGAAGCCGAGTGGGCGAAGATAGAGTACAGCGCAAAGACTCTTCTCAGGCGCATTAAGACCCTTCGAAAAGAATTGCCAAATACTGAAGAAGGGATCACCGCAGAGATCAACCGGCTCCAGTCCGAGATCGCTGTTTGCCAGTCTCTATCTCAACGTTTCTACGATGAGCATTCCAAGGTAGCCCAGCTCTTTGAAGCTTGGCAGCAGTCTCGTCTGGAATCCATCGCAGAGATCGACAAAGAAATCACACAGGCCGAGAAAGACAAAGAGACAGCCCAAGCGTCATTGCTTCTCAAGCTTGAACAGCAGGCACCAGCCCAGGTTGTTCTTGCGTCGTGTGAAACCATTGAGCAATGGTTGCCTTCCGTTATTGACGGGTTGGTCAACAACCGTGAGCTGCAGTGGGGTAGAGCTGCGTTCGCAATTCTGAACGAAGAGATCGACGCCTTAGGCGTTCAGATCAACACAGAAAACAACAAAGCTGCCAGAGCCCAGCAGATCATCGATCACCAGCGACAGCACAAAGACGACGAAGATGTGAAGTGCCCGCGTTGCTCCCATGGTTTCAAACTCTCGTTTGATCCCTTGGTGCTCGAAGACGCTGTAAAAGCTCAAGCGCTTTACAAGACACAAGTGGAGTCTCTTCAAGAACAGCTTGCTAAGAAGCAAGAACTTCGAACGAAGATGAGCGACTACTTCACAACGTACAAACACGTGGTCTCCACCCTTAACGCCACGCCAGGCATGGGTGTCTTTTGTTTGTACCTCCAGCAAAACGAGATCATCACCAACAGTCCCGAGAAGATAGGCCTTTACCTGAGCCACTTCAAACGCGATGCTGGTCAGTGGTCAGTCATTGAACGCTCGGAGCAACGTATCACGTCAACCAGAGACCTTCTGGAAAAGACGATGGGTAGCGAGAATGCATCGAGCCACGACATTGCAGAGCGCAAGGTCAAACTCGAGCATGAAATCGCAGACAACGAACAACGCAAACGTTCGTTAGCCCTTGACATCGAACAGTTGCAACGCCACCAGCGTGATCTCAAACAGATCACAGAGCTGCAAACGCTGATCACCGAGGCACAAGAAAACTGTAGCAAACTCACCATCAACGCTACGGAAACATTGCGCCGTCAGATCTACAACGAACTGCTGCGTAACGTACAATCTAACTTGGCCACCCAAGAGCAAGCGTTGCGTGCTTCTGAACGCCAACAATCCGTGATTAATGCAGTCACTGACGAAATCAATGGACTGATTCAGGATGAAGAAGCCTTGAAGCTTCTCATGAAAGAATTGTCACCCACCGAAGGACTGATCGCTGAAGGTTTGTTTGGTTTTATGAAGACGTTCATTCGTGAGATGAACAAGATCATCAAACTCGTGTGGACATACCCTCTGGTTGTCAAGCCTTGTGCGTTAGAGTCTTCCGACAGCTTGTCGCTGAACTACAAGTTTCCCATGGATGTGGGTGGTAGCTCTCAGCCACGCAAAGACGTATCGGAAGGATCGGACGGTATGCTGGAGATGATCGATTTGTCTTTCCGTATCTCAGCCATGAAGGCGTTGCGAATTGGTGACTATCCCTTGTGTCTTGATGAGTTCGGAAAGACGCTTGACGTAACCCACAAACAAGCAACCATCGGTTTGCTTAGCGCGATCATCGAACTTGATCAGTTCGAGCAACTGTTCATGATTAGCCACGACGTTGTTCAGTACGGTTCTTTGGGAACCGCTGAGATCTGTGTTCTGCACGCTGCCAACATTCAGTTACCCCCTAACTGTGTCTTTAATAAACACGTCATTCTTCAGTGATTGTTTAAAGCGCTTTTAAGGCCGTAATTGTGATTAGACTACCTACGCCATAGACGGCATAAAACAACCCCTTCTCTGGGCCTTTGCGGGCTTTTGAGAAGGGGTTGTATGCTGTCTGAATGTTTGGATTACGCCAGGCGTACGATTTCCAACCAGTTTTGGGTATCGCGTTGTTGATTCGCAGCATCCACAGGGATGAACTTCGAAAAACCAATGCCTTCGTTGGACACCACAGGAATCGGGTTACCAACGTTGAGTTTGCTGTAACGACCCAGACGTGAGTCACGCTGGATGACGATGCGCACGGACGAGCCAGCGGTCAGCTGAATGTCTTTGCTACCGCCCACGAACCGACGACGACGATCGAACATGTCTGCACGACTGAGCATACATTCAGCCAAAGGCAAAACGTACTCCATGGTGTTGCCTTGCCACACTTCCAGGAAGATCTTCACACCAACACCCTTCATGGTGCCGTTGGTATACGTGATCGTCTGGTCGTCAAAAGACGCAGCCATGCTGGTGGTTGGGAAGAACCCCAGGCAGAACGAAGCATTGATCGAATACAGACCAGCTGTCGAGATAGCGATCTTGCGGCGAGTTGCATCCAGGAATGCAATCTCGGCAGGACCAACGGTGGTATCACCCAGATCAAGCCACTGCATGACGTGGGATGCGCTCTTGCGATTGTCGTCCACCGCGGTAGGCGATGCCAAGATCGTGTTGGTAAAACCAAGACCAAGTGCATCCGGATTGATCGAGAAACGACGGCGAGCACGAGCTGCGTACGTGGACTCAGGCAAGTTCTCGCGCAGGCGACCAAACGCATTCATGACCAGCGGTTTCACAACGGCAGCCTGCCAGATGGTCAGGTCGTTGTAAGTTTGTGGTTTCTTCAGTGCTTCACGCAGTTGTTGAGCCTGGGTGGTATTGCCCTGCAGTTCCTGCAGGAGCAAGCCAATAGCTTCATCAGGTTGCGTCAGGATGTGGGTAGTGGTTGTGGTAGTCATAGTTCGATGATCTCGAAATAGTTGGTTGTGTCTTCCACGCCCGTGGCTGTTTCCTTGAACAAGCCAACGTGGTCGGTACGCGCACCGTAAGTGATCACGTACGGACTGCGTTCCACTTCGAAGGTGAGGGTATCGATGATCCCGAGGACATCACCAGGTGTCTTGACGTTCAAAACCGTCGAAGACACCAATTGACGAACCTGGGCAGGATACACTTCTTCTTCGTAGAAGAGTGTTGTTTGAGGCAGCAATTTGCCAGTGGAAGCACCGCCTGCCAAGTTACCACCGAGCAGGTAGCTCAGAGAACTCGTTACGGTCCGGTTGTTACCACCGGAGCTAAAGCGCCAGCTAGGATCAACCGTAGCAGCATCCCAGCGATCTGCACCCGACCAGACACCCCAGTTGAGCTTGGCGGTGATCATGATTCGGGCTGGGCGTGTGAACGTCAAGACGTTACCCACACGGGTGTAGCACTCTCCGAGCATAGCGCGGTGACCCACCAAATCGCGTTCGTAAGCGATAGGCAGTGGATAACTCAGCTGAGCACCTGTGCGTGTGATGCCAATCTCAGAGTTGCGCAAAGGAATGGTCTTGGGGTTGACATACAGACGGTTGGCCGCTTTGAGTAGCGTGGCGTCGCCTTGCGTGCTGCGGATGTGTGTACGGATGGTCTGCGCCAGCGTACCACCGGTGTCTGAGGCCAGAGAACCGATGATCTGGGCATCAAAATCACAAATGCTGTCACGCCCGATGTGAGCGATCAACTCGTTTGCGATTTGAACAGGTCCGTCTATGAAGATAGACCGAATGTCTTTAACGACCTGGGCTGAGCCCACGAACCGTTCTGGGGTAGTTTCATCTGGCATCTAAATACGTTTCCAAAATTGAATATTCAAACAAAAGAGGCTACCCCGGTAAAGGAGTAGCCTCTATGGGGTGTCAAGGAGCGATAGCGTAACCGATAGTCAAACCGGATGCGTTACGGATTTCAACCGTACGGCCCGTGCCACCCGTGGCAAAGATGTAGCACATGGCGATGCCATCAGCATTGTCAATGCGAACCGTCGCTTCAGGATCGACAGTTCCACCAGCAGGGAAACCATAACCCAGAACAACATCGTTGAGGTCACGGATAGCGAACGTTGCAGTAGGTGCCACGTAACCGCAATCGACCGAGTTCGGACGGTTGTCAATATAGAAACCACCGAAACCATCAGTGATCTTGACCACTTTGGTAGTGCCTTCGCAATGCCAGCCAATTTCTTGACCACGCACTGGGACTGGTGCTTCTGTCTCGCGGGGAGATGTCTCCAGTGTCAAGCCTGAGCAAGGCGCGCATGCACCGCACGCAGCAAACAAGGTTTGGAAAGCACGGATGCTTCGAGCTTGTGCTTCTGGATCTGGGTTCTCGTCATCAGGATCGATCTGCCAGTTGTTGGTGATGAACGCACGCATGAAGATCAGCAAGTTGTTGTAGGTGATGTATTCACGAACAGGTTTGCGTGCCAAGATAGTGCGGGTGTCTGCGATGGGCAGGTTCTCAAGCTGACCCAAACCCACTTGAATGGCTGTCGTGTCGTGCGGATTGCGTGTATCCGTGATATGGTCTGTCAGGGTCTTCAGGAACAAGTCCGAATCCTTGGCAGTCATCAGCTTGGCCCAGATCATCGAGCGCACGCCAGTGCTAGAGATGCTCAGAACGCCCGAGTAAGCCGCGCCAGTTGACAAGTTAAACCCACTGAAAACACCACCGCGGTCTTGCGGATTGTTGCTTTCCTTGATGATAGCCCAGCGGCTTGTCGTATTCGTGAGATCAGGATATACAGACCGATCGTGCTGCACACCTGCGAGAACCGTTGCTTCGTACGTGTCAAAGATCACACGTGCGCCGTTGGTCAGGCTTTCAAGACCCGCCAACGTCGGTAGCATCATCGCACCATAACGCTTGCCAAGGTTGGTGGTTTCCGAAGAAACCAAACGGCTCAAGAGTTCTTCCTTGAACGCAACCAAGGAACGCAGCGTGATGTAGCGGTCGTTGATGTCACCGCCAAGGTTGAAGTTCTCACGGGCTGCCCAAGCGCCTTCGTTCTCGTTGGCGAGCGGCATGTTGACCACTTTGCCAAGACCTACAGATTCCTTGGAGAAGTGTTTCTTGAAGTTGTTGAGATACTCAACCAGTTCGGTGTCAAGGCGATACCGAGCCATCTCATGGATGCCGTTCAAAGCCACCCGTACTTTCTCTTGCAATCCAAAGATCACAGGAGCATCTGCCCAGACAAGGGCAGAACGCAGACGTTCAAGGGCATAAACCAAGAATTCAAAACCTTGACCATCACCGAGGTCATGGATGTGAGGTTGCGGAACCACCGTTGAAGGACGGTTGATGATGTCCAGGTAGGAGTCGCTGGTTTGGTTGTCCGTCTGTGTTTCAAGCAGATTGACCAGAGCTTCGATATTGCCGGAGTAATCGCCACCCAGCGCCTGGTACGTCATCTTCACATTGGACGATACTGCAGGGTTGATGACGATCACCAAACCAACAATCTCTTTGCCATACTTGATGGTTGGAGACTGATACAGCTCGGCAAAAACGTAGTCGATGTCTTTGGACAGGATGCGATCATTGACAGTATCAACGATGGTGCAACCCTCTACGTAGATAGCGCCTTGCTCGGGAGCAATAGCGCGAAAACGACGCTCTGAGAGCGTGTGCGGCTCGTTTCGAACGAGGTTATCGGGATTGACGCCGGTCGTATCCAGCGGGTACCGAACGAGTGTCTGAGGCATGAGGTAGACGTGCTCCGAAATTGAATTAGTGGGCGACAACAGCGAAAGGCCCACACCTAGATCGCTATACGCAAAAAGAAAAGAAGCCAGGGTTTATCGCCCAGTGTCATAGTTATTTTTGATCGGCCTGACTGCTTAGACAACATAAAGAGGAGACCCTTGTGAGGTCTCCTCTTTTATGCCGTTAGGCGAAGTAGCGCGTAAAGTTCGGGCTACGAACGCCGACTTGCGGAGCGATTGCAAAGCAAACGTAAGCACCGCGCGGAGTTACACCGTTGTCGTAGATGCTAAACTGCGTGGATGCAGCACCACTGGCGTTGGTCGTCAGGTTCAAAGTAGAACCCACTGCGCGAGTGATACCTTGGGCATTCGGATAGAAACCAAATGCAGTCAGGTTAGCCGTTGTCTCGATCCAGCACTCCACGACGTACGTGGTGTTGGGTGAGAACCCAGTCAAGCGAACGTACTGTGTTTCAGTGACGCCCGGTGTGATGGTCGTGTGACTGCTGTAGTACTGGATGACAGGGTTGTACGGAGCAGGCGTAGGTGCAGGTGTACCAACGAAGGTACGAACAAACTGCGCAGACTGCAGGTTGTTAAATGCAGGTGCGACAGCCCAGCAAGTGTAAGCACCGCGTGGTAGGCTGACACCATCGTCGTAAGAGTTCACGGAGTAGATACCGTAACCACTTGCATTGGTAGTGATCGACACCGTAGTGGTTTTTCGGGTCTGCGGTGAAGGCAGTGCCGGCGAGTACAGCCACAGCTCAATGGCGTACGTGGTGTTAGGAGCAGCCCCACTCAGTGTTGCGGAGATCGTTTCCGTGACACCTGCCGAGATCGTGCTGTGGGTACTGGAGTACGTCAAGACAGGATTCAGAGGTGCTGGTGTTGGTGCTGGTGTACCGATGAACGAACGTGACACCGATGGTGATACCTTGTTCAGCGAAGTGGCAACCACCCAAGAGATGTAAACACCGCGGGGCGTGGACACACCGTCGTCTGGTGGGTTGTTCAAAACGAAACTACCGTTACCAAGCTGGTTGGTGGTAATCGTTGCCGTGCCAGCAGCACGCGTCTGTGGCGGTGGAACCGCTGTCGATGTGAACCAGAACTCGATCGGATACGTCGTGTTCGGTGCGGCATTGGTAATGGTCGCGGTGATCGTTTCAGCAATACCGGGACTGATCGTCGTGTGCGATGTCGAGTACGTAATGTTAGCGTTAACGGGCGCAGGAGTCGGAGCAGGCGTTGGCGCTTGCGTTGGACTTGCCATGAACGTACGTGTAACCTTCACCGACTCGATAGAGAGCGATGGTACAGTCACCCAGCATTGATAAACACCGCGTGGAACACCGACTCCGTCGTCCGGCGGATTGTTGATAGTGTTAGTACCAGTTCCCTGAGCGTTGGTAGTAAGTGAAACGATACCTGCCGAGCGTGTTTGTGGGGCTGGCAAAGACGATGAGAACAACCAGTACTCGATCTGGTACGTGGTGTTAGGAGCGGCACCTGTCAGCGTAGCTGTGATGGTTTCCGTGTCGCCAGGGTAAATGGTCGTGCGGGTTGTCGCGTAAACAATCGTTGCCGGCGTCGTGTTAGCAACAAAGGTACGAACTACCTTGGGAGCGGTAACAGGAATCGATGCAATCTCAGCCCACGATTCATAAGAACCACGAGGAGTAGATACACCGTCATCAGCAGGGTTGTTGATCACATGCGTGGCCGTACCCTGAGAGTTGGTGGTGATAGACACCGTTCCAGCTGGTCGAGTTTGTGGCGGAGGCAATGCTGCCGAGGTCAACCAATAGGTCAATTGGTAAGTAGTGTTCGGTGCAGCGCCGGTCAACGTTACCGTAATGGTTTCGGTTTGACCCATGCTAATCGTTGTCCGATTAGTGGCGTACAGCAGCGTCGGGGTACCAGGAGAAGTCCCGCCCGTGAACGTCCGATCGATGGTGTTGGACACCGCTTCGAACTCAGCGCATTCCACCCACGAGGTGTAAACACCACGAGGAATCTGACCATCGTCAGTAACTTGCAGGATTTCGATGGCTGTGCCTTGTGCATCGGTAGTCACCATCACCTTGCCAGCGCTTTGTTTGCCACCAACAGCAGTGGAGTCGATCCAGAATTCGATTTCGTATTCTGTATTGGGTTGTGCGCCACGCAGCGTAGCTGTGATGGTTTCAACTGTTCCTGGTGTGATGGTCGTGTGACTGGTAGCGTACTCCATTGTCACCGAGCCTGGAGCTGGCGTCTCCGAAGGATCTGGTGTCCCGCCAGTGCCTGGAGGGGTTGGGTAGATCGTACCACCGCAGATGTAGGTGTTGATCATGCTAGGCATGTCGTAGTAACCGCCATGACCGTCGGCATAACGCACCATCTGGTTCACACCAGAGCAGAACGTTGCGATCTGTGTACCGGCCTTCGGGTTCTCAACGTATCCGCAATCCGGATCGTTCGCTTTGATAACCTCACGGTTAGAACCACCCTTACCGTCGGCGTACAGGACCACCTTGTCGTAGCCTTCACAAGCCTCGCTGATCTTCTCACCTTGTTTGGGTACGTTGAAGTACTTGCAGTCGTCGCTATCGCTTTGGGCAAGACGGTCGACATGACCGCCCTTACCGTCAGCCCAGCGTACGTACTTGTCAGTTCCATCACAAAAGGAGCTGAGGAACGTGTCTTTGTTCGGATACTTCGTGCCGTCTGGACCGTAGCCGCTGCCATCGTCACTGCATGGTGCGAAGATGATCTTGGCGTCATCCATCGGGTTGTTTTCAAGATCCACCAACCCATCGTCACCACGCACCAACTCGATACCTTCCATGTGGGCACGCATGTGGTACATGAGTGCATCCATCGTCACCAGTTTCCGGGTGGAAGTGCGAGACAGGATATCGTCAACCGTCACGACTGGAAGGTTTTCCAGCTTCTCAAGCTTGATGTCATCCTTGGTTACATCGTGCGGGTTGTTGTTGGCTTTGACGTGATCTTCCACCAATTGCTTCAGATCCAGAGAATCCGACTGGAAGTAGTAGCGGTGCCAAGTCAACGGACTTGCACACCGCGCAGCTGTGAGAATACCAAGGTACATCTCACCAGTGCGTGCATTGATGCCTTTCAAGAAACACCCAGTACCAGCAGTGTCCCCTACGAGCTTCGTGATGATGAATTGGTCATCGAGCGGGTAGCCAACGGGGTACATCCCTTCCGAGGCCTTGATCGTCTTGGCTGCAAGCCGTGGAGACGGAAGCGTGAAAACCGTACCGTGCCGAGCAACATAGATGCTACCGCGCTGTGGGTCTTCGATCTGACCGAACTCTTCACCCAAGTTGGTAGAGCTAGACTCTACTACGCGTGTCACCAAAGATGTAGCGAACATACCCAAACCACGAAGGTTCACGTAGCGATCGTCCTCGTACGACGGCGATACAAACGCCCCACCAGCCGCAGCACCTGCGTGCTCGTTAGCCAGTACGTAGTTGCGCATCAGGTCAAGACCGAACTGGAACAGCGACATAGTGCTTTTCCATTCGTTGAACTTGTCCAGAACCACGTTGTCAACAACGACAGTCGAGTTAAAGCGCAGAGCATCAAGCCCTGCGTCGATGTTTCGGTTAGCTTCGTCCCACGACGCGCTAGAACCGATCTCAATGGCTGTCTTGACATCGCCGAGCGCAGCGGTGACACGCTCCCAACCGTACACATGGGCGAGCAAGTGCAGGTGAGCAGCCGGTTTGAAGTACTTGGGGATGTCTTTGATCACAGACCAATCAACAACACCAGTGGATTCGTTTCTGCGGTCAGCCAGCCACTGAACAAGTTCATTGGCGTTGCGTGAGTTCGGACCACCGTAGGCTTGGTAGTCGATAGCAAGTTCGGCTGCTGCAAGTGGATCGGTAACGATCATTGCATGAAAGACAGCTTTACCAGACCGCGTGGAAGCTTCTTCCCACAGATCCACGAACGTGAACTGTGACTCCAGCAGATCCGTATCAGTAGCGGGGTCAAAGATGCGGAAGTCATCTTTGTAAAAGGCGCCGTAGCGCGGGATGATCATGCGGCGTGTCCCCGGCGCAGGTGAGTGATGCTCGCCCAAAACGCGGTTATTAGGAGACAGCCCAGTCACGTCCAAAGGAAGAACGGCAATGGGGTTAGGCATAAAAGGAAATTAGTTCAATTCAAACAGGCATAAACCCAAGGTACCAGAAAGCTCTTCCGTAAAGAAGTAGGCCTTCGAAGTACCTTGGGTTATGTTGGCTCTCTAGGAGCTATTACGCGCGCCAGCCGAGGAACGTACGTGCAACGCGTGGTGCCGCCTTACCCGTAGCCGTCTCAACAACCCAGCTGTTGTAAACGCCAACTGGGAACATCGGGTCAGTGATAACCGTGATGCGCGAGACGCCGTTACCGGAGCCATCGGTAGTCACTGTGATCGTGCCACCCGAACGCTCTTGTGGAGCAGGCAGCGCAGTGGAGTGCAGACGGAACTCACACGTGAAGGTGCGGTTAGGCTCCCAACCCGTCATGATCACGCTGATGATTTCGCTATCACCGTACCACGTCTGCGTGTTGCTCGACGAGTACTGGATGTTACGTGGCAACGAAGGCGTTTGCGTCGGTGCGGGTGTGTTTTGATAACCGCACTCCGTAGAGTTGACGGTAATGGTAACGTTGTACGTTCCACCGCTGCCGTTGGCGCGGATCTCCTGGCGGTTAAAGCCATTGCAGGTGTAACCGAGAACGGTACCAGCTGGAGGATGCGTCTGTGTAGGTGGTGTAGTTGGCACCACGTATCCGCAATCGGTAGAGTTGCGGGTAAGGATGGCGTCGTACGTTCCACCAGAACCATCGGTGTAAGTACCCCACTGGTCAAAGCCACGGCATTCGTAGCCGATGAGAGAACCTGCTGGCGGATGAACCACCACTTGGCACTGAGACGAGTTGAGAACGCGATCGAGCGTGATACCACCGGAGCCATTGGCAATCGAGCGTACAAGCGTCGTGCCTTCGCACACCGTCGACAGAACTGTACCGGCTGGAGGATACTCACCACCAGACTTACATTGCGGCGCGTCTGCTTGGATCAGCTCAGAGTACACACCACCATGACCGTCTGCCTTCAGACCCATCAGTGTAGTGCCAGAGCAGTACTGGGTGAGGATTTCGCCCTTTGGAGGGTGAGCAATCGGAGTAGTGGTTTGGTAACCGCAAGTCGTGTCCTTGGGTTGAATGATCGATTCGTACGTTCCACCCTTACCGTCAGCGTACGTACCGATACGGTCATAATGCACGTTGCAGTACGTGTGAAGCAGAGCGCCCTGTGGAATGGGTGGGGCAGTCGTAGCTGTAGCGCCGCAACCATGGATACCCATGTAGTCGATCAATGCATCGAAGGTCACGTATTTTTCAACACGTGCGGCGCGCAGAATATCGTCACGGGTTACCACGGGGAGGTTGCGCACGGCACCCAGACCCACGCTTTGAGCGGTGGCGCTGTGGATTTCCGTGTTCGCCATGTGGGTCACGAAAGTTTCGATCAAATCAGAAATGGTCAGGATGCCCAGAGCATCCAGCACAGCCCGAAGCGTAGCCGGTGTGATCAAAGTGGTGTTACTCTCACCAGCAACTGCATCGATTGCAGACGCAGGCCCAAAGTTCTGCACTTTGTCCAGACCGATCTGATCCTTATTAACCTGGTGAGGGTTGAGCAGGTTACGAACGTGGTTGTACTCATCACCGCTGGCCCGTGCCAAGATAGCGGTAGCGATCTGAATGATCGCGTTGACCACTTCGGTCTGACCCACCATGTCGGAGAAGTTCCACGGGTGATCCGTGGGTGTGAACATCGCCGGCAAGTTGGCGATCTGCTCCCAAGTCAAAGCACGCGGATTCTTGACGATGTCAGCAATAGCTGTCGTCATTGCAGCTGTGTCAAGCGTCCATTGTCCACCGACGGTCTGGTACTCGAGAATGTACTCGGTGTCTTCAGACACGTTCAGTGGGACCACTGCCGAGTACACATCCTTGGCAGTCGACAGTGACGCACCAACGAAATGCAAACCGAAGTGGAAGTCAACCCCGTAGACGAGCGGGAGCAACGAAGCCCCGGCCCGTTTGAACACCCGCATCGATTCAGCGTAGAACGGTGCGAACTTCGGAATCAAGAAATGGTAGTCACGGGTATTGTCGTACGTGACAACCTGCGGTTCAGCAAGAACCCGGTTCGTCAGTGCGACCCCCGTGCGGTCCTCTGGATAGGTATAAGTGGTCATAGAGCCCTATGGGTGCGATAAGAAACGATTCATGCCTGTGAAAGTCGGAACGAAGCCAGCCAACATGCTATAGATGCAAGTCCATAAGACCCACCGATAGCTAAACCTTAAAAACACGCCCTTGTGACGTGCTTAAGTTTCCAGCTCGAGTAACTATAGTATTTTCAAAGAAGGAATGTACTCGCTATGTACAATATCGACAGCGCCTATGGCGTGACACGAACCCAAGGTGCTCAATGGAAAGCGCACGACGTCAAGGCAATGACCGCTACGGAAGTCTTTAGCACTTTCCGGCAGTTGTACCTGACTCTGTCTTCCCAGTTTCTGGCTGAGCCTATTTTCGTGGACTTCATGTCCATGCAACATAACCTCGGTACCTCCACCGAAACCATGGAAGTCATCTTCGAAAACTGGGATAACACAACCCCAGATACGATTGATGAAATTCCTCAGTACGACACAGTGCGTGCTATCTTTACCGATGCATTCCGTGCCGGCTACAAGATCAACGTCGCGCGTCCCGGCAGTCACTGGACATCAGCCGCTAGCCTGGCTGAACGCACCGAAGTGCAGATCTCTCGGCCTGGCACCAACATGACCCATTTCACCAAGCACTGCATGGTGAGTGTGAATGGGTATTTCTATCCGACCGAGACGGATGGAGTTCTCACCTTCTTGCCCAATGCTGGCAAGAACAGCTACGCGTCTCGCCGCAACCAGTGCGGTATCTTGTCATTCGAGAAAGTGGGTGAAATCCAGCAAGTACCGATCATCCCCGCAAACGTTCGACCTGCTGCGGTTGGTGGCGAGCTACGCTATCGCTGCCACGTCGATCTGCCTGATGTCGATCTGACCAACAAGAGCGTGATCTTGGTGATTGCCGGGCATATCCACTTCCTTGGTGACGGTGTGTTCTGGCCGGTATCGAACAACACGTTCTGTGTGGACATGGAGAAGATCCCTTCTCTGCAGCGCTTCTACGAAAGCCGCAAGTTCATCGACTATTCGAAAATGAACTTGACCCAGTGGATCGACAAGGAAGTTGTGAACATTGAAGAGTTCTTCTCCGACGCCAAGTTCATGCACTACATCGCTCATGAGCAATCGTTCTTTGTGGTGGTGGACACCCCGCGTCTGACCAAAGCCCGCATGCACATCCGGCAATTCAACATGCCAGGTCTTTTCATCGCTTATCGTGAACCCAACGAACTGCTGATGACAGGTACGGGCCGTGTTGCAGAATACTGGAAGACCCATGAGGACGGTGAATGGCGTGTTACGGTTGCTGACAGCTACCGTGCAAAACGTGTCTTCAACACAACACCTGACTTCAATCCCAACGAAGGTGTTTCCTCCACCAACGTTCCTTACAGCACCTACGCTTACAGTCGGGCCCATCTGCTTGACATCATCGGTGACAAATTGAAAACAACGCCTTGACGGCATACATCCCCTACCCCGTGATTAACTCCTTGAGCGGATGTTACATCAGGGGTAGGGGACTATGCTGCTTGGTGCTCCCAAACAGCGTTTAAGGCGCTGGGAGATTGTTCTTAACCCATGCTTCCAATTGCTGAAGCTTGGAGCGTGTAGCTTGTAAGTCGTCAAGAGCTCGTTGAAGCTTGGAGTAGTCACTCTCGTTGTCAATGACTGCTTCCAAACGAATCGCTTCCAGACGTGCGCTTTCCTCGTGAGAGATAATGGCGGGCTGGCTGATGATGACACCCTTGATAGTGGGTTTCACACCGACAGCAGACTGCACCAGTCCTTCGATACGTCCGATCAACCCATCGAGTTGAAAAGAGTCAGGCAAGGGACCCAGTGAGACACCGAGTACAACGGGGGTGTACAGAACTCCATTGATGTCCGGAGCGCTAGCGATGAAGCTAGAAGGAACGTAGACCCATTCACCCGTACCAGCTTGCAGACCGACAATGCAAACGTTGTTTGCAAGATCTTCTTGGTAAGCTTCTGCGCTCACACCGTGGGGTTCGTAATAACGCTCCCAGATCAGATCGCCGGATGCAGCGATGTCAGACAACATCCGCAGGCTACGGCACGTATAAGCCACCTGAGGGGTCAGCAGCGCGTCATACGGAGCCAGCAGTGTGAATACACCGACAGCCCCGATTTGAGGTATAAAACCCGACATGTTCAATTACACCGTGGCGTAGTTAAAACGAGCAGCAACCATGTACTCGACGTTATCGAGCTTTTGGCTCACGAACGTGATGTTGTTACGGGTAAGCGTACGCATACCGGCAGGAACGTCAAGCGACGTGGTCAGGTTCTCGGCGGCGCGCAGCAGGTTACCCATCATGGTCACCCATTGTTTGGTCAGCTCACTTTGACGGTTGAAGTCTTCGTGCGTGGACTCGACACCCAGGTAGTCGTTGACGACTTGCGAGAGCAAGAACATGTTGTTGCGGTTGTCTGGGCCACCTACCACCACCAAACCAATCGAGCGGTAAGGATGGTGGGTGAACTGCAAGGCAGCGTTCACGTGAGCCAGTGTCCATTCAGGAGGGAGCTTGGACTTCGCAAACAGCAGGCTTTCTTCACCCGTCATGATCGGGGAGTAGATGCCGGCGATCGATGTGCGGTTCGGGATAGCGTACTTATCCCAGCGAGGGAACACCACGAAGTGGGTGTTGCGAAACAGATCAGGAAGAATAACCTTCCAGGATTCGATGTCCTCATTGGAATGCGATTCGATGTAGCTGGTGATAGCTGCATTGATCAGGTCTGTGGTGTTGCCCTTAGGGCCGTAGACAACCGCGTACCAATTGAGGGTAATCGTGTTGTTCAGTTGAGCCGGGTTGTACCACTTGACGGTCTGCGCGACGGTCACGGTGTTGGGCTTTTTGTCTTTGGCTTCTTCAACCAACTCCATGACACGGTCTTGGGGGCGGCTCTCGAGCAGGTTCTGAACCTGACCAGCAGCCAGCAGCAGATCGTCCAGACGATCCACAGGTGGAACGATCACGATGTCGTACTCGTCGTACTGTGCTTCGAAAGCACTGTTACGCAGCCAGATCTTGGCAGAGATTTCAGGACTGCCGTCGATAGTCAGACGAAACTTGACCCATTCAGGCATCCGACGTGTGCCGTCAGAGCTCAAGGGGCCGCAAGTGATCTCACTCACATAACCCGAAAAACGCAGATCCAGTGCAGCGATGAAATCTTGAAGGCGCCAAGACGCATTGATAGTGAGGCCCTGGTCGTAGATCCAGTTGCCCATCTCCAGCAAGCGATCACGGTGCGCAACACCGATGGCTTGAGGTGTTTGGTTGTCCTTGGAAGAAAAGACCAACAACTCCAAACCAGCGTAGGTGGGTGTGGAATACTCTTTCACGTCCTTGGAGAACGTGCGGCAGAAGCTGGTGATTTCACCAAAAACAGACGTGGCGGAATTGCCATTGTCTTTGAGTTGAGCCAGGGACCAAAAGCCCTTAACGGTAAGCATGGTGTTCTTTATCCTTGTGACTAATAAACCCGCATAAGTGATTCCCGACGCTTTTGCAGACCATTAAACGTGATCTGAAAGCTTCGGGAACAAGCCCTTGACGGGCACAGAAACTTATGATATAATTTTCGCGATAACTGCAAAGAACCCTTAATGAGGCGTCCCCTACATGACCCAAATAATTAACCTACTCAGCTTTATAAAGGAGCTGTTGTTCAACCGTGGTAAGAAAGACGGTAAAAAGGACCACAAAAGTGGTTTCCTACACACATTGTTGCTGGCTGTATTGGCTGCTTCTTTGTACGGTAACTATTTGCTCGCTGGTCGTGTGTACGAAAAGACCAAGCAAATCATCAGCCTCAAAAACGAAGTCCAAGAGCTTCGTCCCATGGCAGACAAAGTCGCTGAACTCCAATACATCAACACTGCACTGAGTAATACCATCGCCTTGCTTACAGGCGGCACAGCAGCCCTTGGGCGTGGTAAGACACCCTTACCCTACCCACTGCCTCCTCAGAGCCCTAAAGAGGCTCTGGTGGCGCCTGCTCCACCGCCTAACAATCCACAACGCCAATTACCGGCAAAAGAAAATAAGGTTGAGTGAAAAAATACAGCCAACCTGAATTGGTTGTAGGGTAACGCTGCGCAGCGTTACCACAAACCAACCAACCTGAGATTGAAAAACAATGAGCAATGATTCAGCCGAGTCCGTTGTCACAGATGGGCTCGTCCTTTATGCCGATGGTTCGCGCAAGGGCGACAACGTTAACGGCTATCTTGGATACGGTGTTCACGGTTACTCCTTTTCTGTGGAACCGCCCAAGAAAGGAACTGGCAATCCAAAGTACGTACCTACCGAGAAAGGGTACGTGGAAAAAACCGAAGAAGGTATTAAACCGATCACACCGGTTCGTTACTTTGACGCTGTGGGTTCAACCCACCAACTGGCTTCGAACAACGTGGCCGAGCTGTACGCAGCACAGCACGCCATCGATATCGCGACACAACACCATACCAAGAAGTTGTTGATCAAGACCGATTCGAAATACGTGGTTGGCGGGATCATGGAGTGGTCCCAGAACTGGGTGAAGAACCGCTGGATCAAGCGCGATGGAACACCCGTACCCAACAAGGTAGAATGGCAAGGCCTGCTCGCTAGTGTCGCCAACCTGACGGCCACTGGTGCCAAGCTGGACGTTCAGTACGTCAAAGGTCACTCCACGTTCCTTGGCAACAACATCGCTGACAAACTTGCTGGGATTGGCTCAGAAATGAGCAAAGGCGGTAAAGCCACTGTTCACACGACAGTCAGTAATCCCGATGGTTACTGGAAAACGCAAGAAGAGAAATCTCCTTTGCTGGCATTCCGTACCATGCTGTTCTCTACGATGACAAGCACCCATCATCCTGGTGAGTACTACCTCACTACGGAATCCAAGGGTGAAGAACTCGTAGGCAAAGCACACGTGGATACAGCCTACGCAGTTGTGCAGCTCAAAGAACCCGAACCAGTTCTGGACATGGTTCGTCATCGCCAAAGCGTCTTGACGGATGGTATTGATTACCTGACGCTTGCACGCATCGACCGGATCTTTGCAGGCGGTCGTGCTGACGATCTGATGCAATACGGTGAGCACTGCCTTACCCTTGGACGCGGCCGTAGCAAGAACATGTTCTTCGTTGCTGACCTGAACACGGGTGAAGGTGGTGGGCACGGTGAGCCATTGACTGAACAGCTTGAACCACCAATGCTAGCCATGCGGGCCATGATGGCGATTGCTGACCTCAAGGACATCTTGGAAGCTTTTAAGGACCAAGACAAAGCAGTTTGGGAAAAAGCAAACTGGTGCGTGACGGATATCACGAGCGAGTTCTACAAAACCGAGGAAAAGAAAGTCGGTAAAGAAACCAAGCAGGTTCAAGAGATGCACAAAAGCATCAGCGTCACGATGACGAAGAAAGCCCTGAAGATCAATGCTTTCGGAAGAATGGTGGACATTAACCTGACGCTTGGTCTTGATGTACCGGGTCGCAATAACCTCAACCGTTTTGCTGAACGGGGGGTGAAGATGCATTTGATCTGTGCCAAGGAAAGTGATAGCGCCTTCCGTTTTCACACAGTCATCCAAGCCGGTGAAGACTGGAGCATCTGGAGCAGTTATTACAGCAACATGGTGCTCCTGCCTAAGGAAACAACCTAGCGTACGGTAGAAGGCCTCTAAAGGGCCTTCTACCTATGCTGTCTACCCACGAATACTTTGATAGCTTCGAAGCCACTACCAGAAAGGCTTATCAAGATGCAGCAAACCCATTCGCGTATGAGTCATTACCCCCTCACAACCCAACCCGTGTAACAACCATGATGACAACCAAATCCTCCGATCAAAAGGGGAATAACGAGCCGGCTCAGAAATCCCGACTCGAAACCCTCAAAGCAGCAGTGATCAAAGCCGTCGTTCCTATCCGGATGCGCAAAGCTATTTTCGCAGCTTCTTTGGTCGCGCGGCTTAAAGACTTGACAACTCCCGACAAAGAGTTGGCCAAGCGAGTGGGCATCCTCATGGAGCTCACGTGTAATCCCTCCTCGCTTCTGTATCCGATGCAAATCAACAACTGGATATGGAAGGACCTCAGTACTGACGGTATCGATCTCTCCGGCAAGAGTCAACTGTCGAGCGAACAACTTCATGCTTTCTGCACGGCTGTGATCAATAGCACACCAGAAGCTCTGGAATACAACACGCACCGCGCCATGCGTGAAGACGTTTACCGGTTAGTGATGGCATTCACACCGGCTACGGCGTCCAGAATGAACATGCAGGCTGCATAACCCACCCAGACACCATAGAGCAGGGTCCGAAAAGGACCCTGCTCTTATGCCGCTTAAAGCGTTAAACCTTCTTCAAAACGTCGGTGAGGCGTTCCACGGAAGCCACGTAGGTGGTTGCCCGGTAGTAGGTCAGCGCAAAGAACTCGACCTGACGAGCCAGAGCGAACAAGCATTCTACCAAGTTGTTCAGCTGGACTCCAGACAGATCTTCGATGCTGCCTTCGTTGATTTCTTCAACCAGCAGGTTGATCAGGTCATTGACTTCTTTGACACTGTTTTGTACCACGGAAGGATCAATGCTTTTGATCTCTCGGATGATGCCTTGGCTCACGTTGAAGACATCACGAATGTCGCCGATGCTGGTAGTGATGTCACCCACGGTCATGACGGCGCGATGAGAACCCCGCACAAAGAAAGAAGCAACACTGGCGTCGATTTCTTCAGAACGCTTTTGGGCGACCGAGTTGTTCTTCGTCAGATCACGAAGATACTGACGAGAACTCTTGTTCGAGAGAATTTCAGCAATCAGCTTGCGGTACGTCAGGATAGCCGGTGCGGTGAAATCGTGGTAGTAATTGAACCCAGACAAAACCGTGTTGCCGTAGTCAAGGTAGTTGCCATGAAAGCCCTCGAGGGTAGTCACCGACAAAGGAGCAACGACCGCGAAGTTAGCGCTTGCCAGCTTCCGCATGATCTTTTCTTGTTCCACTGCCAGATGGGTGGCCTTGTAGAAGTCAAACTTGGCAGAAAAGAAACTGGCCAGGCCGTCGCGAGCACTTGCGAAGAAGCGTGGCAGAAAGCCAACGGTAGCCCGGGACGTGTTGCCGGTTTGGAATTCAGCAGCGATGGCTTCGCGAGCCACCTGCATTGCCGGAGTGATCAAAGTCAGTTGCATGTACTTGCTTTCAAAAATAAGAAGGGTTTGCTAGTGAAGCTTATCGGGCTTACCAAAATGGAATATGAATCCATTTTGTCAATGGTTCTATAGAATTACCGACTATTTTTTCTGGCGTTGGTGCATCATTTGTTACGAAGGCTTGCAACCCAAGTCCTTCTATTTTCATTCATCAACACAAGCCTACTCCCTTATGCTGCAACTTGCACCCGATCTGGAGACATCCCCAGCCATGAAAATCCTGCTGAACATCGGCGGGGGACTCGACATGCCAACAGGCACCTACATCAAAGGCCTTCATGGCGAGATGATATTGCTCGGTGGTTTGGGCTTTATCACCGGTATGGTAGGTATCGGTAACAACTTCAAGACCACACTGCTGCATTGCATGACCAACCAGGGCATGGCCCGAGTGTTTGAGTCCTGCGCCCTGCCTGAAAAGAAAACTCAACGCAAGCTCAAGCGTCTTGAGAGCACCAACTCCGCCTACGATACGGAAGTGAACATTCAGCTGCCGCGTCTGAAGACGCTCGCTGCTGCGATTCGTACCTTCGCTGCCTTGGGCTATAACCTGATCGACCAGAAGTACTGGCGTGTCACGGACAAGACCATTTACTGGGGCAACGAGTGGTTCGAGAAGTTCAAGGACTTCATGAAGTACAAACGCAAGAACGAAGACGCGTACAAACTGCTCACTCCGTTCCCGGATCATGACGGCAAATCACCCATGCCGGTGTTGCTGCCTACTTTCGGCTGCGTGGACTCTTTGACGGACTTCCAGTCCGAAAAAGAAGAAGAGATGATGGACGCCAACGAACTCGGTGAGTCCGGTGGCAATACCCTGTTCATGAAGGGCGGCTTGATCAAGACGCGACTGCTGACAGAACTGCCTGCCCTCACTGGTGGTGCGTACCACTTCATTGGCCTCACCGCGCAGTTGAACAAAGAGCTGGCCATGGGCGGCCCTCCAGGCGGCGCCGCACAACCGACCAAGAAGCTGCAGTACTTGAAGAACGGTGACCGTATCGTAGGCGCCACGAACAAGTTCACCTACGCTACCAGCGTGTGCTTTAACGCTTACAACGCGGCTCCTTTGGTGGACAAAGACCGCATGGCCGAGTACCCGCACCCTTCGGGCTCCAAAGGCATCGGTGACACTGATCTGAACACCGTCAAACTCACGGTACTGCGCAACAAGAATGGCCCCACTGGCGTCACCCTCACCATGGTGGTCACGCAGCGTGAAGGCTTGCAGTTCGAACTCACTGAGTTCCACAACATCCGCGAGAATGGCCGTTTCGGTATCATCGGTAAGGGTGCTTACTACACCCTGGCTCTGTACCCCGAATGCTCCGTGATGCGCACCACAATCCGTGCCAAGATCGAAGAAGACGCCAAGCTGCGTCGCGCGATCAACATCACTTCCGAAATGCAGCAGATGACCGAGTTCATGCCCGACATCTGGGCTGAGTACGGCTGCACACCGGAAGAGCTGCACGCCGATCTGATCAAGCTGGGCTATGATTGGGATCTTCTCCTGAAGACACGCGGTTACTGGTTGTTCAACAACGAGACCAACCCAGTTCCTTTCCTGTCCACCTACGACTTCCTGCGCATGCGCAAAGGCGAGTACTTCCCGTACTGGATGACTGAAGACAAGAAGGGCATCAAGCCCGAGTTTGTGTTCGAGTACGACACCCAATAATCACAAGCTGCGTGAAACTTCACGCAGCGTTCCATCTCTTTCTTTTTCTTTCATTTCACCATGAACACCCAAGACTCTAACGTGACCGACGTTGTGGACAAAAACACTCCACGCTCTGCCGACGGTTTTCACCTGTCCCCTGCTCAGCTGACCAAGCAACCCGGCGATGTCGATCTGATCGAAAAATGCCGTGAGATCCTGGTTGGCCTTGCCATCGATCCTGAACAACTGGCTGTCTACGATAGCGCTCACACGCTCATCATGGCCAAGAACATGACCACGTTCGCACAGCGCACAGCGCTCAACCAGTTCTGGCACCTGCAGATGGGTCCCTTCGGTCGCCTGTCCCACATGCAGCGCTACAAGCTGATCGAAAACGGTACGGTCGAAGACTGGCTGCGTTTGTTCAACCAGGGTCCTGCTCAATTCATCATCGACAACAAGCTGCCCGTGCCGTTTTGATGAACCATTATTGCTGTTGGATATTAAAAACCCCATCAGTAATAATGGTATGCGTTGAGTGACATCGACGTTTGTTCCGTACCTGAAGCATCAATCTCCCACCACTAAGAAAGGAGTACTGCAAGATGAAGAAAATCCTGCTGTTCTGTTCGATCTGTTGCCTGTTCCTGCTCTCGATCCCTGCTTTCACCCTGGGCCTGGCCGCGGCCGTCTCTGACGCCTTCGCCCATCCCGAGTTCGTGATCCTGGCGGCCGCCGCGTGCGCTACTGCCATGGCGTTCGTCGCCACTCAAGCCATGGCCAAGGCCATTGCCTGGGCGCGAATGCGATTGCAGCGCAAGGGTTTCTCGATCGGTGCTGGTTCCTCGGATTTCGCCGGTATGGTGAGCGCAAGCTCGTTCCATGCCAGGTGTTAATCTTTAACAACTGATCAAACCTTCTTCGACTTCGCACACAGTTGACGATAACTCCACCGCTATGTTAGCGGTGGAGCTTTATGCTGTCGGTGTTTTTAACGCTTAAAAAGAAATCGTATGCTTGAACTCTATCTGGTATGGCTCTCCGGTATTTCTATCGGGTGGCCTATCTTCCTTTTCATTTGTTTGTTGTGTGTAGCGATAGCGCTGCTTAACGACGCCAAGTCCAACATTGCCACTGCATTCAGCGGTGTGCTTCTCTTGCTTAGCGTCTTCGCACTGGCGTTGTTAACGCTCTCGCCAGACAAAAGCACAATCCAAGAGATGATTCAAATTACCAGGTATCCTGATTTGAAGTCTCGACCTGTTTTGCAACCTATTCCTACGGAACCCAAGTAATGTCTAACCGCCAACAAGCTACCGAGTACCTACTCAGCTGGATCGACAAGCTCGATCCCAGTGGCCACAACCGTACCATCATGGAGCAACAACTGGGAGCGATGTCTGACGAACAGTTCACCAAACTGATGGATGACTTCGAAAACGACGTCGATCGTCCTGCCATGTACGTGCCCAACTTCGGTCCGGTGAAACTGGATATCCAGCGCAATCACCGCATCGCCCAAGAACTGGGTCATGACTTCTACCAGCAACTGTGGATCGGTTCCGTGGATTACCAAACTCCTAAGTACCTGACTCCTCAGAAGTACATGATCCTGGAGTTGCCGTGCCGTCGTCAAGCGCAGATCCTGGACAAGGGTATCTCGACCACGGAACACACACGCTCTATCGACCAGCGCACCGGTCAAGTAGCCGGTGACAGTGCAGCGGCCAAGGTGTCCTACCCTGAGCTGAACATCCTGCGCGGCATGGGGATGGAGCAAACAGTCAAGGAACTGATCAAGTTCCGTGGTGGTGATCTTCGTGGCTTTGACGCCATGAACACCATGGCGCATCGTCAAGGCGAAGTCAGTCTGGACGCCATCACTCCCTACGCTTCGGGTGTGGAGTCGACGTCCGCAATGAAGGTCAGTCTCACCTCGATGCACCTGAGCAACACGCTGTAGCCACATGTTCAACCTAGGACCCTACAACGATTTCTTGCAAGGAGTCTACGTCGATCTGGACTCTTTGTTCGATACACGTTTTGCAGTTCTTGAACAGGTCGATCCCATTCTTGCTCTGCACAACCTCAAGAATGGCTGGAACACTCGTGTTCAGGATGTCTTCGAAGGAATCGACAAGAAGCTCTTCGACGAGTTGTACAAGACACGGGACAACACAGTCTTAGCTATGGCGCCGTCCACGCAGATCATCGACGCTGTGAAGACATGGGTTACAAAAGCCCTTGAAACGATCAACGGTTCACCCAACGGTGATAAGGTCGTGATCTTCGTGAATGTGTGGCCGTACAACATCACTAAGGATCATGCCCGGGAAATTGGTACCTCTGTGCACCGATTGGTTGGACAAACCGTCGACATTCGAATGCTCAATGTAGATCCTGAGAAGATCTGCACCAGGACGGCCAAAGCGTATTTCTCGGCCATGTTCATGTATGACTGGGATTACTGGCTGGAAGCCAATACGAAGAACGCAAGCTTTGAGAAACAGCGCATCCCTGATGTGACGCTGTACGCTCCCAAGATCTACAAACAAGGCGAGCCTTCTAAGGAAGAACTCGCCATGATCGCTAAGAGCAAGGCCAACATGTTCGAGCAGTTTGAAATGATGGCTGGTCCGCAAGTTGGTATCGAATTCATCGATATTGCTTTTTACAGCAACTACATGCCAACCGATTACATCGAGCATTACGAAGACATGCGCAACGCTGTGAAGAACACAGCCTTGTGAAGCGGCATAAAAGCCCCTCTGAAAAGAGGGGCTTAATATGCTGTCTCGGTCGTTAATCGGGAGCGTCGACTTCTGCCAGTTTCACGTCTCCGCGAACTTCCACAAACTTCTCGAAGGTGTTGTTAATGGTGCCTTGAGTCAACTCACCGGGAACAAAGTCCCGGGTAGCGATATCGTCCTTCAAAGTTGGAATCTCAACTTCACGATCGCCGGTAGCTTCTCGCATCGGTGGCTTGGCGCCCGAAGTTTGTGCAAGGTATTCCCGCACCAGTGCTTGTTGTTGAGCCTGCAAGTTTTGGCCTGCCTCTTCGCTCTTGATCCGCATCTGACCCAAAGCTGCAGAGTCCATGTCCTTCATGGTACTGAGCATCACCGTCAGCATCTTGGGATCTTTCGGTATCCCGTCACTAGCGATACCGCGCACAATCATGCCGCGGATCTTGCGTGTGTACCCGAGGTCCTTGACGGGCTCGTAGTTAACGTCAACGTCAGGCAACTCAGGAACAGGTCCAGCGATGGTAGGGTTTGGCGTGTGGTCTTCGTCGTTTGCGCTCATGATCAAATCTTTCCGATGGATGTTACTGACTAAGTTAAGCAACTTTTTTTCAGCAATACATCATAGTTGTGTATAGTAGATGGATAAGCCGGTTTCATAGGCTTATGTTTTCATTTTCATCATAACTTCACAAAAGCACATGTTTCAAAAACTGATCAAACGCATCCAACTCAGGTGGATGAAGTTGCAAATCAACGTACGGCGAGACGTGCTGATCCACAAAAAACCAGCAGAATTCTTGCAGTATTGCACAGCGCTTATTCTCCGTAACCCGGAGTTTGAGCTGCGACCCACAACGCGTAACGTGTGGATCTATGCACCACAAAACGCGAAAGAGTTCACGGAGATCCTCTCCAAAATCACGTCGGCTATCGCGTTTGACAAACCTGTAAAGGACGTTGTCAATCTCGGGCCGTTCAAAGAAATGCACCCGCTGTCGTTTTTGACGACTGACATCGGTTGTATCGACGATGGCAAGCAGCATTGTCTTTTCCACGTATCTGCGATTAGAGAGATCGCTAACTATCTCAACAGAGGTATCGAGGAGGATAAAAACTACAGCCGGTATAACCACCGCATCTTGTCACCACTGGTGCAGGACCTGCAGTTGTATATCGATCAGATCTTCAAGCTGTACCGCGACGCTTAGGCGCTTTATGCGCAGCTACGTTCAAACACGTAGTTTAACCAACACCAACACCCACCGTTCTTAAATAGAGGTGATCACATGCAGAACAAAGACCCGGATCGTACTGATTCCATCGATGCTGATTTCCAAAAACGCATCAGAGAAGACACGAAGAGAATCATCCGCTATGTGGATGAAATCGGCCCTACCGACGCCCGTGTAGGTTTGAAGCTTTTGTATCGCAAGATCTTGGACGATTTGTCCATCAATGCGACGCGCTGGAAAACGCTGATGGACACGTACCTGCGTGACCCCATCAACGGGATTTTGAACAACACGGAAGAGCATGTGCAGCAGCGCAGTGCTCTGAACAAGAACCTTGTCACCAATGACCAGATGACATGGAAGGTCTTTCTGCGCGGCTTGCGTTTCATTCGCGTGAAGCGTTTGCGTTTTTCGGTGACGTTGGTTCACAGCAACGACACCACCACTGAGCACGGCATGTGGCTCAACATCCGGAACAACTACACCCCGCTGGACGATTACGATGACCCAAGAAGTACCTACAACCGAATTCCCGTCCTTGAAGTACGGGATGACAGCAAGGGCAATCTTGCTGAAGTTCCGGCAGATGCAACCGTGCGTGGCGTCATCACTGCCCCTCCCCCCATCGACTTCGACAAGTACCGAACTCAGTACCCAGTTCTCGGTGACAAGGCCGAAGATAAGTGACCTTGCGCTCGAAGCGTTTGTCGCCGAGTCAATCAGTCACCCCCATGGCGCCCTCGACACGATTTATTTCGTGGCCGAAGTCCTCATCGGCAGTCTGGCGAACAAGAACAACGTGATGGATTACGAGAAGTTCATCACGAACAACAAGAACGTTCATTCTTTCTTGTCGGAGTACTTGAGCGTTCTGCAGGCGCAACTGGCGGAAGCCGATTACGGTTTGGTCAATCTGATCCAACTCATTGGCGATGCCGTCGTACCTGGATGGGTTGAGAAGAAAGAAGAGTTCGGTGGCAACGAGCTTTTTGCGGAAGAACGGTTTCCGAATTCGCACGATATCAACGTCACGCTGCTCAACAACCCCATGACCGCTATCGTGGTATTACTTCGCATCCATGTAGAAAAATTGTTGGCACTTGTCAACAGTTTGGGAGAATACAAAACATCGTTCGAGGCAGAGCTTACGAGAAAACCGTAACGCTTTACTCCCAGGGCAATTTTACCTCGTTCAACATCCGTGACAAACTCGTCTAACCAACAGTACGTCAAAACAGCACATTCAATCAGGAGCACTTTCGCATGACTTACGAACGCAACAACAACGCACCCCGCACCCGCAACAAGAACGATCAGCAACGTCGCCCGGCTCAACAACAGCGCCTCACCTCTGGCTCGGCCGCTCCTGCCCCAGCTGCCCGTCGTGAAAGCCTGCTCAATCCCGCAATGGCTGAAGGCCTGTCGCAACTGATGCGTCAATCGTTCGCGGAAGCTCCTCCCGAACAGCTGGCTCCCCACGCTGCTACCCGGCTGCCTCCCATCCCATCGAGCGACAAGGACGGTGTCACGTACATCAACTTCTCCGCTTCGGCCCGTACAGAGCTCGGCCAGATCCTGTCGTTCGACAACATGTTGGCTTTCGACCACACGTTGATCGATGTGCGTGTTCCAACGATCCAGCATTTTTGGGCCTTCATCCAAAGCGGTGGTGTCAATCCCAAGATCTTCAGTTTCAGCAACGACAAGCTGCGCGCCCACATCCGCCAACAAGGTCGCCCCGTCTACCAGCGCAACCAATACGCGCTGTTGGCACATGCCTACTGGCTCAAGTTCATGCAGTACCCTGCACTGATCGATGTGATGGTCAACTACACCGGTGAGTTCGACTACTTCCTGGATCGCGCATCGATCCGCAAACGCCCTGTCGCGGCCCCGTACCTCGTGGACATCATGAAGCAGATCCGTTCGGCCCTGCGCCGTGGTCATGATCTGGACCTCGTGCGTTTCATGGACCGCGATGTCCAGATGGAACTGCGAACCTTGACCAACGGTCAGCGTGACGCCCGCGTGGCTGAAATCTTGGACAAGGCTTTCAAGGAAGCCCGCACTCGCCAGGCGCAGATCCGCAACAACCGCGAAAACCAGGAAACCGTTGCCAAGGCAGCCAAGCACGTCGGTGAACTGGCCATCAACATGGCTGAAGAAGAAGAAGGCATGCGGTCCGAGCACGAGGTGTCGCAGACCCCTGTGTTCGCGATCGGTCAGACTGGCTTCCAACCCCGTGTCGAGCCGGCTGAACCGGAAGTGAAACCGGAGCTCAACGTAGCCTTCTTGGGTCAGGTGGCTGTCTCTGAAGACGGCATCGTCAACGCAGCGCCCAAAGCACCGCAAAGCCCTGAAGAACCTGCGGCTCCTGAAGCCCCACAAAGCCCTGCAGAACCTGAAGCGCCGGTTGCCCCTTCGGCACCCGTTGCTGAAGCTGCGGACGACTCTGATGGTGAAACCGTTGTGCTCGACGGCTTCAACAACGCAGCCACTGCAGTAGCAAGCTAACCGCAACTGGGTGTAATAACCCGTGACCTGACCATCTAGGTGAACTTATAGTTTGCTTTGGATGGTCGGGCGGTTATGCCGTGTATCGGGTTATCGGTTTTTATTCAATCTTTCCGACCATAGGAACACCCATGTTCATTTTCAATCCCAGTTATACCCAAGCGCAAGACACCGAAACCATGACGCGTCTGACGCGTCTGAAGAAAGCCGCTGATCGTGTCTATCAGTACTACGAGTGGCTCAGTGAAGACCATCGCAACACCCTCTCCGGAGATGCGAATAAAGCGGAGATCGAAGCCCTCTGTGACGATGTCCGGATCGCTTTGTTCCTGAGCACCGGTCAAGACGCATTGGTGCCTTACTTCACTGCGTGTGTTTTGTTTGCTCTGCTGGTTTCCCACGCAGACGCTGCACCTTCTGGCACACCTTGCCCGATCGATCGCAGTACCTTGGAAGGCATGTACGACGCCAAGGCCGTGAGCGTTCTGCTCAATGATGCCGACTACCAGTTGATCTCGTACTCGACAGGTAGCTTCCTGTTGGCTGACACGGCCGATCCTGGCAACCTGAGCACCATGGCTCTGGCGCGCAAGGGCTCCTTGGTAATGGCAGACCAAGAGCTGACCGAAACCATCAGCTTGCAAACCTTGCTGATGGCAGAGCCAGATGGCGACGATTTGGACGAAGAACAACAAGGTCATGTTTTCCTTCGGGAACTCCACCGCCTTGAGTCAGAATCCAAAGCAATGGTAAATCAATCATCTGACTGACGACCCTGACACACCGTACTCCTTAACGGGAGTACGGATGTTACCTCGTATTTTTTTTTGCCTCTCAGAGCAGTACATGCTGAGATTTCCAAAGTCAGAATATGAAACTCGCACTTGCTAAACCAACATTCAATACAGACCCAGATGAAGATCTAGCACCGGTAGACGTTTATAAACAAACGTCTACGGAAGTGGTTAACAGCTATCAAGAGACCAGTGAACAAAGCCAAGGCTTGTTCGATAGCTTGGCCAACATCAATCCCCAGGAACTGCTGTCGCAAGCCACACAAGCCCTTGGAACAGCTTCTAAGGTGGCTGCGGCACTCGCGCGTGGTCAGAACATGCGTGATCCCTTCAGTGGGCTTGCAGGCGGCGCTGGAGCTATCGGAGCTGGCGGCATCGCACAGTCTCTGAAAACCCTCAGCGCTGGACTTGGTTTGATCCGTGGTGTATCTAACGCCACCAACATTTCCCAGATCCTTGGAGCCGGTGCTCGCTTCGCTGGACGAGACGGTGCCGCTATCAGTAAGCTTGCTTACTCGGTAGGTACCGTTGAACGCAACCTCTCATCTTTCAAGAGTCTGCAAGGACGAAGTGGTTTGTCAGTCCTTAGCCGTCAGCTTGCGTTGGGTGCAGGCATGGGCTCCGCAGTCGGATCTATTTTGGGTGACATGTCGCCAGCCATGACCCAAAGCTACAATGCAGCTGCTAACGCTGCTTTGAGCATTACCGGCGTGGTGCAAAAGGGCACCGTTGTCTCTGGGCGAACACGTGACCCATACAACGCTACTGTTATCAACAACGCTATCTCCGAATTCCGAGGGGATGGTTACAACACACGCGTTACGGACTCCGCTGGTTTGGCTGGCTCGATCGCTGGCCTCACGTACGCCAGTCGTATCACCGGTATCCCTGGCGTTTTCAAAACACTGACGGATGACATCGATGATGCGCAAGTGTGCAAAGCAGCTGCTGTGCCTTTGGCGCGAGAAGCAGCAACCGTTGGAGATGTACACCTCTTCATGGATCTGGCTAACTCCAAGGTGGGTAACCAACTGCAAAGCGCCGTCCCAGAGCTTGCCAGTGGGATGATCTCGACAGTGCGTCCTCCCGAAGATCTTGCTCAGCAAGAATACGGTCGTCTCTACGATGACTTCAGTAGTGCACTCAACACAGTCTCCCCCAACTGGAAAACGTACAAAACACAAACGGGCTCCAGTTACGTGAACGCAGCCTACGTAGCACAAAACCCTTTCATGCAAGACATGATCGCGGCCAAGATGAACAACATGATGGGACCACCCGGTTCCAACGAACAAAGCATCTATCCACAAAACAGCGTCTACAGCTCAACACCGGGTCTGATCGATCCAAACACCGCGGTTGTGAACACCACAACCGTCGAGCAGTTTGTAGCAACGGTTGACGGTCAAGAGACGGTCATGACAGCGCAAACGACCCAAGTTGCTGACGAAGCATTCATGATGCTTGCCTCAGTGTTTCCTGGTGAAAGCGTGGATGCCGGTCTTAAGGAACATTTCCCTTATTTCCATACGAGCCTCGGTCGCCCAGTCATGGGTATCCCTATCTAGGAAGACAGCATAAGCAGGGAGCTTTCGCTCCCTGCTGCTATGCCGTTTAGACGTTAGTTACCACGTCCCGTGTCCTCGTACCACAGGTCAAGCAGGTTGACGATAGGAAGATCCCGAATAACGCCAGCCCAGTGTTCCTGGGAAGTGAGCATTCGAATGTCGCCACGCAACCAGTTCTTCACTCGCAGCTTGAGCTTTTGACCACGGTAGATCTGCTCGCCAAGCGTAGCAGAACCCAAAGTAGCCATGTAGTCTGAGTAAGTACTGTCATGAACGTTGATCGTCTCAAATGGATCAATAGAACCAATCTGGATAGGAACGTACATCACGGAAGACAGATCTTTCACAGAGAACTGCACGTCCACTGCCAGCATGTCTTTGTTCTTGGTAAACCCGAGATTAGAGACACCGCGAGTGATCTGCAGCGACTCAATGATACCGCACCGCGTAACAGCGCGACCTTGGTCGTACAGTTCGCACAGGAAAGGTTGCGTGTATGCTTGACGACCTGCGGCGTGCGGAAGCGCACCCGCCAAGATCATCGCCAGTGGGATGTAGATGTTGGTCAGCTGGGACACTGGATGACCGTAAGGGGCCACCAGACGCATGCTGTAGGTCTTGCTGGGCAGCGTTGCTACCGAGTTCTCCCAATGGTCAGGGATGTCTACATACGCACTACCCATCACGGACAAGAGTCCATCGATCTTGAGTGTGTGAAGAGCACCAGCGAGGAACTCTTTACCAGCGTCGACGATCATGCCTGCACCAGCACCGATATCACCACCTGCGAAGGTGTAGTAAGCGGCGCGCCCTTGTGCAGAAGTGCTGTTGAATTTCTGAGCCAGGTCAGACGGCTTGGTAGCGTTACTGAAAGACTCGCTCACGGAGCCAGTGTGGTCCACACGGAACGTAGCGAATGCAGAACCATCAGAAAACTCGGCATCCAAAAATTCTTTAAATCCAGATATCTTGGACAAAAGCCGCTCACTCAGCGTCGGGTTGTAAGTCTTCTTGGCTTCTTTCTCAAGTTGCTCCTGAGATACGGCACCAGACTCACTGGCCAAGCGTTCTTCGAGCGTTCCCCCCATGATGGTTTCCATTTTGGGCTTTTCACTCTTTTCTTGGCTACCGCCTGTGAAGGAGTTCTTCCACTTGTTGATCAGCTCTTCAAGTGTGAGACCATTGTCATTGGTTTGTACGTTGTTGAATGCGCTTTGCATCGCGGATTGCAATTCTTCGTACGACGCAGCATTCTCGATAGCTTGTTTCTGTGCGTTCAAAAGACGCATGTTGATGCGTTCAACCCGGGTTACCAGATTCTTCACGTTGATGTAACCGGAATCGTCAAAAACACCCGGCAACAATTGCTTGATAGAGTCATGCATTTCTTTGTCGAACTGCTGCTCTTCACCGATGCGTTTGTCACCAGACTGGGTCGGGAACATGCCCTTATGGGTTGCCAGTTGGTTGACAATGGTCGTCACAGCCGACCAGTACACGGGCATGTTGGGTCGAGAGTAGTAGAACTTGGTGGGATTGGTTGTCAAGATACCCTTGAGACCGCTTGCAATGTACGCTGCGGCCATGAGACCGAAGAACAACACACCACCCAAAGCTACAAAGCCAACTACAGCACCACCGACTTGACCCGCGGTGAAAGCCAGACCAGTCACACGACCAGAGTTCGCCAGATAGGCTGCACCCACGTCATAAAAACCAGTAAAGAAACTGATAAGCGAGTTGAACTCAGGCTTACCAAAACGCATGTGAATCACTTGGTAGCTATCGTCGATAGCTTCCGAGTAGTATGCGCCCATGCCTTGGTTGGTCATTCGGCTTGCAACCGTGAATGCATTGCGATCAGGCACGAGACCGGGCTTAGGTGGATCGGCAAACGGCGTGAAGCCGGGTCGGGGATTACAAACGTAATTACCCCCGAGAGAAGTATCTTCAAACTTCCGATCCGCTGTGGAGTAAAAGCGATTTCGCTCGAACTCTTCTTCCAAGTAGAAGCCCTTGGCATACAGGGTCTCACTCACCCAGTGGTAATCTTGGATTTGATCGACTTCGGAGTGAAGGAAGCGAGATCGCTTCTTCAGTAGTTCGTAAGCGCGCTTGGCGACTTCTTCAGAAGACACCCCTGGCAAGGCCTTGACTGCCTCACCACCTTCGGTGACGAACTTATCAGCCAGCTTGGCTTTGGTAGCCAGTTCTTCAAGAGAAAGAGTCATGGAAAAATACCATTGTTAAATAGGGAGATCATAGGATGGAGAACTCTATTTTTAAAGCGTTAATTGTTAAATAGGCATGCTACCCCTAACCCAACAACATAAAAGCCCTCCTAGAGGCCTCTAAAGGCTTTCTAGGAGGGTCTATGCCTGTGGCTTACGCCACGCGCCGCGTATCTACGATGGGTTCACTCACTTTACGAGGCCTGCGATCAGGCTGTGGTGATCCTGTTGAAGATGGAGCGGGTGGTGTTGCAGCTCCTGCGGTAGAAGCTGCTTCAGTTTGTTCACCTTGTTTGGCTATCATGAGATCCAAAATACGCTGTTGGATATCACGCGACTCAATCAGGATTTTGTTAGTGTTACCGATACCATCAATGAGGTTCTTCTCATGGGTGCTGCGTGCACCCACTTCTGTATCCCGCGCATCTCGCTGCATGGCTGGTTGAACAGCCATCGGCATGAACGAAGGAGAACCAGAAGAAACTTGTCGCGGCTTAGGAGTCGTCTCTTCTTGCGAAGGACGGTACAGAGCGTTTTGCATGGTGGGTGCACCAGACTCAGAAGCAACACTCGTCGACGGGGAAGGTGTTGAAACACTTCCTGCCGAGTCATTGGCTGCTGGTGTAGTCGCCTTTGCCACCTGGGTAACGTTTCCTACATCGGGGGAGCCGATGCCGAACGCAGAAGCTGCTTTGGTCAGCTTGTTTTGCAGCAAAGTCATGATCTCTTGCTTCGTGCGTGGACGGCCACCATCGAAGAAGATCGACTTGTTAGCAGCCGCGGCTTCAGGCATTGCGTGAGCTGGCGTGACATTGTCAGCAAGACCCATGAAACGTCGACCACCGCCTGGGCCTAAGAAATGCAAGAGATAAGCACTCAGTGCATTCGCAGGCATGCCTGCCTTTTGTGCAGTCTGCAGATTTTGTTTCAAGTACAACGCACCCATGATGGCGTTGGCCTTAGGGTCGTTTGGAGAAGCATCGGCGGGAATGCCGTAGCTTGCACCATGCTTCTTGACCATGTCGTTCCAAGTTCCCTTGGTAAACTGGTACAAACCCTTGGCGCTCGATGTTCCAGCAGCAGCGCCAGACTTGAAGCTGCTTTCAACAGCAACTGTTGTCTGGGCCAAGTTGGGATCAACACCCACTTGGGCAGCAGCATCCGCTACCAGCTTCTTCATGTCGGCAACTGAACTACCACCACCCTTGAGGTCTTGGTAGCCACCGCCCTTGCCTTCGTAGTTGTTCAGTGCGGTTTGAGCTTGGCCAGCTGGCGAACCTTTGAGCTTTGGAGAGCCTTCAAAGTCAGGCAGACTTCCACCACCGGAGCCACCAATGCTTCCAGCAGAACCGGAAGCAGTAACTTCCGCACCGATCTGAGCAGCACCACCTGCGTAACCACCCTTGCCTGTCATGCTTGGCGTAGCGGCGGAGCGACTAGCATCTCCTTCGCGATCGCTCTTGATGGTCTCACCACCTGCATTGAACAAAGCCAAAGCGTGATCCGTGTTACGGCGACCATGGGCGTACAGACCCTTAGCCCGACCAACACCACCACCGCCTTTACCGGGGGAGTGAGAAACAGCCATGGTTGCAGCCATGCCGTCTTTCTTGTACTTGTTGACGTTGTCTTGAATACCAGCTGGCTCGATGTGCCAAGGCTCACCACCGACGGGTCGGGTGAAACCATACTTGCGCATGAGACCAAGCTTATCAAGTGCGTTAGCGTCGATAGAGTTAATGTCAAAAGCCAGTCCGTACTCATGCAGGCTTGTACCTGGTCGAGCAGCGTTTTCTGGATTGTTCATGTACTCACGCTGTTGATCAGCGAATGAACGCATGCCGGCGTTCAGTTGTATCTTCTTACCTGTGATGGTTCCGTACTCTTCCACCATGCCTCGGAACAGCTTTACAGCCTCCGGGTTAGCTCCGTCGAGGGTTGCACCGCTATGATACTTGAGGAATGCCTCAGCACCGGAGCCGTTCATCAGGTCACCGCCAGCTACCTTGAGGGAGCCAGTCGATGGGGGTGCAGAAGTCTTTTCTGTTTTGGCAGGGCCGCCAGAACTACCAGCGTTTGCTTTAGCGTCCGATTCCATGTCTGGAAGAACGTTAGCTTGGTACGCTGGTTTGGCGCCAGCCATCTGGGGTGTGTCCGGACGATACACTGCACGCAGCATCTGCGGAGTTTGTGTAGGTGTCGTGCTAGCAGGTGAGGATTTTACCTTCTCCTCTTGGATGGTCTGCTTTTCTGCACGTTCTTTCAAGAGTTCCACGAACGGCTTGATAGAGACCGTGGTTTCGCTCAGTGTGTAGCCTGGCCAAGGAGAAGCCGAGACTTTCATCACTTGGCTAGCGATGGCCATCATGGCGTTAGCCACTGCCTCGCTTTGGGTCGGTGTCAATGCAGCGTTAGCGGCTGCAAGATCTTTGGTTTGTGTGTGGAAACACGCCTGCGCGTAGAACGTCGTAAAGACAGGCAAGAAACGAGACTGGAACCAGGTTACCCAGTTATCCACAGCCCGAGTGTTATCCTTATCGACACCAAACAAACCGTTGACAATCGTCAGTACTTTGCTAGGGTCACCCGTGAACGTAGCGACGCCCTCAGAGGACAGATCGATTTGTTTTTGAACATGGGCTTCGAGACTGTTCAAAGAAGCCACCTTGTTAGGCTGTACGTCCATGATCCCGTACAGACGGAAACGAATCGATGCCAATGCGTCGACGCTCTTGCTTGGCAAGGGTTCGATGTTGCTGGTGCTGTAAGTGATACCTTGACCGCCAAGAACAGAAACGTCTTTGGATGCGTCGTTCTTGTAAGCGTTCAGCTGGTTGTGCTGACTCTTCATGTCGACGTAGTCTTTCATGCCTGCCTTACCAGCGGCAGCTCCACCCTTGGATTGATCCTGGGCAGATTTCAAGACGGCATCTACTTCTTTGCGTTTCATGTCGCCCTTGCTGGTTTCCAGCGCGAGCTTTTCCGTCTTGGAAGCCTTGGAAGCTTTTTCTTCCAGCATCTTGCCAAGTACTTCTTTCATGTCGCGAATAGCTGCACCGTTAACGCTCAGGTCGTTACCAGAGCCGAACGGATTAGACAACTCGTCATGACCCTCGGACACCGCAGTAACTGCTTTGAAGAAAGCCAGCTCATTGGAAGGTTTGAGGTTGTCAATGTCTGCCATCTTCTTGAGATCGGCGGTCTTTGCAGCCGCAGCATGTTTCAAGAAGTTGGGTTTGAAGCGACGCTCGAGCCAACGCGAGAACGTTGCGAGCTGCTGTTCGTTATCAACGTCAATGCGAAAACGTGTTACGATTTCTTGGGCATCGATTTTGGATTCGTCGATAGAAGCTTTACCTTCATCGAGCTTGACGAATGGGAAGAGGTATTCTTCCAGCCACTGCAGAGTAGCAATAGGTCCGGTATCACCCATACCTACGCCGTACTCGGCCATCCGCAATGCACGCAGGTTGCCACTGCCCTTGGCTTTGACAGGTTCAGTGTTGTCACCCTTGACCAGATCGTAGAGTTCTTTCAAACCCCACACAGCACCAGCCACAGTCAATGCAGTCGCGACGATAGGTGCACCCAAAAGCGCAGCCACACCTGCCAGAGCAGGAATAGCAAGGCGTTTCAGAGCGAAGCCACCTACGGCCATCGCACCTCGGCCGAGACCAGCGGCGCCACCCATGCGTGCGCCGACTCCAGCAGCAGTGCGGACACCAGCCTTACCCCACGTACCGATTTTGGAAGCAGCACGGCTGAAGATACCTGGCTTACCACCAGGCTTACCACCCTTACCGCCTTTACCCCCTCCGCCTCCGAACATGTCAGCAATACCGCTGGCCAAACCAGCGAGCATCCCACCTTTACTGGTGAGGCTATTGATGATCATGTCGATGGTGTTCTCAGTACCCATGGAGCCGGGCTTTTGAACATCGCTCAGGTCTTTGGTGGGTTCATTGATGTTGCGTTGTTTGTTCTTGAGATCCTGCCAAGAGTTATCACGCAGGCCATCGCCGTCTGTGTCACCCTTAGCACCGGCAGCGCCAGCCACAGCTGCTTTACCGGAATAACGTGCTTTAGCGTTATTGAACTTCTCTTTCGCGCCACCCATGAAGCGCTTGAACAGAGATTTGTTTTGTTTCTTGAGTTCGTCAATTTCTCGAGTGGTTTTCTCTTGACCGTCTTTAACGGCTTCTTTGACGTCAGCGGTGTCACCAGTTGCACCCGTACCACCCAGAGCGCCTAAGCCTTTGCGCTTAGAACGCCAGCGACTGAATGCGCTACCGATTGCAGAAGCTCCTGCGCCTACTGCCTTACCAGCAGCTGACAACAAGTTGGTTCCACCGTCGTAGTCGCGGTTCGTTGCAGGAGGTTCACCGGGTGCGGCAGGGCCATTGTTGTTTGTGTTGGGAGCGTCAGCTGCTTTAGCGATGGTCGCCAAAGGGCCACCAGAGGAGCTTTGTGGCAAACGAGAATCCAGGATGTCTCGAATTTGTTCCAGTACGGAATGGCTTTGTTCAGAGATCTGAATCTGAGAAGTAGCTTCTCCACCAGGACCACCGTTGTTACGGAAACCGCTCAACCCCTTAGTGACGAACGTTTTGGCTGCAGAACCAATGCCACTGAGAACCTTCTTAGATTTCTTGGCAATCCAGGCAGTGGTGCGAACGGCAGAGACAGCGCGTTTGCGCATACCTTCGGCAATCTGCTGGGTAATAGTCTTGAATGGGTTGCCGTCTTCATCGACCAGACCTTTGACCAGATCTTCGATGCTGATCTTTGTTTCGTTGGTAGCGTCTACAACTTCGCCTTTGATCTTCGTTGGTCGATCAATCACTGAACCGTCGGACTTGTTGAGATAGCCACCGAGACGCATCACGTGAGCGTACAGTCGTGGTGTTGCCTCACCCTTGACGTAAACGTCGCGAGGAGGAATCAATACTTCTTTGAGGATGGCTTTGCCGAAGTTACCAACCATGCCGAGTTTGCGTTTGGCAAACAAAGCGGTTTGTCCGGTAACGTTCAGCAAACGACCAAGGCCTTTACCTGCGGCAGTCATGGCGCGCTGGACACGGTCAGCGAATACCCGTGCAAAGATCTTGGCGTTGCTCTTAACGTAAGCTTTCTTGAGCTCAGAAGGAGAAAGAATGTACTTGCCGTTTTCATCGAAGACACCTTCTACAGCGTCGGCGACGGCCATCAAGGTACTAAGGACCTTGCCTTTAGCGTCAAAGTAGGCGCCGGCTTGTAGGCCTTCCGACGTGATGCGGGGAGCCTTCTCATTACCAACAAAGAGTTCACCGATAACGGGGATTCCGTCTTTGAGGTCCTGGAACATGCGAGCGCCAAAGAGGCGGCTCTTGGAAGCTTTGTCAGCGGCTTCTTCAACCACCTTCGAACCCACGCGCTTACCCAGGCGGGCAACAGCTTTACCGCGGTTCCAACCACCACGCAGTTTGTCCTTGAACTTGCCAAGGTTCTCACCCATCGTGCTGTTCCAAAAGCCCTTGACTTTGTCTTTGGCTTGGTCGGCGTAACCTGCGGCTTGTTCTGCAAACGCGTTGGCTTTCTCGGAAGCAGCTTTGCCAAAACCACCCATGCTAAAGCCACCACCTGACTTGCCACCGCCGGAGCCACCGAAACCACCGCCACGCTCCATGCTTTCAGCGATCATGGACAGAACGCCGTACTGACGCTCTGCGATGTGAACCAGCTTTTGCAGGTTACCCATGCCTTTGGTGTCACCGAGCTCTTTGTCGATACGGTCTTGCAGGCCTTGGATGCCTGCCATCGCGATACCGTTCATGCTCGTGAGGTCGATCTTCTTGCCACCAGGGGCAGCTTCTTCACCGAACTCTTTGTTAACGTCCTGGGCCATCGGGCCGACCTTGGGTGACTGATCATCACTCTCGGTCTTTTTGTACTTCCAACGACTGATCGTGATCTTCTTGAGTTTCTCAAGAATAGATGCAGGATTCATTGGCTTGATACCGTCCTTGGCAAAGAAGTCGCTCTTGACGACCTTACCACCACCCAAGGCAGTTTCAATGATCTTGTCCAGGTCGATGTCAGACTGGTCCGCATCGAGTTCGTTGGCTTTGGTGAAGCCCATCTCGTCCATGATGCTACCGTGACCTTCATTGAAAGCATTTTGAATAGCTGCTCGTGGATCTTTCAACCCACTCTTAGCCTCGCCCATGCTGTCGATGAACTTGTTGCGTGCGCGCAAAGCTTTGCCAGTCCCGGAGAACTTGCCTGCTTCTTTGCTGTCGAAGAAAGCCTGCATGGCGCGTGCCACGGCTTCAGCTTCTTCTTTGGAGCCAGTGCCTTTCCAAAAGCCAGCTTCCGTCATCCGTTGGGGCGTCATAGAAGAGCCAGTGATCTGACCCTTGAGCAAAGAACGCTTGAGGCGCTCTTGTGCTTCTTGACTCAAGTCAGAACCAGAAGCGACTTCTGATACGAACTTGTCCATTGCACCGCCACTGCGCTGACCTTCCGAGAAGCGTTTGTTGTATTTCTTGATCAGATCGTCTTTGCTAGCAAAACCAGCTTTGTCGTGATCGTAGTACGTAAGGCCGATCTTGGTGTCACCCGTGCGTGCGATTTGCAGCTCTTGCAAGATCCGTGCAAGGTAGCCCGGCATCACCTCGGTGATAGAGCGCTTGTATGCGTTATCCAGTTCGGCTGGTTGCTTGAGGTTCTCCCCGCCCTTCTCTTTGGCAATACGTCGTTCGTTATTGCGGGCAGGCACCATCATCGAGGCAAGACCACGCAGAACCTGCATGGTGGTGCTCTCGTCCATCTCGCCACCGAATGCAAAGTCACGCAGCTCAGCGTCGCCGTTTTGCATGACGTTTTTAAGGGTGGAAGCACCCTTTTGAATCGCTCGATTGGCTTTGCGGTTACCGCGGGTGATCTTGCGGATCTTGCCGCCTGCGATGTCATCAAAGACACCCAGACCAAACTTGGTAGCACCTTCGGCGATCTGCCTGCGACGACGAACTGCTGGATCTTCATCATCAAGGTCCATGTCCATGTCAGAAGCCATGGTTGCCCCTTGGAGTCCCATGACAACATAGTCAGTCATTTCCTTGAGCGACTTGGCAAACTGGTTGCTCGCTGCTTGGAAGATGTTATCACCACCGGCACTGAACTTACCCAAGGCCTTGTCAACGAACTGGTTCTTCGCGTTGTTGACGAAGCGTTCAGTGATACGGATCTTCTCAGACTCTGGAAGGCCGGTGTTGTGTCGGATCTGATCGAGCTGAGTACGGTTTTGTGCGATCAGCATGCGCAGCTGCTCGTTGGTATCCCTGATACCGAAGACCATGCGGTACTGCAGCTCCAGGCTCTTCTTTTGATAAGCCTGGGTAATACCTACCGTGTGCTTAGCGAGGATGTCGCTAGAGCGAGCGATAGTGTTGAGCAAGTTCGTATGCGTTTTGAAACGAACAAGCTCAGCGGTCTTTTCGATGTTGGCTTTGGCTTCGTCTTGCTCACGCTCATGTTGACGTACATCGTCCTGAGCTGAAAACATCTGCTCCAAGGAAGCCGCAATGGCGCGATCTTCTTCGGCTTGTTTGTTGAACTTTTCAGCCTTGTAACCCCGAGTGTTTTCTTCAAGGTAGTCAACCAGCTTGAGCGTGCGGCGCATTTTCTGCGGAATCTTGTTACGAATCGACTTGGCGAATTCGTTAACAGGCTCGCGTGCAGTGTTCTTGAACTCGTTGACAGCATTCGCGATGGTGTCACGTGTTCCAGTATAGGTGTCGAAAGCTTCCCCGTATTCAGCAGGAAGAGCTTTACCCACCAGACGACGCAGAGTCTGCTCGTCAGAGTAGTGGGCTTTTGCAGCGGTGGCGATTCCTTTGCGGATCGTCTTGGCCGGGCTTCTGTCTTTCGGGTCAGTTTCCCCGAAGTCAAAGTCACCCATTCCGAAGTCCATATCATCGAACTCCGTAGGCCCGCGCTTGAGCCGATCAGATTTTATCATTGGTGATTTTCTCTACTTGGTCCAAAATTATTTGACATCCCTGTGGGTCTCACTAGCAGGGTATATAAGGGATACCTCTTAGCTCCCGTTATAAGAGCTAAAAGGCGTCCCTGTTTTTGCCCCTGCCGAGGTAGCTTTCACGAGGAACGAAAAGCTTACGCATCATAGCGATTAAAAGCGGATGATGTAAAGATCGTATCTAAACATAGCAATCTCTTGACACTATCAGGTAGCTTTCATCGGTAGTTTTTCACTGGTCCAATATCCATGTCTTCCAAAATTCCGTTTAACATCAAACTGCTACAGCTTGACGCTAAAGCTACGGTGGCGCTCAAACCTATCACAACGAACGACACGTTCGAAGGAGCCACCCGCAACTTTCACCCCAGTGGTTTGTTCTCAGTGAACATCTTTGGTCGTGTGGGTGATCCCTCACGGATGAAGAGTTTCGCCTACATCGACATCAAGGTACCGATCTTGCACCCCTTGGTGGTGCGGGTACTTGGCAAACTCAAACGCATCTATCCTGAGATTCTCATGGGTAAGACCTACGCGGTCTGGGATGCAACACTCAAAGACTTCGTCAAAAGTGACATGCTCTCTGGTGAGACAGGTTATCACTTCTTCATGCAGCACTTTGAGAAGATCCAGTTCCCGCAGCGCCTGTCCGATATTCGTGAACTGAACATCAAGTTCATCGAGAAGGTGCGTGGCGTGAATGCGACGACTGAACGCATCATCGTTGCCCCGGCTGGTTTCCGTGACTTCATCATCCATGCGGATGACCGTGAAGAAGAAGACGAGGTCAATGCCCTGTACCGCAAGATGCTGTCGGTCTCCAACCCGATCAGTCGCAGCGCTTTTGAAGCATCTCCCAAGACGTTCGATAAAGCACGCGCTTCCTTGCAATCGACCTTCATCGAGATCTTCGAGTATTTCGAGAAAATGGTGGAAGGCAAGAACAAGCTTTTCATGGGTAAGTGGTTGACTCGTGAGATCGCTTACGGCACTCGTAACGTGATCACTACGCAGAACCTGCCTGTCAAGAAGCTCTTCGCCCCCGACTCACCCGGTTTCAACCACACGGGGATTGGCTTGTTCCAATACCTCAAAGCTTACCAGCCTGTTTGTATTCACCAAGTTCGTGAAAACTTCATCTCCAAGGTGTTCACGACCCCGCAAGCTCCTGCGCTGCTGGTGAACATGAAGACGCTTCACACCGAACGGGTGTTGGTGGACTCTGAACACTTCGACAGTTGGATGACACCTGAAGGCTTGGAGCGTATCTTCAACCTCTACGGTGAGGAAAGCGTTCGCCATGAGCCTATCGTGATCGAAGGCCGCTACCTGGGTCTCATCTACAACGACGGCAAAGGCTTTAAGCTTTTCCAAGACATCGACGAGCTTCCAGAAGGTGCAGACCCTAAGTTCGTGAAACCCATCACGCTGTCTGAGCTGTTCTACATTGCCGTGTACCAATACACGGAAAACTACATCCTGAACGTTACCCGTTTTCCTGTGACGGGTTTTGGTTCGATCTATCCAAGCATCCCTTACCTGAAACCAACGATGGCGACGGTGAGTTTGCAACCGATGAACGATCAATGGGAGTTTGATGAGCAGCAACCTATTGCTTACAACTTCCCGGTCCGCGATAGTGCGTTCGTTAATACCCTGATGCCCGCACCAAACAAGCTCGGTGGGCTTAACGCCGACTTTGACGGGGACAAATGCACAGGCATGGGTATCTTCTCGCTGGAAGCTTGCGAAGAAGGTCGTCGCGTTCTGAAGAGCCGTAACTTCTACGTTCTCTCAAACGGCAAGATCGCCCACTCACTGAACACAGACACCGTCAAATACCTGATGCGCGGCCTTACCAGCAAGCCCCAGGCTTATCCGGTAACGGAAGCTTACCGGGAAGAAAATGACTCCACGTTCGAGCACTATGGTGAAGTGTTCAGCATCAACAAAGTGCACGAGATCATCGAGAAAAAGAAACTCGAGATTACTTATCTGAATGCAAACAAGTCTTTGGCTTGGTTGCTCGATGTGCAAGACCGCAAAGGTCTGAAGTACGAAACGTTGGCTGATCCCGAACGGATCAAGAATGCGGATACCGAAACACCACTGATCGTGATCGATGACCCGCGCTGTGATTTGGTCGTGGCTGATGGTTTGCATCGGTTGGTCAAGGCTGTTCGTATTGAACACCGCACCATGGTTCCTTGTTACGTCCTCAAATACTCGGACATTGCTTCCGCCCGTGTTTGAGTCCCTTTTCCTTTTGTGAGTAACGACATGTCTGATACTCGTGTTTATGTTCCTGCAGGTTCTGCGGGAGGCCACCCGGCTTTTGTGGAGCATGTTCCGTTGGGTCAAACCAATGCGAAGAACTTCGGCATTGCGGTTACTGCCCTTCGGCCCAACATCCCTGGCGTGGATCTGCGTCAAGTGCAAAGCGTCAACGGTGCAGCCGTTGACGTGGGTACTTCTGCAAACTACGTCGATATGAATCCCCGCACTCACGTGCTCAAGAAATGAAACCATCTCAATCCATCGCGTCTTTGCTCGGTCGGGTAGATCCTTCTTTGGAAGTGATGATTACCCCCGAGCTGTTTCGCCGTCGTTTCGTTGTGTGGAAACCAGAACACCTGGTCATGCCACCAACACCGCTGATCAACCAGTTCGAGTTCCCCAACAACGCAGTCTATCACTACGTTGTCATGGACGGCATCCAAGAGGGCCCAAGCCCTACGGATGTGAAGCTCGCGACGATCGATAAAAAGATCACCATCGAAGCAGTCCGTCAGCTCACAAGCTCTGAAGGTAAACCAGCCCCGATTGCTGTCAACATCCAGTCGTCTGTTGACGCCTGGCACCGGTACAACAAACGTTTTCGCAAATCGCGCGATGCGGTGGCAGAAGCTCCTAGCGAGCAGACACTGGCCATCATCAACTACGCGTTCTTGCCGCAGCTGTACCGCTACACCCGCTCGATCTACACGGATCGGTATCGCTGGGTGAATACCTGGGCCACTGTGTTCAACAAGATCAATGAGATCTCCCAGACCACCACCCGCACGAACTTCATCTTCGTGGACATGCCGCAGCAACTACCGTCCATGCAGCGTCTGGAAGCGCTGACAGACAAACCTGATGCAATGATCGTGCGTACGCTTCCAACTCCAGAAGACTGGATGCTCTACGAACTGTGGAAATGGGTTGATCCTGAAAAGCGTGGTACTAGCTTGCTCAACCGGATCGATCCACTGCACTACGACAAGGTCCGACTGGTGATCCAAGACGCTGGTCGTTTCATCTGCTTGGACTTGGGTCTTTTGAACCAATGGCTGCGCGATCCGACGGGTTCGAAAGAATCTACCGGACGTCTGAAGCCAGTCGAGTTGCAAAAGCGTCTGCTGCGCGGCTTGATGGGGTTGATGCAAAATCGTGTTCCAGTCATTCTTGACGAGAACACTGGCGATATCGATCAAACAGCCATCGATGCACAACAGCAACAAAACGATGCTTCTACATCGACTAACGTGGGTGACACGGAGACCACTGCGCAACGGGTTGAGCGTATCCTGGCCGAGCTCGATGACGACATCGCTCAACTGGACACGAACGACGCGCAGCGGATGAAGATGCTGGAAGAAGGCGCCATCAGTGCTTCACAACCGGCTTCCGTAGAAACTACGGAAGAAGTGAGCTTTGACAAACCAGTTACGCCTGTTGACATGATCCGCAAGCAAGCGGACAACCTGGACAACATGGGTGTACTCGCACCGTCCGAGTACCGCAAGATCTTGCGTTTGCTTGATAACGGTCAGAAACTCAAAGACCCCTTCGGCGGTGACAAGACGCTGGTGGAGTTCGGTACGGTCACTCCTGATGAGACGCTCATCAAGAATGTTCACCAGTTGCCTGACTCGGTAACAATCATCGACAAGAGCATGCGTGAGGCATCGCTCAAGGATTTCGACAGCAAGTACATCGATCAGTTCCTGCGACGCGATACCGTCGGATGCGTTGCCGCCATGCAAAAAGCAGGGATGATCATCTCTGACTATCAGGTAGAGGTCAACGAAGACGCTCTTGGTAAGTACGAACTTCACTCCGTTCGTTTCTCTCCACTGGTAGGCCTTCCTACCACGTTGCGCTTTAAGCTCCCTGTTCCGGACTCGTCTGGCAAGATCAAGAGCGGCGGTACGGATTACCGTTTCCGCAAACAGCGTGTGGACGCCCCCATCCGCAAGATCTCAGCTTCCCGTGTGGCTATCTCTAGCTACTATGGCAAGAGCTTTGTGTCCCGTTCTGAACGCAGTACCTACGACTACGGCCGCTGGTTGCAACGTGAAGTCATGGTGCAGGTCATGGGTGAGAACCCAACCATCACCAACATCAAAACAGGTGACGTGTTCTACCGCGAATGCACAGGACCTCGTTCGTTCACGGCGATGTCTGAGCGCTATCGTGAGTTCACCTTCCAAGGCATCAACTTCAATTTTGATTGGAGCAAGCAAAAGGAAATCTTCGGTGATGAAGCTATTGCCGAAGCCAAGACTCAAAACCTGACCCTCTGCGGTAAAGACGCCAATGCTCTTTACGCAGTGGATGTGAACAACACGCTGTACAAGGTGGAGCCTGGTAATTCCACACCTGTGGAGTCCTTTGAAGTGTTCCTTGGTCTGGAAGCTTTGCGTGCTCCCTTGGAGTTCACGGAATGCCGCATCATGGGCAAGAACATTCCCACTGGTGTTGTACTGGCTTACTACTACGGCCTGAGCACGCTGATCAAGATGCTGGGTGCATCGGTGCGACGTGTTGGCGCTGGGCAGCGTCAGAACCTGCAACCCAACGAATGGTCGGTAGCCTTCGAAGATGAAACTCTCATCTTCAACCGTGACGATCGTCTGGCCACGCTGATCTTGGCTGGTTTCCGCTCGGTTGAAAAGAGCACCAAGCGTTACTCGATCTACGCTTTCGACAAGCAAGCCGTATACCTGAACGTTCTTGAGCAGCAAGGTCTGTCCGTTCGTTACCTGCGTGAACTCGACAACCTGGACAAGCTCTTCGTTGATCCGATCACCGAACGCGTTCTCAAACGCATGGGTGAGCCTACAACCTACCGTGGCCTTATCAAGCGTGCATCTGAGATGCTGCTCCTTGACGAGCATCCCCGTTTGCTTGACGTCCGTTACATGCGCTGGCGCGGTATGGAGCGTATCGCAGGTAGCGTCTACACTGAGATGGTGCGTTCTGTGCGTGAGCATGGTTCTTTGGCCGGTCGTAGCAACGCCCATTTGAAGCTGAACGTCTACAGTGTCTGGAAAGCCGTGATGCAGGATCAGTCCATGACACAAGTCAAGGACATCAATCCCATCAACGACCTCAAGGAAATCGAAGCCACGACCTACGCAGGTGCTGGTGGTCGCTCCAGCCGTTCGCTCACACGCTCTGCACGTTACTTCGATCCAACTGACCTGGGTGTTACCTCGGAAGCCACCTCGGACTCCAAGGACGTTGCTATCAACACCTACACCAGTGCCTCGCCTCGCTTTGACAGCCTGGAAGGTACGGTCATGGAGCCCTTGTACGAGAATACACCAGCGACCAGTATTCTCTCCACATCCGCCCTAGTATCCCCGTTCTCCACAAACGAGGACGGAAAAAGAACAAACTTTATCTCAGTTCAGCAAGGTCATGGCATCCCTTGCGATAACTACAAAGTCTCTCCGGTGCGAACTGGGTTTGAAGAAACCATCGCACACAAAGTCGGTGAGAACTTCGCTGCAGCAGCCAAGATGAACGGTAAAGTGACGCGTGTACGTCCTAACGGTATCTTGGTACAGTACGCCGATGGTAGTACTCAAGGTTTTGAAATTGGTCGTCGTTTTGGTAATGCCTCCGGTATGACCATCCCGCACGATCTTGTCTCCAACTTCAAAGAAGGCGACAGTTTCAATGCTGGTGACGTACTGACCTATCACAAGGGCTTCTTCAAGCCCGATCGTTTCAACCCCAGTCAAGTGCGCTGGATGAACGGTACGATCTGCACAGTTGCTCTTTTGGAGAGCCGTCAGACCCACGAAGACGCTTGCTCTTTGTCTTCCAAGTTCGCAGGATCGTTCGGAACTCGCATGACAGCAGTCAAGCGGGTTGTCGTGAACTTTGACCAACAAGTCCACAGTTTGGTGAATGTTGGTGATCACGTGAGTTACTCGAGCAGCCTGTGTGTTATCGAGGACTCCATCGGAACAGATACGTCGCTTTTTACGGACGAGACGCTCAATACTTTGAAAGCCCTCTCGGGGCAGTCTCCTCGCGCTAAAGTGACAGGACGCGTGGACAATATCGAAGTCTTCTATCATGGGGACAAAGAAGATATGTCCGAAAGTCTTCGCTCGTTGGCCGATGTCAGTGATCGCCGCATGGCTGATCGCAGGCGTTCTGTTGGTAAGGCTGTCTTTACAGGGCAAGTGGATGAAGGCTATCGCATCGAAGGGGAACCTTTGCTGCTTGACACGGCAGTGATCGTTGTCTACATTACCCACACTGTCGGTGCGGGTGTGGGCGACAAGTTCGTGTTCGGTAATCAGCTCAAGACCGTTGTATCTGAAGTTATGGATTATCCCGTGACTGCCAAGAACGGTATTGAAATTGATGCCATCTTCGGCGCCAAGTCCATCTTCGATCGGATTGTGCCTAGCCCATTCCTCATCGGAACCACTACCACTTTACTCGGCATCATCGGCAAAAACACTGCCAAAATCTTCAAGGGAAATTAAACCATGGCGTCCAAGGAAATCAACACGGCGGTGGTATTGTCCAACGCTACGCAACTCGGTGTGGAGGTGCTCATGCGAGTGAGCCGTGCCAACATCAGCGGCGCAGTCGGCGGTCAATTCCTCACCCGTACGGCCTGTGCGGCTTTCATCGCTCAATCAGTGCGCGAGAAAGCTTTCAGCGCAGCCATCACTGCCAAGCCTTACCAGTTCGGTAACGAGAGCCTGGGCACGGAAGGCACCTGGGTGCCTGCCGCTAACCCCAGCTCGTCTACGCTGATCTCGACGTCGGCAAGCATGCAGCTCGTGAAAGAACGTGCTGCTGAATTGGTTGCACGCGGCATCAACCTGCGCGCCAAGGCCAACACGCCTTTGCTGGAACTGGTGAGTTTCACCACACCCACCATTGTCTCCGATGCCAACACTGGCAACTACGACTTCACGGAAGTGCAAAGCTCTTCGGAGCACACTCCGCGTCTGGAGCAGACCGCCCAGTTCGTTGCTGACCGCGTGAGCGATCACATCAACTACGCGCGCAACGTGGTCTCGCCTGCTCTGGAGAACATCCTCAAGCAAGTGTCCGAAGGTATCGAAAGCCTCGCGATCGATCCCTACACTGGCTACAAGGTCAAGGAACTGAGCTACCCGCCTGTGCTGGACTTGGAGCAATTCCAAGAACTTCTGCAGAAGTTCGACACCGGCACCAACGTGGTTCCAACGGCTTCGCTCAAGTACCCTGCGTACACCAACGAGCAGATCATCGAAGCATGCCACACCGGCTCGGCCAACATCGACTCGCTGATCGATGAATGGCTCAGCAGCCTGCCTGAAGGCAAATTGCAGTCCATCTGGCAGTCTGTCTTTCAAAACAAGATCGCTGTTCCACCTACTGCAGAGATCGAATCTCTGCAGGACATGCTCCGGGACTTCGATAACGCTCTGCCCAACGCGGTGGTCATCTTCATGCTGGCTGAACGCCTGTCGCAAGACATCGGCTCTGACTGCGGTATGGAACTGGGTGAGGCCCGTGATCTGTTCTTTGCGATCAAGCAAGCGTGCGTGACGGCCGTTCGTCGTGGCGTACTGCGCTACGAAAGCTACATGTCCACGAAGACGGTGGTGTCGGTCTACGACAAGCTCACGCGCACTGTCCATGTGAACAAGAACGTCTACCGTGAGTGGATCGCTGGCGGTGGTTCCGTGGAAGTGCTCTTTGGCTTCCTCACGCTGGGCAAGAACATGACGTCCGCTTCCGAGCTGACCGCTGGCGCTGAAGAAGCCCTGGAAGCATGGCGTTGGCACTCCACGGTGCTGCAAAGCGAGAAAGACGCACGTTTCACTGCTGAAGTCAAAGAACTGGCCTGCCAAGTCTTTGAACAAGAACTGAACGGCACGATCTCCGAAGGCGAGCAAGAAGCCTTGAACAGCATCAGCAACAAGAACCAGCTGTGCAATGAGTTCCGCAAACTCATGGGTGAAATCACCAGCGCACAAATTCGCAGCAACTGGAAAGACTGCGTCTGGCGTGCTGCTTGCCAAAGCCGCTTCTTCTACACCTCTGCTCTGGACTTCCTGAGCGAAGTGAACTACGAAGTGAACGAGCGTGCTTGCGAACCTCAGGACGCAGCCACCAAGGCAACTATCAGCTACGTTGGCAAGTACATTGCTGACATGGTGGAAGTGTTCAACAACTAATCCCTTGGTTGTAGAAACGGCATAACAAGGAGAGTCCCTTCATCGGGCTCTCCTTTTATGTTGCTCAACCTATTCCAAAGAGGAAGATATGGATTTCAGTCAATTGCACCGGGACGCAGCAGCAGTGAAGAAAACTCTGCTGATGACGCCTGGTGATAACAGCGTGTACACCAAGACGGGATGCAAGGTTTACTTCCCGCAGCGCTTCCTTGATCGCTCTATGGCGTTCGTAGGCAGTGAGAACTTGGTCTGCGGTATTGTGGCTATCGTGTTGGAAACCGGCGAGTACGCAGTCTTGTCGGTGAACGCCATGGTTCCGATGGAGCCCGACACAATCGAGAAGGTTAACTACCTTGGTGTCGATTATGTGGAGTTTGGTTTTGAGCCCGGTGCTCGTGTCATCAAGACCCTTGATTTGGTCAAGAACGACATCTTGGTTTACCGGATCAACAACGAACTTATCTCCAAAGGAAATGTTCCTTGGTACATGGAGTACGACGACATGGCTGCAGTGTTTGATACTGCGGCCAAACATGCAGGCACCAACATCGCTGAAAACAGTGAGGTGACGGAACTCATCGTTTCATTGATCGCGCGTGACCAAGAAGATCGCACGGTTTACTACCGCTCGACTATCAACACGCCAGAAGAGATGAAAGCCAAGAAAGTAGCATGGATCGCCATGATGAGCGCTGCTTACTCAGCGACCAATACCCTGAACAAACTAGGCGGCAGCTACTTCACTGAAGGTGCTTTGTCCGCTATGGTCTATCCGACTGAACGTGTGGAGAAGATCGAAGAGTTGATCCGAGCCTGAGTCATGGAAGACGCGGCTTTCGATCAGTTCACGTTCGTCATGTTGATCATGACGCTCAAAGAGATCGCTCACACTGAGATCTTTCGGACCAACCAAGAACGCTCTAAGCGTTTCGCCACGAATTACCCGACGCTCATGGCGGGCGGTTACGTGTGTAGTTGGGGGGTTACCCTATGGTTGTTGTTTGACAACGCTCCAGCGGCCATTGCGGGCTTCCTAGCGGCATTCCTGTGGGAGGTTCTCATGACACCTACAGCTGGCCGTAAAAAGTAGACATACTACAAGCATAAAAGCCAGCCGTAAAAAGCTGGCTTTTATGCTGTTTAGTAGGGTGAAGGTAACATTTTTCAGCGATACATCATCGATGTGTATTGGTACGTCTAAGCGTACAAGCCCTGGCTAGCAACCAGGGTTTTTATGCCGTCTAAATGCAAACTTCTCACTAAACGGATTTTATAAAAACCGGACACCTAATTGCGTGTGTCCGGTATGTCGTTCAATCATCGAAAGAAAAACATGCAATACTTGAATCAACTCACTGGTCGTTCTTTCTCTTTGTCTTTGGTGGTTTGTGAGAAAAGAGGTAAAGGGGTAATTGCCTATCTTGTTCCAACACATCTCGTAGGTAATCCCGTTATTGGGGTTATGGATAGAACGCGCATGACGCCGAGCGACGGAAAACCCTGGTATCCAGTGTTCGAGGGTGACGACCTTATCTCGGCGCTCGCTGGACTGGAAACTTCTATTTCTGTCGTACTCTCACGGACACGAAACGGCGAGATAATTTCCGTAGAGAAGTTCGCAGCGATGACGTGGAACACAGCAGTGTCCACTATTCAACATAACCGACCCGTTCTGAGTGTTACAGCTATTCTTAAAATGGAAGACATCTCACAGCTCATTCCGCGAGATAAGGCCGACCCGCCTTCCTGCGGTATCTAAGGGGTTATCATGAAAGACTTTTTCACATCTGAAGTTTTGCACCCTACTGGGTTTGCCAAGATGCAGGACAAAGACGCCGTTCGTCACAAAATCGGATTGATCTTAGCCGGTGCAGATCACGCCTATTTGATCCTCGCTGACCATCCTCTTGGTCTCTACGATAAGGACAAACTTCACGAACACCAAGAAAGCTTTCGCAAAGAAGTTTCTGCTATCGTGGTGCAAGCCAGTTACGTACTGGACAACTTAACCCAGTGGGGTGTTTGTCCTGAAGCAGATAAGAACATGCTGGACTTCGTGATTGCAAAAGCATGGGGTAATCACCATGCGTTGGTGCGGTTGATGGATGAGGAATGTCATGTAGCAAAGTTATCGAAAGGTACTTTGAAGCATTAAAGGAAAGTCACTACAGGACGAAGACAGGAATTATGTGTACGTAATTCCCTGACACCATAAACCCCCTTAGTAGCTACAAGGCTACTAAGGGATCTTTATCGGGGTCTTTCTTTTCTTATCTTCGCCCTATGAACAACATTCGTTTTACCTGCACCTCGCTGGCTAACACCGGCAAGAAAGGCATCTTGGTGCCTGATGCCGATGGTTACTACACACAAACCATCGGTGGCTTGTCCATCTTCAATTCGGCTGGTCATTTCTACGAAGCCAATCGTGCAGCGTTGTCTCTCTTTGAGAACTCGTCTGCGTTCATGCGACGTGTCAAACGCGGCGCCCTTCGTGCTGAAGTCGACCATCCCGAATGGAAGAAAGGCATGACTGAGGATGAGTACGCTGCACGGATGATGACCATCGACCCCCGCAACGAATGCGCCCACTTCTCCGAGATCTTCCTTGACACGAAGAACTTCAAGAATGCAGATGGAACTCCCGTGGTTGCTATCATGGGTAAGTTCAAGCCTTCCGGCGTGCACGGCGAAATGCTGCAAAAGAAAGTGGACAATGGCAAAGAGAACGTTTGCTTCTCTATCCGAGCTTTCACCCAGGACACCTACCAACGTGGCGTACGTCATCGCACGTTGTGCGAAGTCATCACGTTCGACTACGTGAACGAACCTGGCATCCACATCGCTGAGAAATTCAAGAGCCCGACGCTTGAGAGCTACGTGGACAAGACCTGGACCCGTGAAACCATCGAGAAGGCTTGCGATCGTCAAGTCCTGAACTTCGGTCGTGAGTCCGTCACCCTGAGCAAAGAACAGTTGTTCGAGAGCTTCGGTTGGAAAGAACAATCGATGCCTGGCTTTACCCGCTGGTAATCCGGTAACAACATAAAAAGAGCCTTCCTTTACGGGAAGGCTCTTATGCCGTCAGAGTTTATATAGACGGCATAAACGGCACGTCCGGATTCCCCCACCAGGAGTGCCGAACGTGCCTTGCTTCAATGAGGACAACATTGATGCTGTTTATGGGTGGGTCAAACAGAGGTGCTTCACAGCAATCCTAACCACCGTTCCGAAGAACCGGAGATGCTTCCGTCAATCAACCTTCCCACTGAACTTGCAAAACAGCAGGGGATCAATCACATTATTTATCCCATTCCATCCAGTCTGAACCATCGTATCCTAAAAAAATTCAATCACACATCATTGATTGGAGATGCATCCACCTCTGGATTGCAGCTTCGATCAACCTAACCTTTCTTTCAACCAACATGAAGACCTTCGATTTTCTTGGTCACGCCTACGATGCTGACCGCGCTACTTTGTTGGTGCGCATGTCTGGGCCTGACATTATGATCAAGGTCGATGACATGGTACTCACGAGTGCTAAGCTCGTAACTGACCACTTCAGTTTGCCCTGTGTGGTTCAGCATGAGAACAAGTACCACGCTTTGTCTTTGCCGCAGGACTTCAAAGCCTCCGGTGAAATCAAAGTGCGCTTGCTCTCGAAACCGACCCTGAAGCGATTCCGGGTTGGTGCGTAAGGCATGGATTTGGCGGTTTGCCAGGAACTGCTGGCCGCGCCGGTGCCCGCGTGAGATTCGTCTCATAGCCGACGCCGCGCCGTTTGCAGGTCCGTTTTTGAAACCGTCTCCCCGCTGGCGTAGTTCTCCTCCCTCCCTCTCGGTTGCCAGCGGGGATCTTTTTTCTTTCTGTCTCTCAACTCTCTTTCAAGGAAAAGCAACATGTCCAAAGTCGACCTCGACGCGCAATACGTCACCCCGATCTATGACCACCTGAAGGCCGGAAACACCGAAGAAGACCTGCACATCAAGACCGCACCCGAAGGCATCACCGGCGACTCCATCAAGCTGCACCAGACGCACGACATCAACTTCGTGGCCGGCGCCACCCGCGCCGTCACCCGCCTGGCCAAGGAAAACTTCACTGCCAACGACGGCCTGGAATCCGAAACGCAGACCCTGGGCATGTCCGGCAAGAACAGCGTCACCGTGACCGCTGAACGCACTGGTGTTGTCAATGTGACCGTGGTCAACCGCGCGGCCGACGCCGGCGCAGGTGAACTCCGCAAGGCCACCAAGGCCTTCGCCGAGGCCATGAAAGAAGCCCAAGAAGCGTAACCGCTTCCGGCTTTCCTGCAATCGCAATAAAAGAGAGGCCGCTCGGGCCTCTCTTTTTTATGCCCTCTTTCATTTTTGTTTCAAATAAAATCATGGCACAAACTAAATACGAACAACTCGAGTTGCTCAGAAAACTGTCTCTGCGCATCCAGCGTGAGATCGTTGACATCGTCGGAGGGACCCAAAATCTCAAAATGATCAAAGACGTGATTGAAGGAACTCCGGTCGATCCGTCTGCAGCGGACGTTTTCGACAAGCTCACTGTCGCTCAGGTTTTCAAAGCCGGTCTTCACAACGATCTGGCTGTCTTCCTGCGACTGCAGACTTACCACCGGCGAGTGCCTGGCCTGCTTCGGGAGCTGGGGGGAGCTCTTGGTGAGAAGAAAACTGGCATGGACAACGAAGCCTGGCTGAAAGTTGTCATCAGTATTGCAGCGCAGGCAAGCGGAGATACTGACAAACCCACGGAATGGTCCATCCCGTGCTTGGAAGAATTGGTAGACAACCAATTAGTCCTTGAAGATCTGAACCATCTTCGAAGCCGTAACGTCAACAAGCTTTTCCACAAGCTGGCTTTGAACGTCGCGTGTCCGGCACCCTAATCCACGGAGGACACGACCATATAGGAGGACCCCGAAGGGTCCTCCTGCTATGCCGTTTCTATTTCTTTTTGGCGATATATGCTCGTCGGGATATGGAGTTCTATCCTGTCTTTTTCATCAACCTTTAAGGAGTATCCTCATGATCCATCGCAAGCAAAACCCCAATGTTGTTAACACTGTGCAGCAACCCGCCAAGATTACTGACATCACGGCACCCGCAGCTTTCTGTCACATCAAGCAAGGTCACATGGCTGTTGACGCTATGCATGCCGGTTTGATCAACGCCTACGAGTTGGCGTTGTACAACAGCCCTGCAGGCCTCGCTTACCACATCGTTAACATCTTCGAGCAAGAAGGTCTGGATGTTTTTATCGGTACCCAGCAAATCGACACGTTGCTCGAGCAAGGTATTTTGGAAGCTGTAGCGGCACTTAACAAAGTTCGCAAACAAGTTCCAGAGTTTCTGGCGCAAGTCAACCAGATCCGTGCATACCTGCAAACACGCGACGCTGAGCACATTATCCGACTGTGTAGCGAAGTGGTGAGCTTCGCCAACAGTGGTAAATCTGAGTCCAGTAGTTTTAATGACACGCTCAGTCAGCAACTCGGCTGGGTAAACATTTCAGGTATTGAGCGGACCAACTACTTCACTGAACGTACTGCACAAGGTAGTTTTAACGATGTCTTCTGGACTAACGCTCTGAGCGAGATCTATGGATCGAACCTTCTTGCCAAGGTACGGTACATGAAGAATCCAGAGAGCTGGCCCAATCCAGCTGAAGTTGGTAAACAGCCTGCTGCAAGTTCGCCCCCGGATGTGCGAGACGACAACCCGATCATCCGTACGGCTCCCTTCCAAGAAACCAAGGAAGACGATCGTAATCCTACTCCCGAGGAGTTGGTCTACGGTAAGACGGCTGGCGAGATGATCGAGAAGATGACGAGTGTTCGCTCGACTTCTCTTCTTCTGACTTTGTTCGCTGACGAGTTGTATTCGCGTCGTGACTTGGGGGTCGTGGGGATGGAAAAACTCTTCATCGATTTTCAACAAATTGGCTCAGACTCCTTCGAAGAGATGATGGACCTTGCGCGAAGCCAGGACAAAGATGGGTCACTTTGGGTGACACGTTTGGAGAGCATGAAGGTTGACGAGTTGACCGAACTCATGTTGTGCCACTACAAGGCACTGAGCTACTTCGTTAGTCCGAGTAATAGGTGGAAACTCTCGATGGCGCACGAAGACTACTTGTCTGTTTTCAAGACTAAGTTGGTACTGGAAGCTTTTCCAAGTACACCCCTGTCTGTCTGGAAGCAGCTTACTGAGCCGCGGCCTCTTTGGGAGTAATGCTTTAACGGCATAAAAAGAGGCTCCCGCAAGGGAGCCTCTTATGCTGTCTATTTCTTTTTTTGTTTAGACGGAGTGCAGCGGAACTGCAACTACACCCAAACGCAAATCACCTTGGTCGGTACGGCGGATGAATTCCATCTGCAGATTCGACTGAGAAGACAGGTTCAGGGATACCGTGAACTCTTGGTTCCACATGGAGATGGGAACTTCAGAACGCGCAGCACCGATGAACATGGCAATGTGAGTAGGCTCTGGAGCCTTTTGCTCTTTGCGAAGGTCGTACAGCGGCTTGGAGTCGTAGAAGACCCGGTCAAGCCAGTCGTTGAAGTTGGTGATACCTGCACGGATGTTAAGACGCCAGAGGTTCTGGTTGATCATGTTCACCTGGGCGCTCAAAGCTTCACCGAACAAAGGTTCTTGGTTAGGCTCGAAAGCCAGCTTCCAGTTAGCACCTGCAACCGTTCCAGGGCTCATCAAGACCACTGTCTGGGTTTGGGTGTGGATGAAGCTTGGGAGGGCTTGCGAGACATCCTTGAGGTTGACGCGCACCGAGAGCTTCTGCACCAGACCGTAACCAACAGGATTGAAGACGTCCGAGCTTTGGTTGAAGTAGATGTAGGGTGTCACATCGAACATGACATCACGGTTCAGATCGCTCATGAACCAGCGCATCTGGTATTCAGACAGGTCAGAACGCCAGACAGGGTAGCCAGAGAGCTTGATCGTGAAGGCGCCGCGCTGCTCGGTTGTCACCAGATCGTACGGTTCAGCGATGTGCTTTCCGTCCGCCGATACGAGCTGTCCGTACGCCACTTCCGTGGTGTCAAGACGGTAGCGCAAAACCAGAGGAACGTGCTGGCCAGGGTAAGTACCTACGAAGCGCTCCAGACCCAGCAGGGAGAACTTGCCACCGTCTACAGGCAGCAAGATACTGGAGCCGTCCGAGTAGTGGACTCGGCCGAACATGTTCATCGCTTGCAGTGGAACGTTGATCGGGTATTCGATCACGTGATCGTCCGTCTGACTCATGAAAGGCGATTCCAGCGTTACGTGCGAGACGTAACGCGTGTCAGCGGCCAGGTCAGGGATGAAAGAGCTGTTGTTGACCCAGAGAGTACGGCGGGATACTTCCCCACCTTCAGCCGTGTAGATCACAGCAGTGACCATCGCGCCATCAACGAGTTCTTCGTTGGTGTAGCACGTAGGGATGACCTTGATGCCGTGGTTTTCATGGGTGTCCATGGCCACCAACACGAGGGGGATGTTGTGCGTCAGGAACGTACCGTTTTGGTCGTACAGCATACCCAAGACATGGCCCGAAGCAGAGATGTTCGTGCCTTTGAAGATCTTGGCGTATGCGGCGGTATCTGCGTGCAGTTTCAGGCGTGCGTCAACATGCAGCTTGTGCGGTGTCACGCTCGAATCGAGATAGATCCGGTACGTATCAGGCTGAGAGCCCACACCAGCGGCAAGCAGTTCACCTTCATTGGAAGTGCCGTTGGTGATGTCTTCGTAGGTCGGTACCAGCGTCAATGGATCGATCGCTGTGACGCGATACCGCTGGTCAGTGATGGGGTTGATCAAGTGATCACGCACTTTAGGGACGTGTTTGTTCTGACCCGTCACACCGGTGTAGATCTGATCGATGTCCCACAGACGCCACAGAGCGTCCGGGTCGTAAGTGACGGTATAGCCGTCTGGAGCTTGGATGGTTTGGACTGCCATAAATCGACAAGGTTAGGAGAAGACAAAGAAAGAGAAACGGCGGAGTTTTACCTCCACCGGATCATCAAGCCGAGAGACTCACAGACGGAGACAAACTCACCAAGCCATTGGCGTAGTGAGCTACCACTTGGTACATGAACTGGTACTGGTGATGGGTCAGGTTCACAACCGTTGGCAGACTGTGAGGAAGAACAACCACGTAAGCTGGGTTCACGATGCTCTGTTGTCGAATAGGGTCAACCTCGAGCAAGTACTCGTAAGGTTTACAGATCTCAACCACGTCTTGCAAAGAGAAGCTGGGTTTGACAGGCAGCGTCAAACGTGCAAAACGAATGTCAAAGATCAGTTTGCACAAGAACGGACTGAAGACCTGGTAGCGGTCAGGGATCGCGGTCAAGGGCCCACGATTGGTCTCTGGCAAACGTGGAGTGATGTAGTCACTCACACTCTTGTCGATGGTCTGTGCAATGGCGAGCAGCTCGTACGTGTCCTTTGCAATCTCCGGACGAAGCGGTACGTGCATGTCTTTGATCATGTACGGTGAGCCGTTGCTCGCGTGAGTGATGGCGATCTGATTGCTTTCTTCACTGAACTCAACGTCTGCCTTGTTGACCAGTTTGCCGCGCGCAATGATGCGCTGCACCTTACCGTCGCGCAAGTCAAAGCGTTTGTTGTTCGAGAGCAAACCGTGCTCGATGTAACCAACGTCCCCTTCAGGATAGATGGTCATATCGCTGCGGCAGAAGCCTGCAAAGCGAATGTGGACTTGTTGCAAATCCGTTTCTGGATTGACAAGCCATTCCTTGGCAGTGATGTACACCGCACCGTTTTTGTAGAAGTAGTCCAGACCGTAGATCAAGCTGCGACCATTGAGGATCACATCGAGCTGACCGAGAGGGATGACAAGACGCCCCCAACCCGTTTGGCCGTTGTGGTTTTGCTGGGTTTGTAGGTTGATGACCATCAACCCGTCAAGAGGTCGCACCGCGTGATCGACAGCGTAGAACGTCTTATCGGAACGCAGCGTTGGGTACGCTGTGGTCGAAGGACTGAGCCACGTGAATACGCCGTTCACAATCGAGTACAGATTGGTTCCGGTAACGTCACGGGGGTTGGCTTGTAACACACCAGCCACTTTGGTCCGCAGGTAGACCTTGTAGTTGCGATCATTCTTGATGGTTGCGGTCGTAACACCGTGCACTTCATCAAGGGTCGATCCACCAATACCTGCGATGAACTCGACAAGGCGTGCGTTGTCGTTGTTCAGGTAGTAGCGATCACCCACGTAGTGGTGATGCCATCCAAGGAACAAACCATCGGCATCGTATTCGTAAGCTGTGCAACCGTGCATCAGCTTGAAGGGAACTTCGCAGTAAGGGTTTCCACCAATGTCCTTGGGAACGACTGGGGAATCCGCCAAGTACTTGGCCATGGCAAAATACCCGTATGCTTTTTCAACCAAGTCTGGTGTCACATCGCAAACGGGTGCACGCATCACTTCGGTGTAACCAGAAGCCTCCAGAACAGCGGCTCGCCACACATCCACGGTGGCGTCGATGCCCGTCATAGCGCGCTGCACTTGTTCATCAGCCATCTTGTACAGTTCATGCAGGCGACCATGCTCCCAGACGATCGGGCGGTCAAATCCAGCATGACGAATGGTTGCTGTGATGTACATGTTCTCCGTACCAGTCACGGGACCCATAGCAACCAGTTTACTCGCATGACGCTGAACATACGTCACAGCCAGAGCGTAGTCACGATGGGTTACCTGCCGGATAGCGTCTTCGGCATTGTGGTGGAAGTACAAGTAGCTTGGGTTGACACCCAGACCAGAGATGTGAAAGTCCACATCGTCGTAGAAGTCGATGGTCGTAGGTCCGACACCGACGTAATGGAACAAGAATTTGCTCTTGTTATCCAGCGTGGAGTCAAACGTAGCCAAGTCTTTGATCTTGATCTTGTACTGGGCTTTTACCGAGCCATCCCACACGTACTCCAGGCTGTCACCAATGTTGATCAGACCAGCGTTGAGTGCTTCCTTCTTGATCCCGTTGTGGTAGAAAGAAAGAACACCAGGCGCTGGAGATTCAGCCAGCAGGCCGTTGTACTGGGAAATGAAGGTATCGCGAATCAGTGCGGACTCAGCAATAACCCCATGAACCTGCACTTTGCGTGCGATGCTAGCGGACTCAGTGCGGTTCCAGAAAGCATTGGTGTAGACACGGACGTAAATCTTGTCACTGGCAAAGTTGACAGGAATACGGTTGTTGATGCGAACAGTAACTATCAGAGCGCCGGTTTGGGTGTACCGGTAGTAAGTGTCGTGACGCGGAAGCTCAACACCATCTACGTTGTAGATGTTGGCGATCAGGTTGCGGTCATTGCATGCATCCGCAAAAGAGATCCATTCAAAGGAGCGATGCAGGAGATTGAAAGCAATCGGATCAATACCACCAACGGTGTACACGTGCCACCGGCCAAAGTTGTCTGGTAGTTTGATCATGTCCCACATCACGCGAAACGATCGCATCACACCAGCAGAAGGTGTGAGACGTTGTGGCTGCAGTCGAAACTGCTGATCTTGGTCGATACCGCACCGAACATGTGTCAGTGCGTGATGACGCAAGAATGAGTAATCAGCCGTCATGTTGGAGAAAACCTCAGAAAGAAAACAAAGGGTACTTCAACCTGTTATTAGAGCAGGCGACACAAAGCACAGGACAAGCCTGTACAGCGTGATATAAACGCTGCAAAGGACCTGCCCTGTGTTGAGGTTGAAGTAAACGAAACGATCAGGAACCGTAGAGAGTGCGGTGGATGGTACGGATGAAGTCTTGTTCACCCTTAGGTCCTTTGTAGATCTCGGTGACGCGTGTGAACGCAGCCATCTTGTACCCACGTTGACCAAACGAAGCGTAGATCATGGCAAGGAACGTTGGAGGGTGCTCCAGCGCTACACAAGCCACTTCTTTGCCACCGAGACCAAACCAAGTACCGGAGATGACGGTATTGAGAAGGCCAACGTTGAAGTTTTCAAACCGTGGGTTTTCCATAACCGTCACGATCTTGTTCACGAAGTCCGTCACGTCTTCGATGTAGCCAACCCGCTCCATCAAGCTGGCGGTTTCATCAGCCGGTGCTTTGGCGGCCTTGGCGATGATCACGGCCAAGCGGTTGATCTCGTCGTCACGGAACTCGCTCTTATCGATGAAGAGACAGTGGTAGAAGAAAGCTGCCAAGATGCGAAGGCGCATCATGTCACCAAGGTCCAGGCCCAGACGTTGGGAGACAGTCTGGGAAATCCACGAAGCGTAGATGGATTGGGCGATCGGGGAGATGTTGCGAAGAGCAACAGGGCCCTGGGTCAGCCAGATGGAACCCAGGCCGATACGGGCTTGGAGGAATTCGAACTCCATCACGTTGGCGATGTAAGGCACACCATCACGACCAGCACGCATGAACGAGCGTGCATCACCCACCAAGTAGTTACCACCTGCCATGCCCTTGCCCGTAGGCATTTCTACCGGGATAGGGTGATAGAAGATGGGAAGAGCTTCTTGGGCGGTGCTACCCGGTGCGATGATGGAAGGAAGATAACCGCCTTCTGCATCACCCACTTTGAAGCTCAGGTGAAGATGTGCGTTGCGATTCATGGAAAGCGTACTGTCACGCACTTGCAATTCCTGCAGTGCTTCTCGCAGCTGGGTAACGATCAGACGCTTACCCAAGAAGGTGTCAAAAGTGGTTTTGAAGATAGACATAAAGACTGCAGTTGTTCTTGAAGATGAAAACGGAAAAACACAAGTGTTCAAACGTCGATCACCAACACAGCTATACCCGATTAGGAATGCTATGCAGGTTTCTACGAAATACTTATGATTCAGACAATTTAGGCCATTTTATTATGCGCCTGATTTTGTCAGGTCATGACCAGCACATGATTTCCAACCCCCTATAAAAGAAGCTTGGGGACTTATATCTGCACGACCAAAGGCAGATCATGGATAAAACCTTCTGACAGACACTTGTTTCTTACAGCAGTTGCTAATAGCGATTGCGCGGAGGTGAGTGGATGCTCAAGGGGCGTGCTTCTCGTAACCTGGTGTTATCTGAAGGGGGTACGCAACAGGTCAAGGAATTCGTTCCGATCCCTCATCCGCCGACCATCCGTTCTTTCTTTTTCAATTTCCATCTTTCTTTCTGCTTTCGTTAGGAGCAATACATGAGCAACACGATCGTCAATGGAGCCCCGCAGTTTAACCCGCTGGGCACCAAAGATGTCAGCACACGCCCCCTGGTGCGCCAGCGCGAGAGTCGTCCGACTCACCTGCCGAAGATCTTCTTCTATGCACGTCGTGGTCCCACGACGGACCAATTGGTCGGTGACGGTTCGCTCACAGCGCTGTACCACACGGACACGTTCGACTACCGCAAGAAGTGGGCCAACCACGCTACGGTGTTCGTCAACGGCATCAAGTCCAAGGGCAACGCTGTCATGGCCAAGCGGGTGATCCCCACCGACGCTGGTCCTATTTCCAACGTCCTGATCAGCCTGGAAGTTCTGGAGCTGCCTGACCAGCCCGACTACGAACGCGAACTCGACGGCTCCATCAAGCTTGATGGCGTCACTGGCAACCCCATCCCCACCGGCGCGACCCACATCGGTCACGAAGTCCGCTGGGTGGCCTCGCACGCTGCAACCCACGTTGCTGCAGATACCTTCGGCGCTGCAACCATCACGGAAGGCACGCTGGTTGACCCCAGCGATCCGCTCAACAAGAGCTCGATCTACCCAATCCTGCAACTGCGTGAAACCTCCATCGGTGAAGACGGCAACCTGACGGGCGTTCGTCTGTGGGCACCTACCGTTTCGTCCGTGGGTGAAAAGTTCGATACGCGTCTGCTGTCGCGCATCAAGGCTTACCCCTTCCGCCTGCAACTGCTGCGTCGCTCCGAAGGCACCGGCGTGGTGCGCCCTGTGGAAGCACTCGATGGTTCGCAATCCATCCTGAGCACCTGGCCTACCGGCAAGATCGACCCAGCTACCGACGCGCAACTGTCCATCGGCGAAATCCTGCTGAACAAGTTCAACCGCGTGAACCACTCGCTGCTGCCCGATGTGATCGGCAACGTTGGCAACGTGCATGTGTACCAGTCGAACATCAACACGCTGGTGGCCAAGTTCGCTGCTGCTGAAAAGGCCTTCATCACTGCCAACCCCGGCATCGATGTGGACACCGACTTCGCAATGGTTGCCGGTGAAGACCACCTGTTCAACTTCTTGGGCGGCACGACCTACAACGGTTACCCCTACCACACGTACAAGATCGTGGCCGGTGTCAACGGCCTGCGCATGGGTCCTCAATCGGCGATCGATTTCGCTGGTGGCTCTGACGGCACCATGAGCAACGCTGCTTTCGCCGCTCTGGTGGAAGACGAGATGTCGCAATACGCAGATCGCAACAGCGAATTGATGGACGACGCCTACCACATCGAAAGCGTGTTCTACGACAGCGGCTTCCCGCTGGCGACCAAGTACAAGCTGCTGGACTTCCTGGCTATCCGCAAGGACTTGGCTGTGGCTCTGTCGACCTACGAAGTGGGCACTCCCAAGCGTACCGCTGGTGAGGACAACGCAACGGCTGTGGCTTTGCGCGCTCGCGCTCAGCTCTATCCTGAATCCGATACGTTCGGCACAGGTGTGATGCGTGTGTACATCCAAGGTCGCTCCGGTCGCCTCATCAACTCGCCTTACAAGGAACGCGTGCCGGTCCTGTACGAAGTGGCCACCAAGTGCGCCGACTACATGGGCGCTGCCAACGGTATCTGGAAGGCTGGCAAGAACTTCACGGGCTACCCTGGTCACATGATCACGGAACTGGAAGACATCGATGTTGTGTTCACGCCTGTGGACCAACGCGTGCTCGACTGGGACACGGGTCTGAACTGGGTGATGCGTTTTGGCCGCACGGGCTACTACATCCCTGCGTTCAAGACCGTCTACGAAGACGACACCTCGGTGCTCAACAGCTGGGCTACCGTGCTGGCGATCTGCGAAATCAACAAGGTCTGCCAAGCTGTGCATCGTCGCTACAGCGGCGTGGACTACCTCTCGAACGCCGAACTGGCTGATCGCGTGGATCGTGAGATCGCTGCTGATCTGGAAGGCCGTTTCGATGGTCGCTTCTTCCTGCAAGTGCAAACCACCTTCACTGACCTGGACGTGGCTCGCAACTTCAGCTGGACCACCGCTGTTCGCATCGGCGCTTCCGGCACCAAGACGGTCATGACGGCGTACGTGGAAGCGTACCGCCGTGAAGACCTGGAAACGCAGTAAGCGTTTTCTGGTGAGTAGTTGAGATAGGGGTGGGCTGGCTTGTGCTGGCCCGCCTCTTGACCTTGTTGAATTCTTTTTCTTTTCTTTGAAAGCTCGAACATGACGATTACCGTGCAAGAACGCCTGATGCAAGGGCGTGCTTTCGCGCAAGGCTATCAGCACCCGATGCTTGACCCCACCTTCGGCGGTCAGCTCGGTTTCGCGCCTGACCTGCGCTACTGGGTGAACAACGCGAACTACGTTCAGCGCAACCTCATCCCGATCCTGGTGGAAGCCCCACGCTTCTTCCAGTACCTGAGCAACCCCGACAAGTGGCGCGATGCTTTGCGCGCCATGGTGGAGCTGCACCCCCGCACCATCGAAGGCCTGAACTCCACGCTGACGGTGGACGTCGACTCCACTCCTGTGGGTGGCGCTGGTGAAATCCAGCAAGAATTCACCAACGTGACCCGTGCGCGTTCGGAGCCTTCTTTCACCTGGGACGAAAAGTACGGTCGCCCCTTCGGCACCATGCTGGAGAACTGGATCACCCAAGGCATGATGGACCCCGCTACCAAGGTGGCGAACATCGGTACCCTGGCTGGCCAGCGCCCCAACGACATGCTGCCCGACCAGTACGCCATGACCATGCTCTTCATCGAGCCTGATCCGATGCACCGTCACGTGCTCAAGGCCTGGCTGATCACGAACATGTTCCCACAAGGCACTGGTGACATCACCGGCCGCCGTGACATCACGAGCCCTCTGCCTCTGCAGCAGATCAACGTGACGTTCTCCGCTCTCACGCAAGTGGGCGCTGGTGTGAACGCTGTGGCACAGGCCGTGCTCGATGGCATCAACATCACCAACGCGAACCCCAACCTGCGCGCTGCCTTCATCCAGGAAATCGCTCCTGACGTGATGGCTACCCGTAACGGCTACGGTGTCCAGACCCAAGAGATGGGTGACACCGCGATCAACATCGGTTGATCGACAAGGCGTCATAAACGCATCAGAAGCCCTCCAGAAGCCACTCAATAAGCCTTACCAAGGCCATGGGTGCTCTGGGGGGTTTTATGCCGTCTATGGAGTTTTAACGAAGAGTATCTTGTGAGCCAATCTCCATTGCAGGGACAGCCAGCGTAACCAGTCGTTGCCGTTCTTTTGGGAATTGAAAATTCCGGCAGGTATGTTGAATCCAAAACGCATATCTACCCTACAACTAACCTTTCGTTAAAAATCTGCTATGATTTTATTTCGTGATGAGTGGCAACGTTACGCAGCCATCCCCGACTTAGAGACTAAGAACAGATCGTTTATTCACATGGCGCGGGTGCTCAAGGCACTTGGCGTTAAAAACCATCTGTTTCACCTGGCTCTGTACAACCCGTATTTGCGGGAAGTCGATCCACATTCTCCAACGATCTCTCCTGAAGAGATCTTGATGGTGATTGAAGAATGCCGAATTAACTTCTGGTACTTCGTGCGTGAGGTTGCAAGAGCCCCCGGTCAGTCCGGCGCGCCTGCACGACCTCTTGAAGCTAACCGTGGTAACTTAGCCCTCTTTTGGTGCTTCTTTAACCACGTGATGACAACGCTGATCCAGATCCGTCAAACGGGTAAGAGTTTCAACACTGACGTCTTGGGTGCTTATCTGCTTGAGATCCGTTGCACAGATACGCAGATCAACTTGCTCACGAAGGATGAAACCCTTCGCCGTGCTAACATCCAGCGTCTGAAGGACATCATGGGTGTGCTCCCACCATACCTGGACTCGCGGACCAAACGGGATGCGAACAACACAGAACTGATCACTGTGAAGGAACGCGGTAACCTTTACCAAGGTCACCTTCCTCAGGCATCTGAAAAGCTCGCTGGTAACGTGGGTCGTGGTTTGACTTCCCCCATCTTCTTCGTGGATGAAGGACCGTTCCAGCCCAACATTCAAGAAGCTCTTCCAGCTGCTTTGGCCGCTGGTGGTGCTGCTCGTGAAATTGCTGATGAAGCAGGCGAGCCCTATGGCACTATCCTCACTACAACTGCCGGTAAGAAGGACACGAAAGAAGGCAAGTACTTCTTCAACCTTATCTCCGGTATGGCTGAGTGGTCCGAGGCTTTCTACGATGCCAAGGATCGTGAGGATCTGGAGAAGATCCTGCGCCGCTCTGGTCGTGATGGTGAGTACCGCGTAAACATCACGATGAATCACCAACAACTCGGTAAGACCGATGAATGGCTCGCTACCAAGCTGGGTGAGTCGGTCTCCACTGGTGACAAAGCTGACCGAGATTACTTTAACCGCTGGACTTCTGGTACGGCTACCAACCCGCTGAACATCCAGACGCTGGAGAAAATCCGTGCGTCGCAGCGTGAGCCTCAGCATGCTGAGATCTGCAACCCCGGTGGGTACGTGGTTCGCTGGCATGTTCCTGAGAACCAGATCGAAGCTCGTATGAACTCGAGCAAGTACATCGTTGTTTTCGATACGTCCGAAGCCTCTGGCGGGGACGATATCTCCATGCGGGTTACAGACATCCACACGGGCGATATGGTTGCTGCAGGCACGTACAACGACACCAACATCATCACGTTCAGCGAATGGGTAGCTACGTGGCTCACGCGGTGGGAAACGACTACCATGCTGATCGAGCGACGCTCTACCGGTGTTGCGGTGATTGACATGCTGCTGTTGATCTTGCCGGGTAAGAACATCGATCCTTTCAAGCGTATTTTCAATCGCATCGTTAACGAACACGATGAGATGCCGGACCGCTACAAGGAAATATCTGTCCCTATGTGGCGCCGTGATGGTGACATCTACGTTCGCAATAAGAAGGCGTTTGGTTTTGCTACGTCTTCATCGGGTCTCACTAGCCGTGCAGAGCTCTACGGCTCCACCCTGCATTCCGCAGCCAAACAAGTGGGTCACTTGGTGGCAGATAAAACTACCATCGATCAGGTAGCAAGTTTGATCATCAAGAACGGTCGGGTAGATCACCCTGCTGGAGAACACGATGACATGGTGATCGGCTGGATTCTTACCCACTGGTTCATGACCAAGGCAAAGAATCTTCAGCATTACGACATCGTACCTAGCAACATCCTGAAGGACTTGCGCCAGACACAAACTGCTGACCCAGTGGACCTGTACAAAATCTCGGTACAAATGAAACTGCGTGAACGCATCGAGGAAGTTTCGCAAGCTTTCCAACGGGAAAACGACGACTTCATCTCTCGCCGTTATGAACAAGAACTTCGTTATCTGTACAGTCGTCTTGAGCTGCAAGAAAACGAGAAGATCACGCTCGATGAGTTGATCGCTAAGACCAAGGAAGATAAGCTGCGCAAGCGTATCGATCGAGGTCTTGATAGTTCTGGACATAGAGACACTCACGAACGTGAACGTAAGTTCATTCAACGCATCGGTCATGGTCAACAATTCCAATCGGCTTTGTTCGGTGGTTGGTCTCGTTAACTAGACGTACGGCATAAAGCCCTACCCAAAACGGGTAGGGCTTTTATGTTGTTTGCTTCTTCAATCGTTCAAACCACGCATGGCTAGAAAATCCAGATAGAAGTTACTTGCGTTGTACAAGGCCATAGCAGACGGTTGGTCTGCTTTTCCATCGTACGGCAAATGCAGATACTGGCTGCAGACTCGCTGGAGTTTCTCTGGCGCGTCACCTCTGAGCTCAGTGCTGAGCTTGATGACGTGATCACGGCTGTTAGGAACCCACCACCGCTTATAAACCTTGGTATAGGTATTGATCTCGTAGAAAATCTCCAGATCAAATCCCCCGCCTTTTAACTGCAGTAGTTTTTTCTTCTCAGCGCTGCCTGGTTCGTGAATGTGAGTGTTGTAGGGTCCTAGGAGGAAATGAACTACGTGGACATAAAGCTGAGATAAGAACATGGCTGTATGGTAAATGGCTAAGGATTTAACCTTCGGCTACTTAACGTCCGGCCCCGTAATGACTCATGGTGAAAGCACGAACAACCAGGTAGAGCATCAACGCCGTTTTCACGGCAGATACCACTGAGCTGTTTTTGCTCTTGATGGCTTTCTTGGTGATCTTCTCGGAGAGATCACGCATCTTCATTAGGTGCACGTCCGTAGAGCGTGAACTCATGTAAACACCCTTGAGGCGCAAAATGAGACCGGAGAGATTGTTGTTGTCGCGAAGCACTGTTCGGTTATCGGCAAGATACCCGAAAGAGTGGACCATGATCAGGTCCAGCAGTTCATCGATTTCTTTAGCCTGCGGCTTGCGATAGTTGAGCGAACACCAGCGCAGTGTTTCATGCACCAAACTTGGAGGAGCGGTGTGCAAGGCTTCGGCAAGGATGTCCAGGATGTCTTGTTTGATAAGCGTGTGCTCATCGGACATCACGGAGTGCAGGTAGCGCGTGTAAGTCGAGAGATTCTTGGTGCGATCTTTGAGGAAGCTTTCACCGTTATCGAGCTCAACCGTTGCGGACGTAGAGCGGTGGCGCGTACCACGAGCGATAGAAGCAATCAGTGCCTCCATCAAGTTCTTCATCATGTCACGAATACGCCCTTGGGTATCACTGATAGCGTAGTTGATGGCGATGTCATCCTCGTACGAAACCAGGGTCTTGTAATGCAGGCCACTTTGATCTACCAAGTCCTTGATACGTGTTTCGAGCAACGCCTGCCAAGAGCCATGCTGCTTGATGGCGTACTTGTTGGACAGCTGCGCGTAGGCCGCTGCAGCGATCTGTGGATCGGCGGGGATCTTGTAGTAATGCGACAGCAAAGAAGTGAGGAAGCGGTACAGCAAAATCAAAGCTGTGCTCTGTGCGGCACGCAGTTTCACAGCGTCAGGAAGATCGCTGGTGAGGAACTTGTGCATGACCCAGATGCAAGTGTGGTTGAACACATCGCTGGTCACGTTGCGTGTCGTCACGATGGCGTCGAGGGTGTGCAGGTTTTCCTCGATCTCCATGTCGTTGACTTGAACAACGTCCGTGAAGAAACGATCCATGTCCTGTGGTGTGAAACGCACCACGTGCACACCCGTCAAGTTGCCGCCGAAGAACGCCATGTGTTCTTCGTTCTTGTTGACGAAAGCGATTTGGAATTCGATGACACGTTGAGCAAGCGCTACGTCAAACTTGACGTGCTCGCAGACGCGTTCAAAGACGCCTTTGATAGTTCCGAACGTTTTGACGTTGGAATTCTCCAAGGCGAGCTCAAGATCAAGTACCGACATCAGGCACCTGCTTTGCGTTTAGCCGCTTGGCGGTTTTTCAGTTCCTGGGTGAACGCTTCCATGCCAAAGCAGATCTTGGCACCCGTGCCTTCAAAGAGGCGTTCCAGGCAACGTTCGGTTTCTGCATGATCTTCAAAAAGCAGCATGGCTGTTTCTTCAGGTGGTTGAACTGGACCAGGTCCACCCATGTCACCGACCACCAGCACAATACCGCGGAAGTCAGTGTCAGTACCGACGAGCGCTTCGTAGTTCTCGGGTTTGACGATCTCGCTGGCGTTGGTCACCAGCACGGTAGTGACGTCTGGGGATTCCGTAGGCAAGGTGCCGGCCTTGGTGTCTGCGATGTGATCATCCACAGACTGCACGTCAAAATCAGAAAGCACCACTTGCAGCTCGGGGGCCTTGCCAACTTCGTTCACCAGTTGTTCCATGAAATGATCCTGCGCGTAGCTCTCGGAGGAGGCCGCAGGTTTGTCCATGGTTGGGGTGTCGGCTTCCGGTGGGTTGTCCGTGAGTTCGAGAGGCTTCTTCTCGAACACGATGTTCATCGCCTGGGTCAGGATCTCAGACAGAGGACCTGTCATCACGATCTTGTCCTTGATGCCGTTGCCTTCGTCGTAAGCGACAGGCTGGAGTTCCTGGTTGTCCGAAGCTGCCTTGTTCGGAGACGTCTGGCAGCTCGTGCATTGTTCAAGGGCTGTGGATGGTTGTGGGTTCATGACTGAATGAAAGAGAGTTGATGATTATCTAAAGGATACCGAATCTTCGGTAATAAAAGCACCAGTGACCGAAAAACAAGTCACTGGTTGCCAAATACTACAGCTTAACGGAATCCACCAATTTGCTGTCGAATACCGCGCTCATAAGTCTCACGGTCATTCATGAGGGAGATCTTCTGCCACTTGGTACGCTTGTACTCCTCGTACTGCTCTTCAGCGTCAGCGTAACTGTCAACGATCTGCTTGAACATGCCCAGCTCAAAACCGCCTTGGATACGACCACTGTCAAGTTCAATGACAAGTTTGTTGTAGACGTGGCTTTTCACCGCAAGCTCGCACAGACGGGTGAACGCTGGGTAACTGCGAATGCTCAGGTTGTTCATGTTCTCGTCGTTAGCAAGGATGCAACGAAGAACACCGTTCGTCGGCGACATCGATGGATCTTTGACAAGCACGACGTTCTCGCCGATGAGCTCAAGGCGAGACGTACCGATTAAGCCCGTCACGTCGTAGGACGCGTTCATGGCTTGAACAGCGGTAGTGAGCGGGGTAACCGAGCAGGGATCAAACATGCCGTTGGCATTTTGCTGGTTCACCGCCAAGTAGTCCACGTACCCAAGGTGAAGCACCTGGGAAATAGGGCGGCCATTGGTCTTGTCCTTAGGGACGTAGATCACACTCATCATCTCTGGAGTGCGTTCATACCGAATGCCATCCAGACGAATCCAGACTTCCTGACCACCTACCAAATTGCAATCCACAAGGACGCGTGGACGGATCACTGTGGAGACGATTTGATCGTCCACGTTCACGGGAACCGTGCGCCATTGGTTGTATGTCGGAGCGAACACCGCCTTCAGAATCTCATGCGGTATCTTGCGCCACATGTCAGATGTGGCTTTAGAGATTGGGTTGTAACTCATATTGCCGTCGAACTTTCACCAACGTTATCATTTCTACCAAATAAGGAACCATTCACACCATCAGTCAAGTAACTCATTCTCTTAGATCTGAAGGATTTCAGAACCTGAGGAGTTGTAAGGTAACGAGCTTTTTGAGAGCTCTAACCCTACTCTTCCGATGGGTAAAGGAAGAATTCAATCAAATCATTTTGCAGCTCACACGTTCTCTGCAAACAAGGATACGCTTCCTCACGGAAGAGCAATCTAACAAATCTCGATCACACATTATCTCTGGGATAGTGCGATCACTCTCTGGTTTCTCCTGGGACCAGGGTTTCTTTTAACAGGTCATCAACCCGCGCGTGCCATCGCAAGCGGGGGAGCATTAGATCTTAGGATCGAAGGCTCTATATTGGCCACCTAGTCTTGAAAGGACTACCGGTGAAAATTCTCTCTATTCGTCTCTTGTTCGTTTGGTTGTTTGTTGCTTTCGGTGCTTTGGTTATTCCAACCAAAGCCATCGCTGGTGACGACGTGACTGTCAAAGCCGTTGCTGGCTGGATCGTCAAACAAACCAAGGAAAATGTGCAGTGGCCACAAGCCATTAAAATAGCGCGTGCTGTGTTCGATAAGGTCGACACCCACCGCATCGATCCCTATTTGGTGATCGCCATGATGTCAGCGGAAAGCACCTTCAACCACAAAGCAGGCAATAAGTCCGGTGCTCGTGGTTTGATGCAGGTCATGCCGCGCTGGCACCGTGACAAGATAAAAGGTCGTAACATCCTGGACATACAGACCAACGTTGAAGTAGGACTGCAGATTTTGCAGGACTGTCTTATCAAAGCCGGTGACAAGATGAGTTCCGGTCTGCGTTGCTACTCTGGTGGGGCATCCAAGAAGTACGAAACCAAGATCAAGGTAGCGCACGCTTCCGTTAAAGAAGCAGTCATACAGAGTCGCTTTGACCAAGAAGTTCCTATCGTCGCTACAGCCAGCTTTAACCGGCCACGGTACTGGCATGAGCAGATGGAACGCTACGAACACACCCAAGCCGTGGACCGGCGTCGCACACTCGACTCTGAAGTGGCTGGGCGTGAATACGATCGTTTGATCGTCGCCATGAACCAACACAACTAACCTGGGCTTAAACGCCAGATCGAAGGAAAATATGAAATCGCTTGTGAAGAATATGTCCGTTAAGTCGCTCAAATTTATCATGAGCGATTTCGGCCTCGTCGCGGTAGTTCTGGCCATTGTGGCTGTAAAGAGCGCCGTATAAACCACGTCAACAAGAAGGGAAATCGAAATGGCAAACAAAACCGACATCAACAAACTCGTTGGTGTTTTGTTCGGTGATGCGTTCACTGGCAAGATCAAGGTCTCGCTCAAGAAGGGTAATTTGACGCTGGAGAGTGGTGACACCAATGTGTCTTCCACCACTGATGGTGTCACGTACCAACTGGCCGAGAACCCTCAGACCAACCTGACTGATGGCGTGCACAACATCGAGTTCAAGGACGGCTACGCAGCAGCTATCGAAGCATTGGTGGAAAAGCCTTCCACGATGACCGCTGTCAAGCCTACGAAGGGCACGCATTCGAGCATGCCCGGCAAACGCGTGTACGACTAACCAACACCGCATACAGACCCTACCCAAGCCTTAGATGGTCTGGGCAGGGTCTTATGTCGTCTACAAAGAAAAGGAATCAGTCATGACAATCATTGTCTATGACAATAAGTCTCTGATCACCGATAGCCTGACGTTGGTAGTAAACGATGAAACTGCTGATCAGTTCAGCTATCATGCTAACAAGATCCGTTACAACGCTAGCCGTACGGTTGCATTTGCATACCCCGGTGAGACGATGAGCGCAGAGATCAACGAATGGATGATGCGGCACGCAGAAGCAGAGCTGGCATACGCTTACATGCAAGCAGATAGAACGAGGTACGGTGAAAAAATTACCATGGCTGCCAAGTACCTCGATGGTTTCAATAAATTCATTTCTTTACTTCCGCTCCCGCCATCTAAGGATGGCAAAGGTATCGCTATTTCCAAACACGAAGCTGTGCAGTTTGGTTCGGCTGGTAAGACCGTGGTGACTAACTCTTTGTTCATTGGGACGGGTTGTTACCTGGAAGCTTACTGGATGCTACGAGCGTCTGGAATGCACCCAGTCCCGATCATGAATCGCTTGAGTCAGATTGGTAAGTTGGTTGGCGGTCCTATCAACATTCAGCGACAGCAAGATTTGAACGATCCTGACTACGAGCGTTATGTCAAGGATTTGTTTGACGGCGTAAAGTACAAGGACTTGAATTTGCACGCTGTTACCAAAACACCGACAAACAGGAAGGCGAAGAATGCGACACTTCTTAAGAAACAATAAACGCCTGGTCATACCCGGCATCGAATCCAACAACTACTACGCGTTTGAAGTGGACGTTGCGTATTACGAGACGCCTTATGGTCTGGCGTTGCCGCCGACTGCCAAAAGTGCGACCATGCTTCGTTTCTTGCGCAACTACGACCAGCTCAAAACCAACACGTTCAACTTCGCACCGGCAAGTACCAAGTCCTACGTTTGCTACTTGTTGAACAACCGCGGCGAGATGGAATTGGTGTTCATGGACGGCGAGATGATCGATAAGGTCGAGCAATTCAATCTGGAAGTCATTACTCTGCCGGCTGGAAAGCCTACTTGGAAGGTCGAGGATGCGTTAGGCCCTACCGACGCCATCGCCAAGACGGACGCCGTCAAGAAGATGAGTCAGGCAGCTGCGGTCAAGTGGCTCGATGAACGTTCTGGTCATCGGTTCCAGCAACCTTTTACGGTGGATATCGAAACCTGGGTTAAGAATCGTCCACCGGAGTACAAGAACTTGTTTCTGTACAACAATGCCTTTATCAGGGGTGATTTCATAAAACGCAAGCATTCGTAGAAGCGGATCATATGGAGGTGTGTATCACCTCCGTATCATCATCTTTAACTGATTTCGGTTAGTCACCGAGGGATATATACATGTACGCTACAAAGGGAGACGTCGACATGAAGCTGAAGGCTGTCGACGGTGGTCAGGTTATCATTTCATGGCACCTGATCCATAGCGAGATCAACAAAAACAGAATGCTCATTATCGGGCTCGAGCAACGCATTCGAGACGGTAAAGTTGACAGCGTCACGTTGAGCGACAAAGACTGCTACATCCGGCAGCGTCGCAACAACAAGCGGCCCAATTTCCTGTTTGGTATTTACTCCTGCCATGGTTGTGATACCCTGGTGGATCTGATTGAACAAGTCGACGACTACGAGAGCGTCTGTGTGAAGACGTACCAAGTCAATGAAAATACCGGTGAGCGAATCACCACTGGGCTCGTCCACTGGAGCGAAAGCCATAACGAACTGACGTTCCACAACAAAAACAAAGTCAAGCGTTTCGGCTGGACCGGCGAAGAACTGAAGAAACAAAAGTAGCAACTATCAGCCCCTCCAAAAGAGGGCTGATTATGCCGTCTTTGTAGTTGCTTGTCTTTTTTATCTAAGAGAAGTAAACCATCTGTCTGAGACGCATGTGACGTCTTGTTTACAATCTGGATAAAACGGGGATCTATGTCTTTTACAAACGACGTTCATGTGTGCGAACAAGGTGTCTGTGAAGACACCCTGGAACACTTCATTGCTGTCATCCGTGACGAGTATAAACGGTTTCACACACCGGTGCCCAGTAACCTCCAAACCTGCCGTTACACGGACCTCAATTACAGCGTTCGCGTCAAGGTACTCACACGCCTTACCCGTGATGTGGGCGTTCCTTTGAATCGTGACGATTTCAATCACGTTGCAGTTGGCCGACTTACCGTGGCCGATGCATTCGCCTTTGTGCAAAAGAAGGTACAAGAAGCTAAAGCTGAAAAACCCAAAACATCAGTGTTGGAGATACCAAACGTAGGTGTTTTGGACGAGATTCCACCGCCCCTCCCATTTGAACCTTTCGGGTTATACCTGAGCGGGATAACTGGTCCAGATGTCCCGACGGACAAGCCTTTCAAATTTTAATCCATCCCCCAAGAGAAACAACCATCATGGAAAACACCGAGCACAAGATCCAGTACACACCCGACGTGAACACCACGTTCCCGACATCGTTCGAGCCACGCTCCGTGCACTTTCACAACTGGGAACTCACGCGGGCCGATGGCCGTACGTGTTTCGAAGTGGAAGTGAGCATCTACAAGGGTGCTGACGGCAAGCCTGTGGAAATCCCCGAGCAGGTGACAGCAGCGGCTTTGCTGCGCATTCGTGATTCGTTCCTGAACAAGGAATGGTTCATGTGCCTCAGCGCCGACGACCAGGAACTGCTGGCTTTTGACAACGAACTCACCATGGCCAAGCTTCGTGAGTTCTTCGCCAGTGATGAAGTGCTGCTCTATGTGAGCGTTGGTCATTTGGTGTATGACGTTCCTCACGATGAAGCGGTGGAACCTATCGCCAGCCTCGGCTACTTCGGTGCTGTTCGCAAAGAATACCTGGAGATCGCTCTGCTCGACGCCACAACCAACCAAGTGATCAAACCGATCTACGGTATCGAAGTCCCGCAAGCGCTGGACTCCGCCATTTAACCACACCGCTACGCTCTAAGAACAAGAGCGTAGCAACCACACAAAACACAAGGAGATCCTGACATGTCTGAAATTACCGTAGCTTTGAGCAAACACAACGTTCTTCTGGAATACAAGAAGGACAAACCCGTTCCGGCCCATGTGTTCCGTACCATGCAGGTGGGTCTTGATTTCCTTGATGCGTCGTACGCGACGAATTCTCTCGTGCTCCATGTCTCTAGTGAACTGGCCTTATCTGAAGAGGTTGGCAATTCTGCAGCTAGATTCGGTTACCACGAGTACGAACGAAGCGACTACGGCATTTTGATCGCCAAGTTCAATGGGATTGATCGACTGTACACCATCGCGGTTGAAGAAGAAAAGATCCCGTACGTCGACGACATGATCAGCCGTCATCGCAAGATGAGGGAGTTCACCGTCGAAGTGAATCACCAGAGTCTGCTTCTCGACAACGAAGGCCGCCGCACTCCGTTTTCCTACTCCACCAAGATGATCTGGCCCATCATCGGGACGCTGTTCTGGTGGGCCGACATCGCAGAACCCTCCAAAGAAAGTACATGCAAATGAAGACAACTCATCTCTCCGGTCTGGAATTGAAATTTCCCTATCGACCGGAATCATGGCGCGCTCGCAAAGAACTGTACAGGGTTCAACTGCTGCTGGACTCTTGTGGGTTCAACGAGTTACACAAGACGTTTATGTTGATTGCGACCAATAGCGTGGCTAACATCCCTACTTCGGCAGCGAACGAAGCTGTATTTCGCATCCATCCATACGCGTCTTCGGAATACAGCTGCCTGGTGATGCGAATGACTGGCATTGGGCGCTCTAACCTGCTGATCGTTCCCAATAACGAAATTCCCATGGTTGATCGAAAAATCAACGAAGCATTGGAAAGTGGTGCAGGGGCGATTGAAATTCAATCGCAAACTTTACTTCTCACAGAGGGGTGCGAACGCACTGCTTATTCGCATTGCGCGCAGACCGTTTGGCCTGCGGACTTGGTGGAGTTCTTCTGGACTGACATCGAGCCTGACGCACCTGAACAACCTGCGTAATTTATCTAAAACCTAAGGAGTATCCTCATGTCCAAAATGAAACGTCTTAAAGGTAGCGGCGTTGTTGGTTTCTTGGTGTTCGTGGTTGCGTGGTTCTTCGCACTTGCGTTCCTCACTACGTTCTTTATCCATCCGGCGCATGCTGCACCCGGTGCCGAGAAGTACTACACCAAACCACAACCCAACCAACAGCCCCACGTACTGTACCAAACTAAGGATGGTTACATCCAAAGTTTCACGATCCACAAGGACCGTGTTACATGTTTGCGCCGTACCAACGAGCTCAAACTCAAGCCGGGAACGTGGCAGTGCCTCCCTAGTTAAACAAGGACAAAAGAAAATGAGCGACAACATCATCCCATTCAGAGTCAGAACAGCAAAACCCGTCGAGCCTGACATCGGTCGCGGACTGGCCAAGCCTGAAGGCTTCGTCGCCGTGGATCAGGACCCCACGTTCAATCACCGGTTGGAAAACTCCACTACTGTGAACATTGTCAAGCTCGACGAATGCAAGACCCTCGAAGACGTGCGTTCGTTGGTGTCTGCTGTTGCCAGTGCGTGGCGGGACAATACCTCGAAATCTCCGGAGTACCTCGACTTACTGACCATTGAGGCATCGGTCGAGTTCCCTGGTGAAGACGACAAACCGACGGTAGCGCTGTTCAACTTCGACCATCGTGTGAGGCTCGCCATCTGTGCTGCTTTGGAAGACAAGGTAGATAGCCACATGCGTGACGAATTGTTGTCAGCCTTGTCAACTTTCTCGATGACGATCCGTATGTGGATGTTCGCAAATGTGGCGAGTTCTTCCCATCAGTTGGCGTACGGCGGCAAAGTTGGAATTCAGCTGGATTTTGGCTACTACGGTGCGGGGATTACCCTCCTCATTGACGGCGTCATCCAGACCAACACTTTCTTTGCCAAGAAGATTGTTCCTGTGTAATTGACAAACTTTTTAGGATTACAAAATGGCAGCAAGGGATACTTCTTTTAATAGCGACCGCCAAGTCGTAGGCGGTAACTTGGCAGTCACTGTCGAGATGACTTCGCAGGAATACGATGCTGCGGTGAAGTCATTGATCCCGCACATCCTGGCGTATTTCGTTGATGACTGCACGTTCTTCGTTGGTACCCCTTTTGGCCCCGACGTGGTTGCTACGGTAAATGTAGCACGTCTGGACAAAAACAAAAAGCTGCGCGGTCCCACCATCAAAATCCGTACGCACGGTAGTCATGAGATCGAATGGGACGATGATCGCGAATACAACAAGTGGCGGTATTTTTCATACCGAACCATTTTCGAACGTTTGAGTGAAAACGGCACCAAGAAACCTCTTAGCGACAGCAACAAGGTCATCGCAGGTTTGATCGAGAAAATCAAAAATCCTGGTAAAACCAAAGACATCGGAAAGACCGTTAAGCTTGGTAATGCAATCGTTGATACGGGTGGAGTGGTGTTGACGCGACTGGGGGGTGGGATAATTATTAGGCCTTACAATACTCCCAAGATAGGGGATTCAAGCACAATACTTCAAGCGACCGAAGCCGATCGTATCCCGACACCGCCACTCATTGACCCACCAGCTAGTCAGCAGATGCCATCTATGCTGACTGAAATTGATGAGGTGTGCGCTTTTGTTGACGGGTATGAAAATACTGACGGGATTTCACCAACGGGGTTTGTCGACGGCAGTTGGCCGGGTTACGTCGTCTTTTCTACTCAGACACCAGAACTCGAAAATCGCTGGATCAATCTGGATACCGATTCTGAAGACGTCAATCTCGTTGAGATTACTACGTTCCTCAACGACGTCATCAGGGACTGGCCGTTCTTGCCCGAAGGAGAGACCGACCTGCAGTGGACTTTTGCTTTCTGGGATAGAGACGGTGAAGATCGCGAGTTGATTGGTGTAGCGGAATCTTCCAACAAGAAGATCCAGTTCTACTGGTCTGCCCATGAAGATTGCATTTACGTCAAACCTTCTAACACGGGTCGCGTGAGCTTGTAAGTGCTTCTAACAGCATAAAAAGAGAGCTTCCGCGAGGAAGCTCTCTTATGCCGTCTGTTTTTCTTTTTCTAGTCTAACAAATTTCGAACATATATCATCGTTGTGTATTACGTAATACACACTCTTTTTCATCAACGTTTTTAAAGGAAGTTGTCATGTCGCTTATCCATACCCCCATCACTGCTTTCAAACCAGTGACCGACGCACCTTTCGTTCCTGAAGCGCCGTTCAAGCTCGGCAAACAAGAGCACCCCAACTACACGTTGCTTTACAAAGACAAAGGCGAACCTACTGACGCGGATGATCCTTTTGCGATCGTCTTTTCGGTTGAAAGAGTAATACCTCGACCAGGTTACTACATGGCACCGCCTCCATTCGTCAGTAACAAAGAATCAGAGTGTTTGAAACATGGCAAAATCGGCATGATCAAACACCACACGTTGCCTCCGTTGTTTTACGTTACTGATTTTGAAAGTATCGAGGAAGCCATCGAACAGGTGGAATACTTCTTTTCTCTCAGTGAAACACAGCAGCTATTGCAGCTCAAGTACGAGAGATTTAACCGTTTCCTTGAACAAGATGTTCATCATGCACTGGTGAGTTACAAAGGCGCAATCGAAAACCTGGACTCTCGTACGAGTGAACTGCATGACCTTACCCGGCAGATTATCGAGCCTGCTAACACCTTGTTGAAAACTCTGGCGTTATATATCTCACCTTTTTCGCTTACTTGTTCGGCTTTTCAAAATACGAACTCGCACGGCAGTATCATCCTGTACGAACACGTGATGAGCCTTCAAATCGCTATACGTAATTTGATTCAGCAACTCGATCATCCTCTGCACTCTAATTCCGTCGCCATAGCGTACGGTGGTTTGCGACACGCTATTACGTGCTTGGAAGAGGTAGTGCAACGTCCTGCAAGGGAACCATCCTGGAATCAGAATGGTTCCCTTGCATCTCCATCTAAACAGCAGTGGTAACAAATAAATATCACACCATCGAGATATGAATCTGAGACAAAATATCTTTATCAACCGAGTCATTGGCCAGTGCCTTGATTTGGTTGGCTCCAATGACCATTGCGCGGTACTCTGGGGTAGTCGCGCTTTTGGTTACGCTACCGACAAGAGTGACTTTGACATCAACGTCATTCATGCGGGAAACAAAACGATGCGAATCGTTGTTACGTCGGAAGGTCAGAAATACGACTTGACCTTTGTTCCGCGCCGAAGCCTCTTTCGGGTGTATGCTGATTCCCCGGATCTGCTGCAACTGGTTCCTCTGGGCAAAATAATCAGCACCTCCAACGGGCTGTCGCACAAAGCACTGGAGCAACGCATCCGCTCACCAGAGTGGAGACGCGAACTCCTGAAGCCTGTGAACCTCAACGCAGCGGCAGCTGTCGAGCCTCTGCAGGGTCAAACGCCTTCCGGGGTTCTTGGCACTTACCTGCGTCAAGTCTACGCTTACATGTTGCGTGAGCACATGCTCGGACGTGACACGCTGCCTCTTACTGGCGTTAACATCCGTGTGCTGGCTGAGCACGTGGGTGGTCCCGTGCTAGTACATGACATCGAAAACGTCATCGCTTTCCGCGGTGACAACACGCTTTCTGGTGAACGTGCTACGGCTATTCTCGCGCTTTTAACGCGTTTGGTAAACCGGAACATTCAACCAGAACCTTTGCAAACACCACAACCATGAAACTCAAGGCATATAACATGGAACCCATCGTTCACGCGCAGCTGCTGCGTTGCATTCCTCACCTTAAGACACTCGTCAAGTCTGCCGAGATGAAGGTCTACTACATCGGTGGCAACGCTTTCGGTTACCCGCAAACGCATCACCGCCACGAGATCGTGGTTGTTCACGGCAAGACCCTCTGGGACCGCACCGAGATGAAATACCCGGATCATCCAGACATCGCTTTTGACGTCAAGATCGTTCCACGGTCGCACGTCATCGGGATGTTCTCATCTGGCCTGGGCAAGCTGATCCCCATGGGTGAGCTGGTCTACGACAGCGGCGGTAAGCGTCTGGCTTTCATTGATGAGTTTCTGGCGTCTGAAGATTACGCCGAAGTGCTCAAACGCAAGCTGGTGCTGAACGCGACCGAGTTTGTTCGCACACAGAACACAGGTCTGTACTACATGCACATGTATGCTGATCTCGTTGCTTACCGCACGAAGCTCGCCGGTATTCGCGGTGTTGGCGAATGCATCGATTTGCGTGCTCTTGCGGAGGAGTACTCCGCCAACATGCTTGGTGATTTGGTGAACATCATCGACCGGCACACATCTCTGTCGTTTGAAGAGTTCTACAACGAAGCTATCGCCTCCCTGAAGGACGCTAGCATTGAAGTGATCCATCCCGAGTAATCCCTCTTATCAATTTCTGCAATCCCTTTTCCCTTTAGAAAGACTTTGAAATCATGAATGCTTCCGTTTCTACTTCCTCTGCCAAGGGCCGCGTTGTTTGCTACATGGCCGGCGGTACCGCCGTCAACATCTCCAAGGTGTTGGCTGAACAGTTCAAGAAACTCGATCTGGCGCCTGCTGCGCAAATCGATGTGGTGCTGATCGACACGTCGGATTCCAACCTCGTCAACGGCGCGTCTGACAAGATCTACCTGCTCAAGGGCCTGGATGGCTCCGGCAAGCTGCGTGCAGAAAATCACCCTGCAATCAGCCGTGCTATTTTGGGCATTCTCGATGCACACCAGCCTGGTGATCTCAACATTGTCGTTAGCTCCCTGGGCGGCGGTAGTGGCTCGGTGATCGCTCCGGCGCTCGCAGGCGCTTTGCTTGCTCAAGACAAGCTGGTGATCGGCATGGGTGTGACGAACACCGACTCCGCGATCGAAGTGACCAACTCGGTCAAGACGATCAAGAGCTACGAATCGATCGCCAAGAAGATCGGCAAGCCTATCGTTCTCTCGCTGTTCAAGAACAGCGCAGCTGACTCGTTCCAGAAGATCAACGAAGCCATCGTCTCGAACATCATCATGCTGTCGGTGCTGGCGTCTCGCAAGAACATCGGCCTGGACTCTGCAGACCTGCGCAACTGGCTGTACTACAACCGCGTGAGCAAGGCCCCGATCAAAGCGATGACGCTGGACATCACGCATTCCGAGTCGGTGGAACTGCCAGAAGGTGCACACCCCATCACCACCGCCACGCTGGCCCGCGAAGGTGCATCCACCCGCCTGAACTGGACACCTGACTACCAGTGCGTCGGCTACGTGTCTACCGACGGCGAGAAGAAAGGCAACTTCGACAAGCCGCTGCACTTCACGGTCTGTGACGGTGAACTCGACCAGATCTTCAAGGAACTCGATGAACTGGAAAAGAAGCTGACAGCCAAAGCTGCAGCTCACCAGTACACGCCTGGCACCTTGAGCGGCAATGAAGACGTCCAAGACGACGGTACGGTGTTGTAATGGCGTCGTAAAGGGCCTTAAAAGCCCTTTACAGCGTTGTTGTCGATAAAGACATACATAGAGATCAAGAGGAAAGAGAACGCGTTAAAAGGCGTTTTCTCCTCTTGGGCTTTATGCTGTCTTGGTAGTTGGATAAGTCCGGTTGTGGTGGTTTTTATTAGACACAGAGAATGGTTTGAGGGAAAGGGAGCAGTTATGCTTTCTGACCTTTTAAGGAGAACGTCATGATTGAAGGACTAGGCACGTATGGATCGATCAGACCGATCCCTGCGTCCAAGAAACACTTGGTTATCCACCTGCTTGATCAGCTGGTAGTGCACCGTGATTATCTGCGGAGCATGCAGGATTGTTACTTTGACTCTGTTGGTGAATACAACTACGCACTGTGTTACGGCATTGCGACAGTTCTGTCACGCAACTATCACATTAACGCGTTTGCGGCGGGTGGTTTCGGTAAGCCTAACGTGGAGTTTACGACTGAGTTGTATTCGATGTACGAGCGCATCTGCTCCGAACATCAACTCAATCGTTCCATTATGGATGCGACAGGTACGCTGGACCTCGAGGTCCAGTTGAGCATCCGTGGGTTTCATTTGTACGCTGAGATCGTGACGTTCCCCTTTCATCCCATGCCTGCGGCACAAGTAGATCCTAGCGCACTCGCATTCGCTAAGGAATTCCTAGCTGCCGCTTCTCAATCCACCATCCAGAGACTTATCACTAACCATGCAACTCGTCACCCGCGATAACTTAATCGATGTCTGTTCACTGCAAACCACGCCCGAGACGGACATCAAGGAGCTCATGAAGCCAGTGAGCGTCCTGCGCTTGCGGGTGGATGAGTCCTACCAGGCAGGTATCGAGCGATTGAGCGTCGCCATGATCGAACCTTCCCTGAAAATGACCAATTCTGAACGTAATTGGACAATTTATCAGAAAGACAAGCATGCTATTGCGGAGACCGCCGGCGAACAGCTGTACGTCACTCCGTGGACTTTGGACAGCATGGGTAGCTTCGAATACCTCAAAAGTGAGCTCTTGAAGGGTAAGGTACTCACCGTCGTCCAGCAAGATGGTTTCAGAATCATCGCCAGGGCAAGCGACATTGACGATCTGGTAGTCGTCAAAGACACTGAAGATCTTTGGAACCGGGCTTGTGCCGGTTACATGGACAACCTCGTTCTCACGATGGTTAACTGGAGTTATAAGGCACGACGCCAGTCGCGCCTGACACCCCTACTCGTTGACGAGCTTCTGAATGTAGGTATTGATTCGACTTCTGGCGAAACAGTACAAGTCCATTCTGAGGAATACTTCAACGACACAATGCGTGAACTCATCGCACCTATCGCGAGTGAAGTTACTGACTTTGTACGTCAAGATCCATGGGCGTACTACAGTGTTCAACATGACCGTCTTGGCATCAACGTGACCCGTCACCGTGATGTCAGAGCGCTCATCTGGAACAAAGCCATCATGGACCAGTTAGAACAAGAAGAGCTCAACCAGTAAGAGCTACAAAACAAGTAATCGGCATAAAGGGCTGCGCTCACGCAGCCCACCTATAACAATTTCAATTTACTAAAAAAGGGGAAGACAATGTTGTCTGTTTATACGTAGTTACAAGGAGTTGATCATGATCGATCAAAAAATCATTTCGGTAGATAATCGCGGCATCATCCGCGACTTGGTGATGCGCATTGCTGGTGAGAGTTACACCCGAGAGCTTGGCCCGATCGGTCAGTTCTTTGATGATCACTACAAGGATGTGTTTTCCATCATCAACAATCACTACGTCGCGCAGCTGTCTCACGGCCGCAACGTCAACATGGCGAGCGTAGAACAGCAAGTTAACGCTCTGGTGACCACACACATGTGTCGGTATTTTCCCAGCATGACGCTCAACGACATGCGGTCAGCCACGCAGGTGTTTATGGAAGTACTCGCCAACGCATTCAACAGTCGCGTACCCTCGAACCTTGGTGTTTGGGATAAATGCGAACTTCTTGACTTGAACATGGATACGTATGTTGTCAACTGCACACGCCAAACCACAGAGCGACAGACAAGTGCTCCAGGATCAGGGGTTTTTATCCACCCGATCAACGCTTGAAAACGCGCTGACTTTCCCCACACAGGCCAAACCCAGTGGCGAGAAAGAACGGGTATTGCTCGTAGACGTTTGCGAGCTGTATATCCGGTTAAGAACAAGCGACGAGTTCAAACTTCTGCGAACATTCATACCAGAGGTGTTTTTGTTCGACACGTGTCACGACTATGATAATTTCTATCATCTGTTGGCGGACATGAAAAGCAACACCGAGCTAGCTGGGGATGATCTTGTTCTTGACGACAAGACCTACGACGAGCTAGAGTATCAGGGTTCGAAGTTTGTGGAGCTATACCTTAACAGTTTCATAATGCCAGAAGTCAACCGAGTAGCCGGTCAAGGGACATACATGGTGCACGGGATGACTATCAGTCAACAGGTTGTGATCACTTATTGACCAGATGGAAAGGACAAAAAAGATGGAACCCAGTAAGCGTCGCTGGTAAGCGTGAGGTCTCGTAATTCCGGTTGCGACCAATGCCTAATATCGGGTGTTGGAGCAACCGGGCCTTATGCCGATTAAATGGATGGTAAGGATAGATTAGTCAGTGGTTGCTGGTTTATCCCTACCATCCGAACATCTTTGACTAGTTCTGCAATTTCTTTTGACTGGCACATCCATCCATTTGAGTGAACGTACGCAAACGAAAGAAATGCTCAATGCAACCACTACAACCAACACCCTTGAAAGATCTGACGGCCGACCCAAGGTTCAGACATGTCATCAATCTCCCGATGACCGGCCTGATATCCGTGGCTGAAGACCCAATTAAATCGAATGATCCGTGGACGGCGTGGGGACAAAAACAAATCTGGCCACCTACTGAAAGTGTCTACAAAAAGCCACTGGATCATCTTCTCGTCATCCGTGAGTACAGGCTCATGGAGATCATCAAAGAGCTCAAGCACGTCCTCATGGACACAGCTGATAACTCGCGTTGTTACGCTGGGCAGTATCTCGACATCCCTGTTATCGATATGGTGGCGATGCTTGAGTACCTATGCAGTGACCTAGACAAAATGATAGCCGGCGAAATGTCGGTATCTGGATCAGTTACCCAATACGTTCTGACGGAAGTACTTGACCATGACGCTGAGTTCACTGTGCTGCTTCGCAGTGTTATGGACTTAGTTCAAGAACTTCTTCAGATTTTGTGTCGCTCTGTATTAGAACACCCGATTGACCATTATGCACCTCACAGATACGAATTACAAGAAGTACTACCCTCTGGAGGGGTTGTGCTCCGAAGGTTTGATCTCTAAGATCACCATCGTTGATTTCACAGAACTTGAGCCACTGATCGAAGACATTCAGTGGCTGTTCGATGAGACCATCAGCATCGAAGCTCTGGTAGGCGATTACATCGCCGCGTATACCGAGCTTGGTGAGAACATCTCATCGGCGTTAGAAGACCAAGTCATGGAACAAATTACCAACTTCTTGTTGCAAGACTACGAAGACGGTGGGTTGTTCACTGCGGTCGCAGCAAAAGGCATGCCATCTGTCAGCAAGACTTTGCGACTGATCTTCCAACTCATCCACTTTATCTTGAAAGATAACGAAATCGAGTTGGATGACGAGCCTCCGTGGGAGCTGGTTGGTATGCGTGGCCAAAGTCACGTCATCTTCGGCCAAGAGAAAACTACACTGTCTGCAGCCCACTCTGCGGCACTTCAGACGCAACTCCAGGATTCGGTAGATGGAAACTAGGCTTGTTCCTAAAACCAAAGACAACGAAATCGTCGTGGTGAACTTTCCAGGCTGGCAACGCTACCTGGACATCTGCATCATGACGCGAGAAAGCACGGGTCGATTGATACTCTCTCGTCTCATTGACTACTGCAGTAATAACTTTCAAAACAGTATTGCTCAGTTTGACAAGCTCTCTCAGCTCAGTGAATTCAATCCCCATGGTCTTCCTGATCTGGCTGACAACATTATGGGACTGGGAGTAGACGTGTATTTCACTTGTTTCGAGAATGAGCTCTTTGAGCTCGGATACGCTCGTGATCTGCCGTTTGAATTAGCCCATGTCGGACCCCACAGACTCTATCTGCGGCGTCTTATCTTCTAACCTCTATACAACCACCTCCACGATCCTTGACGGGTCTGGAGGTGGTTGTAGTTGATTCTTTTTCTTTTATGTACGATTTCAAAATTGGTGTCCGGTACAACTTGCAATTTCGTGGTGCTCCCATTTTGGGGACGGGACTGAAGAACGCGAGGATGTGCGGTGTTGTTGACTACCGCGTAGCGTCCAACGAAAGCAACGTGACTACGCAGCACTCGAACATGATTCCTTATCTGGAAGCCACTGTTCAGCACGATCCCACGGTTTTGAGCTACGTGCTCTTTGAAACCGAGTCGGGTGCACGGGCAGCATATGCCTATCCGTGGATCATTGAGTCATCCATCGAGATTGCTCAAAACAAAACACTGACGTTCACCGTGCCTGGCGGCTCAGCCGATGACGCGCAACGTATCAAGGACATCCTGTCTTCTGCAGGTTGGAAGAACATCACGTTCACCCTGACCTGATTAGTGGCGTGGTGGTTTTTGTCCATTAATGAATAAAGACCATAGCGCTACTAATGGTATGCAGAAGAAACTCAATCGCGATTCGATCTCGTATCGATGGTACGGCCTCACGCCCTTCGTCCACAGTTGCTGCCACCCTTAACTCGCACACACTTCTTTTTTCCTTTCTTGATGTGGTGTCGTAGAACAAGTGTGGCGTCAAACGGTCATGGTCCCGAGGTGAGAGTTTGTTTTGTGCCTGCCTCTGAACGCCAGCCCGACTTGTTCGAGGCTGGCGTTTATGCCGTCTTTTCGTTTTATGGTATTGTTTACCATGTGGTTGAGTCTTTTGTCAGCAAGAACGCATGTTGTGTTACGCAGAGCGTCTGCGGTCTTTTCTTGATTCAGCAAAAGTAATGATTGATCCAAATAACCCTTTCGTGATGACGGCTGAGTCCTATAAACGGGACGTCTATCCGGTCAAGCACTATATTGACCAGAGTTCTCATTTCCTTCACGTGATGACCGGTAAGGCTTATCCGGAATGCCAAAGCTACGTGAAGAAGGCTTTAACTAGTCGGCGGTTCCCTCACGTCAAGAATCCAGTCGTCAAGTATCTACACCGTCAGGAAAACGGTGATCGAGAACCCCAAGAGCTTCCGCTTACAGACTACTTGAAAGAAGTTCTCACCAACCGTGAGATCATGGCGCCTACCCTTACCACGTACATCAGCTCTGATGTATTTGAATCGGTGCTTGCCAAGTACATTCGCGGTAACGTTGCAAAGCGTAACGTGGCTAAGAAAGCCATGTTCGTAGCTGAGGCTGCTAAGGACGACATCAAGTTCTTCTTCATGAAGAACGAGCAGCGCAACCGCAAGCTCTCCAACAACTCTATCTCTGGTGCGCACGCCTCACCCAGCACGCCGCTGTACAACCAGACCAATCACAGCACGTTGACTTCGCACTGCCGGATGACTTCGGGTCACGGTAACGCCAACAATGAAAAGCTCCTGTCAGGTAACCGACACTACTGGAAACCTGAACTGGTCATCAACAACATCATCTCTATTACGCAGAACGTCGAATACGACAAACTGCAAGCGGTGATCGACAAGTACCAGTTGCACCTACCTAGCGTGCAAGACATCATGGCTTGTATCACGTACTCGACGAACCTGTACTGGCACAGTCGTACGTGGGAAGATAAGTTCCAATCGCTTGTGGAGCGTTTGACGCCTATTCAACGCGCTGCTTTCCTGTACACGGGTGATCTGTTTCACATCACCAAACACAACGACGCTTTCATGCGTAAGTTCTTGGGTCAGTTGTCGGCCAAGTGCCTTGGCGAAGTTAGTGATCCGGTATCGGAAGTCAAGAAATACCACGAAGACTACGTAATCCTGTCTCACCAGATCTGTGCTACGGAAATGCGTGGTAAGGGCAAGGACTACAAGGAGCTTGGTAACTGCCCGGAAATGCAAACACTCATTGCTACCACGGCCAACATCAAGAGCACCATCTTTGAGTATGCTGATTTCATCGAAGTCATCTTTGTAAGTAACAACTCCCCTGCGTCTGTTCCTTACTTCCCTTCATCGATTCGTCGCTCTGCCCTGACGTCTGATACTGACTCCACCATTTTCACGGTACAAGAATGGGTGATCTGGTACTTCGGTAAACTCATATTTACCGAACGTGCAGTTGCTCTCGCTGCTACTGTTGTGTTCTTGGCATCACAATCGATTGTTCACGTTCTTGCTCGCATGAGCATCAACTGCGGGGTGTCTACCAAGAACATGTGGCTCACGGCCATGAAGAATGAATTCTTCTTCCCTGTTTTTGTTCCTACTCCGGTAAGTAAACACTACTGGGCTTTGATCAGTTGCCAAGAAGGTAACATTGCCGAGAAGCTCAAGAAAGAAATCAAGGGCGTTCACCTTAAGAGCTCTAACGCTCCTAAGGAAGTGAATGACAAAGCAGAAGAGATGATGCTGGAAATAGCTCACACCGTCATGCGTGGTGAGAAGGTTTCTTTGATCAAGCTGTTCAAACAAGTCGCTGACGTTGAGCGCTCCATTATGGACGCTATCAAACGTGGTGATGGACGTTACTGCCGTCGTGGTGAAATCAAACCAGCGGACACTTATGCCAAGCCTAAACATCAAAGCAACTACATGCACCATGACTTCTGGAACGAATGCTTTGCTTTCAAGTACGGTACGCAAGAAGCTCCGCCTTACGCTGTTATCAAACTCTCAGGTGGTTTGAAGAACGCAACCGCTACCAAGGAATGGCTCGAGAAGATCGACCCACAGGTAGCAGAGAAGGTAAGAGCTTATCTCGCAAGAACTGGACGTGATAAGCTTGGTGCTTTTCAAATCCCTAAACAAATCGTTGACGTGCGTGGTGTACCGGAAGAGATTCTTCTGGCCATCAATGCTAGAAAGATCGTGTCTGACATTTCCAAGATCTTTTACCTGATCTTGGCGACGGTTGGATACCATGGTCTCGATAAGAAGATGACCAAGCTTTTGAGCGATACTTACTAACAAGACAGCATATAGCCCTACCCGGACCATCTAAGGCTCGGGTAGGGCTTGTATGGCGTCAGGAAGAACTAGCAATCATCTCGATGGCATCAAGCATCTCAAGAATCACGGGAGCGTCTGTTTTCATCTGGGTTGTAATGACTTGTCGCATGTTGGAATAGTCGATCATGCGGATCATGTACTGCAAGTTTGATTTGTCGTATTCCTTCAAACGGGAAGGACTCAAAGCGGCCATCGCTGCGACGACCTTAATGCGTGCTACGACTTCAGCCCACGCGTATTGACGTGTTGGTGCCATGGCCGGAAGTTGCATGGCTTCTGCTGCGTTACTGGCAGTCACTGTCGGAATGTTGCACAGCATGTCGTGCAGGCTCAGGCCCGATGTCTGCAAATGCTCGATAGAGTGGTGCAATACCTTATCCGTGATCATCGAGTGATCACCTAACGCGAATGGATTTCTGCGCGATGGTTGTTTGAGAGGGTTCTTTGCGATGTGTGCAATCATCCGGTTGAGCAAAGCTACGTCCAGATGAGAGGGTATGGCATTTGCCAAGACATACGCATGCACAAACATAGGTGTCGTTTTTGGTGTTTGGCCACGTTGCAGTAGAGCGCGCTGCTCAATCAGAAAACAACGCCACATGATCGCCATCATGGTGATATTCACAGAGATCACCGCGTAACCGCGTTCGCCACTATAAGCGACGCCGTTAGGAATGTGCATATCCAGATCAGTCTTGCAGTGATCAAGTATCTTGACAGGGGTTGCGTTCTTCCAATCTGCAGCTATCGCGTAGACGTCGAAGGGTTCGCTGTTGCCAACGATGATCTCTTTGACGCCGTCACCATAGAAGACACCATCGTGCAAAACACCTTGATGGATTGAGTTGGTCAGTTTCAACCCCATCGCCATGTAAGGCGCGCCAGTGTCCACAAGTTCGTAGTAACGCTCAAGAGGTGCATCAAGGTTCACACGCATGCTGTTGAGCATGCGCACTAACAAGTGGGTAGATCGAGTACCGATAGTTCTGGTATGGTAGTACGACAAGGCTTGCTGAAGGTTTCTGCTCAAACCAGAACGCGCTTGTGACCAGGCAGGTGAAATCACAACGCCGCGTTCTGAACTAGGACTTTTGTTGAAGAGGGTTTGCATAAATCTTGTTGCGTTGTTCTTTGGGTACAAGCCTTACGATTGGTTAGGCTGGATGTAACTTCACACGATTGAAATGGAGAAAAAAGTCAAGCACTACACCAATAGTATAGGAGATTGCTTTTAGATCTTCTACGTGGCACGCACGCGTCTCTTAAGAGACCTGCCACCAATGCACCGGGTAATGTGTCTCAATGTGATAATCGCGTTGGGTAACTGAACTTTTGGTGGCTGAGGAGGCGCTAGCTAAGGCGTGCTTTTTCTGAGAACCGTAACCATTTAGATGCTGAAACACCTGGGTTTGGAAGGTGTCCTGTACAAGCAGAGAAGGTGTGGTGATGAGAGGTTAAGTCTACAACGTGATGAAAAACGAAGTAGATCCTAACTTTTTTCAGCCACACATCATCACTGTGAGTTAGGATTACACTCCTCCCTCGAGATGCATTTCGTCAACAAAGTACTTTCAAGAAAGGAACACCCCATGGGCGTTCAATCTGGTAACAACCAAACCAACGTGTCTTCTGCTGCTCCTGCACAACAAACCCCCGATGCGGGTCTGCACGTCCGTTCCGAACAAAAGCAAGCTGCTGCTGCCGACACCTCCGGCATGTGGAGTTTTGTCAACAGCGGCCTGCCTGAAATCGTCTCGACCAAAGCCGGCGGCGCCGACGTTCGCACCATCGTGGCCACCATCGCCGCGATCATGGCCAAGGAAGCTCCTCAGCCTGGCTTCGATGTGGACACCCACGTCGTGGACAACACCGTGGACACCGGCTGGCGCTACAGCACCGTGATCGTCTCGCTCAAGCAGAAGACCACCAACACCGTCGCGTTCTACCCGCTGGTGCTCGAGTCGACCGAAACCCGCGCCCTGGAAGCCGACGTGCGCGAAGTGGGCAACATCGTCTACCACGTGGACCGTGTGCCTTCGGACGCTCTGGACGCCGACATGACGGCAGCTATCGCCAAGCTGATGCTCACGACCTTCCCCGGTCATGAACTGCTGGACGTGGGCGGCATGGTGGTGGCTCGCACCGTCGATGCTGCCGCTGAAGATCAAGTGCGTCCCGTGCTGTACAACGCAGTGCGCGCCTGCTTGACCGCCATCGTGGAAAAGAACCCCGAGTTCGTCGACATGAACCTGGGCCTGCGGTCTGACGACACGTACCAAAGCGTCAACCTGCAAGTCACGAACCAGCACCACATCGACATCGTCGGCCAGCCCATCCGCCAAGACGTGATCGTCACCCTGACGGCTCGCCAAAAGCAGAACGACCAAGGCAATCAGCCCGGTGGCCAAAAGCACCGCTCGATCCACGACATCGGTGGCACTGAATCCGTGATCGGCGGCATCGGTGGTTTCTTCGACGTGGTGATCACGCCTCCTGCGACCAACTCGGCCTACGCGATGGCCAACCAGAACCCCCTGGACCGCACGCGTTCGTTCGTCAAGCGCCTGGTGCTGACGCACTTCAACCAACCGCGTCTGTCGACCCTGTCGTCGACGCTGATGATGCTGAACCAAGCGACTCTGTTCTCCGATCCGTCGGTGAGCGATTCGGTGTTCTATCAGCGCATGAAGCAGCACCGCCTGGACGTCGGCGCCAAGGACAAGGGTGTGGACCCTACCGATGTGGGCATCCTGAACCTGATCAGCAACGTGATGAACGTGCCTGCCGGTCAAGCCGTGCAACCGTTCGATCTCAAGAGCAACACGCTGACCACCGATGTGTTCGCCGGCTTCATGAACCAGGTCTTCCACCCTGGCTTCTCGTTGGCGATCGACGTTCCTCGCGCCGGCCCACAAAGCTGGGTGCTGGACGTGTTCACCGGTGCAGCTGCTGGCCGTCCTGAAGCTCTGAGCGAAATCGTCCGTGCAGCCAACAAGCTGACCAACGGCGCTTTCGGCAATCACTTCTTCAAGGGCTCGCCTGCCGGTCAAAACATCGTGACGACCGACATGATCTTCTCCGAAGTGAACAACACCGTGCACAACGGCTACTACGTCAAGGGTGACGGCGTCAAGCGCGACATCCGTGAAGTGGACTACCTGTACGTGCTGAACCGCTTTGGCCAGATGGACAAGACGGCCCTCGACTGGGCCATGACGTTCCTGGTGGACCGCGTGAATCCCTACCAGCGCATGGCGCGCCGCAAGGAAATCATCGAAGCCTGTGTCGGCGGCCGCGTGACCATCACTGGTTTCAGCGAGCGTCACACCTTCAGCGATCACTTCGTCGGCTCGCTGTTCGCAGCCTGCCTGGACATGAAGCTCAAGCCCAACTTCCAGTACAACAACCCGCTGGCGGGTGCTACGACTGGTCTGGTGGCTCCTGGCTTCGTGGGCTCGCGCGGCATGATCAACGGCAACCTGCTGCAAGCTGGCTTCACCGCCGCTGGCAACAACGCGGCCGCTGGTGGCGCTTTCCACAACCCATCCCTGGGTCGTTGGTAAGCAGTTGCTACATGGGTAGCGTAAGTTATCCATGTTTCACAAGCCTTGCATGAAAGAGTAATCACACACCACACTCAACCTACTTCTTTGACACCGCTTTAAAAGAGCTTTAAGTCATTGAGGTAGGAAGAGTGCGTGTGGTTATTTCTTTTATGCTGTCAGTTCATAAATACAAGGAGTGCAGAGAAGATGGTTCCAAGTTCGAAGAAAGTTCAAGTCAATCATAGCGTCGAGCGCGCAATTCGCTCGTTCAGCCGTAGTCGCTGGCCGATGGTGACACAAGGCGTCTTGCTGGGTGTTGCTGCGATTGGCGCAACGAGTATGATGTTCAACGTGATCACTCACGTAATCCAGAACTAAGCAATGGCCATCTATAAGACCATTGTGAGTTTTGACTCGATGTTCAAGAATGCTCGAGTCACTCCTGTGATCATCAATGACTTGCCGATCGTCACCGAAGAAGATCGCAAGAACAACAACGCACGCATCTACCATGAGTACACCAACGACGTGTTTAACACCACGCCGTCGTGCAATTGCGGTAAGCTCCGTTCCGAGTATCTGAAGGACATTGTTTGTCCTGTTTGTAACACACCAGTGGAAAGCGTTCTTGAACGCGATCTGGAGCCTCAGCTGTGGATGCGTAGGCCGCACGGTGTTGCCAGGTTCATCAACCCAGCAGTGTGGAACATGCTGCGGGAGTTCCTGTGGGTCAAAGAAGGTAACTTCGACGTTCTGCAGTATCTCACGAACACAGACTACCACCCCAAGAAGCTGCCGAGTTTGGCGTACTCCATTCAGGAAGCAGGGATCGTTCGAGGCTACAACAACTTTGTTGAAAACTTCGACGTGATCATCAAAAAGCTCCTGGGTTTGACGCGCTACAACAAAGCCGATCGCAAGGATCGCCGGATTGCGTTGAGCAAGGTCCTGCGTCGCTACGCCAACAACATCTTTTCTGACCACATCCCTGTCATCAACAAAAACTTGATGATCTTGGAGAACGTCAGTTCTGACCGGTACGTCGACCGTACCGTTCCGATGGCTGTGGATGCGTACCGATTGCTGCTGGGGATCGATACTGGTGCATCACCGTTCGGTGGTGAAGATGGTGATCGTACGGTCGGCTACAAGAAACTTCGTGCTCGTGAAAACCGGGTAGCGAAGATGCTGGACATGATCTGTAACTTCAACCTTGAGTACTTCAAGGCCAACGTTGCATCCAAACCAGGTCTGGCTCGCAAGCATCTGTGCTCTTCCCGTGCTAACTGGTCGGCACGCTCGGTGATCACTTCTCTGACCAAGCCGCACAAATACGATGAAGTCCATGTCCCGTGGGGTGTGGGTATCGGTTTGATGCGCTATCACCTGTGCAACCGATTGACGAAGATGGGTTTTCGTACCAATCAGATCTTCGGTATGCTCAGTGCAGCGGTCGTTAAATACGACCCACTCATTGACAAGCTCTTCCAAGAGTTCATCGCTGAGTCTCCTGAAAATGGATTGGTAGTTTGGCTGTGTCGTAATCCGTCCTTGGCGCGCAGTAGTATGCAGCGCATGCGGATCACGCAGTTCAAGACTGATCCGAATGATCCAACGATCGGCTTGCCGATTCTGTCAGTCACTGGTTTCAACGCTCGAGCGCAAGCTCAGGCCACCCCGTGTGGAAACGCCGGGAGTGAATCTTTCCTAAAAGGGGAATCTCCCACCCACGCACGGTCTGGAACGTGTAGTGGAGGACAACCCCTTGCAAAGCATCTCTAGCTTTAGCGGACGCGTTATAGCTGGGTTTAAGATGTGCGCCTAACGGCCATCGAAAGGGCATACTGCGCGATTCGCGGCTTCAAGAAGCCGTCGTGGTGTAGCACTGAGTAGAGTAGGGTAGCTAGATCTAAGGCACCCGAAACGGAAAGGCACTGACCGCAAGTCTGGGGGTTCCCGGGCGGACGAAGTGCAAGATATGGTCTGACCACGGCAGTAATGTCGTGCAGGTGATGCTGCTCACCGGCTAGAACTGATCAACTCTAGTGGACAAGTGGATTTCGACGGCGACGCCATGGGGTTGGTGCTCGCCTTGGATGAAACCATGGCAAAGATGATCGAACCCCTTGCTCCTCACAAGAGCGCATTCGACATCTCACGTTATCGCGGTTTGTCATCGAACAATTCCCTGCCCAAGCCAGTGGTTGCTACCATCAGCAGCTACCTGTCCGGTTCTTCCGGCAAGACTGACATGAGCATGATGGAAGAGTTCGCTGTTTAACGCGATCGATTCAAGAAAGGAAAAGGATGGGACCTGTATTCGGAGATAGCAGCGTAGTTGATGCGTTGCTGTTTGGCGTTCCCACGCAATCTACCGTTTCGTTTGTGCAACGTGAATTTGAGCGATTCTCCAACACTGCTGTTGGTGAGTTTGGTCAACGTCTGGTTGCAGAGACAAAAACGCTACTGGACCGTTTTACGAACAGTTCAGTGATGAACATGGCGCAAGCTGCGCTCAATCAGATCCGGTCTATCGGGATGGCAGATACCATCTATCGGTTTGATCGGATGCAGGACTTCCAGATCGCGCAGCCGATGATGCAGACGTTTATCATGGCTAACCCCATGGTGCGTAAGCGTTACCACGAGCAGCGCTGTGATGGTTATTCTGACACGTATGTGGACAAGCATCCCGGCAAGATCGGAAAAGATCACGTCCACTGGCAGATGGTGAACAACGGTTTGGTGACTGAAGAAACCGATGGCGGTGTCAGTTGGACGAACTATTCTGGGGCGTTCACTGATGAAGGCGGACTGCATCTGCAGCCTGTCCAAGCGCATTCTGTCTTGTCTACCTGGCGGTCGCTGGAGAAGTTGTTCGCTGAAGGCGAATTCGATCCGACGAGTCCTTGGAACGGCAAGCTGTAATCCAGCTCAAAAGTAGAAGATCCAACTGCACTCGCTTATTCAGCCTTCTTGGTTGAGTAGGTGGCTGCTGGTTGGATCTTCTTTTTATGTTCTTTCTTTTTCGGAGAGGTTATTTTACATGGCAACTGATACCAAACCACTGCCTAGCTTGTCTACAGATGGCTGGATTACGTCGACCCCTCAGAAGGTCGACTATATGCTCGGGCATTTCTATGCCTCTGAAATTACCCAAACGCACATGTTCCCGAACAACGTGCACAGTTTGGTGAACTTGGTTCAACTGTACAAAGAAGACCTGGTCATGCTGGGGACCAAGGTGCAAGAATCTTTGCGCACGTATTTCGGTGGTTATTTTCCATCGGTGACTGCTCGGGCACAATGCCGTGACATTCCCAACGCTCCGGGACAAGTGGGTATTCACATTTTCTTGGAAGTTCGTGATGTCAATGGTGTTGTTTACAACGCCGCCAACGTGGTTGACATCGAAGACTCCAAGATCATGAAGATCTCGGCCATTAACAACGGTCAATAGCGTTTTTCATTTTCAATAAGAGATGATGTGTAGCCCAACCATTATTTCTTAAGGTGTGACCCATGGCAACCTCTCCACAACAAACAGCTTCTGCAGCTGAAATCGACCGCATCCATCAACTGATCGTGGAAGAACCCAAGCGCATGGCCAACCGCCTGCCGGAACAAATCTTCCGTGATTACTTCCTGCCGGTGTTTGCAGGAAATACGCCCAACGGCAAGCATTACGAAGAATGGATCTCCATCGCTGGTGCTCCTTCTGCTGAGGTGGCTATCCTCGGTGAAAACGGGCAGGTGCTTTTCAATGTACCGCCACTGATGAACACGGATCACATCAAGCGTATCCGTCCTGAGGGTGCTGTTCCTTTTGCATCCATCGTTTCCATGTCGGAAGCATTCCGCGGCAAGAGCGGTGCAGCGGCTGACGAGCAGATGACCACCGACGGTATGCGCCGTTATCGTGCCAGTCACGACAGCAATCACGATTACACGCCAGAAGAAAAACGCTGGTTGGAAATCTTCCAGCGTTACGGCATTGTGTCGGCTGCCTCCAATGTAGAAGTTTCTACCCCATCTGAGGCCGCAAAACCGAACGCTATCGACGACGACGAGTTTGTCGAGTCCTGAAGTTCTGTATGCAAACTTTCAACGTTGCGTGTTTTAGCGATCTCCACTTAGGACATCGCCGTAATGACACCCATGTCATGATTGGTGCTCTTGATGAGAGCATTCTTCACTCTGGCTTACTCACGCGGATCAAACTGCTGTTTTTAGCTGGTGACGTCTTTGATCGTTTGCTCGAACTCAACCATCCAGCGATTCATGAAGTGGATCGCTGGATATGGCGTTTGTTCAGAGCATGCGAGAAAAATGGTGTTATCGTGCGTGTCCTGGAAGGCACGCCAAGTCACGACAGACACCAAAGCCACCGCTTCATAACGGTGCATGAGATCAGTCGCAGTCAATGCAATTTCAAGTATGTTGATAAGATCGATATCGAGTATATCGAGCCCTTGGGCATCAATGTGCTTTATATCCCTGATGAGATCTCTCCTCAAGGGACGCAGGAAACCAAAGCAATCGTTGAGACAATGCTGGTCAGTCGTGGCCTTGAGCAAGTAGACATTGCTTGTATGCATGGTTTCTTTAAGTACCAGTTACCTTACGACGTCAAAGAAAGTGCGTATCACGACGAAGACTTCTACCAGCGTATCGTTCGCTACTGGATATTCATTGGTCACGTTCACAACCACACAAGGCGTGGAAAGATCGTAGCCCAAGGAAGCCACGACCGACTGACGCATGGTGAAGAAGAACCTAAAGGCTTTGTTCAAGCCAGCGTGGGCAATCTTGACGGTGATGAATGCTACTTCATCGAAAACAAGAAAGCTCACACTTACATGACCATCCAGTGTTACGAGATGGAAGTAGGTATGGCATTTGAGATGATTGATGACCGTCTGCAGAACGTCGTCGATTTCTCACGCATTCGGATTGAAGCTGAACCACAGCATCCGATCTTTACCAACATGGCGGAACTTCAAAAGAAGTACCCCACACTTAACTTTACACCGCACCCTAAAGCGTTCGATGAGGGTACACCCTTGTCAGAAGCAGCCAAAGAGCCGGAAATTATCAAATGGCATGCAGTTGAGATCACGAAAGACAACATCGTGGACATGGTTGCATCCCGTCTTAGTTTGCGGGATATTGGACCTACTACTGCTGCAAGAGCATTACAACACTTGAAGGAGTTCGCATGAAACGTTTGGATTTGATTGCGTATGGAGTCGCTGAAGTCTGCGGTGGGATCTATACCCCGCAGTCAGTCCTGACTGTTAAGAACAACGAAGCCTTGATGAAAGTATTGACCCAAGCAGGCGGTATCGAAATGCTGCACGGTTTCACGGCGATGTATAGTGCGATCGTGCATGCGGCTAATACACGTCAGATCTCCGTGGCGTGCGCCCGTGGTTTTTATCACATGGTCTTCGGCCAGTTATTTAACAAAAAGGAGCAGAGGCTGTTTCACACTCCTATTGCCATGGTTTTACGGGAAGAAGAGTTTCGTGGTGTTTTCAATCTTTCCGGAATTACGGTAGAGGATGAAGAGTTTCATTTCGCTACGCCTGATTTCGTGTCCGTATCAAGTTTGATCAGCAAGATCATGCGTGAGAAGAAAATGGCAGGCATGAAACCAAACGTGCAGAACTGGTTGATCGATATGGTCCCACCCAAAAAACCACTGCCGGTCTACTACCAGTCTCAACGCAATCCTGGAAGATACGGCTATGAGCATCTTTCGTAGTTTCTTCTTTCGGTACCTACTGGGTCAGCACTTTCAGTGGTACCGTCGATGGTACGGCGGTCGTTGGGAATGTCACTGGATCGAGATCTGTGGGTCTTTCATCTGGTTGGACATGGCACCCGGTAATGCTTGGCCCGAGTATCGCCCGCCATGTTCTTTTGGAACACCTGTTATTGAGGACTATTCATGAGCTTGGAAATACTCGCTGAGCGGGTCATGAGTGCGCCAGGTGTATCTGTAGGCACTACTCTCGCGCTTGAGACCATCTTGCCTTCTTGGCCTGTCTTTGATCCTGAACGACCAAAGCCCAAACCAGTCAACATCTTCGATTACTCACGGGTCTGGATTAACCTGGCTACGCTCTTTCGCAATCTCTACGGCGCGTGCCCACGCGATCGTGTTGAATTGATGTCCGTAAACGACGGCGCTGAAGCGCTGTACGCCGAGATGGAGACTATCTATCAAGCCATTCGCAGCGCTACCCAAAACGCAGTGGATGTTCACTACTACTGGTGTGACTACAGTGATCTTGCTCGTCAGTTTCCTCGCGCTAAGTTGCGTGAATTGTCGACAGCCAAGCAGATCGCTTTTCGTGACTTGATGGTGAAGGTTGTTGGTAAGGTCGTGTCTATCGCCAAGTCCAACAACCAGCAATTCATCAGTCAATTTCACACTGACATCACGCCCAAGACCTACGGCAAAACACTGATGATTTCCCACTACCCGGTGGACTTACTCAGTGAGCATCGTTTCGGTCACATTGACTTACTGGAATCCCATACAGGGGTTTTGAAAAACAAGACCCAATGGCATTCCAAGTTGTTCAACGGCAAGTCGTTGTCTATCCTTCCCTTTTGTGCTTTGACACTCCAGGTGTTTGGTGATGATCATTTCTTCAAAGCTCAGGATGCAAAGATCCGTGAAGCTGTTTTAGAGATCGCTCACAAAGGAAAATGGAGCTGGATGACGACCAAGTCGAAGATCCGCTCTGACGTTCGATCACACCCAGACCAGATGTTCGCATCCATTTTGGCATCGATGACCTAACAATAAACAAGTAGTGGTTACTGGTCTATTTTTTCCAGTGACCACTATCATGTGCATCAAGCACAATCATCAATCAATCATCAACCCAATCCCACGTTTCACCGTGGAAAGGATAACCATCTATGTCTACTGATCAGCAAAACGCCGCTACTGCCGGTGCTGGTGCGCCCGCTGCCGCTGAAACCCCCGTGAAGAAATTCAAGGAGGTTTACATCAATCGTTTCCAAATGGAAGCGCCCATTCCCGGCTCCCGTGGCGACCAAGCGGCCAACCTTTCGTGGGGTGCTTTCCGTGGTAATCCGCGGATCATCATCCGTACCAACGATCCTGCTGACGCTGAGATCAACTACGGCAAGATCAAGGCCAACATGGACATCGGCACGTTCGAGTACCTGGCCGATCGCATCATCTTCGCTACGACAGCCGAAGCCGGTTTCAAAGAGAAGATCATCAACAAGTCCACCTACAAGGGCGGTCAGCGTTTCGACTCCCCCGAAACCATCAACTCGACGTTGTTCGGCAAGGACACCGACGGCCGTGTCTGGATCTCCGTGGTGGAAGACAGTCGCCCAGCGCCTCGTTTCTTTTTTGGTCCCTCCAAGTTCCATTCCGTGGTCCGTCAAGACGGCACGCCTTTGTCCGACGCAGAAGCATCGTGCCACTTCGCACGTGCCACCATGCAGGCCTTGAAAGGCATCATGCACAGCCTGGCAGCCCGTGCAGCGCTGGGTGATGAAGAAGGTGGTGACGACGCCAAGCCATCCGCAGAAGGCGGTGGCGGCGGTTACAAGGGTGGTGGTCAGGGCGGCGGCTGGAAAGGCGGCGGCCAAGGTGGTGGTTGGAAGGGTAACGGCGGCGGTGGCGGTTGGCAGGGCCGTGGCCAAGGTGGTGGCGGCGGTGGCTGGAAAGGCGGTGGCCAGGGCGGTGGCTGGCAGGGTCGCAGTAATGGCGGCGGTGGTGGCGGTGGTTGGCAAGGTCGCCCCGGCGGCGGTGGTTACCAAAAGCCTGAAGCAGCTGCAGCGGCCGTGGGTCATGACGACATCACTTTCTAACTGAAACAACGTTAGCAATCGGCATAGAGGAGAGGCCTTCGTGGCCTCTCCTTTTATGGTGTTACATTAAAGAAATTTCAACCACATATCATCGATGTGATATGTACCGTACCACCCAAAAGGAAAAGACCAATGGAAGCAATTATCCCGGCATTTGACACGTATATCCTTGATCGCGCCATGTACATCACGCACAAAGGTGCGCACCTGGCATTCAAATCCGACAAGGTCATTCGTGCCCGGATGTATGAAAACGATCCGAAGGTGATGTACCACATCAACTGGTACTGGTCTGGCTTGTCCCCAGAAAAGCAAGACGAGATCTTCAACGTCTACACCAACATTCACGCCCTGTTGCAGCGTGAACCGGATACAACGTTCGAGAACCTGCCATTGGTTCACGCCATTCGCGATCTGGTGGCTCTGCACCCCATCGAAGAAATGTACGCCTGGATCACCAAGCCTGGTGTCCTGCGTTGGCCTGATGAATCGGAGATCCCACGGGAATTCGATCAAGCGGCGCAAGCGAAGTACTCGCGTGACAAGAACTTTGTCTATCAGGACTACCAAGACCTGATGGCTTTTGTTTTGCAACTGCGTGTGGTCACTCCGATCTGGGGTGAATTCCTCGGCCAGTACGATAAGGTGATCAGTCACCCGTATCGTGACATGGTGGCTTTGCAACTGGCGAGCGAAAGCGCGATCAGTGAATCCCCCGGCTACAAGAAACTGGAAAAGTTCGTGGACGCCATGGTGGCTTCCCGTGCAACACTGAGTACGTCTGGTTCGCTGGAGTTCATCTCCAGCGTTGACTATCCTGCGTGGATCTTCTCCAACACAGTGATGCGGCGGCTGACTGGTGCTAGCTTCTACCAAGCACCTGAGGATCGTTCTGCGTTCCTCGTGAAAGTGATTAGCAATCACGTCAAGGACCTGATCGACAAAAGCGTGATGGACTTCAAGGCACCCACTGAAAAACGCGAGACGGGTGAAAGCTCTCGTGTCAGTGACGAAAGTCAGAACAGCAACTTCGAGAACGTTCGCATCAAGCAGCGTTTGAGCGGTGGCGACAACTACTTCCTTCAGTGGTACGTTGGTGACTTGCCGCGACTGGCTAAAGAGCTCGAGCCCGACATCAACATGGGTCTGGTCAAGGACTTCTTGAACATGTACTCGATGGGTACGTTTGTTCCTGATCCCAATCAGGTTCTGGTGTTGCAATGGGTTCTTGCCCCTGTCATCAGTCCACAGGCTGCCGTGGATCTCACCCGGATCAACGTGGCACAATGCCTTGCTGTTGCAGGTGCGGTTCTCTGGCATCGGGATCACAAGATCCTCAGTGCTTTCGTCACATCGGGTCACAGCCGTGTGAGTATGAACGCCAATGTGTCTGGTGATACCGTCAGTCGCATGAACAACCAGATCTACGACGAGCTGCCTCTGGTGTACCCGTACCAGCGTCGTGCCAAGAGCTCTGAAAAGAGCTACAAAGGCATCATCGATACCGTGAAAACGTTTGTCGATGAAATCAGTCGTTTCGCATGGCATCCCACGCTGCCTGTCAACTACATCGAGGAGATCAAGGACTACGTTTCTGGAACGGATAACTACCGTACCCTGATCCTGCCCAACAACATGCGGCCTTTGGTGGTAGAGGCTTTGATCGATCTGGCCAAACGCCCTCTTCCGGACGACATCGTCCCTAACGTCCCAACAGAAACAAGCATGTGAAGAAACGATAACAATCAAGAGAAGTAACAACAGTGCGGGTAACTAATAGCTGATTCTAGAGTTAGTTATTAGGCAACCTGCACTGTATGATAAGTGCGGCTAAGTAGCGGTTTAAAAAGAAAGGCTTTCGTTCATGTTCCCATCCAAAACAATCTCCCTCCTTGCAAGGACTTTCATTCTGCGTCCTTCTGGTACGTACCAGAACCAGTTCCATCGCAACTTCACGGTTGATGCACGCCTGGGGCAAGTTGGTGCATTGGTGGATACGATCAATTCCGAGGGGTTGACAACCATCACCCCTAAGCTGCTCGGTACAGTTGGCTATGACCTGCTCACGCTCGATTCGCGTATCGCCAACAAGAATCCCATTGCGGTTCCGAATGACTGGGGTAACCGTCGCGGTATCTTCATTCTGGCACTGGAAGCCATCAACAGCACGGGTGGTCGGACCAACTACTACATCCAGGGCTACACGGACGAGCCTGCTTTCAGCAGCTCATCTATCGACCCACGGATGCGTCTGTACATCAACAACGTTGTTACAGCGACACCTACGGTTGAAGAGACCAACATGGGTCGTCTCAACAGCATGCGGGTGTCTTCGAACTTCCAAACGCCGGTGGACTTCAGTGCGACTTCTGTCAGTCCTTCCAACCCAATGGTGATGGCTCGCCCACAAGACATCTTCGGTCAAATGAAGAACGCTGACTTCAATGTCAGCGACGTCTTTGTGTCGGATCGCTCCAACATCGTGACCAACAACTTGGTGAGCTCTCGCAAGCGCAACAACGTACCGACGTCTTTCCTCACGTCCGTCTTCAACGGGTTTGCTGCTGGTAAACGTGAAAACAACTCGCCTGACTTCACAGCGGGCGACGTGGCTGAGAATGCTTTCGACACCGTGTTGGAAAAAGACGGTCTGCTCGATACGTTCCTCGTGAAGGTGCGTGAAGCCAACGGTCTCACGCGCAGTCAGTCTCACTTCACGTTCGCTGAACTGTGCAACGCAGTTCCTAACGTTCACGATGTGTGGGTGCCGTTCCAGAACGCCAACCAAGGAATGCACCTGAGCCAAGCGAGTGACAGCAATCACTTCGCCGGTCAATCGATCTCGACCATTGCAGCAGTGCAACTCGCTAGCGCCATGCCTGCTTTGATGCTCGAATGCATGCTCTCGACGTTGAACATTCGTGTGACCAACATGGTGTCTGGTCAGCTTGATCTGGTGTTGTACGGCAACCCAGGTTGCTTCGCACCTGATGTGGCTGTTCGGCAGTTTGAGCTGTTCAAGGATCGTTTCATGCGTGAGGTCATCTATCCGTTGACTGAGCGCGGCATGATCAACATCGACGCCAAGATCACGTGCTCGTTCCACTCGGAATTTGTGATCGACATCAAGATGGGTGATGACCCGATGACGCACTTCGTAGCACCCACGTTCTGCGATTCGTTGTTCTCTCCTACGGTGACCAACAACCCGCAAGTGGTCAAAGACCTCACAGGCCACATCGCAGTCATGTGTGATCACGTGGCTGAAGCTATTGGTTCTTCGGAACTGAGAAAGGATCGTATCATCAGCAAGTCTCTGATGGCTCCGATGACGGGGGCATTGTCCAGCAGAAATGACCTGGCATTCGGTATCCCGGCGTCGACCAATGGCGGCGCTATGGCGCCTCTTCGTTCCAGCAACCCCATGGCTGTTACTCCCAGCAACAACCCCATGGCGGTGCGGCCTAATGGTCCATCCATGAGCCGCATGTAAACACCCCATTCAAGTAAAGGAAAAATCAAAATGGGCAAACTCCTGCAGCATTACGAGAATCTTCTCAATCTTGCATCCCTCACCTCCACCGCCGACGGCGTCGTGCGTCGCAAAGCACAAAAAGATGTCAAGGTGAACAACTTGTTCATCAGTGGCAAGCCTGTTGTGTTGCCCACCTACGAGCAGCTGAACTCGCAAACGATCTCTGACAAGATCGTGTTCCACCCTTTCGCAGAAAGCTCCTCCAAGGGCGAAAGCCAGATCGTGGCTGAACTGCGCTCGCGCTTTTGCGCTAGCATGTCGATGACGCTGATGAGCACGATCATGAAGTTCGTGGAATTCGGCGCCTCCAAGGCTGAGCACCGCAAGCTCAACCCGATCCAAAGCGAAATGCTCGACTGCGTTCGCAAGATCGATGAAAAGGATGCGATGGCCATCGCTGATTTCTTCGTCAAGATCCTGAAGATGCCTGACAAGAAGAATGCATCGCTGATCCAGATCTACCTGAGCCGTCATGGACGGGTTGGTGACAAGGAATACGCACGTGCCGGCATCGTCAGCTTCCCGCTCTACAACCTCGTGCTGGAAGAGCTGGAAAAGACCAAGGAGCGATCCATAGAGGGCATCAAGATGTCCGAGAAGAACCTGCGGTACATCAAGGATCTGTACGAGTACATGTTCCCTGAGCTCAAGGACGGCCGCACCACGGCTTACGACCGCGGCAGCAATAGCGATGTTGCGCCTTACATGGACGCTTTGATGCGGACTGTGGCGGCTGTGCAGGGTGCCATCAACGAACGCATTCGTTTGTTCGAACCGGTGTTCAAGGATGAGCTCGCCCTCATCCCTGAGGACTGGATGGATGCGATCGAAGAACTCGACGAGCTCCTGCCGGAAATCCGCAAGATCCGCGTGCAGCCCGGTGGTGACGGTGAACCACGTGTTTCCGAAACCATTGCTAATGCAGGTGTAACTACTGTGCCGTCGGCATACGTTCCAACGGTTGCACCCATGGCTGTGGCTCCGCAGCAGGTGTACAACCCCATGGCTCCTGTTGCCCAGCCCGGCATGTACCCGCAGGCCCAGCCCGTGAACCTGAACCCGTTCGCGCAGCAGTACCAGCAGCACCAGCAACCTGCCTTCGTCTACGGTGGCGGTGGTGGTAAACCGCTCTGGGACTAACACTGAAGTCTGAGCTGTAAACGGCATAGAACCCTACCCTGTCAAACGGGTAGGGTTCTTAGCTGCTTCTTTATTTTTATCGCTTGATCTTCACCTTCATCTGCGTACGGTGCGTGTTGTAAATACGCCGGATGTACTGAGGGTCTACCATGACAACCATGGAGATGTCCGAGTTGACATCGCTGGGTGAGATCATGTCGTTTACACGAAGAGTGATCCACTTGAGGTAATCAGGGACACCCAATTCGTTGAGTAGTCCATAAAAGTCACCCTTGTAACGCAGCGCCTGGATGGGCGTGATTGTTACGGTGGTGAGATTCGATTGTTCTTTGATGATCTTGAGGTGTTCTTCGAGAACTTTGCGAAACATGGGTTCGAAATAACCCGCTGAATCAGTTACGTTCAATACGTCTGTCAGTGCCATAAAAATAGTCCTTAAAAACTTTCAGCGATACATTATCAATGGGTGTTAGATGGTCAAACCATTGTCTTGGCCGGACAATGAAAGCGTTTTATTAGTGCGGTGAGAACAAAGCAAAGGAAGAGATGAAGCATGTTGTATAGTCCACATACCCCCATTACCACTGCGCCACCAGAAGGGCAGTTCAAGCGCAAGCTGCTCAGTAGCGCAGGGTTGTCGCCATGGCCGCACTTCGTGAGTCCTGGTCGTCAACAAATGTTCACGAACAGCCACTTGGCACAAAAGATCGTGACCATGGGGATGAACGAACGGTACTGTCAAACGGGCATGGAGTACGAGTTCGGTCGCGCTACTTTTTCTGTCAAGATGCCGTGCGACGGCAAGATCTTGCAAGTCATTCGACGCTATCCTGAAGGGGTGGCCGCTGACGCTATCAAAGAAAATCCCGAGACTATCGTGATTTTCGAAGACAACGCTACCAAAGAAGTCGGGATGCTGACTCTTCCGCGTTACTTCTCTTACCATAGCTATTTCGGCTTCCCCTATAGGGAGGGTAAAGGAGCATCACAATTGCAGGTTGGAGCTGTTATCCCTAAGGATACCATCTTCCTAGACTCACCTGGCAAGAATCCATCCACGGGTAACTATGCCTACGGCGTGGAGCTCAACGTAGCCTTCTTGAGCCATCCTGCTATCTCTGAAGACGGCATCGTCATCAGTCGCGATAAGCTGCACTTGTTCCGCTTCAAGCGTTACGAAACTCGGGCAGTGGAGTGGGGTGAAAAGACGTTTGCTTTGAACGTCTTCGGCCAAAAAGACGGCGAGTACAAGATCTGCCCGGACATCGGCGAATATGTTCGTCCTGACGGTTTGCTGATGGCTTTCCGCACTTACGACGAAAAACTGGCCCCGGTGAACATGTGCGTTAATGCTCTCAAGCGCATTGACTACGCGCACGACGAGCGCGTTTATGCCAATGGTCCAGGTGGTAAGGTGATTGACATTCGCGTCACTACCAACTTTGACATCACGCAAGGTCTGTCTGACATGGATCGTCAGATGGAAAAGTACATCAACCAACGCCGTGCGTATTTCGAACAGATCATTCGAATGTACGATCAACTGCGCCGTAACAAGGCATTGCAACTGAGTCGTCCTTTGCACGCTTTGATTGTCAAGGCTTACACCGAACTGGCCAGCGGCAAGCAGCGCCTGGGCAAGCTGTATCGCAAGACTCCACTGGATCATTTCCGTGTCGAGTTTGTGATCGAATATGAAATCACGCCGTCTATCGGTTTTAAGTACACTGACACCTTCGGTGGAAAAGGGGTTATCTGCCATATTGAAGAGCCTGAGAATATGCCTGTGGACGCTCAAGGCGTTCGTGCAGACATGATCATGGGTGCAGAAGCCCGAACCAACCGAATGAACATCGGTGGGTTGTACGAACACTACTTCAATGCTGCGAGTCGGCAAGTTTGCTTTAACGTACGTGACTGGCTGGGGCTGACCAAGGAGACACGTGGCGCTAAGGAAGCTATCGAGATGATTCACCAAACAGACCCAGCACGGTTCGACAAGGTCTGGAATCATGTCATCGGCTACTACCGGATCGTCGCTCCTATGCAGGCCTATTTCTACGACAGTGGAAAGATCGGCATGGATGGGGTCTACGAGAACTTAGCGACCATCGTTAACGACATGGTCTATCTGTTCTTACCGCCGGATTACGCAGTTGATTATGTCAACGCTATCTTGCAGATTGAAGAGCATGTGAAACCCATCTACGGACCGGTGCGCTATACCGGGTACTCCGGCAGAAGTTGCATGACAAAGCGGCCTGTGCGTATCGGGAGCATGTACATCATGCTGCTTGAAAAGACAGCGGACGATTGGTCGTCTGTTGCATCTGCACGTGTTCAGCACTTCGGTTTCTTGGCCCAGATCGGCAAGACTGACAAATACTCCGAACCTCTTCGTCAGCAGCCTATCAAGGCCGTTGGTGAAACTGAAGGCCGGATTCTCATGGCGTATTGTGGCGCTGCAACCATGGCTGAAGTCATGGATCGCAACAACAATCCCGCTGTGCACAAGGAAATGGTTTACCGCATTCTGAATGCGGCTAAACCCACTGCGATTAACAACATCGTTGACCGCAATAAGTTCCAACTTGGCAAGAGCAAGCCCATCCAGATGCTGCACCATTTGCTCAACTGTGCAGGCATTGGGTTGGCGTATACGAAAGAGAACACGACGGACTAACTCCATGGTGGGGTCACTCCCCACCATGGTAAAGAATAAAAGGAAGTACATGACAGTGTTGCAAAAATACTCAGCCAGCAAGATGCTGCGTCGCACGACGCAAGAACTCATGGATCGGTTGGCTGGGAATTTCATCTTGGTGTTCGATGACGGGAAGGAAATCGAAACCAATGACCTGGAAACCGTCTACAGCAGTTTCTTCTGGGACATCATTCGGGTTCATCCGTTCACACCTCTGACATCAGACATGCATGTGTCGTCCGTTCTCAAAGGCGGACTGGCTAACTCTGGCACTCACCTGAAGTTGCTCGAGCGCATTTCGTTCAGCGTGATTGATGCGGCTGCCGCTGGGAACATCCCGCTGGACATGGATCGTCTGGGCAAGATGATCTACGAAGGTGCGAACAACCTCTACAACTACGCTTGTGTGGGTATGGAAAGTGATGTTCCTTCTACGGACATCCTGGACTACGTGGAGGTGTTGAACCATCCGGCCATCAAGCCCATCATGGATCAGATGGAAGCTACGGAAGATTCCATCGCTAAGGCGTACGCTTCTATCAGTGCGGTCATCATGAATGACCCCACGCTGGCCAATAACGCGTTGTGCATCAGTGCTCGTTCTGGAATGGTCCGTGTGAACCAGTTGCTCCAATGCTTGGTGACTCGCGGATACGTGACGGATATCGACTCACTGATCTTCCCAGAGCCTGCTATGGGATCGTTCGCAGCGGGTTACAAGGACTTCTACAGTCTGTTCATCGACAGTCGCACCGCCTCTAAGAGCTTGTTCTTCTCGGCCAAGCTGTTGCGCGATACGGAATACAGCAGCCGCAAGCTGCAGATTCTGTGCATGTCGTTGGAAACACTGCATCCTGGTGATTGTGGTTCCACGAAGTACATGCCATGGTTAGTACGGGCTGAGCAAGTGGATGAGAACGGTAAGGTCGTTCGTGAAAGTGACTTGAAGGCATTTGCCGGTAAGTACTTCCTGGACGAAGAAACCAACTCCATCAAAGAGCTCAAACCTGACGATACCAAGTATCTGGGCAAGATGCTGCAGTTCCGCTCCACGCTGGCAGGTTGCAACCACCCTGATACCCACGGCACATGCATGACGTGTTTTGGTGCCATGGGTCGTATCATCCCTGACAAGACCAATATCGGTCACTTGCTGGCCGCCGCCTTGATGCAGGTGCTCTCGCAGAGCATCTTGTCTGTCAAGCACATCGACAGCTCGTCTTCGTCGAACAAGATCATCTTGAACGACTACTACACCAACTGGTTGGCAGTGAGTCCCGATGGTAAAGGATACATGTTGTCCAAGAACCTTCGTGGCAAGACTGTCAAGTTCGTGATCGCACCTGATGAAGTTCCTAACCTGCCTAGCATCAACGCTACGCTGGAACTGGACACCCTGGTGATCGATCAGATCTCTGAAATCGAGACCATGACCATGGTCGTGACGGACGGTATCGAAACCATCCCTCAACCGCTGGTTTTGATGAGCGACAAGCGTAAGGCGTCTTTCACGCACCAAGCGCTGGAATTCATCAAGACGCGCGGCTGGACGAATGATGATCGGGGCAACTACGTGATTGATTTCACTGGCTGGCCTATCAACCAAGTCATGATGGAATTGCCGCAGCGCCACTTCAACACAGCTGACCACGCTGAAGAAATCACCAAGCTGATCCAAGGCTCAGGTGATGACAAGAACAAGCGCCGTCAAGAAGGCTCTGTGTTCGCTTACTTCCATGAACTCTTCGAGCTTGTGAATAAGCGCCTGCAGGTTCCTGCGGTGATCCTGGAGCACATCATCTACGCTGCGAGTAATCGCAATGCAGACGAAGATGACTACCGCCTGCCGCGTGGCCGCCATACCCGGCAGATGGGTCTGACGAACATGACAGTGCCAGAGCGCTCCATGGGAGCTGGTATTGGGTTTGAGCGTCACATCAAGGCGATCTTCTCACCCAGTATCTTTGATCCAGAAAAGCGCGCCGATCACGTCTTTGACGTGGTTGCGTTGCCCAAAGAAACAGTGGCTGATCGTAACAGCCGCGGCTTGGCGTAAACAGCATAAAGCAAGGGAGCCTGTCCGCTCCCTTGCTTATGTTTTCTTTTTCTTTGAAGGGAAGTTAATTTCATGACTACGGCAAAACAATTGTCCCAAACTCATCGTGATGCCTGCGCGCTGGTGTTCATTGCAAGTACTTACGCGGGTAAGACCGACAGCAAAATGAAGTTGTCTGAAGTCGCCAAGTGGTTTGAGCTGACGGATGACATTCGCTGGCGCAAAGAGTTGAAAAAGGAACGTACCCATCCTGTTCATCTCAACCATGTTCAGATGGATGTGGATGCTCGAATCGCTGCCAATGCGGTACTGTCTTTCATCGCCATGGTTGAATCCGGCATGACAGTCAGCAAGGCTTTGAAAGAAGCAAAAATTTGGGTGCTGGAAAGTCGTGTGCGTACCCGGGAAGACCGTTACGCTCGTGTGGAGAAAGCACTGCGCTCTATTTACGAATTCAAATCGCATCACGACGATGCGTTGAAGGAAGTCATCGAAGCTTCCTGACAGAATTTGGGCAATGGTGCCCAAAGACCCGCCGTTGTGCGGTTATTTAAACCCCGTCCTAGACGGGGAGTCCCCAGGCCAATTGAGGCCGAAACTTGAAAGAGCATTATGCTGCGTGTTATTCAACATTACCAAGACAAGATCCTCCAAGACCTGAAAAACGGCACTTACGGCACCAACGAAAACGACTTCCAAGTCATTGCAGTTGGTGGTCCGTCTCTGGGAATTCCCAGCAAGCAGTTGCGTAGCATCTTCCTGGTTCTGTCGAAGATGGATGCCAATGGTGAGGTACTCATCAACGACGAATTCGATGCTGAGGCTTTTGATCTGCTGCTGATGTTGGTTGGTTTTGATCGACAACAGCGCAAGGCGTACAAATACGTCGGTGACAAGGACAACTACAAGACCCGCTTGACTACGAGTCGCTGGATGGTTGGAAAAGAAATGGTCATCGAAGTGGGCGTCTGCAACGAACTCTACGATGATGGAGATGTGCTTCAGAGCAAATCGACGCCGCAATTCGCGCAAACCCGTGTCGATAACAAGCGTCGTCGTTTTGATCTCGCGATTGACAACCCACTGCACGTGGTGAATGCTATCAACGAAGCTCATGAAAATGGTGAACGCGTTGTGTTGACCATCAACCCTGTTGTCTGCGGTCATCAGCTGAAAGTTAAAACGTTTGTCATTGCTCTGGTTGAGCTGCTGAACGTCACGATGTACAGCAAAACAGCAGGCTTGCGTGAACGCTACCTTCTGAATCCAGCCAGTGCGTTGCCCGACATGCACGCGCGTTACTTCACCATTGACGCTTTGGTCAACGCGATTACATCCGACATGAAAAACACGTCACGGTTCATTTTTGACTTCACCGACGCTAAAGAAGCTAAGGTGTTTCACAAACGCACCGGCGTGAATATGTACCTGTACTCGGTGATGGCTAAGCCTGATCCGTTCCGTTACCAGATCCCGTCGAACGTCATGGCTACCATCATTGCCAGCCATGTCTCGTCTCCTCGTCCGGGTACTGAGCCTGGTCATGGTTTCACGCTGGTGAAGTCTCTCTTCGACATTAACCAGTTAGCAAAGTACTTCTACATCAAGGACAATGACACTTCCACCAAGAAAGTAACCGGTAGTCTTCACGACTACTACGTGAACAACGGCGGGAGCGATTTGCTTCTTACGTGGTCGTTGTCTGTTGGTGTGGTTGACGACCACACTACGTGGACACTCGCACTGTACGACCTCAGTAACGGTCTTCAGGTTATTCGATGCGATGCAAAGTGTGTCACGGGTAAACCGGATAGTGATGCTCGTGTCATCCATCCCATCACTACTGACGACGACTTGGGTTACAACTTGATCGATGTCGAGATCTTTATTCGGCGTGTGGGTGTGCTCCTGAAAAACGGTCGCACAGTTATCGTCCGACGTAAAGATAAGACTGCGTTTACGCTCCACCCGTACGCTCTGGAAGCATTGCCTTACGCTGGTGATAAGGGCGAAGTGACTGATGAACGCATCAAAGCCCAAACGTCCGCATGTTTCACTAACGTTATCGAAGTGGAGCTCAAGCAGAAACCTACCGATGAAAAACGCGGTTACCAGTTCTTGGCTGAACCGCAACGTTAAAGGAAACCATCATGAAAAACTCGATCGACATCGTCGCCTTCATCAAGGCGATCTTCGGTGAGAAGTTCACCGGTCACATCACTGTGCTGGTCGACAAGTACGGCACTGAGATCAAGACGGATAAGTACAAGTCTGACGTGTTTCGCGTCATTCTGCCTCACCGTGAAGTAGTCGTGTTAGTACAGGGTAAACCGATCCTCACACTGACTAGCGGTCACAACGATCTCACGTTCCACAAGAGCGTATGCGTTGCCGTTACCGCTGTGACTACTGAGTAATTACCGTAACCACCATAAGCAAGGAGGGAAATCCCCTCCTTGCTCTTATGTCTGAAAGATAAAATGAGCCAACAAGACAAACTCTTCCAAGTGCATTGCTTTGTTCAGCACATGGCAAACTTGACCATGGTCGGTTATACGAACGAAGAACGTATCGCGAAGTTACGTTTTAACTGGGGGTCAGGCGTTATTCGTGCGCTGTATCCCCCGCGCGTTTCAATCATCAAAGACATCAAACCGCGGGAAACCAAGACGTTTATCGAAACGTGGAAGATCGAAGACGAAGACTTTAACAAACGCCTTACGGAAGTGCTGTACGAGATTGGCGGCTGGCCAAAGTACGACATTTCTGGTGATTTGGTAGTAGATCCACTCACTGAAAATGAAAAGGATCTCCTGTCGTGTTACTTGATGTCTTCACTCACATCAAGTAATGCGGAGATAACACTCCAGTACATCGAGGACATTGGGAAAATCATTAGCAAGACGCCTTTGACGTCTCAACAAATATCCAGCTATTGGGAAACTGGAATCCTCACTAGCGTCGCTGTGACTGTGTCCATCTTCAGCGATAATCCATCGAAGCAGGTTGAAGATTTCGAAAAGAAATACAACATCAAAGCCGCTGCTATTGTTAGTCGTTTGGTTGAGATGATTACGAAACTCAATGGCTGGCCCGTGCGCGTCGATGGTAAGGTTACGGTGTTGAAATTGAGTCCGAAACAACGGCAAGTCTGTTACGAACATGCACGGCGATCGTCTACTATCATGTTCGATAAGATGATGGAGGGTCTCAACGAACTTTCGCAAACTGAAGTTCTGGACGATATCAGGGCAAACGATCTCTTGCTACGCAGTCGCCGAATTAGTAGCTGGATTTCAGACATCGGTGAAATGGAAATCCAGAAATACTTCGGTCCTGAAGTTCTGTTCGCAATTAAAGGGTATCAGCGTTCACTGGATGTGATGTACAAAGTCATCGACGAAAGCAAAGATGGACCTGATCTCGAACTGATCAAACCCATCGTCAACAACGCGCGAAGTACGATGGCTACCGTCGTTAGTGTGGTGCTCAGTCGCCCTGCGTCCGCTGCTTTGAAAGTACGGATTAGTCAAGCGGCTGATCTTCTGCGATAAATAAACGAGGGAAGGCCAAAAACCTTCCCTCGTTATGTCGTCTTTTTGTTTTTGAAAAATAAGGACAGTCAAATGGTAAAGCGTTACGATGATCAGACGCCTCAATATCGAGACAGAGATCCTCAACAAACGGCTGAGTTATCGCAGAAGTTCCGTGAAGAACGTATTAAGCGTATCTGCGCTCAGTACAGCTGCTCGCAAGAAGATGCTATTCGTTTCATCGACTTGCGTGAAGAAGGCTATTCTGTTTACGAAGCATCGGTAAAGGCAGGTCTTGCTGACCCGCACTTTTAGACGACTTTGGACGCTACGAGACAATAGTGTCAGTTATGGTGGTGATTTATGGAGTACTAACAATACTCTGTAGCGTTGCCCTTTGGAAGACGTCTAGTCTGTATCCCTTCACCTCCAAATGAAGCGGGTGCTACATAAAAGGGATTATGCGTCTTACCCGAAGAAACCAACAACGCCTTATGAATCAATCATCATTTCAACCTCAAGGATAGATAACAGAAAATGGCTGCCTCTATCAAGCTGACTGTAGCGTCCCACCACTACAAAGTCGAGCCACGAACTCAGGAAGCAAAGGAAATGCTTTTTGAGTTCACTCGCCGTTTCTTGAAAGTGGACTTTCAAGGTAACGTTAGATCTATTACCACGTTCGCGGCTGCTAACAAATCGCGGTCGTGGTTCAGATTTCACATCAACAGTCTCACTGAGTTTTACATGTTTGCGAGAAATCGCAACTACCTGAAAGAACAGATGGAGATTGTGGTTCGGCCTTACATCGAACTAGCCAAGGTCGACCTTCCTGTAAAAGAACACTGGGAGGTTCGTGTTGATCAAGTACCGATTGTCGACTACCTGACCAAACCCATCGCTGTTGACGAACCCAAAGCCAAGCTAGTGGGACTTCAGACAGGCGGCGGTAAAGCGATACCGAACGATACGCTCGTTAAAACACCTGATGGTTGGGTGGCTAACAAGGACCTCAAGGTAGGTGATACCATCGTTGCATGGGACGGCACGCACTCCAAAGTCACTGGTTTGTTCCCTCAGGGTCTGGTTGAAGTCTGCACTATGCGCTTTGACGATGGGCGAGAGCGCGTGTGCTCTTGGGATCACCTCTGGCGCGTTTACGTTAGCGAGTGTCCTATTCCTCAGGTATTGACGTCCAGGCAAATGGAAAGCCTTCTCTACAGCGGTAAAGGCCTGCGCATCGACTTGCACCTTGCCGCTACAGAAGAAGACAAAGCCGCTTTCGCAGAAGCCATCAAGGGTAAAGAAGACCCTCACTTGAGCTATCGTTATACCTTGAGACCCAAGTCTCAAGAAGAGCTGGAACGTCTGACCAAACTAGCCTGGGCTTGTGGCGCCAGAGCTAGCAGTGTCAAGCTTACTGACGAGAAGTTCTTGCTCTACGTTTTCACGAACGATGACAGCTTCGCAGCCCGGACTATGTCTGTTGTTGCGATACGCCGCGGTGGTGGATCTAGGGAGATGCAGTGTATCTCCATCGATCATCCTGATCGACTCTTCATCATCGAAGACTACATCGTCACTCACAACACGTTCACCGCCATCAAGTCGATCAGTGACATCGGGCACAAAGTAGCTGTCGTGCTCAAGCCAAAGTACATCGATAAATGGGTGGATGACTTCACCGATGAAACCAAGGGTATTTTGGACATCAGTGAAAAAGAGATCATGACGATCCAAGGTAGCGCAGAGCTCATGGCTCTGACTAAACTGGTCGAGATCCCTGGGGCTTTGGACAAGTACAAGATCTTCATCTTCTCTAACCGAACGTTCGACAACTACCTCAAAGCTTACGAGTTGCTGGGCTCTGACATCACCGCCATGGGTTACATGGTCGAGCCTGACTACCTGTTCGAGCGCATGGGTGTGGGTATTCGCTTGATTGATGAGGTGCATGAAGAGTTTCACGCCAACTTCCGGCAGGACTTGTACACACACGTTCACATGTCGATCAGCTTGTCTGCAACGCTGATATCGCGTGATCCTACGCTGATGCGGATGTATGAGACGGCTTATCCACAGGCAACGCGTTACAAAGCACCGCCTTTGGAGAGGTACACAACGAGTTACGGGGTGTATTACAACTCCAATCCGAACTACCGCTTGAAAACTTCCGAGCGAGGTCAGTCCTCCTACAGCCACACGGCTTACGAGAGCTGTATCATGAACAATAAAACGTTCATGAAAGGCTACGGTGATATGATCAAACACTACCTTGATAAAGGGTTTGTTCAGAACTATGAACCTGGGCACAAAGCTATCGTGTTTGCGGCGACCATCGACATGTGTACCCGGCTTAAGGATCACTTGTCGGATGCTTACCCGCAGTTCTCTGTGCGGCGCTTTGTAACAGGCGATGATTACCATGCTGACTACCAAGCTCCCGATATTCGTGTAACGACAATCGGCAAGGGTGGTACGGGTTTGGACATCAAGAACCTCACAGATGCACACATGACTAACGCCTTGGATTCCATTCAGCAAAACATCCAAGCGTTCGGTCGTCTTCGCAACCTCCTTCCCAAAGAGACAAGGTTCTTTTGGTATACCAATCGACGTGTCCCTAAACACGTCAAGTACCATGCGAAGAAGATGCAATTGATGAAGGAAAGAGCGCTTAGCGTGTCCAACATCGACTACATGCCACAACTATAGCACCACAATGCTTCTGTAAGGCATTTTAAGGGCCCTAGAAGGCCCTAAAATAACATACGGCATAAATGCCCCACCCTATCAACCAAAGGCCCTTAAAAAGGCTTCTGGCGATAGGGTGGGGTATATGCTGTCTGTTTTTATTTTGGTCTCGGTAGCTGGATACTGAGGCCATTCTTTCCAAGACCGGCATTTCTCAAGCTGGTTTGCTCATCTTGGAACCGCTCGATCTTTCGAGCTTCACTGATCACCAACATGAACTCTCGCATCTCTCGGGGGAGATTCAAGAATTGTTCGACGCTAAGACCAGGATAGAACTCAGCCATGGAACTCTTGGTGTAGAGATCCAGGGCTGCAAAGAGTGGACCATTTCGACCGTACTCTTCCAGAGGACTCACCGCAATAGAAGACAACGGACGCATGACCATCGCGTTGCCTGCAGTCTGTAGACCGTAGTAAAGGTCAAAAAGCATATCCACAGCCACTCTCGTGGAATCTTCGTCATCGAACTTGGGCAGAGTGCGAAACGCATGTTCTACGAAAGCGTAGTCATCGATCGTTTTGCCATCTGCCTTGTACCGGATGCCAAAGTTGGGAGCGGCCACGTGGTTGCTTAACCCCGTTTTCGGATCAACGCAACTTTCTGGAAGAGGAGGGCGAAAAAAGTAGAGATGGCCTCCACCGGAATGATGGCGGGTGCATCTTCGTCGTCGCCGGCGCCTTCGGTCTGGTGTTGAACACCGTTGCAGTTGGGGCAGCGATAGTTCGGGATACCGATCACACTGATCAGCGTGGAGTTGCTAAAGTCAACCACACCTTGTTCGAACTGCTCGCGCAGGTCGTCGTTGGCAGATACCACCAACTCGAAGATGTCTTCCAGGCCGTCTTGGGTGTTCACGATGTCACCATCGATGATCACTTCCTTGACCCATTGCAGGTATTGGCGGGATGTGCTGACCTTGGCCAGGTCTTGCATGTAGCTGTTGCGCTTTTCGAGGTCCGCGTCCACACCCAAAGCTTCCACAACCGCCGAGGAGATGCCGGTAACCCAGCGATCGCCGGTGTTCAGGAAGTCGTGCAGGGTCGGGACCTTGTACACCACAGTCATGCGTTGACCGGTGCGGTTGTCCACGAGAACACGCTGATGACCGAAGTTGGCTGCAAAGCCTGCTTGGTACTTCTCGATCTGTTCCATAGAAACAGAGCGGTTCTTTTTGTTGCTCATGAAAACCAGCTGTTCTTGCGACAGACGGTTTTGGTTCACGCGCAACATGCGGGCTACGTTGATGCGTTCTTCCACCACGTGGCGGCACTTGTCGGGCGAGTTAACGCACGAGCGGCGGTAGTTGAAGCCGTTGGGGTAGATGGCTGCTGCCAAAGCCCAGACGATCGTCATGATGTCATGAACAGAGATGACCTTGGTGAGATCGATCTTCTCGTCAGCGGTGCCGTTGTATTCGCACTCAGCCAGCAGCTCAGCGAACAACTCGGCCGTGTAGACCATGTGGTTGCTGAACGACATGCCGTAGGTCATGCGACCCAGGGTGATCTTGTTGGAGACGATCTGGCGAGCAAACTCGATCAACCGTGCGTCGCCAGGGGCCTTGACGGTGATCCAGACGCCGGAGTGCCACAGAGGGGCGCGAAAGAGCGTACCCATCTTGAAGTGACTGAGTGCAGTCAGAACAGCGCGTTCGCCGGAGAGGTTCTTGCCCTTGCCGCTTTCCAGAGCGAGCGAAGCACCCGTGAGGGTAGCTCCGTTTTCAGCACGGGGAGCGTGCGTCCAGTTGGCGTTGTGGTCGTTCAGTGCCGGAATCACTTCTTCACCGCCGAGATAACCCAGACGACGGCCACGCTGCAGAACATCAGCCCACAGCGAGTCTTCACCCTGCTTGAGGGTGCTCATCTTGTTGATGGCTTCGTCGATCGCCAGACCGAACGTAGAAGGCAACGGCACGACTTCAGCAGTGCCGTCGAAGTTGCTGGATGTTGCGTCCGGAACCTGCAAGACGTTCTGGCGTTTGGCCAGGAAGTAGCTCTGCAGTGGAATGCCTTCGTCTTCCTTGGGCTTTGCGGCTGCTTCGGTGGGGATTTCCACCGGGTCATTGTCAGGCTGAGCTGCAGCGGTATTGTCAGGAACTTGTTCCTGTTTGAGGTCTTCAGCGCCGATGATTTCGCGGTCGGGTTGTTCAGGAGTGGTCATGTTCAGACAGGGGCTGGGGTGGTTTCAGGGACTTCGGCTTTGCTGGCCAGTTCAGAGGACTTGCGTTCCACTTCCGCCATGATGGACAGCAGGTAGTGATACGTAGGGATCACGATGGCGTTGACCTGCATCTCGTGCTTGATGTACGCCTCGGACAACTCGATCACTTGCATGATGTCTTCTTCGGGCTTGAGCGCACCGGTGCGACCAGCGTGAGTTGCGTGGATCTTGTTCAGGTCTTCCATGAAAGCCTTGACGTCTTCGCCCAGGGTGCGGATGGCCGAGATGGTCTTTTGGCGTTCTGCTTGCGGGATGAACGAAGCGACGCCTTCGATCGAGAAGAACTTGCTGACCTGATCGGTGACCGTACCCAGCAACCCACGGTTGGTGACGTACAGTGCTTCGATGTCAGACCAGGAGGTGTCGTTTTTGCGTGCGGCGTCGCGGGCTTTGCGAGCAGCGCTTTTCTGGGTCATAGTGGCCTCTTGAGAAGAAATAGATGATGATGGAGACAGGGTACTCCGCAGATGATGCGATCGAGCTGAAAACTTGACATGCGTACTGTATAAAACAACCCGCATATGGCTTTTACTAAAGATTCGTAATCCTTTGATTCTTAGAACCTCTCGTGGTGCTCTCTATATGAGTGATTACCACCGCAATAAAAACTCCATACTTCTTTTCACAAGGAAAACGAATGACTTCTGAAGTCGTTGATTATTTGAAACTGGTTGCGACACCGGAGTACTGCGCGATAGCCGTGGAAACTCTGCGTGTTTTTAGCGACTTTAGCTATTCGGAGCACGAGCAAGAGCTCTTGAACTGCGCGATGGCGCCCGGGGTCTCCGAAGAGTCGTCGGTGATGCAAGACATTCATTTCACCATGGTGGAGCATTGTCGCAATCTGCTGAGCATGCACCACATCACGCTGGTGGAAGACGCAACGCTGGAGTTGATGACTGGTATCTTGCGCGGTATCTACCAGATGCAAGCTTGGGAAGACAAAATGTCTATCAGTCGCATCCTGGAGCAAGATGCGGATTGTGAAGAGATCTTTGCAGATCTGATTCATGAAGTGACTGGCATTTCCACAACGCTGGTGATTGACTCGCTGGTGGACTTTGACGACGCGTTCAACAAACGCCTCGGACAGATCCTGCAAGGCACCCTTCCCGAAGACAACATCGAGGAAGAAGAAGTCAGTGAAGAACAACTCATTCGGCTTCGCAACTACCACTCGTTCGCGAACAGTGAAAAGCTGATCGGTTTGCGCCTTGTGCGTTTGGGCTACCGCATCGGTGCTCCGTTTGAGAACTACTACCGCAAAGTCAAGCGCCATTTCGATACGATGGCGCCTGAGATGTTTGCGCAAGAGATCATTGTGTTGCTGCTGCTCGGCCGCGATACGTGGACGTCTCCAGCCCAAGCCTTCAACGATCACAAAGTCATGTTTGAACTGGAGCTGGATGTGGCGAGCCGGATCGATGTCTTGATCCGTGACCAGTGGAATCAGTTCCAGCGTTTCATCCCGTCTTAAACAGCCATCATGGATAAACTGACCTATTTTCTCAATGCGCTTAACGCGCAAGCGCATCACCAACGCAGCTGGGTGCTCCGCGCCTTCTCGTTGTTCCAAGAAGACCCCGAGAGCTGGAAGAGTTCCTTGGAACCTTTTCGGTTAACACTCAGTCCCACGGGCTACGCCTTTGTGGACCCTTCGTCCAAGGACAAGCTCACCCCTATCGATCTCCCAGAAGGCAGTGTGGACCTCGCTTCCAGGCCTTTGTTCCATGCTTTCGAGACGGTTACTGCACCTGCAGGGTTTCCCTTCTTTCCTGAAGGCGGTATCACCACTTACGGTAACTTGTTGTTCAACGCTACCGTGTTCTCGGCAGTCGGTAATCGGCTTGGTGTTTTTAACGACTACGTTGACATCGGGAAGATCGAGAGCAAGCTTCCTGAAATTCTGGTGGATGATCCTGCGCCTGGTGAAACTGTTCCAGAAGGCAAGCTTTCTATTTCTGATCACATCCGTTTCTGTGATGCGGTCGGTTATCTCCAAGAATTCACGCAGCTGTTCACCCAGGCTTTGACGGAAAAAGCAATAACTCCGCCAACAGGCCTTGAGCAAAAGAAAGCGGAGATTCTTGAGAAGTACAAGGACAGCTTGAATGATCCACTCACGCAGACCAAGATCTACAGCGAGTTGGTGGCGTTTGACTCTGAATACTTGCGTGGTGACCCAAGTGAGTTGTTCCTCATCTCTGCAAAGTCACGCAGCACCGTGCGGCGCAAGTTGTTCTTGATCCAAGGCGCTGAAGCTGGGTTGTCCAACTCTCAAGAACTTCCCCTCATTACCAACAGTCTGGTAGAAGGTTGGCAAAAGGAAAGCATCCCACAGATCATCGATGTTCTGCGCGCTGGCTCTTTCGACCGTGGCAGCGAAACAGAACTCGGTGGCGTGGAAGCCAAGTGGCTGATGCGCTCTACGTCCAACATTCGTGTGGTCTATCAGGACTGCGGAACGAAGATGGGGAAATACACCAAGGTGCTCCCTCACAACGTGCACAAAATGGTTGGACGGTATTACACCGCCAACGATCAGGTTGTTCTCATCGAAACTGCTGAGGATGCTAACAAGCTGGTGGGTCAAAGCGTCTTGTTGCGTGCTCCTCACTACTGCCGGCTTCCCCACACTGACTACTGCCATGTTTGTCTGGGTGTGAAGTTGTCTGCCAACAAAGACGGGGTGTCGATGGCCGCTACTGCACGGGGTGGTGGTTTCCTTTCCATCTTCTTGGGTGCTATGCATGCCAAGGTCATGGAAAGTGCTGCGCTTGACCTTGAGACGACCTTGACGTAAAGCATCCTATGCTCGAACCACCTATCGTACTGGTAGGTGGTTCTTTCCATTCCTAGTTTTTTATTTTACATCAAGGACAATTGTCATGGGTAACAACCACCGCAAATCTTCCAAGAAAGCCGAACCAATGAACTCCGCATCGCAAGAAACCACCAAGGTTGACGACAGCGTCAAGACCGACGTGCAAGAACAAGCCGTCACTGGTCAACAGCCAGATTCCGGCGCTCAAGGCGCTGGTGACCAAACCGCCCAACAACAACCCGACCAGTCTGGCGAAGGCACCGGTGACGTGACGACCGACGGCGACAGCGCCAAGGCCGAGCAGACGCCCGAGCCCACTCCTGAACCTACACCCGAGCCGACCCCTGCACCTACGCCGGCACCTGCTCTCGAACCTACGTCGGCACCGGCTGCCGCTCCCGTGCAAGCCGCTGACGTCCTGCGTCAAAAGACGGACTTCGAGCAGTACATCGACGCGGTGCGCGCCAATGCATCCCCTATGCTCCTGGGTGTCCTCGACAATCTGATCAACTATCAGAACGTCATGAGCCAGAACACCGTCATGTCCAATGAAGTCATCACGCAGCAGCAGGGCGTTCTGTGGCGCTCCATCCGCACCGTGCTGAACTCGGCCGACGACTTCGAGCACGGCTTCCAATTGCTGATCAACTTCGCTCGCCAGTACCGTGAAACCGGTGCGTTCCAGCACCACCTGCTGTTCCGCGGCTTTGATTACACCAAGATGAACGCCGAGACCAGCAAGGCGTTCCAGAAGGTACTGGCCATCATCACGGCCGCCGCCGAGCACAAGAGTCGCTCCACCGTGACCAAGACCATCGACCTGGCCCGCGCCATGGAAGGCTCGGTGTTCACCGACGAAGCACGCTCGCGCGTGATCGGCTTCTTCAACTAAACACCACAACCGGCATAAACGAGAGAAGGCTAAGGCCTTCTCTCTATGCTGTCGTTATTTACAGGAGACAATAAATGGATTTCTCTATCACTGATTTCGTGATTCGGTGGCCACAGACTACCAGGGGTTGGGTGGTATTCATCATGCCGTGGTTTATGTCAACGATCACGATCTGGATGACCTATCTTACCGGCATCAAACACCGTAGTACATGGACGGTAGGTCTTTTTGGTCAGGTTTTGTGGACGGCATGGATCGTGATTTCTAAGTCATGGGAACTCACACCTGTGAACTTAACCCTATGGGTTTTGTACTACCGAAACCACCGCCTGTGGAAGCAAGACGTAACAGCTTCTCGGGATCAACTTCAGTTTGTTAATTTGCATCCGCCACATCTGTAAGAAAATCGGGTGTGAATCTGAAACCATTTTTGATGAAAGATCATCCCCATGCCTGAACTGTCTAAAAATGACCGCGTCTTAGCCCAACGCGCTCTCAACGAAATCACCAGCTCGCAACTGAACACGGATGGTGTTTTTGGCCCTATGACCAAACGAGCTATCGCCAAGCTCTGCCAGCAATACGCCATGCCGGTTGTTGAAGAAATCAACGACAATGTCTGGGCTATCTTGAGCGCTCACATTGCTGATCGCTTCATTCGCAACGAAGACATCATTGCTGCAGCTCGCGGTGTTGGTGTTTTGCCATCTATCGTGTTTGCCCTGTACCAGGTCGAGAGCATCGGTGTTGGTTCGCTTCCTGATGGTCGGCCAGTGATTCTGTTTGAACGTCACAAGTTCTACCAGTTCGTCAAGTCCCGTCTGGGTGAACGCACTGCTGAAGAATGGAAATCCAAATACCCCAACCTGTGCCACCCCACTTGGAGCCAAAACGCTTACAAGGGTGAAGAGGGTGAGTGGACGCGCCTGGAGCAAGCTCGTACACTCGATGCAACGTGCGCTCTCATGAGTGCGTCGTGGGGTTTGTTCCAGATCATGGGTTTCAACTTTGCGCTGGCTGGGTACAAGGACGTGCAGTCTTTCGTGGAAGCCATGATTGCGTCTGAACGCAACCACTTGAACGCCGTTGTGATGTTCATCAAGAACCAACCTGCGTTCTTCAATGCATTGAAGTCCCGCGACTACAACACGATCGCTCGTTTGTACAACGGCCCTGCGTACGCTACGCACGGCTACCACACACGTCTGCGTAACGCCGACCAGCTCAATCTTCAGTTCAATAATCAGTAAAGGGAATCTTCTGATTCCTTTTTAGTCATTCTCCCATAGGAGCTATTTCTCGTGAGTACTATTTATCTCGGAACCATCGATGGTGGTGGTGACGGTAAAGCCTTGTTGCTTGCCGCTATCAATGCGGCGCAAGGCACCAACTACACACTGGTTGATTGGGATTTTGGCATCCCTGAACTGGTGACAGTTCCGCAGCCTACACACAACTCCAAGGTGGCGTTTGGCCCCAAGGAAGGCACAGGCGCTTACGGTGTCAAGACCATCTACTACAACCGGATTCACGCCAGTGAACTCGGTAACGTCATTGTTCCGTACTCCGGTGAGATGTACATCACTGACGTGCTCGCCAAGATCAATGAGAAGTACGGTATCCTCATCAAGCCCGAGGACATCTACGACGCTGTGATCCCGGTGCCTGGTGGTGGGCAAAACCAAGTGCAAGTGAACTTGGAATTCCGTCCGGAATCCATCATCTTCTACAACGCGGTTCAAATCCAAATCGGACAGAACGACCCCACTGGCGACACGGTGCCTACCGCTCCTTTTGAAGCGTACCACACCTTCATGTTCAACCAGGCTCAGAACTTCGAGATTGGTGGGACACCGTACGTGACGCTGGAGCCTTTCAGCCTTGCGGTTGATCGCGACCGGACGCGCCAACGGGTGGGTTTGATGCGTGACAACACGTTCACCAACAATGCGTCCGCTCACATTCGTGAGCGCATGACGCTCGCACAGTTCGAAGCTCGCAAGGATTACCTGCCTTTCGTGGGTATGTGGCTTGACGACGTGAGCAAACGTCACTACGCGGTCAACCCCGTCGGTGACGTTTACATGAGTGAGTTGAACGTTGATGGTTGGGAGTTCGTTGCCAATGCGCTCGGTTACGACAGCACCGATCCAACGGTTGTGAGCAACGGGTTCAACAACCCCTACGTCAAAGCTGTGACCACCGACGCTAACGGCGTGACGTGGTTCTTGGCATTGGGATCAGATGGTCTGCCGCGTGTTTACAACACGAGCACCAGCCATTCAGTCTGGACACCTATCGCTACGCAGACGCTGCGCATGATCTCGCTCAAAGCTGCGGCGTGGAATAGCGTGAAGGTGCTCGACGCACTTCACATCGACAACAAACTGCATTTGCTCATTCGGGCAGGCGAGCAGTACGACATCCACCCGAACAAGAGCCGTGATACTCCTTCTGTGGAAATCATCTCCACCAACGGTGGTGGTGTGGACTACTTCCCTCTGGGTGCAACGCTGGCGCAGTACTCCGGTATCGAGCTCGACACGGCTTCTACCGATGGTCATTGGACCTTCGTGTCCCCGCGCGCTGGCGCTACGGTGGTGGACATCGCTGCATTGCTTCCGAGCAAGGTGAACAACAACACTTACGCAGTGTTCTACCGGCATGTTGCAGGTAGCGAATACGTGGCTTCCATATTGCCTCATTCCTACCTGGGTGATTCGAGCGTTCGCGGCGAGATGAGCCTGCGTGCTTACCAGCTCCCTCTGGACGACATCCCTGCAGAAGTCGGTGGTGTTCCCGTGACCAACCACTACTTGGACGTGGTGGAGATTGTGGCACCTACCGAAGTAGCTGACTTCAATCACTACTTCTTGAAGACCGGTACTCGCACACAGCTGAACTTCCTGTCCTACGGTGTGAAGGTGTTGACGTCGGTGGCTACTCGCACTGCACGCGCTCCTTGGTTTGAAAGCCAAGTGAACCTGACCTCGTCGCAACAACCCGTACAAGTGGTTGTACAGTGCAAGGGCCTTCGCAACCATCTGTTGTTCCAGAACGCAGATGCAGTGCACCGGTTGTTGTTCCGTCAGAACAACAGTCAAACCACTTTCTCTGCCGAGGTGGATAGTTCCATCAAGTTGGCCGGGCATACGGGGTTCTCCCATGTTTGCACGAATGCAGCTGGCGTGTACGTACCGCCAGCCGTGATTGACTCTCCGCTATTGACAACAGCCTTGACGGTTGATCAGGACTTCGAATCGGTGTTTGCGGATATCAACTATTCGTTCACCGCCAAGGATGCTACCGACAACTATCGCTGGTACACAGCGACAGCAACCAACCAGCCTTTGGCCTTGCGTACCCCAAGTCGCAATTACGCCTTCATGGGTAACGCGCCATGTTTTGTTGGGTCTGAGAACAACGAGCTGATCTACTGGGCGCCTGGCGGTAACGGCGTGTTCCGCAGCACCAACAAGGGCAAGAGCTGGCAAGAGTTTGCGGCTGCTCCTTCGTTCTACAGCCAAGAGCGTACTCCAACCTCTTTGCTGAACATCATCGGAGCTGCCAGTCTGCGTTTGCGCCCTGAGCACTTCCTTGAGAGCACCTACGTCAGTGGTGTTCTGATGGTTGAGACGAAGATCAATGAGCCGGTCGAAGTCTACGACGTCAACGCTGAGTTGACAAGTCGTGCTACCACCATGGCTGACCACATTCTCTATCGGGTGCAAGCCGGTGACAAGACCTACGTAGCATCAACACCACAGACTGGTTACGGTATCAACGCACTGAGCACGTACTCGCCTCGCCGCATTCTGGGCTGGGATACCGATGCGGCTAACAACTTCGAGACCATCGGTCAGTACACGACGACGCCAGCCGCGCCGTACGCTACACCGCACAACCTCGACAACTACATGTTCAACATCACTGGAACACTTCGTGATTTCAGTCGTGATGCCAAGTACTTGGGCTTCCGTCACTGGGTGCTGGTTGACGATGCTGATGTCTGGAGTCTGCACTTCACCAACGCGGTCCAGCCTGAGAAAACGATCGGGATGTTTGGTTCTGCCAACATCACACTCACTGCGTTCAAACCTGAAGTGAGTTTCCATCTGTGGGACTACTTGGATGCACCTCAGCAGTACATTCCGTATGTCTTCTACGGCGGCAAGCGCATTGTCTTGCTTGAGCGTTTGGATGATTTGCTTGACTTCACTGCCACGCAGCACATCCTGAACATTCCGGGTGACAATGGGAACGCTTTGGTTCCTGTCCCGATGCACAATGCCAATCGTCGCGATTACTTGCTGGCTCAGAAGGCCAACGGTATCTTCCGTGTGACTTACGTATGGGACGGTATCAACAAGGTGTCCACGATCGATCTGGAGAAGATCTTTGACCTGGCAGCTGGTGGTCTCAATACCCTTGATATCATCTCCGGTACTCGCACCGGCGTTGCGTCTCAGAACGCACCGCTTGAAACCATGATCCCTGATCAACTGCCTGAAGGTACTGAGATCGGCTGGTACTGCGTTGGCGTGGATAAACACACCCGCTTTGCTGATGGTGCTGGTGGTTACACCGAAACTGTTACTGTCGACAGTGCCGACTGCGGCTTCGTGCAGTCGATGGTGGTGGGTGACGGCTCTGGCATCTCCGGAGGTGAGGGTTGAGTTGGAACTTAACTCTTGGTGATTACATCGGGGTGGAACTTCCGTTTACGGAGCCCCCCGAGATCGTGATCCCACTGGATGTACAAGTAGACTTCCCTGACGCTTCGCCGATGGGGGTCTACGTGTTTCCAGCCCTTTACTATGAACTCTACGGTCCCAGTATTGATCCAGCTCCACGGTTGGTGAATCAAAACGGGGCCCTAGGAGGGACCATCAACATCGAGCCAGGTGCGTTGAAGACCCGCATTTATTTGCGGTATTCTGCGCAGCCGGGAGCACTCGGTACGCTACCGCACGGTGATATTCGAAAGTCACTGTTGACGGTGCGACCTGGTAGTGGTGCTTCCATTCCTTCTCTTGGTGAACGTGTTCACCAATTGATACTGGATGTTGGATCTACACGCATCACGTGTATTGATGGTACTGGACTGAGTGTGCCGCACATGACCAATTACACGGAGTTGGAACCAGTTGTTTCTTTAGAGAGTTTCGTCTATAGGGGGTTCAACGCCAACTATTGGGCTAAATTCGTTCTGACTGAACCACCGGTTACTGATTTGGCTTTGCGAGTGGTGGCGTACACAGCCGCTAGCACACTCACCCCACAGATATCTACTAACAGCACTAATGCCGCTACAAATGCGGGTACTTTTCATCACGCACATCTTTCATTAGGCGGTAGTAATGGAACGATAGCGGCGGGTGGTTGGACGTTCACACAAGACGCTAACGGTGTGATTACTCCTTCTGTTACTGTTCCTGGAATGACAATTGTGAACCGGTTGGTACCTGCTGGAACTGTGGCAATCTTCCACAAAGGCGTGGCCTCAACTGCTTCGCTGGATACATTCCTTGCAGGTATGGGTACTAACCCAGTCGGTTACAACTACTTTCGGTATAATCTGGAATCGGTTAACCAACCGCAAGCCTACCGTGGTAAGAACTGGAGAATTCCAGTTTACACGTTCATGCATTCTTTCTTTGCTGGACGTGAGGTGACTGAAGCGCCATGGTTCTCTGAGATCACGGACTACGGTCTTTAAAGTGTAAAGGTCCTGTTCGAGAGAGCAGGACCTTTATGCCGCCTAAACGGCATAAAAGCAGGCCGTAGCCTGCCTTGAGCTTATTCAGTCCCTGGTAGGTCTGGAAGTGGCACAGATTGCCCTGCGAGACTGTGAGTGCAATCGGTGAGGAATTGGATAATTCCATCAGTTACATACGAGTGACAATGGATGCACTCGAATCCATCCTCGGCTTCTTCCGGATGTTCTTTGTTGTACGTGCACCAGCATGAAGAGCCTGGTTTGTGAGAACTCATGTAATGCCCGGACTTCACATCCACGCTAGGGAAGAACGTAGGTGCGTCTACGTTTTGATTCCATTTCCAGCTGTCTTTGGTACCTGATTCGATAGGCACAACGTGGAAGTCCTTGCAACCTGGACAGAAGAATGCAAGTGATCTTTGTCCTGAAGGCGACTGTAGGTTTCTAAGTTTGCTCGAAAGTCTTCCCATGTGTAACTCCTAAAAAGTGAAATCTATTCAGAAGATTCAAAACTTTTGAAGTGATACATTATATCTTGGTACGGGTGATGAATCACATGAGGCAAGTTCGTTTTTATACCAACCAAAGACAAGGTGCAAACCATGGGAATGAAAAGAGTTACGGTAGCCAATGTACGCAAGTTCTCTATCGCAGGTCACATTGTGGATGTACCGATGTACGTCCATCGCAACGTGTCCCAAAGCGGTTGGACAGTCAGTATTGCTGGCATCAAGAAGTACTTTGGTGATAAGGCATACGGCGGCATGATGCGTGCGCTTGGTGCTGCGAAAGTGTTTCTCGCTGAAGTGGTGCGACAAGACCGTGATACCTTGCTGCAGTACGCTCAGATCAACGTGATCGCCTACTCGCCCAAGGATGGTAAAAGTGTCGTCCATGCTTCCTTCAAAGACGCCACAACCGGCAAGGATATTATGTATCAACTTGGTTCAGTAGAACCAGGTATTGATTTCTGGCCGCAGGTGAGCTTTGCTATTCAGGATGTCCCGGTGTGGTTGTCCTGTATCCACGTCAACTATAGCGAAGTACTTGATGCATGGTTTTCCATGCATCGCAACCAGATGAACCATATCTACCATCGGGATGACTTCAAGAAATTCCTTGATGAAATTCTCTCTAAGGAACAGCAAGCTGAGCTTGCGTTCTAACAACCGCTGAAAGGCAACGATTGTGACTGTTACCCGTGCAGACCTCGGACAAAAAGTCTACGAGGTCATGAGCTTGATCTTTACGCGCTTTACTGCGCCAACAGCGAAGGCTCCTTTGGATCAAGTTGTTGATTCACAAAAACGCTACGATGAGGCTGTGCTCGCTCTGCAGGAACTGTCGGGCTTTCGCGCTGGTACTCCTCCCTCCATTTCGTCTGAGGATTCGTCGCGTCGCATCAGTGCGCTGAACATGTTGACCAAAGACATCAAGGGCATGCTGACGCCTTTGATGAAGGGCAAACCCTACGTGATCGGTATTCGCTCTGAACCCGTGAAGATGCGCAACTCCGTGACGTACAAGGAATACGACATCCTTGCCACTGTCACGGCCGAGAACAAAACCTTCATGTTCGCGATCAACGATCAAGGTCAGTACATCCTTTCGGACAAGATGTACTGGACAGCTGTTTAACCAACCTACTTACAGAAAAAGAAATGACCATCAAGATCACTCTGTCTCTTACCAAGGCTGTTGATAGCGTACCCATCATTGCGCCGTCGGTATTCAAGATGCCTACTCAGATCGCCAGGCTCAAGCATGGCGAGAGTCGGGCCAATGATTACCACAAGTACTTTTGGGCTCGGCTTGGTCATAAGGACACAGATCTGGAGAGAGGGCTGAATGAGTTGGCTGACAAAGCCGCTGCAGCTGGTCAGCTGAAGCTCTACTGCGAATGCGGAGAGCTGGAAACCTGTCACGGAAACGTCATCCGCGACTACTTGGTCTGGGAACTCGGCAAACGAGGTTTCTCGATCAAGGCAAAATAAGCAATCATAAATCCCCTTCTTGACCGTAATGGTGAGAAGGGGATTTATGTCGTCAACGTATAGCACCCCATCTAAAGAAAGACATCTGTCATGAAACGCATCCATCGCAAAATCATCGCCCTGCAGGCTCGTGTAGCACGCCGTGCCGCCAAGGATCTCGTACGCAACGTCAGCAAAGATCGTTTTCGCTACCAGGCGGCCCGTGGTAAGAACTTCGATCTGTTTAAAGCCAGTTATCGTGCCGGTGGCGCTAAGCCTACGACTTTGGCCAAGATCATCCGCGCAATTGTGAGTGCTGATCGTAAGTTTGGCGCCTTGGCCTGCAGGCGCGGCGAGTCAGGCAGTCACACCTACAACCGTATTTACGGTTTTGATTTCAACAATCGTTCTGCGTTCATTCGCATTCTTGTAGGACCTTTCAACGAAGGCCTCATAGAAGAGGATGAAAACGGTGTCATGTACATCCGTGACGAAAGTTATTTCTCTACCATCGCCCAACTCATCTCTTAAGGAGTATTTCCATGTCCACTTCCATGATTGTTATCGATTCTGACAGCCTGCTCGTCGAACGCAAAGAAGGTGCTGATTGCGCCATCTTCCGTCCATTGCGTGTTGCCTCGGAACACGCTGTTACTCAACCGGTTAATGAAGAACCCCAAGATCCCGACGCTGAACAGCAAGAGGAAGAAGTGGTTCCACACACCGTCGCGATGACTTTGTACAACAGCGATAAGATGCTCACCCCTAAGCAGATCGCCGACTGGCTTCAGCACATGAAAGTTTCTGAGGTCGATATCGGGCTGCTCCCGGACATTTGCGATGATCTCTTGATTAGCAAACTCACCGCTGTGTGCTTGTTGTCTGACAACGCTGGCTTTGTGATCCATTCTGTTGTTCGCACTGCCTCTGGTGACTGGGAGTGTGTGACAAAGAAAGGCAGCGTCGACAAGTACGCTGTGATCACCAGCGACGGTGTCGTCAATATGAACGACCGTACCCATCAAGCGGATTCTCCAGAAGAACACGCCATCGTGAGCTACGCAACGTATGCGCGTTACAACGACGAGCTGTCCAACAACTTCGACCACTACGTCGCGATGATCGATGAGATCATCGAAAACGCCCACATCTGAAGAAAGACTTCGCAACTATGTCACTCCAACGCGACACTAAGCCGATGCGTCCTTACGACGAGCAGTACGAAACCAAGGCTTGCAACGACAAGGAAATCAAGTCTCTGAAGTTCATCAATCCACGTGACATGGACTTCAAGTTTGCCGAAGACGAAGACATTCGTGGCGTGGCTTTCGTGATCCATGCCAATGAAGGCCCTCACGAAGGCCTCAAAGGCGTCTATTTCGGCAAGGGCCCCGTCACCCATGAACTCATGCGACAGTGGGCTTCTGGGCAGGGCAAATACGTGCCAGGACCCAAGCGCATGGAAGACCCGAACTACACGTTCGGCTTCTACACGAACAAGGGCCATTTCTTCACACGGCGGGATACCATCTGGCTCGTGGAAGAAAACGGTATCAAGCTGGCCATCCCAATGAGCCAAGTGAACTATCGCGACGGCTTGTTGTCTACGGACATCTGGGAAAACGCTAACTCCAGACGCTAATGTCTCAACGACAAACTGCCAAGGAGAAGTTCATCGAAGTCTCGACTGACTCTTACGTCGGTCCTGACTCGATGACCATGACGCGAGAGCGCTACCGCGGTAGCGCTCTTTATGGCCTCTGGGTTCTCAGAGATGCCGATAACGAAGTCCTGGACCAGGACAGCAATCGCCACGATTTAATGGAACGCAACAACTTCCGCATTTGAAGGTAACCGCCATGACAACCGAAAGCCTGAAGTCGATCGTAAAGACCGGCTGCAACGCATTTGCAGTGGGGGCCTTCGTCGTATTTTCAGATGTAACCAGTGGTCGTCTGACTATCCGAGAAGATCAGATGGGTAAGTCCATTATCCTGAACGATACCATGCATCGTCTTTTGAACTCGGCGCTGAGGATGTGCGCCATCCTCAATCCCGGTGAGCGTTTTAATACCGATGATCTTCCCGATGGTTTTGTGGAAGCACTCGCATCTAAAGATCTGATTTTTGATGAAGCTCAAAGTCAAAACGGCTTGATAGTCGTAACCAAAAAAAGGGTGTGACTACCGCCTTGAGTTCTGGTATGGAAAATACCTGCAATAATTCAACTGAAAGAAAAACAATGGCAACGAAAGCAAGTGATCCTGCAATGGCGGCGTTTGTTCAGACGCTCAAAGCCATGTTCCAAGAAGCGGCTGCTGGTAAACGTCTCGTCTTTAATCCGCTGGGTACTCAGCAAGGCAGCATCTTCATCGGTAAGGACTACAAGGTGCTGACGCAGATGTCTCACCCGCACCTGACTGCCGGCATGGGACAGAACTATTACCCCAAGCCAGGGCTGGTGGACGCCCTCAAAGCAGCGGGTCTTACACTGCAAGAAGAGTTCCTAAAACAACGTTTCTTCTGTGTGACCAAAGCTGGTTGCGAATACCGTCTCATTTTCTGGATTAACTCTGACAACTAAGGAGTCTGTCATGCGAGTTCTTGTTTCTAACACCCCTGTTCAAAAACCATTGTTGGCTGACATCGCTCTGCACAGCTTCATCAACGGTTCCCTGTTCCTCACGACAGGGATTCAAGTGGAGCACGGAAAGATTCACTTGAGTGACCGCACCATCGTTGAAGACGGCGTTGGCGGCTGGATCAAAAACTACAGCCCTGATTCGTGGTGTGCTGTGCTCGGTTACAAGAGCACCAACATCATCCTCGGCGTAGGGATATTCGACAGCTGGTATCTCGATCGCTTGAAAGATCAACTCGAGTCCATCCTTGGAAACGAGACCGTCACTATTGAGACGGAGCGGATCTTCTACACCGAAGACGACAAGCTGGAAGCAAGCTTGAAGACATCGATCGTCGTTCCCAGCAAACGACTCACGGTTTTGTTGTCCCCGTACAACTACGACCATTCTGAAGGTCAGGACATCGCCGAAGTCGGTGAAGTGGTGACCCATCTGGATGGAGTGGAAGATCCTCGTGACAAAAAGGTTTCTGACACTCGCCTGATTATGAAACTTGCTCAGCCTCTTGATCCAGAAGCCGTCAAGAAGGTGATCGAGGAAAACCCGCACCGGATCTCGCTCGATCCTGATAACGAGAACTTCCATATCCGTCACAGTCCCGGCGGTAAGAAGGAGCGCGGAGTTCTGGATGCAGACGGGCAGTTCATTCCACTCCCTGACGATCAACAACCCTGGAAGGATCAAGATGGAACTGTTTAAACCAAGGGATCTTGGTAACTGGTCAGCTATGCGATTCGCTCATCTTTCTTGTGGGGCTCAATTTGCTTTGGCTGAGTGGCTCTGGTGTTTTTCAGTTTTAAGACACTATCGTGAAAAAAGAGTTGCAGAACTCTACGAATCTCCAACTCTACGCTATTTCTTCGAAGATGGTTTTTACAGGCCAGCTGATCCCGTTAGCGTCGATATCGCTACGCCTCGTGAGTACGGATTTTCTAACAGATTTACTAGACGATCCCGAGAAATGCGCACGGAGTTTGTAGGGCAACATTTTTCCATCGTGCCGAAACTGCGAAATCCAGATTTTGATAAAGGATGGGCATCGTCTACTGAAGACGATACCGAAACCTACGCCACGTACGCATACAGAACTGAAATATTTCACAACGCCATAAAGAAAATGACAAATCAAGCACCTCAAGCGCAAAACAACAACCTGACGACCGACGAACTTTACGTTCTGGCCATCATCCGACCTAACATCATGACGTCGGAAAACTACGCTTCGACGTTCATCCGTGACAACGATGTGTTTTTCACGTATGAACACATGGACCCTTCCAAAAAGGTCATGTTATCCAATGTGGACGGCTGGAAGGCTTTCTATGCCGATCGTTTCCCAGGTTGCACAGTCAGCGTAGAGAAAGGCGTTCACAAGGGCGATGAAGTGCATTCACTGCGGTTTGTAGTGATGACGTCAGAACGAAAAATGGTATTGGTCTGGCTGGTGGCTGGGGATACCTATTCCCTCCACTACAAAAATCTGAAAGACGTCGAGGACCTGGTTAAATACATGCAAGGTATGCATGTGCCTAAAAAGCGAACCATCGTCCGCTGCTACTCAGGTGGCGACAAACTGATCACCAGCTCGGTGACTGTTGATGGTAAGTACCAAATTCATGATGAGTTCTACCCGATGGTGGAACATATCGGCGGTATGAACGCTGTTCTGGACGGGTTCAAGAAGTCTTCCAGCAACCTGATGATCTTGGCGGGTCAATGGGGTGGTGGTAAGAGCGCTTTGTTCCAAGCATTGTGCTACAGCGACGAAAACGAAGCCAACAAGTACTACCTCATAGACGACCCCGCGGTGTATTCCGACTCTGCTTTGTTTTCTTCATTGATCGGTAAGATCGAAACTAACACCCGTGAGGGCGTTACGTCGTATCTGTTCCTGGAGGAAGCAGACGACTACATCCGCAGCAAGAAGAACAACCCCTTCTTGTCTCGTCTGGCCGCCTTGACGGCCGGTGCGGCGCCTCTCAAGCTCAAGATCATGACCGCCACTAACGACAGCAGCGAAAGCGAGATCGACAGCGCTCTCACGCGCGGCGGGCGCCTCTACGCGATGATCAAGTTCGGTCTGTTGACGCCCGAGCAAGCCAACACTTCTCGTGCAGTTTTGGATCTGAAACCACGTGAGTTCGACAAGAACGTTACGTTGGCTGAGGCGCTGACAGAAGCTCCGATCATCACCGGCGCTGGAACCACCAAGTCCAACCGCATTGCTGTGGGTTTCACATCGTGAAAACATACCATCGAGAAAAACTGACTGGTAAAACTTCTTACCGGGAAGGTATTTTCGGTGGTTTGGTACTGACTGTGGAAGTAAAAGAGCAGACTGCAACAGGTACGCTCTTTTACGGCCTCGTGCCAGCCCCGCCGCCGTTTCATTACACCAATGAGCAAAAAGCTCAATGGAATCGAGAACAGTACGTCAAGACAGAAGACTCCTGGACTACTGTTCGAACTTTCTATCGGGATGCCAAGAAATCCGACATGGTTTTCTTGGAGCAACTAAAGAACCAAGGGCAAGAAAATGCAGATCAATAAAGTGGCTCAGCGCCGTAAGCGACACCTGGCAGCTCGTCAAGTATCGCTGTTCAAACATTCGTATGTTTTGTACGATAACGCTCCTGAGGTGAAGTACGACACAAAACGCGGACCCGTCATCATTGCTGGTGAACGCCAAACAGGTAAAACAGTAGCACTGATGCAGATGGCTATCGATCTCGTGCGAAACACACCGCATCCAGTAAGGGGAAAACGAAACCTGATTGTTATCTCTGTTAGTAACGAGGTCGTTGATAGCATTTGGTGTTTGCTCTACTCGCTGATGCTCACAGGTGTTCCTGGCAAACAGATCACAGGACCACGTACTTCTGAAATGCTGTTGAAACAATGGCTCAAGAGTTTCAAGATTGACGTTGTGATTGGGTCAGAGCGCGCACTCAACATAGAGCCAACTAATTACGAAGTCATCCACAGACTCAACGACGCGCCAGAGCAGCACGGCACGATGTGGCCCGGGATGGGGTATTTCGTTCCGGGTGTACGCTGTACGACTATAGCGAAATACAAGCGCGAACAAGCGTTCTCTTACGAATGTTCGATGAGATTCTTGTTCGCTTCTCAAATCGTAATCGAGACTTCAATAATCGGTAACGATGAAATCGGACACATGGTCAGAGGCACGCTTGCACGCGCGCAGACTATGCCGACTGGTCATAGTTTCACCATTGGCTTCCTTCCCAAGAAGACCAATGGCTGATCCCTCCACATGGGTATACAGACCCCGTTACGGCGGGCTCTTAGATGACATCACACATCAACTCAAGCAAAGGAATGAAGATGCCCATACGCGATCACGAATCGAATCGTCAACGCCAACCACGGCGTTTCAGTCGCAAGGTCCGCAAGACGCTGCAAAACGCTTACCGGAAGTACCTCAATGATTCCCGGGCAAAGATCCGTGAAGATATCCGACGACTGATGCAGTTGAACCGTACCATCGTCCTGAAGAATCGCAAGCGTTCCAACAAGATCGGCATAGCCGCACAACCTTGCTCTTCTTATCGCGAGAAGAATCCCGAGTTTGGTAACATCGTCATCATTGACTGTCACGGCAGTCACATGATCAGCAAAGCGGGATAACCATGTCAAAATGACCATCAATGAACTGTTGGTCCAAGAAATAAACGGGTAAAAATCAATGACATCAAATTTACTGATTGTTTGGGTATTCCTAGTATCGATTACAGCCGTCGTTGCTGCTGTCAGTGCGGTGAAGTTCAAGCTGGACGTTGCAGAGTTTTTTGCCGTGGGGTTTGTCGCTCTGATTTTGATGCCTGCTCTTTACTTACAACTAATGGCGCTGTATCAGTCACTGACTGTTCAAGAATACAGGATGTTTATCGATGCTTCCATATTCCCTGCACAGGCCGTGTGGTTCGGGTTCATGCTGGGGGTCATGGCGGTTTGGATGCTCTGGATATTCACCGGTAAACATTCACAAAAAGCCCTCTTCATCTCACTTGCCATCGTTACGGTGATTGGTGTCGTTTCGGCGTCAATTATTCATTTTGTTCTCACTAAGTAACTCCCATGGAAAAACATATCAAATTCCTGCGCTTCATCGCCTTTATCCTGTTCATGGGGTTTCTTTACTTCGTGTTCAGAGCCTATGACACCGGATGGATTTTCAACGTGAGTATTGGAACGTTCTTCCTGCTCGCTTTGGCGATCTCTACCGTTGTTTACTTCTTCATCGGGCCTGCACTCAAGTGGCTCTTCCCAACCAAGGACAAAAAGTGATCAAAACTTTGAAACTGTTTTCTCTGCTGCTGGTTGCAGCTTTTCTGGTGGCTTGTAACAAGGCGCCCAGCAACGTACACGTGATCAACACCACGGACTGTGGGGTCACTTGGAAGCAGATCCCTACGGGGTCTGCGGTGCCCAAGACCCCGATGCATTGCGAGTACAACGTCGCGTTGCCTAACTGGCCGATGGCCGGTGATGCCGAGTTCCGAACACAGTTCCAAAAGAACGTGATGGCCAAGGTACGCATCAGCTACACGTACGAGATCGATGATCCTGTTATGTACGTGAAGGAAGCACGCTACCTCGGCAAAATGGGCGGGTCTCTCGAACTGTCGGCCAGCAGCGTTGGTGATCAGTACGAGCTGGCCGAGAACATCATCATCGACAAACGCTTTCGTGAGATCATGACCGAGATCACACGCAACATCGATGTGATCACGTTTGACTCAGCCAAGCTCGAAGCCCAGGTGGAAAAAGAAATCACCGATCACCTGAAGAAGAACGGCATCAGTATGGGTGACATCGCTATGGTGATCGAGCTCGATGAGTTGACGCGTCTTTCCATCGATACGGTGACGGCCATTCGTTTGTTCGAATCGGCTGGTGCTGCGGAAGTGGGGCGTGAAGTTCTCAAAGGTCGCGCTAGCGCTACCCGCATCATCGTCAGCAACGATCAACCGTCCAAACAAGCTAGTTCCAAAGACTAGCGTTTCCCGAAAGAAGTTTCGCATGAATCCTCAAGGAATGCCATTCGCTTCGTACATGATCGAAAGACTCATGAACGCGGTGTACAACAGCAAAGGTGCCGTGATGGCGCAGAAGGGGTCCACCGGACCTCCTGCAGCCCAGGAGAAGCATCTTGCAAAAACATCATCGCGGCGAACGCCGCTTCCAAACTGAACGCCTGAAAAAGAAGCGTCAGTTCTATTGGGGTTATAGTCCAGATAGCCCTTTTGAAGAAACGCGAGTTATGTCTATTATCCAATTGTCACGAGTGGTACAGAATCCTGCTATCTGCTCGTGTGGTCTTTGTGGTCACGCAGCCCGTGGTTACTATGGAAATGGTTGGGAAGGCAAAACTGTGCAAGAACTGTCAGATCTGGAAGTGATTCGTAAACATCTGGTCTGATTACACTAGCAGCATAAAACGAGGTGGGGAAACCCACCTCGTATGCCGTCTGTAAATGCTTGCTAATAAATAAATCTTGGTCATATATGATCGCTGTGCGTTAAGTCGCCATTCACTATTTTTAAAGGAAGTCGTTATGACAAAAGTAGGACAAAAGAAAGCCGATAAGACTGAAGCGGTAACCAGTGCAGCAACTGGTCCAGAACTGACCACAGCAGCAACGCTGGGCAGTGAATTCAAAATGAGTGGTGCGAGCGTTACCAAGCATCTCGAAAATGCCAAGGTGCCAGTCGCATCTACCATGGTGTCCGGCAAGCGTAACTTTGTCTTCTACGACAAGGCCAAAGCCACAGCCGCTATCAAAGCACAGATCGCTGAGAAGGCCAGGATCGAAGCTGAGAAGGCACGGGCTAAGGAAGCTGCAAAACAGCGTACAGCTGAAAAGTCCGAGTCGAAGCCTGCAGAACAAACAGCAATAGCTGTTCCGGGTGACGTCAGCAGAATTGCGGCCAACGTTGGCGCTCTGCAGGATCTGGTAATGCTGCATCAGGACATCGCGACCAAGCAGTTCGATCTCCTGAACATGAAGGCGGACCGCCTGGAAAAGAAGCAAGTCAACCTCGACAAGGACGTGTTGGCCGCTGCTGTGAAAACGGCAATGGGTGACGGTCTGGCAACTGTGACTTCTGCTATTCGCCGTCAGCGCGAAGATGCTGACAAGGAGTTCAATGCTCAGCGTTTGGCTGTCGAGGCGCAGTTTGTGAAAGTCACCAGCCAGCTCGATAACTTGCTTCAGCGGGTTTCGGCCTTGACAGATGTTGTTGGTGCGTTGGAAAACACCATCCTCGCCATTCACACAGCTCCGGAGCCACAAGCTCCTATTGCTGAGTCCAACAAGAGCGGGGAGGCGAATCAGGAACAACATTTTTTTCAAAGCGGCCAGGGCGACAAGCCAGAAGTACCAAAGGATCAAAACTCCTCGCATAAAGACGCGGACGTTGTTCCTGCAGGTTCTGGTAAAGCTCGGCGCCAACTTGAACAGGTCCTACGTGATGGACAGTTCGGCAAAGGCACAGACGCGATTAGTGGCGATTATCAAAAATCACCAAGCGATGAAAAAGCTGTTACGGATGCCGGACCAAAGCCTCGAGTCCTGATCTTGGGTCTGCACGACAATAAGGTCCGTCATATCGCTAGCTTTAAAAGCAAGCTCGATATGACGATTTTCAACCCTGATGAAGCAACCACTCGGATGGGTAAGACACCTCCAAAGGCGGACTACATTATCCAGATGATCGATTACATCTCTCACACCGTCAGCAACAAAGTTGACGCTGGATTGGAGAGCATTCTGATCAGTGGTGGATTGTCGACGCTGCGTCGTGAGCTCAACAAGATCGTGAAAAAGCACCAGCCGGCATAAAAGGTAGCTAGGGAAGCTTTTGCTTCCCTAGCCTTCTATTCAATTTTTTGTTTCAAAGATAGTGAGAATCGCAATGAATCAAGAAGTTAAAATTACTGTTCTCAAAGCAGTACGTCAGCCTAAGCCACTTACCGCAAGAGCACCCGCATCTTCTCTACAAGAACACCGACTGGCTTTCTTGGCAGCGAATAACAAGAGTGGCTTTGCACTAGATGAACTAGGTTCAGATGTACAGAAAGTTGACAGTCTCTTCGACGTCTTCTTTTTGGTGCGAAGCGTTCAGACGTTAGACAAACCTTTTATAGATCTCTTGATAAAAAGAATCAAGTGTATTTTGAACAGCAACAGTTTAGACTGCGGAAGAAACGACGCTCGGACGATTATCTACAGGACGCTTGGTTTTCCATCTAAAAAAGCGTTTGACGCCGCCTGCGTCAAGAAAAACTACCAAGAGTTCTGGGTAAACCCCAAGTACATGGCACCAATGTCTGACTTCAACCTGGAAAAGGAAATCGTTAGATCAGATCCAAATACAGAGGCTTTCCTTGGTCGTATAAATGACGGCTTTAAGAAGTCTGGAGAGAGGGCCTTTTACCCGGATCTGCCTTGGAAACAAGTTCTATCATTAATCGAGCTGTTATTGGAACACCAGGGTAAGGTGCCGCAGCAGAAAGTTCGAAACGTGAGTCGGGTGATTACTCAACAGAGTAAAAATGTAATTCACCACACTGAGGCGCTGACGATTCTTGCGAGGCTTTTAGGCTACGAAACGTGGCCCAAAGCGTTCAATTCGACTGCAGGCGGTTTCATCAAGTGTCGCCGGTATCCTCACTTCTATACCAAGCTTCTTGAGGAGTTTGGTCATCTAAGCATGAAAAATCAGTACAAAGAAAATGACAGCAAATAAAACTGTTAAAGCACTAGTCATTGTTCGTCACTGGATCACCGACCATGTTGTTCGAGACACCGTCGAATTCGATACAGAGATTGACACGACAGACGAGACCCTGGCGGTTGCCAAGGTTATCGATAATTACACAGCTTTCTTGTGTAATGAGACCAAGGTCAAGAAGAACCCCGAGTACGACTGGGCGCAAGCCTACGTCAAGGCCAAGACAGATGAGTTGACCCGCTGCTACCTTGAAGTGGTCATTGTTTAGTTAAAGGAAGAATGAGTTATGAAAAACGCTGTAAAAATATATCCTGTCTTCAAAGACACCGGATCGTCTCCTACTGCTGATGCGTTTGTAGACGCATCTGTGCTGTGCCCTTGGCCGTTCCTGCTCCCTGATGGAAGCAGCGGGCTTACCAGCGCCCTGAAGGTTAACAAGGCTGTCGATCTGATTGGCATTTCACAAAGTGAAGACATGCTGAAGTCAGGTCTGACGAGGATTAGTGACTGTATTGCTCCTGATATCTACATCGGGAGCATTGTCGCGAACCTTCGCACCATCGACGCCTTCGGGGTGTACATCATCGACACGTCCGAAAACCCTCAAAGGAACTTTGTTGCCCATCCCGACAGCAACGACAAAATACGGCATCTCAAGATGCGCGCTAACCACATTGTCAACTTGAAAGGACATCTTGTTGAATTTGCTGTCTTGTTGTCCGGGCAGGTTAAGTTGGACACGGGTGAGTTCGAAGTTACACCCCTTGGTATCGAATTAGTGGGTGTTACCAATAGCGACGGAGATGGCGTTAGTGACGCCACCAAAGCCAATTTCGAACAGCTCGTAAAACGAATCCAAATTCTGGGCGTCGTACCCGTTTTCTCGTTGGTCGACGCCTAGCCTTACGTTTGTGAAAGGTTAAAATGTCTAATCAAACTAAGACGGGTCGAACGTTTAATGACCTTGACATCGGTTCCATGTATGCTTACGCGGCGCCTTCTCCAGAAATAGCTGCGCGTGATAAGGAAAACAAAACACGCAAGACGTGTGACATTCACCTTAAACGCATCGCAGATGAACGCAAGGAATACTTCAGTCAAAACGGCCTGGAGGAAACTTATACCCACTCTGACGCCCCTGAGGTCACGATCATTTCTTGGAGCGCATACGCCGGTCGCTACCAAGAGATGCTGCTGACAGAGTGCCTGAAGGCTGGCATAACACTGTCTTGGGACGAATCTATCGCCATCATCGACGAGCTAGTGGCTAATACCAGCGATATCCCCGGAATGGATGCCGATCCGAAGGAATGGGTAGCTAACGCCATGAAGCTCAACAAACTCATGAAGGCAGGCGTTGAGCTTGTTGTTAACTTTCTTTCACCACGCGCCGCAAAATAATGGGTCAGCTTTGACGCCATACAGGAGGACCTTTCGGGGTCCTCCTTTTATGTCGATTCTATTTTTTCTTGGTCACATATGCTTTCTGGGAGATAGAGAGAAAAAATCTTTAAAGCATAGTTGAGTGTTGGTCGCATCAACTGTGTTCCCCTTTCACAGACTACAGGAGACAGTCATGGCTACAATCGCATCCCTTATCGATACCGTGGGTAATGGTATCGGCGCCTTGAATAAGGATCTCGCATGGCGAGACTCTATTCATACGCGTGTATATGCAGCTGTCAAGGCTGACTTATACTTCCCCATCTTTAGCCACCCTAATTCCAAGGGTGCTATGGATTGTGCTGACTTCGTTCTGCGCGGTCAGGGCGGTATCGTGGAAATCGACCATAATCGCAAGATGGCCGAACACCACGTCCAAGTGCTGGAATGCGAAATGGCTGTCAGAGCCGTCGCAGCATAACCAGTACAGCTCACACCACTAGAGCATATTAGTGGTATAAACTTCATTCATTTTTAACTGTCCACTTTAAGGAGTATCCTCATGTTCGAATCTTTCAATGCCGATTTCTTCGGCATGTGTCTTTTGTTCGGCTTGGCTTGTCAGCTGAGTATCGAAGTCCTGGTCTTTGGTTGGGAACGAGGTTCGCGGCGGCTGAATAAGGAAATCTGGGTGGACTTGCTCAAAACCCAGAAAAACAAACGCCGCATTAGTTGCGCGTTTGTTTTGTCGTTTGCAGCTGTGTGGGTGTTTGGGTTCTTCATGTTCCCATTGGAAATAGCAGTAGCGACCTTGATTTGTAGTTTGTCTTGGGTTGTCAGCTTGTACTTCACCTACTGCGGCGGTGCTGAGTCATTCGCCGAACGCTAACTTCAGCGTTCATTCACAGCTTTTTTCCTGCCCTGCTATTAAAGGGATTAGGCATGGAATACCTCCAGCCATTTTCTAAAGGAAAAATATATGCTCGACTCTAAGACCATCGCCCGCGCCGCCGCCGAAGGGTACACACTCAGAGACGTCATCGCAGCGGGTCGCGTTCAAGCCAAGCGTAATGTCTCGGACGGTTGCTGCCCGGGTTTTGGCAACCGCATAAACGTCAACCACCAAGAACTCGCTGAAGAAATTTACGGACACTGCCAATACGTAGGTGGCTACATCTACTCAGGCACTACTTGGCGCCTGGACAAGCAGAGGCTTGATGTTTACGGCTATAGAAACTCTAGCCGAGTGGGCGAGAGTGTCGACCCACTCCGCACACTGGAAGAACTTGTAAGAGTTCTTCAATCCGCTCCTGTCGGAGCACGTATTGAAAGTAGTCATAGCTCCATCAATAACCGTTCGTCTGAAACGCTGGTAAAAACGGCGACTGGGTGGAAATCCATTCATGCTCACGACAGCGGGTGGGAATGCGGGGAAGAATTGCACTGGCACAACTTCCACGAAGTGGCGGCCATCATGGGTGTGGCTCCATCGAACACCTTTATCGCAGTATTCGACGAAGCGCGGAAGAGGTGCTACTGAATAAGAGGCTCCCGTGCGGGGTCAGCTTTGACATCATATAGGAGGACCCTTCGGGGTCCTCCTTTTATGTCGATTCTATTTTTTCTTGGCGATATATACCAGTTGTGAGATACAGGAAGAGTGGTTCTTCCTGGTCTCTTTGTTCAAACCCTTAAGGAGTATCCTCATCATGACTACAGTAAACAAATTCTCGTTCGAGAACCAAAACCGCGCAAACAACTTGCGTGATAATATGATTGACGCCATCATTGATGCTGTCGATTTCTCTCCTTTCGCTACGGCTGGGGAGATTGTTGCTGAGTACCTGGGCAACAAGGGCTTGCGCGATTACGCGCATTCTCAAGTAGGTGGTATTGCGTATTTTGAAGGTGGTAATGCGCTGGAGCGTCTGAGTAAACTGGTGGACCCAGAACTCGTGACACAAAACTTGGCAATGTTCGCCAGTGCTCTTCGTGACGCCGACAATGCAACAGTCGCTAAAGTTGCCGCCGAAATGTCTGATGACAATCATGACAGTTCGGAAGGTGTGTTTGGTGGGTATTTGTCGGTGAAAGGCTTCGAGGCCGAGTTGCTGGAAGTGCTGAGCACTGATGTCATCGGATCGATTCGTAACGGTTTGATCACCAAGCAACACCAAGAAGAATTCGCCAAGTAATTCCATCTAGGGGATCAGGCATCTGCCTGATCCTTTTTCTATTTCAATAAGGGTTTTCCATGTTTTCCAAAATGAAAGTTTTGTTGGTTGTGTTGTTTGCTTCTGTTATGACTGCTTGCGGTGGTGGCGGAAGTCCTGAGGTGGAAGCTGAACTCAGTAGCTCCAAGTCGTATTCTTACGTAACTGCTTCTGTGGATGTCGTTGGTGATTCCATCTCCATTGGTGTGAATACGGAAGTGTCACCCATCATGCGTTTGACTGAATACCGTCCTAACTGGGCGGTTGTTCACCATTCAGCTGGTGGGTTGCAACTCGACACCATGATTGCTGGTTACTCGGAACCAACACCTGGCGCTCATCCGATCTATTTCCCGATGGGTCCTCAACTGCCATTCCCGCAAGTGCAGCGCAGCAGCCGCTATGTTGTGATTGCTTTGGGTGTGAATGATGCTTTGAACAACAGCACGATGCAAGAGGCTGTGCGGTTTGAACACAACATGCGTTACGTTATCCGTACGTTGGTTGCAGAAAACCGTGTGCCTGTTCTCACTGGTGTTCCCAATCTGGCTGTGAACCCTGTGTTTCTGAAGCATTACAACAACGTCACGTTGATGCTGGCTCAGGAATACGGTTTGGTGCACGCTGGCTGGGGTGAAGCTTACGGGATCGAAGGCGTAGGTAGTGACGGCATCCACCCCCACCAAGGTGGCTCTGACATGCTCGCTGGTCGCCTCATCCGCGCTATCGACCAAGCTATCGAGCTTGACAACGCTGGTGTCTACGCCAACATCCAAATGTTGGCCATGAAGTAAATGATGATGGCTCTGAACACATCCAGTCTTAGGACTGGGTGTGGGCAGCTATCTTCTTTTTCTTTTGAGGTGACTATGCATGGATTTGACTTGACACCGCTTTGGTGGTGGTTTGGTTTCTTGGGGATCTACATCGTTCTTTTTGTGATGCGGAAACTACCACCTCTCAAAGACAAGCCTTTGTTGTACTACTTCTTGCTGCTCGGTAGCTACGGCTTCATTACCTTGGCGTTCTACGTAAAGTTCAACTACAACTTCACAGTGATCGCCGTGTCGTTTTTGGCGTGGTTCATCATCACTGGCTTTAAGCTCGCACTACGCGCTTATGTGAACCATCAGGCACGGAACTATCGTCGCTAGTAAAAGAATATCACCAAGAGGGTAGCACCTCTTGGTTTTATGCCGTCTATTTCTTTTTTGGTTTGCTATCAGCATCCAAGCCCTATTTAGATCAAGTTTTTTCAGTGATATATCATCGTTAGGATAGGTACCCACTATTGAAAGATCAATCAATGTCTACATTTACTCTTCACGGCTACCAAGTGGCCGTTGCTTCTTGGCTTCGCAAATGCTTCGGTGTACAACTGGCCGCCGATAAAGAAGAACGCAACCAGCGCTTCTTCGAAGAGGCCTGTGAGCTGGTCCAAGCCAACGGAATGAGTCAGAGTGCAGCGCACCGGCTCGTCGATTACGTCTACGGTCGTGAAGTTGGCGAAGTCTCTCAGGAGATTGCGGGCGTGATGGTTTCGTTGTCGGCTTTGGCCGAGACAGCCGGCGTTAGCGTCAGTGAGGCAGCCAATACAGAACTGGAACGCATCAATCGTCCCGAGATGATCGTGAAGATCAACGAAAAGCAAAAGCTCAAACCGCGTTTCTTGAATCAGTAATAAACAAAACTAAGGAGGTCCGATGAATATATCTTTAGACTGGGATGGGACAGTTACAGCGGAATCGACTGGTTTCGCCAACTTTGTCAACGACATGAGGGCACTTGGTCACAAGGTCTATATCGTGACCATGCGGTACCCTTCGGAATGTGTTCGTGACCCCATGATGCGCAGATGGGCCCACGGTGTGGATGGAATCATCCCCACTTCGCGACGTGCGAAAAAAGAAGTTCTGGACGAGCTGAATATTAAAGCTCATATTTACATCGACGACCATCCCGAAGCTGTGAATAAGAGCGCTGCAGAGCTTTGGGATAAGCCAAGTCCTGAAGGTACTGTTTTCATCGTTGACCAAGTCACTGGTGAGAACGTCCTGATGGAACTGGATGACCCTGAAGATGAAAGCTTGATCGATGCGATGGAAAAAGTCCGGGAAAAGCTGCTGCTTCCTCCACCCCCCAAGCTCTCGCCGGCTATTGCGGTGAACAACACCAGTTCCGTCCCATCAAGCCTGGATGGAAAGGGCTACCGTGTCAAGCTGGGTGTGTTTGGCGTCACTGGTTCCCAGGGTAACTTCATACCGCCGTTGACTGAAGAAACGTTGCAGAATAAAAAGCAATGGCCAGTTGTAGAGTCTGGCGTGTGTAGCTTGCGCGCTATGAAGGATTTCTCTATTCCGTTTGACCTGGTTGTTGGTCGCGTCAGTAACCTTACTGCAACGATGGTTGAAGGTGTGCAAGAGGTCTACGGCGATCTGGTTGTTTTCAACAACGACAGCTTCTTGAATAAGGCGCTGCAAGAAGAAAATCTGGAGTTGCAGTTCGGACCTTACTACCTTAAGGATGCTAACGGCGTTTTCCACAGTTTGATCGGTTGGGGCGTTAGCGTCGTTACCCCTTAAACTTTAACCGGCATAAGAGCCTTGCACGACGCAAGGCTCTGTGTATTTTTCATTGACAAGTAAAGGAAATTCATCATGTTGATCATTCAAAACATCTCGATCAAAGACAAGGTTCTGATCGTCGGTGCCAGCAGCCGTGAGATCATCTCCAGCAAAGCAGACTTTGTCTCTGCTCAGCCAGAACCTATCTTGGTTTTGCAACTTGACTTCGGTAACGGTGACCCACTGACGTCAATGGGCATCACCAAGGAGTTGGTGGAAAAGCTTGATACTCCTTGCCAGGTATTTCTGGGCATCGCGCAGAACACGTGGAGTGATCTGCCGGTCACCATCAATGAGTTGAACGTAATGATCAGCGAACTTGTCGTTAACGACGACAAAGTGGTTTTCAATAAGTACACTGGTATTCTGGCGGAAGCCAATCCATTCCACAAGTACCGTGTTGCTACGCCTGAATTCATTTCTGAACCAAATTAGGAGTAGTCATGGAAGCGTTTGTTTTGGTCTGGATGATTGCGGTTGGTAACTCAACGAACACCAACACCTACAAGGTGGACTCAGGCACTGCCCCCTTCCCATCCGAGGTAGCTTGCCTGACAGCCCAAAAGAACATACTGACTGACATGGATAAATACAACAAAATGACTGAACGCAAATTCAGTATCCACGTCATTTCCATGGACTGTTACGGAAATAAGAGGACCAAGTAATGAGCACGCAAAATTCTGTCACTTTGTCTGCTGAAGAAGCCAGGGTTGTCTTTGTGCAACACGTAGCTGGTGTTGTCGAATACTGGGAAAACGAAAAGGGTTCACTCACCAACCGTGAAAGACTCGAAGGTGTAGCATTCAGTATTCTCACTGCCTTGGATGGTAGTGGATTAACGATGCCGCCTTTTACCGTACGACCCATTCCTGACGAAAAAGGCGGTTTTGATTTCTTTGGAACTGTCTGGCCGGATAAAGACCTCGGTGGAGGTCTGCACGATATCTTTGATCGGGAGCTTAAAAAGAAACCGGAAGAAAGAACCGAGCTGCAGGGTGTTCTGAAAAGATTCCGGGCCGAGATGGATAACTTTCGCGAAACGCTGTAACTAGGAAAAGTCAAAATGAACATAGCCAAACTGCACCGCGTCTACCCTCTGACGAACGTTTTTATCAACGACGGTTGTCTTACGCTGGAGTCAACCTATCGGATGCGTTTCAATCGTACTTCGGGAAGTCTGGATCTTCCCGATTACGACGTAACACCGTCCACAAAACAGTTGCGTCTGAACCTGGAGCCCATCGGTGACAACGAAGTACTGGTTGTTGTTGACACCTCTAACAGACAGCTGGCGGGTATTGAGGGTTTCTACGGGTTTTGCTTTTCGGTTGATCTTTCTGCAATCACTGAAGAACAATGCAAAATCTTGTTCAGTATCTCTCATGGCGGGAAATACCCCTCAGTTCTTGCAAAGTTCGGATACAAAAGTGTCCAACTGGTCGTGCACGAAATCCATGAAAAGGATTCTGGTGTTGATTACAACAGCCGGATCTGCACAATCAGCAACAACGCATATATCGCATTCATAGGTGCTTCAAATGGCTGAAAAGAATAAGGCTGATATGCCGCAAATTCAACCAGTCGAACGCAATGAATTGCTCGAAGCTCTTAGCGAGATGGTTCGCAAGGGTGAGCCGGTTAATATTCACGAGGCCATTGCAGTGGCTGAATACCAATCACGGTTTCAGCAAGCACGTGAAGCCAAGAAGACCCAGACCCTCTGGGGTCGTTTCTTGGCGTTCTTCAATCACCAGAAATAACAAGGACAAGACATGAGAAACGTTGTAATGAGAAGGCTTGGTAAAGAAGGTATGTCCAACTTGCGGACATACTGGAACCATTCTGACTTCCCTTCTGTATTGAAACAAGTGCAAAAGGACTTTCTGGACATGACAGCCATGAAGTCCGTGAGCGGCAAACCGTACGTTGTACTGTGTCTGTTGTTCATCCATGCCATTCAAAAACTGATCGCGTTTGAGGCTGGCAAAGACGTCGATGAGTGTTTGCTGCATGAAGCAGTGGCTATCGCTGTTTACGTCACGTCTGTAAAACCAAGATCCGTTACACCTAATCGGTACTACACGTTGGTAACGACAATGATGGATCTGCAACGACACGATGAAACTTTCAACAAACTCATCGATGCTTTTCTAACCTGGGATGAAACTGAAGGAAGAAGACCGTGAAACACAAGGGCTGAACGCGAATAAGTCGTTCTATTCCATATACAACATCTGTTTCAACTACTGAACAATGTCGACTGAAAACAAAGAAAAGCGTTTTATCGCTGGAAGCAGATCTGAGTTTTTTAACGGTCTTCAAGGACCGTCAGTATTTTATCCGTTAAAGCAACACATCGTGAGAGAGAATCTCACGATCGTTGAGCAGGAGAACAGACTAATACTCAGAGCAAGAGATGCTACTGGCGGTTACTACAGTGGGGACGACTTCACGATGTACGTCGGAAAGCCGTATAAAGGTACCGTTGGCGATAGCTAAACAAACACGAGGAAAACAAAACATGAGAAAAGAAGCAGTTGATAAAAACTTTGGCTCGGCCCTGGAGGCATATTGGACCAGGCCTGTATTCCAGTCTTTACTTCGAGATGTTCGCAAAGACTTCCTCGAAGCGACAGGTCTATCTACCCTTGCCGGCGTACCTTTCGTAGTTGCGTGCCTTTTGTTGGCTTCAACCATGGATCGTCTGGCCGCCGGGTACAGTGGATCATCAACCCGTGATGATAGCCTGCTGTACGAAGCTATCGGCATTGGTGGTTTCTACTGGGGCGGTAACCCACGGCACCCACAAGGGACACGCTATGGTTCGTTGGTATATGCTGTCAGCTCTGCGCAGTCTGCTAACAAGGATTTCCGGGCGTTTTGTGACTCTTTCATTGCTGAAGTCTTTCAGGACATAAAACCATGACGTTCACCTGGTCCCGTAAAGGCGGTTACGAGTGCTCTAGCACTGGTGACAAACGCTTCTCTGCTTTCCATGCCAAAATGCCAGATGGTCGCACGATCGAGCATCACTACCAATGTGATGTAAAAGGATACCAACCTGGCGGTCGTGACTGGAAACTTGGTAAAGGCAAGCCACCACTGACACCAATGACTCCTGAAGCCCTCTACGAGGCCTACAAGGCCTTGTGGGTGACGTGGGCTAAGGCTAACCCTCACCTGATGATGGAACTGCGTTCTAAGGCCTTAGAGCACAACTGCCTTCTCAGCGACATGTACGCTACTACATCGGTCAATCAGGCTCATGCCTTGGCCGACTTACTCAACGAAGGATACTGACATGCCTCAAGAAAAAGAAATAGAAGAAGCCAACGCACGTTTGTCCGTTAATGTTAGCGTACTTCTCGCAAAGAGAATACTGGTCACGCGTGACAACACGTCGTTCAATCCCGAAATAACCCACGACAGTGTGTACGACTTTCTGGACGACATTCTTACCGTATTCAACTTCATACCTAATCTTGGTACCTCCGGCATCAAGAAAATGCAGGTCGGTGTGCTCGAAGGTAACACCGGATTTGAATGGATCTTCCTTTTAAACAACGGGGAAAAGTGCGGCACTGTCATGAAAGCTGATCCGGAGTTCTTTGTGAGTGTGCTGGAAAATTGGTGTAACTGGGGTAACTGGGGAAAACCAGAAGACAAAGATTACCTCATCTCTGAACTCGGTAACTTCCATAAGCAGTTGCTTAGAGTTGATTTCTGAGATTGGTGATTTAAAGAAAGCCTGGCGACATATCATCGTTTGGAGGAACAGCACATCCTCCAAACATCCTCAACTTCCAACTTCCTCAGATGAACGCTAAACGTCAACGTCACAACACGAAATCCAAGGAAAGCGCCTCGCAAGAGCGAATGGCGCATTTCGCTTTCCTCTATGGTGACATCCGAGAGCAGGTGAACTCGGTGGGTTACGAGAGTAACCTTGCAGGTAAGGAGCTTGCACGTTTTTGCGTGCGTGCTGGGTTAGGTGGTCATGAGCGCGATCAGGCAGTGTTCCTGTACACCACGTTGTGCCACGTGGGCGTCTGGGTCAAGCAAGCTATTGAATCCGCCGAGATCAATGCCAATAGCAAGGTGCGGCATCTGAAGGCTTTGCGGCACAACTTGTCAGTGGTAACGATTCCGTATCCACCCATGCTGAACATGGAGCCCTACATCGCGAATCTGCGTGGGTTCTACGAGGCAGCGGATTTTTACGGGCGTGAGAAGTTAAAGCGGATCTATCTGATCCAGCATCCGAAAGAAATCAAGACGCGTGTAGTGTTCGACGAGCATCGCACGTTTCAAACGGACGAGTTGATCCAGGGTGTTATTACCCTGGAGATGGCTCGTCACGCCGGTCACCGCATCAAACTCGGTGACTTCGATGACAAGGTGCAATGGTTCAACGCATTGCTCGAATCTATCAAACCTAAGGAAAGAAAGAACTAATGCTCGTACTCCTGTTGTGGTTCGGGTTGGTTCCTAAGGGACAAGCTATGAAAATGAATCCAGTTAAATTGGTGATCGGAACCATGATAGGAGTTTTGCTCTTCGTGATGGTGTTTCCGTTCATCTTGATGTTTGAGTTGTTCTGGAGAATGACGCCACACGTCAAGACGTCTAAGCGTGTTATTGCTTTGGCTGCTCAGTTTGAGTCAGAGGTAACCAAGATCAATCTGAGCACGACAAGCAACACGGCAGCGTTTGAAGCTGTGACTGCTTTGGCTAGACAGCCGCATTACAAAGAACTGGTGCAGCGTAGATCGTTGTACCTAGGCATCATGACTATTGCAAGCTACCTTCTTCCTCCCGAGAAGTTCAAGAAGGATGAGTTTGTAGTAGGTTATTTTGCGCAGATGGGTGCAGGGTTACTTACTGGCAAACCCAAAGAGCTACACATCGCGAACATGTTCGCCAGGGCTCGCAGCGCCAGTGATGTGGCGGTAGCTTTGATCTACTCTGGATCGCTTGTGGAAGAAGACTTCCGTAGGCATTTTGCAGGCACAAATCCGCAGCATGTGTGTGACTTCCTTGCAGCCAGCATCGATGAAGTTCTCGCGATGCCTAACGTGGAAAAATACAAAGAGCCGGGACCATGTGGTTGAAGTTTGTTGACTGGTTGAAGACCAGCGTACTGCGTGTCGAAGAGCTCCATTGGATCGAGCGACCTAACTCGTTCGCCAAAACGCTCAAGAAAATCATCACGGAACAAGCCAGTGGTTACATGCGTGATGTTCACTTCCAGGTGAACCACGTGAACAACCGGACACTGATCAAGGGTTCGGCAACCATGACGCTCTTCGACGGTGAATACACTTTCGAGGACATCGTCTATTTTGATGGTGTGCTCGGTAGGACGAGCTTACACATGACCATCAAATGCGAAGCCATTTACCACGGAGTGATACCGTCGATGAATGTGAAGCTTCGTGTGAACGACAAGGTTTTCAGTGGTGTAGTGGGTCTTACCATGCGTTTCAAACGCGGGCTTGATGTACTGCATTTGAAACATTCTCGAAATAGCACTTCCCACTAACCTAAAGCAATCAGGAGAGGCTATCTGCGGCCTCTCCTTTTATGCCGACTACAAAGAAAGGCTAACGCCATGCACAACTTCCTGAACTTTCCTCGTCTGGTTTTCGACGCTGTTTTCAGCAACAACCTTAAAGACGACAAACCAGGTTACTGGACAACCACCAAGATGGGTGTAGTGACGATGGATGTCACTAACGAGGATTTCTTGGCATCTCTGAAAAAACAGTTGATCCAAAAAGAGCTCATCGACCATGAACAATCGGTTAACGTCGAATACTCATTCCTCAGTAGTGAACAAGCGGTTGTCAAGCCAGACGTCGGGCCTGAAAACTTCAGATGGTCAGGCTTCATTCGACTGGACATTCGGGCCGGCGGTAAGTACGCTACTATCACGTTCTTACCGGGATTAGATGTAGCGGTGAACGTTCCGTTCTATTATCACTGGTTCCACGAGGGGGTAGTCACTGGTGACACATGTCTTTACTTCGGACAAGAGGACATGGATGATCCAGAAGAGCTGCGGGCTTTACTGGCAGAACACATCGCCCATTACATCGCGCAATCTCACGACGTATAAAAATCATGAATCAAGAAGCATTGAATAAACTCACTCCTGGTTTCTTCTTCCAGCGTTTTCTTCAGGACATCGATCCTGATAAACAAACTCCCACAACTCGGCACTGCACGAGACTGATGACTGCTCAAGTCACCGAACCGTTTTTTCTGAACGAACTCAGGACCAAGATTAACGCCAGAAGTAAGACGCCAGTAGGTGCACTGGAAGTCGGGTTTACTTTCTACGATGTTCCTACGGAAACTCCGTTTTGTGAAAACGGTGGATTTGTCATTTCTGTAAGAGTGAATAACAAGTACGCCATGCTTAGTTTTTCTTCAAACATGGACTGGTACGATCATTCGTTAGGGAATTTGAAATCTGAACCTAGTTTCGCAATTATGCGATATGACTTAGTTACTGACGACCCTAACAGGCTTCGTTCCAAGCTAGCTGAATACATTGCTACTCATTTGGTGGAGTATGTCTTTATTGATTGGGTGCAATCATGACTTTTCACTACACCTACAACGAGATCAATGTCCAACGTCACGACGTTGGTTTCATCGTCAAACAAGTCAAGTCTGTTTTGGCCAGTAAACGTGTCCGATCCATCTGTCTGAACCAGCTGCCGGACGACAACGGCCAGTTGTACACCACTGAGCAAGCTTCGAGAATCATTGACGCCGTCGTTAACGATTCACTTTACTACCACTACCCGTAAAAGACAAATCATGAACAACGAATTCAACTACGCTGCGCAATTTCACAGGCTGTTTCTGCATGATCCTGATGTTGCTCTGGTCGGTCACACTTCAGTGATGGGTGTGCGGTCTGTTCCCGTGACCAGTGAAATGATCGTCTCGAAACTCCAAAAGAAACTGGTTGATCTGAAAGTGATCAAACCTGAAGACACAGTCCAAATGGAGCTGTCCTACTTCGACCATCGCTACACCGCTGTCACGCCCGAGAAATTCGAAGAAGGTGGTGGAATGGTGCTGGATATTCGTGCCGGTGGTATTTATCACACTTTCAAGTTTAACCCACGTCAAGAGCATGATCGTGATTTTGTGTTCTGGTGTTTGCGCAGGCGGCTGGACGCTGATCCAATGGAGATCGAACTCAACAAAATGCACAACGCCGATCGCGAATCAATGCACGAAAGCATTGTCAATTTGATCGTCGAGTATTTCACCGATTGAAAAACAAATGACAAACGAAGAACAAGAGTATCTCAAGATCAACGAGAAGCTGCGTGAGGCCGCGCCAGCGTACTACGTTGAAGACAAGCCCATCATGACCGATGCCGAATACGATCAATTGATCGTTCGTGCTCGCGAATTGGAAAAGCGTGTTGATAAAGCGATCGTCGATGCTGAACGCCTGAAGGGTACGCCACTGTACGACGTGGTTGGATCTGTTGCCAAGGGTCTTAAGCCTGCTAAGCATGAGACACCTATGCTCAGTTTGCGTACTGAGACGAATACTTCCGATGAACCCATCCGTAATTTCCTGCTGAAAGTGGGAAAGCGGCTGGACGAACTTGGTTTTCCACCGAATTGTACCAGTTACTGTGCTGAGTACAAATTTGACGGACTGGCTTTGAGCCTCAAGTACAGGGATGGAAAACTTCTCCGTGCAGTTACCCGTGGCGACGGTTACGAAGGTGAAAACGTTACGCATAACGCTCTCGTCGTTAAAGGCATACCTACGACTATCGGTCTGAAGCGGGATCTGGAAGTTCGTGGTGAAGTGATGATGACTAAAGAGATGTTTGCTAGTTTGAATAAGCAAGCATTGATAAGCGGAAGTCGTGTCTTTGTAAACCCGCGTAACGCTGCCGCTGGTTCCATGCGACTTCTCGATTCGAATGAATGCAAACGACGCGGACTAATCTTTGTTGCTTACAGCGCCATAGGGCCTGCGGTTGATATGGAAACCGACAGCCATCTCTATCGCATATTGACCTTGGAAAACCTGGGTTTTGAAATCGGGCTTACACCTCTACGTACTAAAACACCAGAGCGACTAGCGGAGTTCTACCAAAAGACTCTCAATGAACGGACCACAATACCGTTTGAAATCGATGGGGTAGTCTACAAAGTCGACTCTATCGAGCAACAAGAAAAGCTTGGTGTCATCGGTAAAGAACCTGTCTGGGCAATTGCTCACAAGTTCCCACCGGAGGAAGCCACCACCAGACTCGAGAGCATCGACATCCAAGTCGGGCGCACTGGCAAGTTCACTCCCGTCGCCAAGTTGAAGCCTATCTTCGTGGGTGGCGTTACTGTATCGAGCGTGACGCTCAGTAACATCTTCGACGTGCGTCGCAAGGACATCCGTCCAGGCGATACGGTGTTCGTTCGTCGTGCTGGTGACGTGATCCCTGAGATCACGACACGAGCCAACCGTAAGCGTGATGGTTACGTTCCTAACTTCCAGATGCCTCCCCAGTGTCCGGTTTGCGGCGGACTTGCTATCCGTTTCAAAGGCGAAAGCAACTACCAATGCACCAACAAGTACGAGTGTCCGGCGCAACTCTCTGGCTCCATCTTGCATTACGTCAGTCGTGCCTGTATGGACATCGAGGGTTTTGGTGAAGAGACGGTTGACCTGTTGACGAAAGAAGGCTACGTGCGTTCATTCGTTGACTTGTACCGCTTGACACCACAGATCCTTACAGAAGTAGGATTGGGTCCGAAGAAAGGACAGAACCTGCTCGACGCCATCGATGGTTCTCGTGTGAACTCTCTAGCTCGTTTCATCTACGGGCTGGGTATTCGCTATGTGGGTGCCAACACTTCCAAGATTCTTGCTAATCGTTTCAAGACGATCGGTGCGCTCTTTGAAGCCAAGCGGGAAGAACTCATCAACCTGCCTGACATGGGGCCCGTTACAACGGACTCCGTGGTTTCCTACATCGGCAACGCGCACAGGCGAGCGTTGGTGTTTGAGACCATTGCGGTGGGTAAGTTGATTCTGACCACCGTAGAGCAACCTCCAAAGCCCGTAGGACCGCTCACAGGCCAATCTTTCGTGGTGTCTGGACGGTTGACACACTACGAAGCGATAGAGCCTTCTAAGACCCGTGAAGCCTTCATTGATGTTTTGGAGGATCTGGGTGCTTCTGTCACCGATAAGGTGAATAAAGATACAACGGCACTTATCATAGGTGAGAAACCTTCGAGCAAGTTAGCCAAAGCGAAAGCTCTGGGCATCCGTGTTATGACAGACAAGGAAGCCATGGAACAGTTCATGAACCTGGAAGTCTCCACGTTCTAAACGTCATATCGCCAGCAGCTTATCGGGCTGCTGGCTTTTTCTATCTCTCTCCAACCAAAGCAAAGGAAACTATCATCATGGAAACCAACATCATCACCACCGCAGGACATATGGCTCTGGATGCAGCCATGGAGCATGTTGCGGAACACCACCCAGTTCGCACCGGTCCTGTCACGGACGCAACCATTAAGTCTGAGACCATCATCAAAAAGGCAACGCCCCACGTGGCGATTGCTTACAACCCCTATTCGCTCGACAGCCTGATGGGTGCGGCGCAAGCCATTTTCCATCCAGACTACCACAAGGCAAGGCTGGTTCCTTACAACCAGTTCGCATCGACCGACACGCTGATGAACTACACCAAGATCCTGTTCGTTGGTGTGGAAATCACGCAACTGGATTTCGCCGCCCTGATGTCTGGTACGCAGATGAGTGTGCAGTTGGTCGCTTACCGTGACAGCTATTCCTGGATGGACGAGAAGTCCCTCAAGAAACTGGGCGACCGTGTAACGTTCTTGCGTCCCAGTGACGAGTTTGTCAACGAACTGTTGGCCCGTACTGATAACACGGCGACAAAGATCGTTCAGTTCTGGGTGGACAAGTCCGGTGAAGGCCGGGTGCCGGGCGTTCTGTACAACCTGACGTCGTTGGTATCACGGATGGTGAGCCAAAGCTATCCTATCCTTTCGTTCCATGTGGACCTCAATGAAGGTACGATGGAATCCGAAGAAGAGATGTCCAACAAGGCACGCATTCACGATGCGGTTGCCAAGCTGCGCACAGCTCTGGGATCGGTAGAGCCCATGAACGAAGTCCTCGGCCTGACTTTCAAGGCCGATGTCGACGCTTACCTGTCGCACTTTCGCCATGTCCGCTACACGCTCACGCGTTCACTGCGGATGATGGCGTTTCGTCAGGCTACTGGTGCGTTGTCGTCTACCGTGATCGAGTTGCCAGTCGTCCCAGCCAGTGAGATGACGCACAGCGACATTTTGCACGCTGCTTTGCAACACTATAAGGAAGTGGTGACTTATGAAGATGTTCGTGAGTATCGCATCTGGCGCATTTATTCGGAGAAAGCGCAAGACCGTCAAAAGCTCGTGCACATCTTCAAGCCTGTGATGGTGTGGAGTGAAGGCGCTGTGCTTTGTGCGCTGACACACACCACTACGTCAACTGCGTGATTGTTGCAAGGGGGTTACTCCCCTTGCACGTTACGACTTACTTGGATAAAATAAAATGCAACCTAATTTGATGAATCTGAGTAACGATCAAACGTGCCGACTCTTCACCGGCATTATGAGTGAAGGCGCTGCTCAAGACCCCGGCTTGGTTCATTCCATGGCTGACTTCTTCTGGAAGACCACCGATAACTACCAAATGTTCTCAGGTGGGGTGTACTTTCGGGATGTGGTTGGTAATGCGTTGTGCTCCAGCTTTGCTATCAGTGTTCTCAAGAACACCATGCTGATCACCAATTGTCACTTTGTTGATCCCTTAGAGCTCCCAACTCCCACCGGCGTGGTGACCATTGACCATCGGATGGTGCCTTGCTTTTTGGAAAAGCGACATGAAGAAGATCCCCGCACTGCAACGCGGATTTACTTCAACCCAGAAAGCAAGCATTTCGTATCGGTGAACATTGTCTACGAAGGTGATGCTGCACCAGGGCCTTTTTCAGACACTGCTAAATTCAAGTTCTATCGGGTCTATCCAGCGTGCATCCATGCACCTTACGAGATCTTCGAGGTCCTGTCTACGTTACTGTGTCCCGATATTGAACCACCTGAAATCTTGCAGTCCATGTATCGACCCCTTCACTGATGTTATTTGAGTAGTCATGCACGGCGAAACAGGAAGAATCCTTTGACTCTTTCATACCCAACTACTTGCTCCTTCAATGGGGTGAGTAGTTGGGTTATTCCCTGTTTCTTTTTTGGTCCTCAATAATGCCTTATCCAACCCCCAACTATAGCTTGGCCGTTATGGCTAAGACGGCGATTCAGTTCTTTGAACAGAATACCGTACTGGCCGATTTGCAAATTGGTCAAGAGACTGACACCAAACGTTTCAAAATTGGTGATGGTGTCACTGCGTGGAATACGCTCCCCTACGCTGTACAGGGCAACGAGAACAGCATCTGGGTAGGGTTGTCTCCTGATGTAGGCAACCTGCTGGAGCTCACGCTCGCTCGCAATGGCTTCTACCTGAACCCAGTTACGTTCGACGGCACGACGGTGCTCAACCAATCCATCGATGGAACGCTGACAGACATCACGCCGTACTTGACGGCTAACCAACAGCTGGCTGGCTTCGTAGCGGCTGGTTTGATGATTCGCAAAGTCGTCCTGGCTCTGGGTGCTGACTGGAATCTGAATACCACTGACCCCATTCCCGCAACAACCGTCACGCAAGCCATTGACTCCGTCTCTGATGCTTTGACTTCGCTTGCGGGAACTGTTAGTGGTTTGATCAACGACTCTGCTGTTAGCGCTTCGACCACCTACTCTTCGACCAAGATCGGTACGCTGGTAAATGATGCCATCGCTGCGATCATTGGTGCCGCACCTGAAGCTCTGAACACAGTCTACGAACTAGCTGCCGCTCTCGGTAACAATCCCGATCTGGTGACGAACATCGTTACTGAGTTGGGACAGACTGTGAAGATCACAGCGCAAACCCTGACGGCCCCGCAACAAGCCCAGGCTCGAACCAATATCGGCGCAGCTTCTGCAGCTGATCTGGGTAGCCCGGATGAGAACACTTTGACTCTGGAAGCAAAGTACCTGTACGAAAAGTCAATCGCTACAGGCGGTATCGAGATCACAATCGAACCCAATCCATTGGTCATTGTGAAGACCGCTCCATTTGTGGCTAAAGTCATCTCTGATGGAAGTGTTCATCGAGAAGGTATTTACGCACTGGATACTTCTGGCGGGTCCTTCATCACACAAATGCCTGCAAACCCACTGCCGGGTGATGAGGTGGAATACCTCGACTACAACGGGACTTTCGATACGGGACCTGCTGAGCTCTCTCCTAACGGGAAGAAGTTCATGGGACTTAACGAGAGTTACATTCTCAATCAAAAGAACCGAGGCCGCCGCTTCAAGTTCGTTGATGAGGACAAAGGTTGGATGCCAATGGCCTAACGACATAAAGAGCCTCCCTTTTGGGAGGCTCTTATGCTGCTTATCCACCAAACCGCATTCCGATGGGTGCTTTCATACGGACGTACTCATCGAATTGCTTCTGAAGCTTTTCATGCTTCTCTGTCAGTTCTTGGAGAGCTTTCACCAAGACAGGAACAATAGAAGATTCGTTGATCTTCAATTTCTCCAATTGACTGGTGTCAACGATCACTGGTTTGTCGCCTTCGAGTTCCAGGATGTCTTGGGCAAGCCATCCGTAACGAACTACCCCGACACCAATGTCTGAATCACGGTTCTCGCGATAACGATAAGCGACAGGCTTGAGCTTCATCACAAAGTCAAGGCCGTGTTGAACGTCAGTGATGTCTGTCTTGTCGCGTTTGTCAGACACAATGGTCCAGGAGACCTTGACGTAAGCGTGCTCCACCGAAGAGGAACCAACCACGACACGGTTGTTCTCACTGGTCACGTCCATGACAGGGGAGTAAACACCCGCGTTGTTGACACCACCGAGGATGATGTTGCCACTACCTGTCGACAAACGAGCACCCGCAGACGAGCCCAGACCGATGTTGTTGTTGCCGCCAATCAAAGAACGAAGTGCTTGGGCACCGACAGCTGTGTTGCCGTTACCAGTACCGCTAGCGAGTAGAGCTTCGAAGCCGAAGGCTACGTTGTAACTACCCATGTAGTTAAACCGCATGGAATGGTAACCGGACGCAACGTTACCAACACCTTGCAGGTTGTTGTGCATGGACTCTTTACCAACCGCTACGTTAAAGCGACCAGTGCTGTTGTCCCGCAATGCAAGAGAGCCAATGGCTGTGTTGTCGGAACCCGTGGTGTTGCGACCAAGGGACAAATTACCAATAGCGGTATTGTCATCACCCGTAGTCAGTTTGCCAAGAGCACCATTTCCAACAGCTGTAGTGTTGGAGGCTTCGGATGAAGATCCGATAGCGCGGGCACCAACGGCGGTGTTGTTGTTACCGGTGGTGTTGAGTGTGAGAGCACGTGCACCCAATGCCGTATTGTTGTTCCCGGTGACGTTCAGAGTCAAACTGGAGTAGCCGAGCGAAGTGTTGTAACTGCCGGTGGTATTCTCACGAAGAGAAGCAAAACCAACCGCAGAGTTCTCTTTGCCGACGGTGGATTCTTTGAGCGCTGCGAAACCAATAGCCGTTTGGCCATGAATGTTTATTGCCGACGACAAAGTAAAATGACCCACGGCAACGTTGCCGTCACCGAATGAGTTATTCATCAGGGCGCAGCGCCCGATAGCCGTGTTGTTGTTCCCGGTAGTCAGAGCTGCAAGGGATGCATAACCGAAGGTTGTATTTGTTCCTGCAGTTGGCGTGCTACTCGTTTGTTGATTGCTATCAGCCATTGATATTTCTCTTAATGGGTTAGATCAGCACTTCATCAACCAACTGGTCGAAACCGTTGTAGGTCAAGGTGAATGTGCGTTGAACCAGCATGGTAGTTCCATCCACGTCGTAGATGGTGTCAGTGCGACGCGTGTAACGGTTGCTACCGTCTGGCAGAGAAAACACTGCTGTTTTCGCAGTGGTTCCATCAGTACGTTTCCACGTCGTGGTAACAAAGATACCATTGGCATCACGACCGGTACGGTAGACCGACAAACCATCAGTTACAACACCCAGCGAAAGGGCGTTGACTTTCTTACTGACAAGACCAACGTCTCGCCCGACGGAACCAATGCGATTCGAAAGTTCAGTCCAAAGAGACATGATTTATTTTTCCTTTACCAGACGATGGCACGAATAGCCTCAATGGTGGCTGCTTGTGCGATTTGTTGTTTGAGGGTTTGGGCCTTGGAGAAGTTGTACAAGCCCTGCATATACATGGCACTGTAGAACTCTGTCCAGTCCGCAAGGGTTGCTACTTGAACGTAGCTGTCATCCATGGCCTTCCAACCACCAGGCCAGCCAGGTGGAAGGGCGTTGCGCAGCAAGATGCTTCCGTTAGTTCCATCGATGTCCGAACGAGACAAAGGATCGCATGCGATCTTCTTGCCTTTGAACATGAAGAACGAATTGTTGGCAGCAAGGCGCTGCGCGTTGATTTCTTTGTCTTTGGTATTGCGAAGATCGGTCAGGTACGCATCGAGTTCTTCGAGGGTAGGTTGTCGGTTACCCCACGGATACTCAGAGGGCATCTCTGGTGGGGTTGCGATGTCTTCAACGGGTGGCAGTTCAAGAGCCAGCCAAGCGAGACCTTGTTCAATGGCATTGTTAAGGGGAGTCAAATCTTCGTTTGTCCAGATGGGGCGTGCTACCACGTTTTGCAAGTGGGTCACGTTGTTCTTGAGAGATGCAATGTCTGCTTCTGACTTGGTCTCATCCGCAAGAATGCGGTTGATGGTCGAGACACTAAAGAGTGCCGATGTCAGTTCTTGAGCAGCACTGCGTTGAATATTGGGCAACATAACAGGGGATTCCTCGTATGCGGTTAAAGGTTGGAACGCTTGAAGCAAATAGGTCGAACTATAGCAGTGCGTTCGCTGCAGCACATAAAACGCTTGGGCTGAACATTCTAGAGATGCAGGTGGTGATGTGAGTTCGGGAGAAGGTGTGTGGCGTCTATGACTGAAGTCATAAAATACAAGAACAAATGGAGTGCTTGGTCTAAAATTATATCTGGCTTCTAATGGTTGTTATCATTGGAACTTTTATGAGATCAATCTTAACCAAACACTAATTAGAGGTTTTTCAAGTGAAACTCTTGTCCTACAAAGTCATTCGCCCTGGCTTTCAAGCGCTCGGAAGCATCAGCGTACGCATTCGTCTTCGCAGCCCATTGTCGCACACTGAAGTGATGTATGAGCCTGGTGATGGCGTGGACCATCTGATGCCGGACGGTACCTGTGATCCTGATGAAAACGGTGCTTACTGGTGCGCGTCTTCGACGGCAGCTGAAAAGCTGCCTCACTATGACAATCTGAAGTTCACCAATCGCCGCGCTGGTAAGTTCGGCGGTGTGCGCTTCAAGCGTATCGTTCCAAAGCCAGACCACTGGCTGATCCAAGACGTGTTGGGATTTGATCCTGTCAAATCCGCTCAATGGTTCTTCAACAACCTCGGCATGGCCTACGACTGGAAACACATTCTGTCGTTCATCGCTGTGGGTTGGAACTGGGTGTTCCGTCAAAGTCACGACAAGGTTACCTGTACAGAAGCGTGCGCTGCATCTTTCGGGTTTCCCGAGGCAGACAACTTCGATCCCAAGAATCTGCCGCCGGTTGTTGAGCGTGTCAATCGCTTGATGGCGGAGTTGTTCAACCAAATGAAAAAGTCTGGTGAGTAAGAACTGGACGTTCAATCTAAACGGAACAAGCAATGTTCGATAATTTGATTTTTCGTTACGGCACTGTAACAGGTCCCGGTACGTCCACCAACAATGCGCTTGTACTGTGGGATGGGACCAGTGGAACGCTGATCAAAAACAGTACCGTGACGGTCCCGACCAGTGGCTTTCTGGGTGACGTCGTTGGGCCGGCGAGTACTACCAACAACGCGGTGGCACTCTGGGACGGTACCAGCGGTAGGCTGTTGAAGAACGGGACGCTAACTCTTCCAACCAGCGCTATCGTCGGTATCAGCGACACACAAGCACTCACTAACAAAACGGTAAGAGTCGCCGACAATACTAGCGCATGGTCTGGTGCAGCTTTTCTAGAGGTAAAGTCAACACCAGCGACGGAAGCAGCAGGCGGCACCGGCGGGGCTTTCATGAGCTTTCACCGGTCAAGTGCTCATGCTGTTAACCTTGGTCTGGACGCTAACAACGTCTTTAAGATCTCCGGATGGTCACTTGGTAGTCTAGTCCCGTGGTCAGTTACGCACTCAGGTGTCATGCAAGTGTACCGGGCAGTTTATTTCGGTATGTATAATAGCGTGATTGCAAATACTGCTGCAACTACTGTTGACTTTTCACTGGGTCAAAAAGCTCACTTGACTTTGCAAGCTAGTACCACTATATCGTGCACTTTCCCAGGCATAGGTAATTACCAGATCCTGATGATTCAAGACGGTACTGGAAACCGAACGATAACATGGGGTGCCGGTCTCGCACCTTTGTACGTTGGTAGTGCCTCAGCACCGGCTATAAATCTAGCCGCAAACACTATTACGCTGGTGTCAATTTATTGGTCATCCGCTAATGCATTTATCGCTGTCAGCAAAGTGAATGCTGCGTAATGGCTTCCGCAACTCTTACCTTAACAGTTAGTTCTTCCACTGGTTGGGTCAATCCCACCAATGCGTTTGTATCTAACAACGCTTACGCCTCGTACAGCAGCGTTACTACATCAGGTACTAATTTTTATTTTCGGTTCACCACGAACGCCGCTACTCTTTTACCGGCGAATGCAGTTATAACTGGTGTTCGGATGGATGTCGAGTACAGGACAAATAACGCGACGCCTCAACCTCGTTTCTGTGCAGGTCCCGGTGATTTTGGCGGTACTGCAAACCCAGTCGTGGTGACAACCACCGATGTTGTGTATGTTTTTGGCGGACCAGGTAATACTCTTGGTGCTGTAACGCGTGACGACGTCTCCACCGCTAGTATTCAATTCGGAAACAACGCTGCGGGCACCTCTGTTCACTACATCGACAACGTTGTCATGTACGTGGACTGGGAACTACCTAAAGCCGGCAACACTCTTTTTCATGGAGAGAACTTTTGATGTTCTACGAACCATCCTCTAAAAAGACCTATGCAAGTATCCAGGACTTCAAACTGGAATACAGGAACACTTCGTTCGGTGAACTCGACACAGAAGAAGAACGCAATGTCTTCGGTCTGTTCACCCTTCACGACGTTCGCCCGACTTACGACAGCAAGCTTCAAGTCATTGAAGAAGGCGGTATTGTTAACCGGTCGGGTCTGTGGTATAAAAACTACACGGTTAAAGACAAGCAGCTCAGTCACGAAGATCGAGCTCGTATTTTCAACCAGCGTTTTAATGGCGCGTTGATTGCTTTGTTCGATGAAACTGCAAATGAGCGTGACTACGACACACATACGACCTGTTTGATGCGAGCCGGTTATCCCAACCCGTGGCAAAAGGAAGCTCAAGCCTTCGGTACATGGATGGACGGCTGTAACGAAGCTGCGTACAAGATCATGAATCAGATCACTGTTGGTGAAAAGGCAATCCCCAAGGATGTCAAAGAACTGATCAGTAGTTTTCCCAAGATGGTCTGGCCTGACTAAGACAGCACTGTGTTCATTCTCAGTGGAAGGCAACGCATCTTTGTCTCGATAGCGGCTTATCGAGATAGTGAAGCGCCTGCCACGGTACGTGATTTACTGGAGAAGGCCGACAGACCTCATCTGGTCAAGATCGGCATTCTCAATCAGATTTGTCCCAAAGAAGACATCCGCTGCAAAGTAGGTGGCTGGACAAATGTTCAAGAGCGTATCGTTGACTACACGGAGTCCAAAGGAGCGTGCTGGGCACGCTCCTACATATGGACGAATCTCCTTGAAGACGAAGACTTCGTTCTTCAGATAGACAGCCATAGTCGCTTTGACCATGGCTGGGACACAACGCTGCTTAAAACTTTCGAGAAGCTTCAAGACGCTTCAGCGGTACTTACCCATTACCCGATGCGGTACGACCCCTTGACGAACGTTAAGAGCGCTCAGATGTACACTCGCTTTGACATCCAGAGTTTCAACCAATACGGGTTCCCTGTTATTAGCTCGGCGGCGTTGGCACTGAAAGACGCACCGGTAACACCTGCTAAAACAGCTTTCATAGCTGGTGGTTGTTTGTTCACACGGGCAAGAACCATCAAGAACGTTCCGTACGATCCCCATCTATACTTCCAAGGTGAGGAGATCAACTACGCAATCCGGTTGTGGACACATGGTCACAACCTGTACTTGCCTAACAAGCCCTTCATGTACCATGACTACGGTAATGGTCGTGCAAGGCGTATGCATTGGCAGGATGTACAGCGATGGAAGCAGATGAACGATCTGTCCATCATGCGAAACAAGCATGTTCTTGATCTTGGTATTGCTACTGACCCAGCTTCGTTGATTGATATCGACAAGTACAGTCTTGGTAAACACCGCACCCTGTCAGATTGGGAGCGATTCTCTGGCGTCTATTTGAGAGCCCAGACCTTGACTGAAAAAGCCAAGACTGGTTCATTCCAGTGATTTTCAGCAATACATTATCTATAGGACGAAAGCATAAGAAGCCCAGGCTTTGCGGCCTGGGCTCTATGCCGTCTTGTCAATCAAAGCGAAAGAAAGTAACATGAAAGATAAATTTCAACCCCTGTCAACTGCCGGATATTTGCTAGCAGTTGTTGTTCATAACTGGCACATTCTCTTCGGGAAAATGCAGCTGATGTTTTATAAGCTCTTCGACCAAATGGAGTGCTTTTGGTACGTTCGGGTTCGGCGGTTTGGTAGTAAGAGTGATTACCATCTCGGCAAGATGGCTTCCAACATAAAGAACGACCCTCAGGCAAGTAAAGAGCTTCAGCGTCAGTCTATGATCTTCTCGTTGGTCTCGTTGCTTTACGCACATCCTCACGACATTCACAAAGTAATGCGGGTTTTCTATCCACTGATGTACATGCGTTTTGCATGGCGGAAATGGTTCTTCCAACGAATGGAGATCGTGTTTGCTGTTGAAGATGAGAAAGATTTGTTGCGGGCTGGTGATCTTTTGGGATTTGGCTTCCGTGCCAAAATCCAAAGCCGTTATGGTCTTGACATCCTCAACGAATACGAATCCAAAGGAAACCTTCATGAACTTCTCAGTCAAAAAACTCAATGATGCCTCCGTTCTCGTTCTGATGGAGTGCGACACTCCACACTTCAAAGGACTGATGCTCTATCCGTTGCCGTTCCTCGGTGAGAACGATGATGATGACGTCTGTAAGTTGGTAGCTGAACATCCAACTAAAAAAGTAGATGATTCACATAAAGGCGATCTCGACTATCACGTTATATTTAACCTGACGCCGTATAGCGAGTCTGTTGCTCAACTGTTTATGGTGTTTGGTATTCGAACATCTACTGGATTGCTGGCCTTGGCCTGCAATAGCAACGTTCACGATTACATCGTTCAAAACGCCGGTATTGCAGATTACAAAGTCCTGCCAGCTACTGACCAAATTCACGGTATATTCGATACCATCGATCCGCTGAAGATCGCCAAGTTCGCGTCGATAATCCGAACAGTCTGATCATCCGCATAACCAATGAAAAAGAGAGATTAACATGCCCTTCGAATTGACTTTCGTGTTGCCAAAGATCGCTTTGTTTTACAGTGGGGTCACGGTGTATCATACCTACATTGGGAACATGTTGCGAGGTGGGGAATCTTCCCGGATGTTCACTCTGCACCCCAAAAACCATAAGCACAAGTTCTCTGCCGTGGTGAATTCCAGCCAGATAGGTAAAGACCCCATCACTTGCATCAAGGAGATGATCGATTACGGTATCGAGACCTATACCACATTCGATACCGAAAGCGGTGAGTACCTCATCTATCGCACTTACGAAGTGCTGGTGGCTAACGATCAGTTGCTCGGCAAATTCTTCTCGAGTATGCATCGCAATTTCTACCATCGAAAAGACTCCAACATCTCTAACATGGCTCAGGAAATCATGGATGACAATGAAATGTCGGACATGCTGCGCCAGCTCGGCGGCTTGTACGGCCTGAAGGACAAAAGCATCGAGGAGATCCTGCAGTTCCTCGCAAGGAACCGAATTGTGCATTTGCTGTTGCTGATGTATTACGACAGCGGAGCCAGCGTTGTCGACATTTGCGCTAAGTTCGACTTGGAGCATTACGACAAAGCGCAAACCGTTATCGACGCATGGCGAGTTCTTATGCAGGTTCTCGAAAAGCTTGCTGGGAGTACCGAATGACCACACAGTCGAAGATGCTGCAAGCCGGCAAGAACATGGCTTTCCTGTGTAAGAAAGACCTTGTACGCATCTACTTGCCGTTGATGGTTAACATCCATTCCTGGAAAGTAGGTGAGTCTTGGAAAAGGACCGCCCTTACCACATGCACGAGCCAACTCATTGATGAGTTTGGAATGGAGTTGATGATGATTGCTGAGCAGTGTGGATGGAAGAATTGGCATCAAGCCGATTTTGTCCATTATCTGACAAGTGGTGATCTCGGTTGGTACATCGCTAGTTGGATACTGGAAACCTCTCCAGCGGTCAGTCGTTTTGATTACGAAGATAACCAGCTCGTATGCTACAGCAAACATTATCAGATAGATACACGGTCTGAGGAGTATGGTCTTGGATCATTTCAGTTTGCCTGTGCCGTCTACGCAGGCATGTTTGCTGACAACCTCAAAAACAAGGAGGCTCAAAAAGCCAAGTTGTTCGGCGGTGGTCACACACACTACATGAAGCTTTGGCCGGGTATGTCACAGCGCAACATTTTGGAAGAAATGACTAACGCTACTCCAACGCTGATTTGACATTCATTCATCATAAAAGGCAAGGGTTCATTCCCTTGCCTTATGTCGTTTAATCTACCATCGAAAGAATTACCATGTCCACGTTACACGCCGAAATGAGTTACGCACTCACAACAGCTTCAGTAGCTCTTGATGATTTTACCGGTGCCGGAGGTAATTATCAAAACTACATATCGGCTCTTAAAGAAGTAGAGCGTCTGATTCGGCTTGAGATGCAAACATCAAGGTTTATTTCAGAAAACGCTACTCTGAAAAATACAGAATCTCTTTGTAGTGAGTTGGAACTCACTACAGAACAAAAGGGGATTTTGTGGACAGCCATGAAATCCAATTACGTTCAATTGGAAAAGGATGGTGTCTTTTGGAACATCGACGGTGTTGATGTTGTTATGGGAACGTTGACGCTGACACCTTTGTACGGCGTCGGTGGCGATGTGGTGAAACCATTCACGTTCAGTGTTGCGAGCATGAGCGTTCCAAACATGACTTTCTGCGCCATTGTTAAGTTTGAAGTGGGTGGAACTCCCAACGGACTGATACACCTGGTAGATCGGCTCGAGATGCTTGATAACAATCTGAAGAAGATCTACGAGCACGCGCGCGTTGTGCAAAACGACCCCGTCAATACGGAAGTCTGTGAACTTTTCAAAGAAACTCTTGCGGCTATTCCTCGTGTGTTGACCGGGCCGACTGACGGTACCAACCACGCCATTCGTATCTGGTACAACGAGCAAGGTTGGAACGATAATTTCGTCATGCAACTTTTTAACTATTGCGGGAAATGCAGTGGCTGGAGCAGCATGATTGAAGATCACATGCGGGGAGGGCGTGTTTACAACATGGCAGAATTGTGTCGTCAAGAGCTCCGGCAAATCCTGAGCATGATGAAAGAACGAGTTGAACAACTGGCAAAGGAACACAACCATGACCACCTCTGAAACCAAACAAAACCCGATCACCACTCTGGCCGCAGCCTGCACTGCATTCAAAAATGCAGTTCTTACATATGACCTCTCTATGGTAGACGGCGGTAACGTCCAAGGTGCCATCAGTGGCGTTATTGGACATGCTGAGAATGTTCGTCATGCTGCTGATACTCTTTGCGCTGAATTCGAGCGTAATGACAATCCGACGACAGATGACGTCTTTCAGGCAGCCAACAATGCTGCGTTCATTCGTACCAAAGACGGTGAACCTTGGTTGCGCATTGACGCCGTTGACGGTGGTGTGGATGGTGATGTGGTGTATCCACTCACCATCTTGGCCCACGATGAGAACACCGAAGCAGGAGGTGCGCAGCGCTTGTTGATCGACGAGATCGATCCCAAGGCGGTGAGCTTCCAGCGCCTCGTGGAATTCAAACTCTAACAACTGGGTAAAACAATGAGTGAACAAACAGCGCAAATGAGAGCTTTTAGTGAGCTTCTGCCGGTTGTGAATGAAACGATAGAACAGTTTCGCTACCGCGGTGTGATTGCACCCAAATACAAGGTTGTTATTAACGACCTTATTGTCTTCATGGAAGCAGCAGTTGTCCTGGATGAAACTGGGCTCGGGCTGAACACCCATGCAAGCTCTAAACGTTTCACAGAACTGGGACTGAAAGAGTCATTCTTGCGGTTCTACTGGGAGGCATTGCAGTTCTTCACCAACTGGAAGTACTCTCGCGAGCGCGGTGTGTTGGTGACTGAAGAAGAAACTGAATCGCAAATGCGACTGGCTTTCGTCTACCTGAACCACATCGTCAGTGTGTTGGGTGAAATCCCATCTATCCGTCCTGCTTAAAAGCAGAAAATCATTCATCATTACTTACGCATGCAATTGTTTCAATTGCATGCGTTTATAATCAACGTAAAGAAAATCATGGCACAAATTCGCATGTCTCCTGAAAATGTTAAACGTGTTCTAGCTACGGCCAAACTCGCCACGCATTGCCGATTGAGTAATGACCCGATGTGGTACAAAATCGTTTCTGTGGATGACAAAGTTCACGGTGACATCCATCTGGCTCATCCTCTTGATCCCTCCAACCAAGCCACAAACATAATTTACGTGAAGATGAACACAGACCCGTCTCAGATCCTCTTTTGCAACATTGCAGAAGTTCCTCTGGTTGGTCCAGCACTTACACCAGCGCAAGAGCTTTTCCAAAAGCTCTTCGATCTCAAACAAGAGATGTTGGGAATTACCAAAAGCATTTCATCCATTAAACACCTCGACAAAGAGTCTTACAAAGAGTGCCTTTTTGGGATGTACCAGGCGTTGGCTGTGCCAACTAAGCGGATTGGTGTTACCGATAACAAGGCAGCCTACGACTGGTTTGTTTCTCAGGGTTGTTCTCTAACCACCACCGCTGTGGCCATTGCTTTGTGTGATGAAATCTATTCACACTGGCGAGCCATGGTTACAAAGACAATGCTATTCCAAGTAAAACAATCTGGTTACGACGATTGGGAACGTCGATTCAAGCTGATAGACCTCATTATGGAAGATCTGAATAAGCCTCACACAGCATAAGAGCAGAGGGCGCAACGCCCTCTGCTTTACTGCGCAACTTATCCAAATAAAGTCATGAATCAAACTGCCATCTCCCCCAAAGACGTAAAGCGTGTGCTGGCTACTGCTAAAGTAGCGACCCATTGCAAACCGGCCAACACTACTGTCTGGAACAAGATCGTTAGTGTTGATGAAGAGGACTACTTCATCTACCTTGCTGACCCACTCGATCGGTCGAATCAAATCACTTCGTCTATTGAAGTGCGTTTGTTGTATGGTCCAGACCAGTTGGTGTTTGCAAACATTCAAGAAGTTGAATTAGTGACCCCGGACACCAAGCCCGGCGAAGTGTTGCTTTTTCAATTGCATGAAATCAAACGTGATATGAGCGCCATCATTACCAACGTGACTCGTTTCGATAAAGTGAAGCGCAAAGATTACCACGAATGTATTGATCGCTTGTACTACGCGTTGATGTCGACGGTAAAGGTCGGTGTTTTTGAGAAAGAGACTTACAGCTGGTTTCGAAGTCAGCGTTGCTCTTTCACGACTGCAAGTCTGGCTGTCTTGCTTTATAAAGAGACGAACACTCACCGAAATACGCTCTATAACAAGAACGTGAGCAATTACTCACTGCAGGAAGGGTTCAGCAACTGGGGCCGCTGGTTCAAGTTGATCGACCTAATCATGGAAGACTTGAAAAAGGCTTTCCCACTCACACAACTGTAAGCATAAAAGCAAGGGGCGTAAAGCTCCTTGCTATGCCGTTAATCCATCGAAAGACTGTCAAATGAAAATACCTGGACTCAAACACTACCAGTTCGACCCTGAGGTCGTCTGTGCGTATTACTTCTCGGCAGCCGCTCACGCTTCCGTCAAGCAAAAGCGCAACTACACAGGCGAGCCTTACATCGTCCATCCAGCCGGCGTGCTGGAGATACTGATGCAGGCATGCCCTGACAAGGTCACTAACGCGGTCGCTAAGGCCGCTTTGTTGCACGATACAACAGAAGATACCGGGGTGACTCCTGAATTGATTCTGCAGCTGTTTGGTCAACAGGTGCATGGTTTCGTGAAGTACCTGAGCAAGGCTACTACTTCCAGCTTCGGCAATCGTGCCGAACGCCAAGCTGTTGAAGTGGCACGTATGCATAAGGCGCCTGAAGAAGTGCAGAACGTCAAAGCCTCTGACCTCATCCACAACCGCCGCAGTATTGCGCTGCATGATCCAGGCTTCTTGCAAGTGTTCGACTACGAAGCTCACCAGTTGTTTGCTGCTATGCAGTTGGTGGATCGACGCTTGGTTGCACTGTGGGAGAAGGAAACATCCACCGAATAACGGAGATACAAAACAATGACTCATTCCCTCAAAGTACGTTGGGCTATTGCTGCGGCTATCGCTAAGGCGACTCACATTCGCATAGACGACCAAAAGGAGTTGCGCATTACAAGCAACAGTTCCGACGGCACGAGCGTTACTGTCCAAGACCCCAATTACCCGGACAAGATCATCAAGATCGATCTGGATAATCGCAGTCTTGACAGTCTGAAGTTCTGGACTATGACTCCTGTCGTCATTCCTAATAACGAGCCGCTGGTGGCCTACTACGAGCTCCTATGTTTTAATCTGGCCGTCGGGTTCTCCGACAAGCAAGGTATCGTGGAGCTTAAGGAATCTGTGTTTCAGGTTTGGGAAGACGACATCGAACTGCGCGGCATGCCCAAGAACGGTGCCAAGATACAGATGGCTTATCACGGCTTACCAGACAGTGTCTACTCCGCCAGCCACCAGATGCGCGACATCTTGGATGATCCCAACTTCTTGAAGCACAACCAAGCCTACGTGCTGACCATCTGCGTGTTCACAGTAGCCCGTGCATTGCGTGAGCTGCTGCGTAACAAGGGCTTTAATCTTTCCAACCTCCATCCCGAGATGCCGCTCATCCTGGACATCCCCGCCGATTGGGAAGCCTGTCGCATCCACAACCTGTGGTGTGGGATCTCTGGTGCTGAGGAGAAAGTGGTCGAACGTGGTCAACTGTTCGAATCCAAAATGGAAAAAGTCGTGGAGGGGGTTGGGGGGAGGACTCTCTAACGCTTCGCTAGTAACTGTCGCTTTTACGTTACCACGTAAAAGCTCTTTCAATCTCTTAGATTTCTAATTGAGTTATGAACGTTAGTTCATGATTCTCTTAGGAACTTTGAGGTATCTACTCAGGGGTTCCTATACCCCTGAGAGTTCGTATAAGGCCTTATAAAGCCGACATAAAAGCAGGAGGGTACACTGACCCTCCTGCTGTAGGTAATAACGCCTTATACGAGCTTTACAGTAGAGACTCGTAGACGAAGTCTACAGTCTCATATCCAGCATGGACAAAAATGTCCATGCTCTCTTTATATCTTATGCGCAAGTCGTCGAGCTTTTTCGGCGACTGAGAGAGTACACGGAACATGGACAGCCCGCAGGGATGGACAGTGGAGAGTACGAACGAAGGAGCATACCAGGGAGAGAGCGTAAGCGATCACACTGAGATACTTCGCCGGGTAGCTACGTATCTCAGATAAGGGGCGTTAGCCCCTTTTTTATTCTTATTCTTATTCTCCATATGATTGTTTACTTAGTAAACCTAATTAGACATTCGGTGGAGAATAATATCTATCCAGCGTTGGAGAGCTTATAAACGCTGTTACAATGACCCTTGTTTACAAGAGAATGACTATTGGATCGACATTAAGTCGACAGATCGAGCAGGTGTGCTACGTTACACCTGCGCTGTAACCCTAGCCTAAGAGCTTGGAGAGCAGTAGATCAAAAAAGTTCTTATGTTCAACAAACGAGAGAGTCAAACATGACAAACAACCAACACGCCAACGCTGAGAAGATTGAAGTTCAAATTCAAGGTATTTATTTCATAGCGGGCTTGATCAAAGATCAGTGCCAGAAGCTGTACATGCAAGACCCTCAGGTGTTCTTGGATGACATGCCCACTACGTTCAGCGTATTGGATCTCCTGCAGACCGCTATGGATTCAGTGAGTAACAACCTGGATAGGTACTTCGGTCCTTATGCGGCGTTTAACGAGCCTCAGCTGACTGATATCGTTTTGGAAACAACTGAAGCGGTTAACCGCTGCCGCGCTGCGTTCATTGTGGACGAATACCCTGTGGACATGCTGGAGTACCGTGAAACGATGTTGTACAAGCTGCCGCACGTGTACGCTGGTTTGATAGGGTATGCTGAGCAGCTCAAGTACATGCTCGAAGCTGGTAAGGATCGGGGTCGTATTAGTCCTCGCAGTGTTTCTCGTGTAGTGTTCGATTTTTATCTGGATGCTATCTTCGAGAAGATCAAGACCAACACCCATGTGTTCATGCATGGTCGTTGGTGGAAGATTGAGAAGTGCGAGATCGATCCTACCGATCGTAGCTTGTTTGAGTTGCATCTGGACTTCGATCCTTTGAAGAAGGTTGTGAGTTCTGCTCATAGCTTGCCTTTGATCTATAAGGCTGCTTTCAAGCGTTAAACTGGTAGCCCTAGGGAGTTGGCGCTCCCTAGGGCTTTTATGCCGTCTACGGGGCTTTTAGAGGCCTTGTAGGTATGTATGTGAGTGTTATTTTTAAATTGTAAAAAGGAAATGAAATCATGAGCGCACATATGCAAATCGCTGAACTTCATATGCTGGGTCTTTACCTGAAGGTAGTGCGAGACCGGATTGATGCTTCTGCGTCTTCAGATCAACTCTTCCATCCTAAAGCGGAGCTGTATATCCGTAACACGATGATCTTGCTTCACGAGGTTGGTTACAAGAGACTGTTTGACTGGATGAACGACGACGATAAACAGATCGTTGTTCAAACAGCAAAAGAGTTGGAGTTGTGGTTCGATCCATCAACGGATAAGAAACTCAGGCACGTTTGGTTCAAACTCACGATGACTGCATGCTTGACTTACATAAAGGACAAAATCGAGACTTACCTGGAAGATCTGATACGTTCAACTGTGTTCTTCGGTAATCGACACGTTGCTGAAGAAGCACAAGAAGTGAAAGAACCTTCTATCGAAGAAAAGGTAGCTGAGTTCCTCGAACAAGCTCAGGACCACAAGTACCTTGTTCTGAAACACAACAACTCCACACAGGTCTATGAAATCGACCATGTGTGTAGAACCATGGACGGCGGCCAACCCAGTGTTATAGCTGTGCGTAGTGTTGAAAGTGATGGGAAAACAGCTAACGCAATTACTTTCTTTATAGCGGCTGTGTTGCTTGGCTCTTATGAGATCAGCTTTTTGGACTCACTACCGTCAGGCAAGATCGATGGTGAAGCATTGAGCAAATCAATCACTTCACTGGGTAAAACGTGGGATGATGCAAAAACGACATCTTTCATGGAGGAACTCAAACACGCCATGTACGTTGAGATGCCGAGTTCGGACGGGCTTCGTTTGGTCTGGAAGAAAATACGCCAAATTGAAGGTATTGAGAAAGGCGTTCGTGCGACTGTTATTCACCTGTCGTCATTTGACCCGTTGGATACACACGTGGATGCTTATCCACTGATTAGTCTTCCTGTTCCAAAGCTGCGGTTAAAAAGGCACGCACCTGTTGACGAAGACATTCTCAAAAAGTGGAGTGAGTTTATTGGCGACATTACACGAACCAGCGATAACAACGCGTTGGTGAGCGTGTACAAACCTACCGCTCAGCGCTTTCTGCATATAGTGGATGTATCGCATCCTGACGCGGTAAACGAGCGTTCTCTTGGAATACTTGATCCAATCACCAAAACATCACTTGTGTGTAGTTTGTCTGATCTCATCTTGTCTGGGTGGGTCTTACCAGTGGAGCCCAAGTAAATGAAAGCTAGTCACATGCGTAGAGTTCTTTTATGTACGTGACTAGCTTATTTCACAGTTCAAAAACAATCGTTTGCTATCCCAAACAATCCGTTAAGGAATCCATCATGGAAAACATCAACTTCCCCGCTCTTCGTTCTTTTCTGCTAGCTCTCATCGAGTTGACGTTTTTGCCTTCCAAACGTACAGACTTGATTTTTGAAGCACGCCGGATGCGTGAAATGCTCGGTGACATGATCAACAAGCTGACGCCACAACCCACACAACAAGAGCTGGACAAACGCATCGATGCATTGCGTAAAGTCGCTAAAGACTCATCGCATTACAGTACCGACGGAAACCTGGTACTGAAAATCATGTTGGTCACCGAAACCGGCATTACGGTGCGTGCTAACCCAGTTAGCACAGAACAGACCATCGACTACAAAGACATGGACATCGCAACTACCAAGTTCTACAAGACCAACATGGTGGAAGTAACGTTCAACGACATGACCATCCAACCTAACCAGGAAGGTCCTTCAGCGATTGATCAATTGCGCGGACTTGCTGAAACGCAGTTCGATCCTGTCCAAGCCAGGAAAGTTGAGTTGCCTCAGGCATGCGAACTTCTCACAGACAAAAAGCTAGCCATGCTCGACCAGTTGTCTGCTACCGTGTCGGACTCGAAATTAATCTCGCTGGTAGAAGAGACCACAGACCAAACAAAGATGGTGGACGTCGCTAGCCTCGCTCTTTATGTCGACAACGGCCTTGGCGCGCTGTTGAATGCAATTGGTTTGGAAGTTCACATTCCAGTCACTGACGGCCTTTCGTCTGAACAACTGCTCGTCACAATTGAAAATGCAATACCAAATCCGGTTGCAGTGTATAACAATCCTGACGCGGTGAAAGTTCGCGCTCGCCTGATACGGCTGTTCTTGGCTATCAACCCGCTCATCAATTCCGTTAGCAAAAGCAATTCCAAACTCACTTTGTCAGCGTACAGTGAAATGGTCTCTAAGACCCTCGCAGCGCTTGCTGGGTTGCGCAAGGAACTCGTGACCGAGTACAACAACAAAACGTAAATCAACAAGACGGCATAACGGAGAGGGGTTGCACCCTCTCCGTTTCTATGCATGATTTATTTTTTTATGATGATATATAATGACTAGGTAAGAGACCAAGATCGCATGGCGTTTCTTGGTCATTTATGGCGGTTGTTTAAACACTACTACTATCATAGTAGACCATTTAGTAAAGAGATTCAGATCATGAACACATCCACTCGTAACCTACTTCTGAGCGATGCCCAGCGTGAGATCATGCGACCCATGTCGCTCAGCATCAGCCAGGCGCTGCTTGTTGGTCAGTTGTACGGTACTGCTGCTTGCCTCTTCTGGCAGGCAGTTGACGTCGTCATTCTTGAACGTGATGAAGAAGGACCTGTTCCAGAGGGCTGGGAAGACTACTACCAAGACTGCCTTGACTTGGTGGAGAGCTACAAGATCCTCAACATCCCTCAACTTGAGATCGTCTGGAAGATGCTTCTGCGCGCGCGCGGTATGAGTGGCCCTGATTTGGTCGTCATGCTCTCTACGCTGGAATTGCACCATTCCGCCCAGCGAACCCGTCAAAACGCTGGGCAGTTTACCCAAGGGTAAACCACTTCACTAAACAAGTCGTTAGAGACAATCTAAGTCTCAACGATAACACAACACACTTACACTTTTCAATAGGTCTAAAAATGAAATCGATTCGTTTTCTTTTGATCGCAGTTGTTGCTTTGCTGGTCGCTTGCGATGGTGGTTCTTTGTACAACGTACCATCCCTGAACAACTTCGACTTCAAGTACATGTCGGAATTCGCACAACCCTACAGCGCACTTGACAACGGTAAGCCACTGATTCTGCACAGTCGGTTTATTTGGACCGGTGAGCACGGTGAAATCATGCCTGAAGAGCAGCATGCCGTACTTGCTTTCACGCAGCAAGCTGCTAGTGGTTGGAAGAACAACTACGGTGAGACGCTCTGGAGCCACGGGGCGGGTGCTTTCGTGGGTGAACAAGGTCTGGAGATGGAACTGTGGTTTCGTGAGGACAAGAACGGTAACGGCTTCGAAGATGATGCCGCTAACGCCTACGTGTGGAACCAACGTGAAGGCCGCTGTGCTCGCGATGTTGCTGGCGAACTCAAGGACGGTGTGAGATGCCTTGATGACAAAAGCAATCCAGACGGTTTTATCACCAGCGCTCCTGACTTTGTCCTGCGAAAAGGCGTGCCTTACATTCTGCGCATCGAACTGCAACCCGGTAACAACGGTCGCATGTCCTTGACTGCCGAGTTGTACACGTCTTCTCCCATGGGTGGTTTCGATTTGGTGCAGCGTGGTCTGGTGTGGTTTAACCGCGCCGATCATTTCCCAGTCCCTCAACAAAACCTGTCAGCCTCTGTAGCCAGAACCCCTGGTGAAGTTGGTGAATCAGTCGTTGAATTCATGATGTTCAACTAATTGGTAAAAAGAAAATGTCTATCAAACCAGTCACGTTGCCAGAGCTTTTGTTGGTTCCGGTCGGCATTTACCACATCACCACCCCTGTGAAGTTTCTCTGGTTTTTTACCAGAGTGATTGATCAAGGGTGGGTTGATGTGAGAGTTGATGAAAGTGGAGAACGGGGTTTTCTGTGGACATCAAACAAAGACTACCATTGGCGGTTCGGTAATGAACCGGCCAAGAGCATCACCATCAAAACCAATGGAAGAGTAGTCTGCTACATGGAAAGTGCGATCTCCATGTGGATTAAATGGGGATATGGAAAAGGTGGTGAAGAGGAACTAAAACGAGCCAACCATTTCGCACAGTGGCTGGCTTATCACCTTACAAAGAAAGCCAAAGATGATACAGGGAAATACGAAGATAATTGATAACATCCTGGAATTCAAAGACTGCCCCGTTCTTTGCGTTGTTGACAGCATACCTGGTGATTTCCCTAATCGCCAGCGTGTTGAATTATCACCAGCTGAGAGACCACTTGTGTTGGCCGGTGCTTACAACAGCAACTTCCCTCCTGGTGGGGTACTACCTGATCACCGGGTTGTGTCTACGACTTTTGTAGACACGATAACGGGTGTCATCACGATCCCGGCCGACGCTGGTACAGAGATGAGGGCGAGTATTCACATGGGGCCTAACGAGGTCGTCATGAACTACATCAACGTTGATGGTGAAAAGATCGCTCTTGTACAGCGTCATTTCACCGGTGAGTCTTTTCCCGTTATAGGCCGCAAGTCCAAGCGAAAAGATACACCTGCTCAACAAAACTACCTCAACTTGCGTAAGGGTTGGAATCGGTGAATGTCTCAACTACAAATTTTGATGTTTCGACTGGCGGGGTCTACGTCAGTACTGCTGTAGTTACCATCAGTGACAAAAGCTTGGCATCAGTCACTAACTACACCCCACCCCCTGAAAGCATTGTCAAAGCTGAGCTGCGTGAAAAACGCAGGCTTCTGAGCAATCAGGCATACCTTCAACTGCGTAACCGGCGTGGCCGGTGATAGGAATAAACATGGAAAACGAAGACGATGTTGGACTATCTCAACCACCGCGTGTCATGATTGTCGATGGCGGCTCTCGTCATCGTTCAACCATGGATGATCTCACCCGTGCTTTGAGGGATAGTGAAAATGGTATTACCATAGTCACGGGGTCGGACACTGATAGAAGAACTCTCAGCGATGGTTTGCGTAGGTCTTTGACTCGTTCTATCTTGCTGACTGGGCTGCATGTAACGGCTACTGTCATGGCAAGCACCGGAAACAAGGTCTTATCTGACCAGGGCAACAAGCCGTACTACCGGCAATTTGAGAAGAAGGGACGAAAGAAATGAACATCACGTTCACCGCCACGACTCAGAGTTCGGAAGTAAGCCTGGCTTTGGCTAAGTTGATTACCAATTCTCCTGAAAAGACACTGGATGAGATTATCTCGGATCTGATCCTTGGCGCTGCTTCCACTGTCAAACGCGTTCCAGATAAAGACGAGCTGTTGCCAGATGTGATCGCGGTCACCGAGTTCATATTGGAAAACATCAGACCGACCAACAACACTCGTATTGATGACTGGGTCGACACCTGTTACAAACGCGGTGTTGTTACCAAGAATTACAAAGACGATAGCTTTTCGATGAGACGCCTCGTTGAATGGATCATAGACGAACTCGCAATTCGAACAAATGGTCTCATTACCAAAAACGATGTATTTGCTTCAAAAGGCTACGTCACAGTGAGCTACAAGTACAAACCAGGAAAATAGTCACTACTATGCCCAATAAATCCAATCCGCCCAGACGCAAGATCAAAAAAGCCACCCGTCACATGGCCTACCTCTCTGGTTTGCCATTGAACAGCTGGCGTCAAGCCCTCAAGTCGAAAGCAGCGTTGCGTAACATCGACAAGATGCTTAAAGCGAATGCTTTCTATCCGGTCGGGATCGAGGGTACCTCCAGAGATCTACCGATGACGATGACTCTCGAAGTTCAATACGAAGGACCCGTCGAGAATGCAACGAAGCCTGTTGCTTATTCCGGTCTCGTGAATTTGGATGATGTTCCACGCATGAAACCGATGACCCCGGAAAAGTTCCGGGAAATGTTCGGCAGCCTGAAGGCCATACTCGCAAACGCCCCTACCGGGATCATAGGTCTTGATCAACCCAAGCAAGATCTTCCGGATTACGATAACGACGAGTTCAAAACCCCCAAAGAAGAGGATCTCAAAGAACTGATGAAACGTACCAGCGAATTTGCAAAAAAGCATCAGATTTCAACGATCCTCACAACACCAGGTCGTCGTGATGAATCCATATCGCGATTCCTTACCGATTGGATTTCTGCTGGGGTGACCCACAATCCTGAGCTCCTTTTCAACGATCGCCCTTTAATTGTTCAACAGACGAAGAAACGCGCTGAAGGACCGATGGTATTTGGCGATCCACAGTACATCTACCAAATTCCTACCTCACTGAAAGATCTCACTGATGAACAACCAGGACCAACTGAACCACCTCCAGGAATTGATCCAGTTCCTGGAGATCCAGAACAAGGGACTTAGTCACTGGGCGAAGCATCGCAACACGGCGTGGTTGACAACAACCATCGATCGTCTGAAAGCACACGCTCACTCAACTGTTGGTGTTGAACCTCTGAAATCCACCATCGCATTTCAGAACGAGTTTCGTTCTTTCTTGGTCACGTGGTTAAAGCGTGTCCAGGCTAACACTTCGAAACAGACCAATGCTGGTCTGGATAACGAAGTTCACAACCAGCAAAAAATCATCGCTGGTGTCTATCTGCGTCAGCTCATCCGCGTCCACAAAGAGCTCATCGAAGCCTTAGACAACAAACCACAGAAAGAGAACTAAATGCGCAAAATTACTCCGACACGCAAGAACATCAAACGCATGACGCGTCGTCTGGCTGGTCGAGCACACATCCAAATCAGTGCAGCCCGGCAAGTCTTTCGTTCTAAAGCAACCCTTCTGCGCAATTTGGAGCTCGTTCGTGACGCTTGGAAGATCTGTCCAGAAGACGGCACCAACAAGGACCAACCCCACGAACGACTGTCGGTTGGGAACGACGTGTATGTCGTCTACCGCTACGGTGAACCTGTCTTCACTTGGACGGAAGCCCACTCTATCGGTCGCTTTGGCGACATTAAACAATGGGCTGGCGCGCTGCTGGAAACCCAAATTGACCCAACTCACCGACTCAACTGAAAAGAAAATCATGACCACCAAACGCCTCGCTATCCCCAATACCGCCATCCTCACGAACATCGACGAAAACGATGGAATCGACGTGATGCGTCTCTGCTTTGAAGATCCAGAGAAGGACATGAAGGTCATCTACCACAAAGACTGCTTGGACGGCACGGTTGCCTCTCTTGTAGCTTGGCTGATGAGCGAAAGCAAATGCGATGTGTTACCTATGTCGTACCAAGACACAGTTCACGATGATCTCCTGAGCGCCGAAAAACTCTACGTGATTGTCATGGTGGATTTCTGTCTTCCACCAGACGTTCTCAAAGCGCTGGCCGCTCACGGCCATGACGTGATTGTTATCGATCACCATGGCTCAGCCATCGACAAGATCATGGCTATCCCGAAGGAAGAGACCAATTTCTGGTACTTCCTGGCTTCCGATAACTTGGCGATGACGAACGAGCAAAAGCAGTCTGGCGGCAGTCTCGCTTTAAAGTTCTTCCAATACATCAATGTCTACAACAGTGCGATGTGTAAAGACGGTGGGTTGGAGCGGCTCGTATCACTGGCGCGTGAGCACGATCTGTGGCTGCATGGCGGCGATCCTTCTACCGACGCCATGGCGCTGGCTTACTGGCATAAGAACAAGTGCTTCGAAGACTTGCAACAGATCTGGCACGATACCAACCTCACGGTAGAAGCCGTCGACGAACTGGTGGCCGAAGGTCGTGTGCATTTGGACAAAGCGGTCTCTGAAATCAACGAAGTGATCAAATGTGGTTGCTTGGTTGAAATCAACGGTAACCGGGCATGGTTGTTCTACTGCGAACGTGCTTACACCTCGCTGGCCGGCTCGATTGTCAATCGAATTTACGATATCGCTATCTCCTTCTACAAGGAAGGCGACAAGTTCAAGATGAGCATCCGCACCGCCGACGGTTCTTTTGCGGACGCGAGTAAGCTCGCCGCCGTCTACGGTGGAGGCGGGCATAAGCACGCTGCGGGTTTCTACACGGATGTCTATCCCGCTGTGCTCCTCAAGCGTTCACCACCCCCACCTGTTGCTTTGGCACCTAATGTGGTAATCAACCCCAACCAAGCCTAAACGGCATAAACGAGGGGCAGTGAAGTCCCTCGTATTTTTAGAAAGAAAATCATGGGTCACACCACTGGTATTTTGTTTGACTTGACCTTCAAGTCTGACACCCCTGAAACGATACTGGACGTGTTCCGGCATCTCGTATTCTGTCCGGAATACCTAGGCAGCTATAATTACATCAGCGAATCACAACGCGCCTTCAACCAACTACTCATGCGTTGTCCTGAGACTGTGGTTGGTCCGTTGTTCCATCCAGAGACTAAACTCAACGAGAAACTGTTGATTTTCACGACCTGTCTGAATCACAACATCAATGGTTGGAACGGTCGGGACTTCAACGAGGAAACACGTCGCTTTCGCTCGGCCGGCGATTGCAAGCTCCAGGAATACGGTGACATCGTCGACATCCTTGACGTGTTTACCCCGTACCTCGTCCTGAAGGACACCGGCACGATCTGTGCCAGGTCGCTACACGAACACGACTCACAAGAAACAGTCTATTGGTTTGACCATATTGGTTTTTGTGCTAGTGGAGGCTACCGGTATGACAGTCGTGACAAGAACTACCCCAATCGAGAAAAGCGACCAGATCGCTGGATTCTCGACGGCCCTTTCCAACCACCCATGGACTTCCTCGTCTTGCAGCGGGCAGGTCTGAATTAGGGAACAACGAAATGACTAAGAAACCAGTTATCGAATTTCAAAAACTCTCCCCAGGAATTTACAAGATATTGTCACAGCCTGGGTTTAGTGGCGCTATCATGGATTGGGGTGGTGCTTCAGCAGCGCAATTGCCTCAGAAGTTCATGCCGATCGTTCGTACTTCCCTGCCAGCTACCTTTAAGTTTGAGCTGGTAGAGGACGGTGTTCTCTACAAACACGTCCTGGTAACACAACAGAATGTACCTGGTTGGGACGATATCCCCCAAAAACCAAAGCTGTTCTTCCACACCTATCCAGACGCGCTCGCTTACGTTAGTCGAATCAACAATCCGCTGGTTCAGGACCTCTTGACTAATCCGGTGTTGTTGGATCAAGCCGCTGGGTTTATCGATAGCTGCGCGCCCGGTACAGACATCGCCAAGGAACTGCGCGCTGTAGCAAGAGCTCTGCATGACGGCAAGCCTTACGCAATCTGCTCTAATGATGATTGCGTTTGGTCTGATCACGTCGATGTTCAGGAGATTGTCGATTACACCGACTGTCCTAAATGCGGGAAACTCGCCGACATCAAACGTTAACACCGTACAAAAGAAAGAGGGAAGCATGACAACACTCGTCCTGAAATTGATGGCCACTGATGAAGCGCCATTCAGCAAAGAAAAACGTGACGCTGAATTCAAGCTGATCAAGACCGCGCTCAGCGAGATGGTGCACGGGCGCGGCACCTTCCAACACGTCCAGATCATCGCCAACGCGCTGAACTACGTCCACTGCTTCAATGCCCACGGCCTCATCGGTGAGGACATTGAGGAAACCCATGGTGCAGCGGCCAAAGCCTTGGCAGAAGTGACCAAGAAGTTCCCCTACACCATCACCTGGGATCAATACGAAAAGATCCAAGTGGTGATGGGTTACTGGTCTGACATCCTGGAAGCCGCTACAGAAAACCTCGTGCGCAGCATCCAGCACGAAGTAGAAACAACCAGCGAAGCGGCTCAAGCTCGGCGCAGTGTCGAACGTTTGCGTGGCTCTCGTCGTTCTCACCGTAAACCAAAAAAGAAAGCGAAGAAGTAATCATGAACACAGAATCACAATTCGAACACTTGAATCGTCACAAGTACTTCGTTAAGTCAGAGCAGGGTATTCACGACGCGCTACAGCACTGGGTGAAGAACGTCTGCAGTTCGATTTACCTCATGGAAGGCGTATATATCAAAGGCGTCAACTTTGAACTGAGGGATGAATTTCTTCCTGCTGTCATCGCTTTTTCTCGGCTGCCTCATCATCCGGACAGTTCCGTTACCAACGTCGTTGTGTTCCGTTTTCCCGATGTTGTCGACGTCGACCGACACAAGTCAGTCGTGAGCATCGAGGTCGCAGCAACGAAGTTAACCGACGGTTACTACGTCGGTGACAACATGTACGTAGTGATGGTCGAGAGTGGCGTACTTGCGGCTGCTGCCCACTTTGCTGCTTATCAAAATCGCGATGAGTTCCTGCCTTGCGAAATCGTCAAAGAGATGATTTACCCAAGGATGATGAGTTTCCATTCTGAAGATGAAGACGGCTACGTCTCAGTCAACAGCGTGCAGCTCCCTGCAAACTTCAACGGCACCCTGGATCAATTAGCTCAACAGATCATCGAGACTCCCGTATGAGTGACCTACTTTACATCGCCCTGAGTGCAAACCCTTACAGCAAGGATCAAACAAAATGCCATCTAATTCGCTACCACCATTCGAATACGAGCACGCATCCCACATTGCACGCAACGCTTACATTATCCGTACGCGTGCAGGGTTTGAGCAAGCTTTGCGCCACTGGCATGGTGAGATGACCTCAGTGTTGTTGGTCTCCAAAACACAAGGGTATCCTGCCAAGTATCCTGCCCTTGTCCACTTCACCGATGGTGAAATCGGCTACTTCGGTTTCGATGCGAAGAATTTCCATCCCATCGATACCCGTCACGTCACCGTTAATTGTTCGCACATTCCCTTCGAAAAAGTGAGTGACGGCGTTTATCGCATCCTTACACCACACGGCGTTGCCCAAGCCCTCGGTGATTGGGTAGGTCCAGAGTACCGTAACAGGTCTGCTCTCTACAAGTACGTTAACGGCGTGCCGCGAACGTTCCCAACAGTACTCAAGTTCGAGCGCCTTGATGAACCAATGCCTAAAGTGATCATCTCCATCATCAACACATCCGACTGAAATGAAAAAGCTCCTACTCTTTCTCTGTTTGTTCTTTCCTGTCCTTTCCATAGGCCAGACGAGCACCGATACCAACTCTGTGCTCAAGGCTTCTAAAAGCCTCGACGGCGTTATTGTGAGGTGGCAGTTATTTTACGGTCCCCGTAATAACTGCGCTGGCAGCCCTTGTGACCCCGGTGGTGAGAATGTTCACTATGTTGTCGTCATAGACACCAAAGAAGGTGTATTTAGTGTGCGTCAATTACTTCGCCCTGTTCGGCAAGGCATGTTCGCTTCCAATTCCGGTCAGGGAGAAAAGGCGACACTCCATCAGTTTCCCGATGGCTCGATAGTCGTATTGGAAAAGTAGTAACATTCATGTCTACAAACCACCCACTCCCTAATTACGAACATGTAGGTGGAAACATCTACATCGTCAGAACCCAAGCAGGGTTCAGACAAGCTCGCAGACATTGGGGAGATTGCATCTCTGGTATGGAAGGGAATGATGGCGACAGCTATCCGACCAGTTACCCCTCCCTTGTTACTTTCAGTGCGGAGTATCGAGGCTACCATTACACGCACGTTCACGCCGTTCATCTGAACAAGGCTTTTCCCATCATCAATAAACACCAGGCTATTCAAATGGAAGACAACACAACCGAACAACAAAAACCTTACCGCGTCTGCGCTAACCTGGACCAGCTCCAGAAAATCGGCCTGGACAAAAAGCATCCATGGACTCGTCAATATCCAGACAAGCTTCCCAATAGCGTGGTCTGCTGGTTTGCTACCAAAGAAGAAGCCATCGAGGTATACAACACGCTCTGGCGTCAGAAGCTCGTGACCTTCCGTAACTGGCTCGACTGAACATTTTCCGACTTCAGAGAGCCGCCAAGATGTGTCGTAGAAGGTGGTCCAATTGGTTAAGCAAATAAACTCCATCATTATCACGGTGGTGAATCTCAAAAACAATCCACCTCCTGGAACAATACGTTGCGGTCGGCCTACTCCCCTTGGAAATCCTTTTCCGATGAAGAGCGAGGCCGATCGTGATAACGTCTGCGATAACTATCGCAGCTACTACTATCAAAAGAAAGCGCAGAGCGATCCCGCAATGGGTGAGATGTTTTGTTGTCTCATGGATCACGCCATTGCTACCGGTGTTTTGAACATCGGTTGTTTTTGTGCTCCCGCTCGCTGTCACCTTGACACTGTCAAAGAAGACCTCATCTACGAGCTTACTAAGCTCGGTTTCACTGTTTCCTAACAACAACCCCAAATCAAAATGAGCAATACTCCAGCCCAACAAAGCCTCGCAGACAACACCCTCACGCATGAAGATCAGCAAATCGTCCGGGATTTCTGTGATTTGATAGAAGCCCGAATGGTCGCTGGTGCCATCAAGGGTTGGCGGGACTGGCAAAACAACGTCGATTTTCCAGATTCCAAACTTCTGAGCTTGCTGTACAAAGCACTGCATGAAGGTGATTGGGGGAGCGTGGCAGCGTACGCCATGATGGCCCAGGCCCGCGGTCTGGAAACGGGAGCTGTTGCAACTGAAAAAGGACGTAACTAGAAATGGCTCTTCGCGCTTCATCCATTGAACGCTACAAATCAGCGTTTCCCGCCACCAAGCCTGAATTGGCTGAACGTCTCGGTGTCACCATCGGTCGCGCACAGCAGATCGTGGACGCCTTGAAAGAAGCCAAGCTGGTGGAAGAATCTGGTCACACCATCAACGGAGCAGGCGGCCTGGTGCAACGCTTTGCTTTGGTGGGACAACCCGCACCTGAAAACAATCTCGACATCAAGGACAAGCCATGAAAAAGAAAACTGCCAAACCTACCGTGAACCGTGAAACGTTCATCTGGAACGTTGTTCAACACGCACAAGAACTGGGTAAGCGCCCCATCGTCAACAAGAACGACCTGGTCTTCCCAGAACACGAACTGCAAACCATCAACTCATTGCACGAACGGGTTCTCTCGCTCATCGCGCAGTTCGAGATCGGCGCAAGTGTTTTCGACAATGAAGCCAAGCCAGTCGATTTGAACCTGGTCTTGAACTGGGATCACTTCATTATGACTGATTTGGTGGAGCGTTCGCAGCGCTACACGGCGCGCAGTTTCTACTACGCCCGTGCCTTCCATGAAGTCATCGGTATTGCTGTGGCCGTCGCGGATGCATTCCTCGGCCTGATGGACGCACCAGCCACCATGGACTACGCACCCAATATGCAAATCCACGGCTCCGGTGACAAAGGCAAGCCAATCACCTGGATCGCTCGTGTCAAAACCACGGCTGAGGCCTACCACCATGCGCGTTTCGAATACACAGCGCAAGCTTTCCTGAAAAAGCTGCGCACGGTAAGCCTGGATGCCCCTGAGCTCGGTGACGAACACCACCGCCAGATCCATGAGTTCATGATGGATGCCCTCGGCGTCATGTCTGTGGCCGTTTGTGTTTCCAAGATCTACTCCGACAAGAAGTGGGTCGTCTGCAAGGACTAAACTCCCAAACAGCATAAAGCCCACCAGAGCCTCTTTTGAGGTTTCTGGTGGGTAGCTATGCCTTTTGTTTTTTCGTTCCTTGTAACGCTATTTAGGGGCTTTACAGAAGGTCTTTATTTCACGGTTCTATTGGAGCATTGACTCAAAATAACGTAACCCAGGTCAGATAGGAAGACAAGAGAACATGATATGCATTTTTGAACACCTTCGATAAATAAGCGTGTCAAAGATCCTCAGAATTTCCTCCTTTCATCTTCTTCTCTTTAGAGCACCACCCATGCCTGAAACCTCCATCATCGCTCGCGCCCGTCACGCTTTTCGTAACCTCGCCAACGGCATGTACTTGAGCAAGCGTGAGGACGTTATCCCGTTCTTCGATCAACTCCTGCCTACCCTGGACGAACTGCCTGACGTCGTCAGCCTTGAACTGTGCGCCAAGTGGGAACAACTCAAACCCCACTACGAAGCCATCGGCGGCATCGAACAAGCCAAGACGGTCGATACCGTCTTGCGTGAGCGTGCCCTGCGTTACCTCAGCACCGCGAGCAGTATCAGCTAAAAGGCTGACCTGATAAGACAAGTGAAAATACTTCACAGTTTGGCTGTGATGGGTGCTGTTGTTATTGGTCTGTCGGTTGCGCAAACCAAGGCTGAAAACGAAAGCTACGAATACGACGTGCTCGAACGCGCTATTCCAGAACCCAGTGACGGTCCATTCAAAGACAAAGACGAAGAAATCGAACACCTTCGCTCTTTAGTCGGTAAAATGCGTGATGAGATCATCAACCGCAACGATGAAATCTACATGCTGCGTGCCTCAGAGCGTCACGCTACCAAAGCAGCTGACTCCTGCACCAACGGTCAGTACAGCGATCAATTCCGGTTTAACACGAAGTGAGGTAATCATGGGTGCTAGTTTGCGATCTCCGTCGGTTTCCAATGTGGAACTGTTGTCTGTTCTTGAGGTCCAGATACCGCGCATCCGAGCGGCGTTTCAGCTGCACACTCCAATCATGCTGAGTCTGACTGAGTGGGAACAAGATACCCTTACCAGCATCGACGCCAAGCTTCAAAAAAGAGACAAAACCCAAAGAACCAGTGTTGATGAAGCACTGCGTCTTTTCTCTGCTGCCAATCTTCGCAACGAATCCTTGGCTGAAAGCCAAATCGAAACAGAGCGAGCAGAACTCCTCACATGTCTGATGGTCATTCGTGAATTCTCACAAATGAAAACATCTCTGGATACTGTGCTCAACACGTACCAACTGCCTTTTAAGGCATTGGTCGATCGTGTTGTATCTCGCTCCGCAAGTTACGCTACAGCTGATGAACTTCACCAGTACTACGGCGTCTTCACGCAGTCGGTGCGTAAGTTCGCAACCCACCTACAAACATGTCAGGAACTCGCTGGCCGGGTAATGGATTACCAACCCTTCTTCAGCGACATGGTGTCGAACATGATCGAGCTTAACTGTGCGTCAACTGACGCTTACAACGCTCTGGTCAAACTCAACCATATCCACCACAAGAACCTCGAGTACGTCAACAGATCGTATTCCAGCGTTAACTACTAGGGCGACATAAGCAGGGAGCTTTCGGGCTCCCTGCTTATGTCGCTTACTTAGCGAGGGTACCAAAACGACCAGAAAGCGGTAGCTTGCACTATGCATTGTCGGTGCAACGACTGTAGCGTTTTGTTCTGTCGGTGCAGCATGTGGTTAAAGTCTTCGGTTTCCCGATTGACTACATGGGAGCACGCCTTAGCACCATTGAGAATGCTGTTCTCAATGGCTTTGGTCGTCTAGTTTTTGATCCAGAGCATCAAACAGACCCTTACTTCGTGTTCTTCAAACTCCACATGTAATAACTCATCAGTGCGTCAGCTGCTTTGAAATTGTGACGATAAACCCGCTGCGCGGCGTTGACCAGTTTGAACAACAAAATCGCGTACCTGATACGATAGCGGATAAACTTGATAGGTGACGTATAAATATGCAGGGTATTGAACCAAGATGAAACCACTGGGATTAGAAAGTTTCGACGCAACTCCCAAACAAAAGGTTTCACCTGGGTGTTGAAGTAGATGAACTGTTTGTTAATGTCTTCACCGATGTTGATCAGTGTGTCAATTTCTTTTTGAATAGAAACAGACGACTTTACTTTCAACTGTAGTGACTGAGGCAAATCACTTATTTCCCAAACACTGTTGTGATGAATTGCAGCGCGTGCGAGCGTCTTCATCATGTCCGGAAGGTTATCCGTTTGACCTTGCACAGGGTCCATTACGGTTTCTTCACCGAAAATAGCGTCAGGACCTGTCAAAGACAGCGTACCTGGAAAGAAATGGCTTTTCTCAAACGAGGCAGTAACTCGGTCGAAGTCAACGCTACCCTTTGTTTGATTCAAGAAAGAAGAAAACGTAGAACTTACTCCGGAAAGCATCATCACCATTCCGTCCACTGGGTCTTTCATTCGGTTGACGATATCTTGCAGCTCGCCAGCTGACTTCAAAGGCGTTTTGTCGCCTTTAGTCATATGAGCGATTGTTACGCGGTTTGTAAATAGTGCGTCAGTGGGCTCCCCAGAAACAGCACCTGCTGCGTTGCGAAGTTTGATCGCCTGATTACGCCAGGATTGTTTGGTGCGGGTGATATAGTCGATTTCTGACGTCATCCGTTTAATCAGTGTGTCCAAATCGTTACCGTATTTCTTACCCACTTCATCAGCGGCTTCCGTAGCGTAGGCTATGACTTCTTTTGCAGTCATGCGTTTACCTTCAAAACGTTCGCTTGAAATGGAACGGGTCTTCACATCGTGACGTGAAAAGATAGCGTTCAGTGTTTCTTGAGCAAGGCTGAGTGAGGCTTCACTCAGCTCTCCGTCTGGATGTTTTTCAAGAACATCAGTAATTTCGACCACGGTATCGATGTCGTTAAGCACGCGTTCGACAACGTTTGGCGCGTGATGGCCTTCGGCATCCACCTCACCGAAGAGTTCTTGCACATCGATACCAGCAACTTCGCTGATTTCGTCGCTGGAGCCTGTGGTCAACTCCACGCTGCTCTCCAAACCGAGAGAGCGACGCATAATAGCTTTCATGGAAATTCCTTGATAAAGGTTAGTAGGGATTTATTGCACAGGATTTAGACAGTAGAAAGCGTCTCTTACAACGTAAAAATCTCAATGATACATCATGGTGTCGAACATGATCGAACTTAGCTGTACATCAACAGATCGTATTCCAGCGTTAACTACTAAGGCGGCATATAAAGCAGGGAGCCCGAAAGCTCCCTGCTTATGTCGCTTACTTAGCGAGGGTACCAAAAAGACCAAGCAGCCATCGTTTGTTTCAAACAGTGGTTTTGCCAAGACTGAAACATCTTCATATTCCGATGGGTGATGTTGGACAGATCTTCCATCTCGCTTGTCGTGACGTGTGAGAGGACCTTGGCAGCGTTGAGAATCGAATTCTCAACCATTGCCGTCATCTCATTTTGCATCCATTTCATGAATGGCTTACTCGTTGTTTTCCAGGCTCCACTCGTAGTATCCGAGCATGCAGGTAGCTGCCTTGAAGTTCAGATCGAACATGTTTTCGACAGCGTCGATAACTTGACCGAGCAGACGGGTGTAAAGTTGTTGAAAACGAATGAAACGAATAGGTGACGTCAGCATGTCCAGTTGGTTGTTGCCTTCGATCTGATTGTAATACTCATTCAAGTATTTTGTGAATTCGCGATCCCGACGGTTGTAAAGATCAATAATCTCGTCACCGACCTTCACAAATGCACCGATGGAGCTTTTCATCTCGTTGATCGTCAAAGGTGGGAGTGGCTTGATGTCCAGATCTTTGACCTTCCAAACATGAGTATGTTGGATCGTAATGGTCTTCATGATGGCCATCATTTCTTCAGCAGTGTTGGAAACACCACCGAAGTCAGAGATCACAGTCTCTTCACCGAAGAGTGCCTGAGGGCCAGTCACCGACAACATGCCGCGGTTGAACTTGCTTGGCGGGAAAGCTTTCGCAATGTCGTCGAAGTTGACTTTACCCTTTTCGCTGTTGAACCAGCTAAAGAGCGAGTAGAGACCCTCGAGGAACTCGCCACAACCCGTCAGGCTTTCCTGCGTCTGCAGGATATTCTTGTGCATTGCGTTGCCGTCGTGCAGTACGGTCTGGTCGCCCAGCGTCATGTACGCAATACGAATGTTGTTCGTGTACTGGGCGCCCGCTTTTGGAGCACCACGCGTGGAACCCAGTTGTTTCTGCAGACGCATTGCTTCTTTGCGCCACGTAGTGCGGCGGCGGAAGGCGTGCTGGGTGTTGACCTTCATGCGTTCCAAGAGATTTTTGGCGCCCTGAACAACACCTTCGCGAGCCATGGTGACCATGCTTTCTTGGGCGTAAGCAATGGCTTCCTTGGTCACGGCGCCTTGTCCCTTGGAGACAGCCTCCTTGGCGAAGTTCACGCCCGGCTTGATACCGTGGCGAGCGAAGATCGCTTGCAAGTTTTCCTGGGCAACTGCCAAAGCCACGGGAGTTGCGCCTTCGTCGCCGGTCTTCTTCAGAACGTCAACGATTTTCTGCACAGTCACCATGTCGGCTTCGATGATGTCGATCTTTTGCTTCGAGTTGTCAACGTTCGGAGCGTGGTGACCTTCCTTGTCCACTTCGCCGAACAGTTCAGCAACATCGACGCCAATGACGTCGGATTCTGGGCTTTCTGCAGAGGAGATGGTTACAGCGGTTTCCAGACCGAGAGCCCGGCGTGTGAATACTTTCATGATTGATCCTGGTTGAGTTGTTTGGTGCTATTTCAGCACAGGATTGGCACCTAATAAAACGGCAATATTGGAAAAAATCTCAATGATACATTATAGTTGAGAGACACACCATCAAAGAAAGGTTGTTACCATGTCTTCTTTTAGCTACTACGTCCACCCCGCAACGCGCGATGAAATCTTCGCGCAGTTCTGTAACGTCAACATTGACCTGCAAGATTGCATGAACACAAGCAGGAAAGTAATCGACTCCGAACAGTACCTGTACGACTGGGTTCGTAAAACCATTCGTACCCGTGCTGATTATGTAATGCATCGCAATGCATTGCATGGCGTCCTGGATTACGGCTTGTTCTTGAGCATGCAGATCCCTGGAACCTCACAGGAGAATCATCGCATCCTGAGGTTGTTCGTATCCAGCATGTCAAAGCTGATGGACGAACTGGCCAAAGAAAAGGGATTTAACACTCCGCCAGAAGTCACCGCCAAAGAAAAAGCACGTCAGGTGTTTCTTCAGATTGAGAAAATACCACACGGTGTTCTCAAGGCAGCCATGGAAAAGTGTGATATGTCGTACACCGAGTTTCTGCGCTCTGAAATCACGGTCGTTGCTCAGCACGCTGGGTTGACGCTTCACGAGTTCCTTGGCCCCACAACCGATCACGATACCTCGCCATCAATTGCTTTCATTCGCAAGGTACTCAAGCAATACGAAAGTAACGCTGAGAAAGTACTTGGTGAACCGCAGCTGGCGTACGACAGGTACAACCACGTCCTGTTCCTAGTCAATCGCTGCCAAGAGTTCGTTTTCAATCCTTTGATTTTGAATGAACTCAAGAAGGCATTGTCGTATATCACAACTGGTTGGCCGACATTTGTACAGGTGGTTCTGTCCTCTGTCGCTGACATGGATGTTCAGCTCGAAGCTGAGCTGACTGCGTTGCTGACCCCCAAGCCGGTTAAGTAATCATGGACATCATTGACGTCGTGCATTTCTACCGAGACAACTATCACTACCGTAGATTACAACCTACGAGTGTTTTTTGCTTCGGTAGTAATTTGCTCGGAATCCATGGTGCCGGTAGCGCGCTAGACGCACGCAAGTATTTCGGCGCCAGGTTAGGTTGTGGCGAAGGCTTTACAGGTCGGTGTTATGCAATACCGACCAAAGCCGATCCCAAAACAATACGAAGCATTCAAGACATTCGGGATAGTGTAGAGCTCTTTAAGAAAGTAGCCCGCCACCATCCTGAAAAGAACTTCATAGTAACTCCCATTGGTACGGGTCTTAGTGGTTACGATCACCAAGAGATGGCCCAGTTGTTTCTGGACCTTCCTATCAACTGCGCAGTTACAAGGACGTGGGTGGACTATATCCCCCATGTTGAAAAAACAGACATCACAGACATAGTCTAAAAACACACAAACCATCAACCATTTGATAAACATGAAAGCAAACCATGAACCCATCCCCCTATTTCAAGGAAATCACCGACGCTGATTTCGTCCAAGAAGTCCAAAACGCTGAAGGCATTGTGGTGCTGGTCTTCTACCGCGACAACTGCGGTTCTTGCAAGACCTTCCAACCTGTCTTGGAAGAGTTTGCGTCACAGTACCGCGGCCAAGTCAAGTTCGTTCGTCTGAACACCAACACCGGTGGTACCTACCACTCGCGCCGCCTGGCTGCCGCCGGCGAGCCAGCTACCTTTGTGATGTACAAAGGTAACCAAGAAGGCTCTTTTGTGGGTGCTGCATTGCCGAAGTACTTCCACCCCATCATGGCCGACATCTTCACGTCTTTGGCAAATCGCTTGGGTATTCCAGCTCCTATGGCGATCACCGAGCTGTCTACCGCAAATGCAGCAACCGTAACCAGTTCATAAGAACGGTGCGAACGACATAAGAAGCCTGGCCGTAAAGGCCAGGCTTCTATGCTGTCTATCTTTCTTTTTCAATTCTATGTATCATCTTTTTCATAGAAAACAAAATGTTCATCATTGACACCATCAAACGCGCAGTCGGTTACGTTGAAGTCGAGCAGATCGATCGCCCTGGTAACTATCCGATCATTCGAGTTGTCGGCATCCGTGGCGACTTTCTTGCCAAGGATATTGGTCGCTACTACAGGACCTCCAAAGTAGCCACAGCTGTATTCGACAAAATAACAAAGAACTCTGTCACGCTCCCGGCATTCTTTGCCTTGGAGTTTGCCAAGTATTTGGAAGACGTGATTTCGGAACGTAACCACACTTACGTTCCCCGTCGCTCAGCCAAGGCAATACTTGATGGCCTCAAGACAGCCACCTGGCTCAAGAAGACTACAGAAGAAGTTCCAAGTCGCTTGGACTATTCCAAACTCTCCAATTTTTACTACGAACCAAAACCCTACCAACGTACATGGCTTGAGAAGTTCGAGAAAGTTGGTTACCAGTTCACGCTCAACGGCTCCATCCTTGATGCTGCCCCCGGCTCTGGTAAAACACTCTCCTCTCTTTTCTTGGTGGAGTGCTCTGATGCTGACGTGGTGATTATCATCTCTCCTCAAAATGCTCTTCGACGAGTCTGGGTAAACACCCTTGAGACCGGGATGAAGAAAGCCCCAACTTGGTGGTGTAGCGATAAAGGTGGGGTACCAGGTAATGAGAAATACCTGATCTTTCACTATGAAAAGCTGGCTGAGGCAGTTGCCCACCTGACCAAACTCAAAGGCAAGAAGATCGCCATCATTGTTGATGAAAGCCATCACTTCAACAACGAGAAGTCTGGACGCACTCAGCTGTTGATCGAGCTGTGTAATAAGTCCGAAAGCAACACGATTGTCCTGCAGTCGGGAACTCCTTTCAAAGCAGTCGGTGCCGAGATTGTTCCTGCCTTGTTCTGTATCGACCCCACGTTCAATGACGAATTGGCCGGCCGTTTCCGAAAGATCTACGCTGCCTCGGCCGACAAAGCTCTTGAGCTACTGATGCATCGGCTTGGGATGATTAGTCACAAGGTGACCAAAGCTGAACTGGGATTACAATCCCCAGTCATCACCAACATTGGTGTTACTTTTGATGGTGCTGAAAAGTACACGCTGACGGAAGTAGCTAAAGAGATGAAGAAGTTCATTGAAGAACGCACCTCTTACTACAAAGCTCGTCAGAAAGACGACGAGAGCTATTACTTGTCGGTATTGGAGAAACACGAGAAGACACTGCGTGGTCCTCAGATGACCGACTATAAACAGTATTTGCAGGATGTGAAGATCATTCGTAAGTCTGACCTGCGCAGTATTGGTGAGATCATCCAGCGTGCAAACAGCTACGAAAACCGCGTGATCATCCCTGGCTTGCAGCAAGGTGAGGTCGCACGCTTCAAGGAAGCCAAGACCATCTACAAATACGTAGTTCTCAAAATCCAAGGTGAATGCCTTGGTCAAGTACTTGGTCGCAAACGGATGGAGTGCTCCGTAGCTATCTCCAAGAACTTCGATTACGAAAAGTACATCGAATCCACCACCAAGAAAACGTTGATCTACACGATCTACGTACAGGCTCTGGAATCAGCAGTGCAGCGCCTGAAGGACATCGAGTACCAGCCTTTGGCGGTCTACGGTGAAACCAACAAGAACTTAGCAAGTATTGTGGAGATGTTCGAGAAGAAAGCCGAACTCAATCCATTGGTTGCAACATTCCACTCGTTGTCAACAGCCGTTCCACTCACAATGGCAGATGTAATGGTGATGCTGGACGTTCCTTGGCGCGATTACATTTTGCAGCAGACCATCTCTCGTGTATCACGTCTGGGTGCAGATACGCAACCACGTATCTTCATTTGTAACTTGGTCACCGGAGAAGAACCTAACCTTTCCACAAGGACGGTTGATATTCTTCGCTGGTCACAGCAACAACTGGTTAAGATCACAGGACATGAGTCTCCGTATGCTCTGGACGATAAAGCCATCACGGTTGAAGCTTACTCGATGCTCAACAAACCTCTTGATCTCATGACTGATGATCTGGAGTCCCGTTTCTTGGCGCGACTGGCGTAACAGCATAGAGACCTACCCGTAACTGGGTAGGTCTCTTATGCCGTCTATTTCTTTTTATGTCTTAAAACCGCTTAAAACAACCTACAAGGCAGCGTTGTCGATCATCAGTACCAACCCCGCACCCAGTGACTAAAAACGTCCCTAAAGCCTGTATTTTTGGTCCGCCCAAAACCAAAAGCCACACCACCCCAATCATGTGTTGTACAGGAGGGGAGCGATATATCTCTCTCCAACCCTGAGCCCAATACCCACCAACTCTACCACCTCATTTAACCGATTATTTCGAGTAATGACTGATTTCGAAAACCCCGTCAAGACAGTAACCAAACGCAACGGTGAGCGCGAACCCGCAGACGCCATGAAGCTCGTCAAATGGAGCGAATGGGCAGCACGCAAACTCAACGGCCGTGTTCACTGGCCCACCATCGTTCGCAACGTGCTCATGCAGGCCTACGACGGTATTCCCACCGCCAAACTGCAGAACAACCTGATCAATGAATGCCTGCGCCACGGCGACTGGGCACACAACGTGATGGCCGGTGGCCTGTGGGCCCCCACTCTCCAAAAAGAACTCTACGGTGACAAGATCCCGACAGTGCTGGAACACCATCGCAACTTGCAGCGCAAGGGCCTGATGAAAGTCATGCCTTACACGGACAGCGACTACGCCCTGATTGAAAGCTTTATCGATCACACCCGTGACTTCGACATGGCTCATTTCCAGATCAAGCAGAACTTTCGCAAGTATGCTATTCGGGACATGGTCACGGATAAGAGCTACGAGACGCCCCAGTTCATCTTCATGCGCATGGCGATGGAATTCGCCAGCATGGACCCCATCCAAGAACGCCTGACGCACGTCAAGAACTTCTACGAAGAATTCAGCATCAACGCGATCAATGCACCGACCCCCAATTACCTGAACGCCGGCACCAAGCTCGACGGTTACGTCTCTTGCTGCCTGTACACGACCAACGACGACATTCCCTCCCTGTCAGTCGGTGACCACATCGCTTACCGCATGACGGCCATCGGCGCCGGCATTGGTGCGTTCATTCGCTCGCGCGGTCTGGGTGAAGGCGTACGTGGTGGCGCTATTCAGCACAACGGCAAGACACCGTATTTCGATTCCCAAGCAGGTGCAGTCAAAGCGAACATGCAGTCCGTTCGTGCAGGCGCCTGCACGTCTTACTACAACATCTTCGACGTCGAAGCATCGGCCATCGCCCAGCTGCAAGATCCACGGGCTCCAGAAGACAAGCGCAACCGCAAGATCCACTTCGCGGTGAGCTATCATGGC